ACTGCTGAAGGCCGGCAAGTCCAGGCGGTGGTGATGGTCGGTGGTCAACCCCTGGGTAACGTAAAGGCCCTGGGCGCTGAATACAAGCTTCTTGGCTTCAAGTCGCAGACTGTTGACCTGCTGAAGACTGTGTACGTGGCTGATAAGCTGTCTTATCCTAAGCTGAGCCAAGCACCTGTGCAAACACTTGCGACCGAAGCGTTGCTGGTTACTCGCACAGTGAATACTCCGGACCGTCTTGCAGCACTGGCCAGCTTCCGCTCCTGTGTCTACAAAAATGTCCCTGAATGGCAAGATGCTGATGGTGCTCACCCTGCCTGGTCCCAGGTGGATGTGAATAACCGTGGTAAGTGGGCGTATTACGACCTGCCTACTCCGGCCAAGGCACCTTCGAAGAAATAAGTATCTTTGACGCCAGTAAACCGCTTGCTTGTCAAGCGGTTTTCCTTTTATACTTACTATATGGGAAAATTACTTGATTTAGAGAGGCTTACCGCCCTTGATTGGTACTTTGAATCTGCATATTACGATTGGCAATCTCGGATGTGGCGCTATAAATTACCAGATCCGCAATTTCCTGTTATGCTTTCTATTCATCGCGATGACATGGTTGAATCGAGATTAAAAATAAAAATTAGAAAATGGATTGAAAGTAATTGTGCGGGTGATGTAATTTATCTTGAGACCGATAAATCATACTGGCATAAGACCAGTAAATATGACGGCTATCAAATGTCAAATCATTGGTATAATTTTCATTTTGAGGATGAGGTTTCTGCAACAGCATTCAAACTTAAATTTTCCGAATATGTCCAAGAAATGACCGACGAACATCCAAAACATAGAGAATAAAATGTACATCTTTTATGCAGAGGTCGCACTAGCTGATGGGTTTGATGCACTGTTATTGCCTCGCAAAAACCGTCAAATCTGTGGCCTAACATTCTCAGCGCCTAGCGGTGCAGCACTGTGGAAAAAGTGTTGGGAAAATAACGAATCTCTAAAATGCTGGGAATGTGGAGTTGAAGCTGATAGATTCATCCTAAAGCATCATCCTAATGATATGAAAAAACCTCCTGTGCTAGAATTATATGCACATGATGGAAAAACATTATTGATGATGACACGTGACCACATTATTCCAAAAAGTGTAGGCGGGTTGGATCTTGTAGAGAATCTTCGTCCGGGCTGCGAGCGTTGTAATGGTCGAAGAAAAAATATAATGACGCCCGCCGAACTTGAATTTATGTGGACGAATACACATTTGTGGAAAGAAAAGCTATGACTAATGCTACCGATTGGCGTAATATTAAAAGACTTGAAGAATATGTGGAAAAGCTAGGATTCAAGTTGACAACTTCTAAAGTGGATTATGAATTATTTGCAATTAAGTGTGCAGATGATAAACACCCACTCTATTCTCGGGACGCTGAACATATGCATGGTGATGCCGATCAAATCTGGGCCTTCCTTCTCGGATGGGAGAAGTCTCGTTCTTACCTCATTATGGCAAAGGCAACCTCGGAGAAGAAGATTGAAAAGGCTGAGCAAGATTATAGGCATGAACAGGTAGTAAGGAAATTGCGCGGTAGTGAAATTTCCGATGTCGAGGAAGATATTCCATTCTGAATAACTATGCGAAAAATTCATCCGGTCTTTAAAGAGACATTTTCTCATTATCCAGATATTTCCGATCTTACACAAGAGACACTTTGGAATTATCTGGCATATGGCCTTCCTCCCGGTGGTTTTATTACCTCTGTTCTAGAAAATGACTTCATTATGGCTCTTAGTAAGGCAGATGCTTTCTGGACAACAAAGGGCCTTAGAAATCTAGCAAAATGGTTAGGGCAATATATGCCGGGCGAAGCATTTGGTAGTAGAGAAGCCATTGAGGAATGGAAGACAAAATCACAACAAGAAAGAACGGATATAATGATTGCACGGGGACTTCGCCCAAGTGAATTTGATATCCTGGCTGGTCGCGCAGTTCAATAAATTTTGATAAATAGTGCATCTAAGGATGCACTATGAGATTGGTAGAATTATTCCTCCGTGAAACCACTGAAGAAGACAGAGCAATTATTTCTCTGTCTTCCGCCATTTATGATTACCTAAAAAAATATAACGGCACAGAGGAGAGTGAAATACATGTTGGTAAGATCGGTGAGCTATTCAACACACCTCTCAACATTCTAGATGAGGTTGGTATTGTTTTAATGAACAATGAAAGAATGAGGGAATATCTCGGCACAGAGGAAGGAAAAACCAGCCTGGGTCTCTGGGAACCCGGCGATAGAGATATTGTGCTGAATAGTGATTACCTTCAATCAAACTATCTCAAGACTACCATTAGTCATGAGTTACGCCACGCACTGGATGATTTCAAATCTGGATTCAAGGCAAGTTCTAGTAAGCGATACGCTACTCCTAAGAATAAACAATTTAGAAATCTACAGAATGATCCTTATGCGAGCAGGTTGGAATATATTGCTCAGCCGGCCGAAATAAATGCAAGATTTCTGCAGGTTATGCATGCTGTGACAGCAGCAGTCTCCAGAGCAAAGAACATGGATGCAACCAAAGCTAAATCTTATGTAGAAGATGCATTCAAGAGAAATATGGAAAATTTTCATATTGCTGAACTATTCCCAGAGAAGACAGCATCAAAGGATTATAAACGTCTTCTAAAACGCGGTGTTGATTTTCTTAATAAAGAATTGCAGAATATGCATCCTGCATATAAGAAATAAAACCCGTCATTTTTATACCATTTCCGCACTGGATCGTGGTTGACAAACTAAATAAAATACTACATAATACTCCTTGTAGAGATTACTAAAGAGTGGATACTGCAAGCCAATTCAGGCCGAAAGGTCATGGACTAGTCTGTTGAGGAACCTATCACAAGGGCGAAAGCCCGATAGCTCATGCATCGAAAGGTGTATGCTACAGACAAACATCCTAGGACGATGTAAAAGGTTCGAACGAGAGGTAAGGCTCTCTTAGCAATATCGGTACCCGGGTAACTGGAGAAAATATTGTCCCTTACACCACTCTGTTTTATTAAGTAGGTTGTGGTTTTGATTGACTAAAATCAAAAAGGACTGTAAACTACAAAACATGTACTAAAGATTCGGTACAGCAATCAAAAATTATAATGAATCAGGGAGCTTCGGCAAACTGAGAACCTTTCTGGAGGGGAAAGCAAAAACTCGCCAAAACCGAATCTGACTTTTTTCGATTTGCATGGTCGCAATCGTAAAGAATCATTTCCGCAAACAAAAACAGTAACCCAAACCGCCATTCGCAGGTTCGAATCCTGCCCTTCATAGGTAGTCAAGTGGTAAAGACAGCGGTCATACTAAAAAGTTGATTCTGATAAAGGAAAATAATATGAGCACACTATTTCAAGCAGTAAACGCATCTGGTACTACAGCCAACGGCGCTGTGACCAATGTCTCGTCCATGAACAAGAACGTGGACCTATTCTTCCTTGCAGGCGCAAGCCGTGGTAAGGATATTACAGCCACCTTTGCTGCTGCACTTGCAGAAGATTCCGAAGTTGCTGTTCGTGTCCTTCAATGGGCCCGTGACGCACGCGGCGGCGCCGGCGAACGTGAAACCTTCCGTAAGTTGTTCGGTTACCTAATCCGTACCGAGCCTGCTCTTGCAGCACGTCTGTTGAGCAAGGTTCCTGAAATCGGTCGTTGGGACGATCTTTTGATCGCCTTCGGTTCGAAGTTGGAGCGCGATGTACTTCGTATGATTGCTTTCGCATTGAACGATGTGAAGGATGGTCTTTGCGCTAAGTGGATGCCACGTCAGGGTGAACAAGCGAACAAGATCCGTTCGTATATGCGTTTGACTCCAAAGCAATATCGTAAGCTGTTGGTTGGTTTGTCAAACACTGTCGAACAGAAGATGTGTGCTCAAGACTGGTCCGGAATTGTGTACCCACACGTTCCTTCGGTTGCGGCCGCACGTTACCAAAAGGCTTTCTTGAAGCATGACCCTGCTGGTTATGCAAAGTACAAGGAAAAGTTGGTCGCTGGCGAAGCCAAGATCAATGCTTCTGTTGCATATCCTTACGACGTAATTCGTTCGTTGACTAATGGTGACCGTCAGGTTGCTATCGAACAGTGGAAGGCTTTGCCTAACTACTTGGAAGGTTCTGATGAAAACATCATGCCTGTAGTTGACGTTTCGGGTTCGATGACTTTCCAGGTATCTGGTAGCGTAACTGCTCTGGATGTTGCTGTTTCGTTGGGTCTGTATGTTTCCGAACGTATGGGCGGCGTATTCAAGGATCAGTTCATCACATTCTCTGGTTCGCCACAGATGTTGAAGTTGACTGGTGATTTGGGTAAGCGTTACGACCAAATGGCACGTTCTGATTGGGGTATGAATACCGATATTCAGGCTGTTTTCAAGTTGATCTTGAATGCTGCTAAGTCACACGCGGTCGCTGAAAAGGACATGCCAACCAAGTTGTTGATCATGTCGGATATGGAATTCGACACCTGCATTACTGCCGGTTCTACTGGTGGTCGTTATGGTGCCGGAACCCAGATCAGCGTTAGTGCGATGGAGATGATCGAGAAGGAATATGCGGCCGCAGGCTACAAGGTTCCTCAGATTGTTTTCTGGAACCTTAACGGACGTGCAGGTAACTCTCCAGTTACCTACAACAAGGCTGGTGCAGCTTTGGTTTCTGGATTCTCGCCAAGCATCGTGAAGAGCGTACTTGGTGGAGAAGAAATGACTCCGATCAGCATTATGCTCAAAACCGTAATGGTTACTCGCTACGATTTCTAAGAAGTTGTAACGAAAAAGTGGGGCAGAAACTGCCCCACTGATAAATAACGGTATGCGGGTATGATGTAATGGTAACCTGAATCCTTGCCAAGGATTATTCGCGAGTTCGATTCTCGCTACCCGCTCCAGGTTGCAGCCCTTGCGATAAATACATATATTATTGCAAGGGCTTTCTTATGATCAAATATTTTATCTCGTCTCTTCTGTTGGTGGTTGCCGTATCAGCAAACGCCCAATCTCAGGCAGCACCACTTGACCCTGCTCACTGTGAGGCACAAATTCCATATGGTATGCCTACCACTGAAAAGCAAGATACCACACTTATTTGCCGTCGTGCTTATCTTCTTCAGCATGATAATAAGGCTAAGATTCCGCAATGGGTTGCATATATTCTTACTCCCGAACATGCTACAGGCTGTGAGAAAAGACTGAGTGCATTCAAGTCTGATAGATCTCTCCCAACTGATAAGCGTGCCGAGTTATCGGATTATGCAAAATCTGGATATGATACAGGGCACATTGCAAATTCGGCAGATATGTCCTGGGACCAGGATGTAGCAAGAGAAAGTTTCATCCTTAGTAATATGACTCCACAATTACCAGAATTTAATCGTGGCATTTGGAAAAAGCTTGAGGATCAGACTCGTGCTTGGGCCGTTGGTCGTCAAAGTACACTCCTTATCTATGCAGGACCAATCTATAATCAAAAGCAAGATAAAACAATTGGAAAAAATCTTGTTACTGTTCCGCATGGTTTCTTCAAGATTTTGATTGACACGAAGACACAAGAGGCATTAGTATTTGAATTCACACACGAGGCAGGGTCCGGTAGTTTAAGTAAATATTTGACCAGTGTTGCTCAGGTACAAAAGGACACAGGAATAGTATTTCCCATGCCAAAAAAGGTGGGTAAAGCATCGTCAATTTGGCCCTCTGCTACACGTAATGTCTCTGCCGCTAAAAAGGAAGTTTGCAGCATAAAATGAGAAAAGGCGATCGTTTATCCTTTGCACGTTATTGCGGTGGCAGTGAACCCTATATTCGTGGAATGAATTGGCATACGGCCGATCATGCCGGTCGCATGTATAGGTGTACATGTATGCCTGCATTCCGTTTACCAGATGGTAAAATTGGTCCAAATGGGAACCCACGCAGGAAAGCATACATGAAAAGTATGAAGAAGTCCTTTTTTGGGTTCAAATGGCGCGGTAGGTTGACCAATAAAGCAACAGATATTACACTAGAATCATAAATATTGCAGTCAAGGATAATGCTGGCGTCGCATAGCGGCAATTGCAACGGTTTTGTAAGCCGTCGGGAAACCTACGTGAGTTCGAGTCTCACCGCCAGCACCACAGATATATGAAATATAATTGTTTAAATTGCCATAAAGAATGCAAATTAGACAGTTATAGAAAATTGAACAAATATTGTTCTAATCAATGCCAAATTGACTTTCAAAATAAAATTAAGGTCGATAATTGGTTAAAGACCGGGGTAGTATCCAGAAATGGTACACCAAATTGGTTAAAAAATTATATTCTGAAAGAACAAAATAATAAATGCAAGGAATGCAAAAACGATACTTGGATGGGAAAACCACTGGTTCTAGACCTTGAGCATATAGACGGAAATTTTAGAAATAATAAAAGAGAAAACCTCTGCTGTTTATGTCCAAATTGTCATAGTATGACGCCGACATATAAGGCTAAAAACAGGGGAAATGGTAGAACATTAAGAAAGGTATAAAATGTCCACACTTCGTGTAGATTCAAATCCCACTTTTGTAACTGAAGTCACTGTGCGCGAAAGTGACAAATATTCCCAATCAGTTTATGTCAAATTCGATCGCCATTATGTTCCTGAGGAAATTCGCGGCGTCGATGAGATGTTCATGTCAGTTGATGAATTGGAAGATTTGGCAAAGTTTTTCCTGAATGAAGCAAAGATGATCCGTTCCGAGCAATTGGCTCGTCAACGAGGATAATTACTTAGCAGCACGCGATTTCAGACTCTGCTCGCTGCTAAATTAGAGCATGGTATAGAATCCTATTTCCCCCTGAAAGGATCTTAGGCTCTACCGAAAGGTATATACACTAACCAAAGCCGTAGGAGTCGGTGAATCTATGTGCAAATCATAGTCCGTATTTGCTCTTTGAATTTACAGCCTTTTAAGTAGATTCTCAGAATGAGTGAATGCCCCCGCTGGGCACCACCTCAATGGTGAGATGTGGATATTGCTCATGGGGTAACTCTTTGAATACGCGGGATTAGTTTATTGGTAAAACCACTGCCTTCCAAGCAGACGTGGCGAGTTCGATTCTCGCATCCCGCTCCAAATTATGAATGTTGAACGTATAAAAGATTTGAATAGCCAGATATTATCAAATCTTGATGCTATGGATAATATTTTCTGTGGCAGAGAATTAGTAGCTGATTTGAATAAAGAAGAGCTAAAAGAGTATAGAAAACTCAATAAAGAAATAATAGCTTTAGCAGAAGAAATGTCTAAAGAATTCTCTAATGACACTTGAAGAAATTAAGAATCTTGATAATTTTGATCTCCTCGAACTTTACGCTAGTTTAGTCAGGGTAGAACACTACGATCCTTTCGAAACACCTGTGTTTGCCAAAGATCTGTGGAAACAACATATTGATCAGCACACACTTGCTCAAATTATCCGTATAAGGATGAATAATGCTACTAAATGAAGTTCCGTGGGAACAATTGAGGACTGGTGATCCAGTCCGTTCAACCGTAACTAAAAGATCTGGCGAAATTACTGAATTGAAAAAAGTTCGTGGCGGAAAAGATCCCGAAGATTTTACAATTGTTATAACTTGGTCAAATGGTAGTCAATCTTATATTTGGCATTTTTGGTCCGAGTGGGTAGAGGCTCTATGACAGTCGAAGTAGGCAAATATTACCAACACCGCTATGGTGGCATCTATGAGATGAAGCATACCTCACTTAGCACTGTTGATCAGACTGAGTGGATTGTTTACCAACATATCTATCCCTTTGAACAGAAAATATGGCATCGGCCATCATCGGAGTTTTTTGACGGACGGTTCAGAGAAATTTCTCTTGATGAACTAGATGTGATTATTGAGAATAATGGCGATAGAGTAAAATTTCAAGAAGAGATAGCAAGGAATAAGGCCGCCACAAAGAAAGATAAATAATTTTCTCACTAATGGAGAAAATTATGTTAGATACACTTCTTTGGATTGCAGTAGGTGCATTTGTTGGTTGGAATTTTCCACAACCTTTCTGGGCAAAAATTGTTCAAGCAAAGGTACAAGAATGGTGGAAAGTCAAATTCGGAAAGTAAGAATTTGGGAGTATAGCTCAATGGTAGAGCGACAGGCTTATACCCTGTGTATGCACTAGATAGGTGCGCGATCCTGGTTCGAGCCCGGGTACTCCTACCATATTGGAAGCGTGGCCGAGTGGCTGAAGGCTCTAGTCTTGAAAACTAGCGAATCAGAAATGGTTCCGTGAGTTCGAATCTCACCGCTTCCACCAGTTTGTTTGAAAGGTCAGAAATGACGAAAGTTATCAATTTATATGGCGGCCCCGGCACAGGTAAATCAACCACTGCCGCGGCCGTTTTTGCTGAACTAAAATTTCGTGGTGTAAATTGCGAATATATCCAGGAATATGCCAAAGATAAAGCCTGGGAATTTGGTAAGAATCATCTGGTAGTACCAAAGGTGTTTCAGGCACAAGAATACCTATTTGGCAAACAGCATTTTAGAATGAGGCGCTGCGCAGAGGACGTCGATGTAATCGTAACTGATTGTCCATTGTTCCTTGGATTGATTTATATGCCTAAGGATTTTCCGATTCCTTCATTGCGTACTGCAATTCGAGAAGCATATAATATGTATGATAACACTGATGTATTTCTAGTTCGAAATAAGCCCTATAATCCCAAGGGACGATTTCAGACAGAGGAACAGGCAAAGGCACTTGATGTTGAAATTAAGGGGATGCTTGATTCACAGCAGGTCCCTTACCATGTAATTGAGTGTGGGCGAGAGTCTGTTGAAAAAATCATTGACTTGATCAATTTGGAAAAATAATGCCCGAAATTAATTTTGACGAATGGGCCGAATTATATAAAACAGACCCTGAAGAATTCGAAGCCCGTCGTCAGAAAGCCATCGATGAACTAATCAACAATGCACCGGTGAGACATAGAAATTCAATGAGATTGACGCAATTAGAATGCGATGTCTACCGAGTTAGTATGAGCCCAATAGAGGCCACGGCAGAAATGTTAAAATCTGCTAACCAAAAATTATCACAGATAAATATACATCTTACAGAATTGAAGAAGATTATCGATGGATCAGAATCGCAAATTAGCTAGAGATGTCTTGGATGAGCTAGTGGTTCGTGCAAGAAATATGTATTGGTTTACAAACTCCGGTGGTCGCACATCGCCGAGGGGTAAGCCAGGAGAAATGATTGAGAATCTTGGGCCTGCAAAGAAATTTATCCTTAGTAAGCTGAAAGCTGAAGACACTGAAGATATTCGCTGGCCGAGATGATAACTCTCATTGCAGCCATTGGCCAAAATAATGAGCTTGGCCTGAATAATAAATTACTTTGGCATATTCCGGAAGATTTAAAGCACTTTAAAGAATATACAACCGGCAAGGTTGTAGTTATGGGCAGAAAAACCTTTCAGAGTATTGGTAGAATACTACCTGGTCGTAAGTGCATCGTTGTTTCTAGCAATCCACCGGATAACAGGGTCATTTACGCCAGAGATATCGATGCTGCACTATCCATTGATTACTGTTATCCAGAAATTGTAGTGATTGGCGGAGCACAGATTTATGAACAGACCATCGACCGTGCAGATAAATTAATGATTACTCATGTTGATGGCAGCTTTGTTGCAGATACATTTTTTCCGCACATTGACTTGACAAAGTGGCAGGTCAGTAGTACAATTGAAGGATCTAACGAACTCTATAAATATAGGTTTGTGGAATACGTTAGACGAAATGCGGAAAAGTGATTTATTAGAATTAGGTAAGCTTATTTTAAAGGCGCTTATCGTTTTATTGATAATCTTAATTCCACTTATTCTTGCCACGCATCCATGATAAATAGTGAATGCGATTAGAAGAATTTTTATGTGAAACACCGGTTGAATCTTCGTGGATCACCGACTTGGTCTATAATAGGCCTAACAGAATATTGACTATGCGTCTAAATAACGGCAAACAATATCATGTTGCAAATGTTTCGCGTACATTCTTTGATAGATGGAAAAATGCCAATTCAAAAGGTAGATTCTATCATCAATTTGTAAAAGATATATATCCGATTAATAGAATAAAATAGGGCGTTATTTCAGCGGTAGATGGCAAATAGGTACGGAGAAAAGAGATATTTTAGGTGCCTCCATTGTAATAAAGAAAAGCGATGGAGTAATCAAAGTACGAATAAATATTGTGACTATACCTGCCAGTGGGAATATAGGTATAGAACGGTAACAGTTCCGAAAATACAAAGTGGTAAATTTTCTCTAAGAAGTGGCAGGGATTCGGTTGTAAGATTTTTGACCGAGAGGGATGGTTACAAGTGTGCCACTATTGGGTGTAATATCGATACATGGTTTGGTGAAAAGATAAGTTTAGACATTGACCATATTGATGGGAATAATGAAAATAATTATCCATCTAATTGGAGATTTCTATGCCCTAATTGTCACAGGATGACACCCACTTGGGGAAATAAGAAAAGAATTTAGCGTCTTTATATCATCGGTTAGATAGCTTCGTTGACATCGAAGAAGTAGTAGGTTCGATTCCTACAAGACGCACCAGATTTAGTTGTTACAAAGCGAGTGATAGAATCGATACCTAAAGCAGTTTCACTATTGTATACACTGCAGAGGTCACGCAAAGCGATTCAGCAACTATATTTGCCCCCGCACGTGGACGTGACTTGGGTCTTCTAAGCCTAAAGAGAGGGTTCGAATCCTTCCGGGGGTGCCATTTACACAGGGATACACATGACACCCCAAGATCAGACCGCAGCAATCCTACAGGGATATGATTATCTTATAAAGTTCAAAGATGGCGAAGAGTTGTTTTTGAAATTTACCGAGAACGACGTCGATGATAGAGACGACGAAGATGAACTAATTGATTGGTTAGTTAGTATTGAGAAGCATCTCGACGGCGATAAAAATCATGATACCTTCCCAATCAGTCATATGGCCATCAACCGTGACACGGTAAAGTATATTCGACTTTTGAAATACTAATCAGCAAATATGAAAACCTACGTTATTGAAGACAGAAATCCTGACGGTCGTTATTGGGTTAGGGGCGTTTATACCAATAAGAAAAAGGCCTTTGATAAACTGTCTACCTTAGAGAATAGATATGATAACCATTATTACTATGGTCCACATATCGACCTCTGGGAAGATGATCAAATGATAAAATCGTCCATAGATATCAAGGAATAATATGCTATTCATACTTTCGTTAATTTTTGCGGTTGTCTCCCTAATCGGTCTTGTTATGGTAAACAGGGTCGGTAACTATGAAAATATTTGGGGCGGGATGCTGTTCTACGGCGGCATTGCCCTGGCAGTTACCTGGTTTCTTTATTTTATCTATTTTCTTCTTATGCTGGTTTTCTGATGTCGCAAGCAATTATTACAAATGGATTTGTCTTCTTTTGGGGAGCATCGCCGCCCAATGGCGTTTTCTCCAATTGGTATAAATCAAAATTCACACATGCCGGTATTAGGTATAACTGTTCTGAACAGTATATGATGCATCAGAAGGCATTGATGTTTGGCGACAAGGAAGTTGCAGACCTCATCATGGAACAAAAGGACCCGAAGAAACAAAAATTTCTTGGTCGTCAAGTTCGGGGATTCGACCAACAGAAATGGATGAACAAGTGCCAGTCTGTTATGGTTCCGGGACTTGTTTCAAAGTTCCTTCAAGATGAATATGCACTCGGTGTGATGTTAAGTACAGAGGATGCAATTATCGTTGAGGCCAGCCCTGTTGACGCAATTTGGGGAATAGGTTTGGCCGAGGGTGACCCGGATGCGCAGATTCCGGGCCGTTGGAAAGGTCTGAATCTTTTAGGCAAAACCTTGATGACCGCACGCGATGAGCTCAGACGATAAATTCCAAGAAAAACTCAGCATGGGTATAAATGCTGAGAATATAGTCTATGAATATATGACTAAATGGTTTGGGCTTGTTGAAGATATGAGACAGCAGAAACACGGCGAATTCTCCGGTCCGTGTTTAATAGGAACCGAGGGAAAGGTTATTCTTCCTGATTTTGCGGTATATTGTAAACCACCAAAGGAATCTTTTCTTGTGGATGTTAAGGCAAAGAATAGCATTTATCCTGCATTAGGAAAAAAATGCTTTACTGTCGATGATAAGTTCCTACAGTATAAAAGAGCAGTACAAATCAAACGACTAGATTTTCTAATGCTTGTGTTTTTCTACGAAGGCAGAATGTTCTTCTATAAAGATTCGGATTGCATCGGGACCACGCAATTCAGGGACACAACATATGGCACCGGTCCAGTATTTTGTTTTGAATATGACGAATCAAAGATTCGTTATTGATAAGTAGTTTATCAAACGCTGGTTTAGTATAGTGGCATTACATCGCCCTCGTAACGCGATGACGAGTGTTCGATTCACTCAATCAGCACCACAAGTCTCCATAGTTCAATGGATAGAATAGATATTTCCGAAGTATCTGATACAGGTTCGATTCCTGTTGGAGGCACCAAATCACAGGAAAGTTATGGCATCGTTTTTTAAAGAAGGAAGTAATCTGAGTTTTCAAGGATTCAAGGGAACTATTATTAAGATAACAGAAACATATAGAAAGAATGTTATTGTTTTGAAGGTTACGGAATTTCCAGCAAAGAATCCATTCAGGGGCAGAAAGGTGGAATCAATTGGGATATTTGAATATCCTGATGGTACATTAGAGTTCATGTCCGTCATTGATTGACAAAAATGACTGATATCTGTATATTTTTGATCATGCACCTCGGCTGATAAGTAAATAGACAAGGAGATTACTTATGAGAGTTGAAATTTATGGTGCAGAATGGTGTGGTTTTTGTAAACAAGCGGTTGCCCTATGCGAAAGCAAGGCAATAGAATTTGATTACATTGACATTGATAATACCGCAAATTTAAGAATTTTGGAATCAAGAATCGGTGGTAAGGTAAGATCTGTGCCACAGATTTTCTTAGATGGGCAACACCTACATGGTGGATTTACTACGTTGAAACAGGAATTAGCTAAGAACTAATTAGGGATATGAAAAAGTCTCGTTACCACGACGAAGAAGATTATTACAGTGACGATGAACATGACGAATATAGGGTTCGTCGTTTCCGTCAAAACAGGGAAACACCTGAAGATAGAAAAAAGCGTTGGGAGCGTGAGAGTTATTACGATAGCGATAACGATTACGACGAACGCAGATAAATAGTTATTTGGAAGATTAACTGACCGGGGTGTCAGGCCTGCCTCGAAAACAGGTCGTGTGGGAAACCGCATGGGGATCGAGACCTCAGTCTTCCGCCACATATATGAAGCTCAGAGAGATTGACCTTATAGGGAAGAAAACTCCCGCGTTTGATGATATCATGCGAAAGCATGGGGTATCATATAAGGATCTGATTGTGCAGCTCTCGAAGGGCATAAAGGTTGAGCAAGAACATACCGGTGATTTGGCTATGGCAAGAGAGATTGCTTTAGACCACCTAAACGAATTTCCTGATTATTACGATCGCCTGGATCGTGCAGAAAAGAAATAACTCGCTATAGTTCAATGGATAGAACGGGGCACTCCTAACGCTCAAATAGAGGTTCGATTCCTCTTAGCGGGACCAGAATATGCATTACGATACACCAAAAAGAATACTTGTCCATAATGCATTCATGCCGAGAGTAGAGATGCTTCTTCGGGAATATCATATTGTTAACTGCGAAGTCATCAACCAAGGTGTATGCTGGGCAATTGATTTCTACGATGAGGAATCATACCTCATTTTTGTTTTAAGAGACGTGATTAGCCAGGCAGCAAAAGAATACGATTCGTATTTTTGGATGAGACCTGATAATCAATTTAGTATTCGTCTTTCACGTAGGATGAAAATTTCTAATAGATACGACGGAAAGAAAAAATTTGTCGTCATGGAGCAATAGATGGAATTACTCTACACAATGTTTGTGTTTATTTACGGATTATTTTTTCTTTTGCTCTTTCCCATCTTCTGGGTTTTATTCAAAGATTTTGGAAATAGTGCATACAAGGTAAAGGCATTTTTTCTTGTGCTTTTTACCAGTTGGCTGGGACTATTGTATTTATGGGTACAAAAAAGATAAAAGCCCCGATGGGGCTTTTATTTTGGGCATAATTTCTTATGCTAGGTTTAGATCTGCTTGGCCCGGTGCCACAGCAGGTTGTGTAGACCAGCTATAGCTATCCACTGTACCATCTGCTTCCCATAGATCAACTCTGAACTGAGCAATCTTCTTGCATGGACGAGCAGAACCACCGAATGGTGTTGCTGTAATGAAACATTGTCCTGGAAGTAAACCAGCAACCGCAGTTGCATTCACCATGAACACGATTTCATTCTTTGTACCGTTGCTTACAATATAAGCAGCAGAACCTGTTTGCTTTACGATATAGGCATTTGTGGAAGTTGTGTTGTCAGCCCATCTTACGCCGTTGACAACGATTTGGTTACCCGCACCTGCGGATGGACCGAACCACTTTTTCTGAATAGGTCTTCCCATTTGGGCCTCTCCTTTACTCAAAATTGTGGAACTATTTCCACAATGTATTGTATTTATCTCTCCGTGACTACTTGACGTAAATAAGGCAGTAATGCAAAATAGGCAGAGCTGTTTAATTAAAAGAAAGAACACACATGAAACTACAAGTTGGAGTCAACGAAGCAATTTTGTCGAATGTGGGAACAACCGGTGAGTTCCGCATTCGTAATTCTGCAAAGGCCTTTAAGATTCTATCCGATGGTCTCTATTCCAATAAGATCCGTGCCATTATCCGTGAGCTATCATGTAATGCGGTCGATAGTCATGTTGCAGCCGGTAAACAGGATGTGCCGTTTGAGGTGCATCTTCCTACGATGCTTGAACCCTGGTTCTCTGTACGAGATTTCGGCCTCGGTCTAAACAATGAGCAAGTAGTAAATATCTACACCACCTATTTTGAATCAACTAAGACTGAATCCAATGAATTTATTGGTGCGTTGGGTCTTGGTTCTAAGTCTCCATTCAGTTATACGGAAAACTTTACCGTAACTGCCATCAAGGATGGATTCAAGCGCATCTATAGTGCTTTCATCAACGAGAATGGCGTTCCCTCTATTGCCGAGATGAGTGAAGAACTCACCGACGAAGGTAATGGCGTTGAAGTAAAGTTTAGCGTCACTGACAAATACGATTATCAAAGTTTTGTCAATGAAGCACAGTATGTGTTCAAATGGTTTAAGAAAAAACCAAACGTTACCGGCAATACGCATTATGCACATCAAGAAGTAAATTATCTTGAAAGAGATATTGCCCCCGGTGTGAGTAGTTTTAGTGATAATGGCGGCCGCCATTATGGGTATTATTCCTTTGCCGTAATGGGCAATATTGCCTATCCGCTTGATAAAATTCCTGATGCAAATAAGCATTTTGGTAATCTGGCCGATCTGCTACGTTGCGGACTTATCCTTGAATTTGATATTGGTGAGCTCGATTTTGCTGCGTCTCGTGAAGAATTGAGCTATGTTCCGCTGACGCTGAATAGCATCAAACGTAAGCTCCAGGCGCTGAATGACAATCTTGCAATTCACCTTGCTAAGGAAGCTGATAAAATTGAGAATCTTTGGCTACGTGCAGATTTCCTTTCACAGAAGGCACACGAACCTCTCTGGAATGCTGCGGTACCTCAGTATGTGAAAAACACTAATTTTGAACTCTGGGATACAAAGACATATTATGGTAAGAAGAAATTTACCTATGGTGTGAAAGAGCTTGAGGATGCAGGCATCACCATCCAAACATTTGTCGCGCGTCATGGTTCTTATAGCCGTGTTAGAAATTCAAATCGACCGGTTGTGATTAATGGTAAGCATGCCTACGAAGATACCGTGGACATTGAAGTAGATAAGCATGCCATTATGGTGCTGAACGATACAAATGCTGGTTGTATGGCACGAGCTCGCTTCCATTTTGTCAATGAGAAGAAATCGTACGATGACATGGCGGTTGTATATTGTATTTCTTCTAAGGAAGAAGATCCGGTAAAGAGACAGGCCATCTACAATAAATTGATGGCAGACATTAAGGGTCCTCCGGAAATTGTTAAGGCCTCCACTCTTCGCAAGATTGAAAGACATAAACCTACTGGTGTTTCCAATCAAGGTATTATGGTTCTGCAGAGGCGTGACGATTCCCGCCTTGTGTATGAAGATTCGTACTCGTGGTATCCTATTACGGAAGCACTTGATCCTAAGAAGACATACTATTTTGTGTGTCTATCGAACTACCAGGAAATTAATCAGACAGGTTCGCCAATCAACGACTTTAAGGCCACGAAGGCATTAATTGATCGCAGCGGTCTTGCATCACTGACCAGTGTTGAGGTCTATGGTGTTCGAAAGAATCGTTACGAAGAAATCAAGGCCATGAAGAACTGGCACTGGTTCTATGATAAGGTTCGTGAAGAAGTTGCAAAGGTGGGTGATGCCGAAATTCGGAAGATGGTTGTTTCAGCGGAACTTGACAATTACCAAAGCAACATTTATACTAATAAAGATGTAGCAAAACTGCTTCCGAAAGATTCGCCCTTTGCGATCTTCTCGAATAAGTATTCTACATTGAAAGTTTCTGGCGACGCACTTTCACTTTCTCAACTTTGTTCTAAGTATGGTAATACTATCGAAGTGGATAAGGTTAAAGATAAGTTGCGAGAAGAATCGGCAGCGATTCATAAAAGATATCCGCTGCTGAAGTTCCTGAAGAGTTCGCAAATTCCAGCAGATGAGATTGCGAATTATATGAAAATGATTGATAAAAACGGAGAAACTAATGAGTAAGGCAATTCCATACCTGATGCAGGGTAAGAATATTATCCTGGTTATTGATAGTAAGAGCCACACTATCAGCAGAGACACCCATATCTCGTATGGGAAAATTGTCGATGCACTGAAGGCACAAGATTGGGACACACTGCGTGACCTGGTTGAGCCTAAGAAGGCTATTGTTAACTTTGGCAATGGGCATGTATCTATTGAAGGCGACAAGGTCTTCTGGAAGGGCGCGCCGTTCCATAATTCCCTGGCAACTCGTATGATCGAGATGTACCAGGAAGGATTCCCTATCGATCCTATGGTTCGATTCATGGAGAATCTGATGGCAAATCCGTCCAAGCGTTCGGTTGAGCAGATGTATAGCTTCCTTGAGAAGAACAGCCTGCCGATTACCGAAGATGGTCACTTCCTTGCCTTCAAGCGTGTTCGTACTGACTATCTTGATAAGCATACCGGTACTATCAGCAATAAGATTGGTGAGGTTGTTACCATGGATCGAAACATGGTCGATGACAATCCTGATTCTTATTGTTCGACAGGTCTGCATTTCTGCAGCGAATCGTACCTGGGTCACTTCGGTAGCTCCAGCGAGCCGGTTATGATCCTGAAGATTAATCCTGCTGATGTGGTCAGTGTTCCGAAGGACTATAACGGTGCCAAGGGACGTTGCTGCCGCTATGAAGTTGTGGCACAAGTGAATGGCGATCCTAAGGAAGCATTCTCGAAGGCTGTGAATTCGGATTACAGCAAGACACCGGCACCGGCCTGGCCCTTCCCGAAGGGTGCGGACGAAGAGGATGATGGTCAGTTGTACGACCTTGTCCGTGTCAACGGTGGCTGGGCTGAATTCGAGAACATGACTCTTGAAGAGGCACAGGAACAGGTTCAGAAGAACATTCGTCAGAAAAAGGCCCAGCTGAAGATCGTTAAGGCTGGTACCAACGAAGAAGTCTAAGACTTGTGGGGCCTCGGCCCCACCTGTTGATGATGCGACGATTTATTTTTATTCTTGGATTAGTTATATCATTCTCATCCAATGCGAAAGAGAATGGTCAGGTTACAGAAAGTGTACCGTTGACGAGTCTTCAAGTTCATAGCTTGTTCAAAGAAGAAAATTTAACTATCGACGTACTTCCGGATTTGGTAGAGAAAGAAGAAAAGATAACAACCTGCGTTGAAGAGTATATCAAAAAGCAATCGAAGTCTTATGCTAAGATGGCCCAAGATAACTTGTATAACCTGATACATAACTTTGATAGGGTTGCGTCTATAATTTATGGCAAGAAGGTGTTGCCAGACGATATTCCGCTCGACGAAAAAATCGAGGCACTCGCAAGAGTTCAGTGTAATGCCTATTACACAATGGGGGTATTGAAGTAAGTGTGTGGTTTTGATAGAATCGGTCGCGTACCTGCAGCAGATAAGTAGCGCCTATGTATAAACTACTGTCGACGGTAAACATGCGTCTACGAAGGGCGGAGCGGCACTTTCCCCTATCAAGGGAAATGTAACTGCGGGGGATCCTTAATGCAGGTCGGGGAACTTAGGTGGGGTGCCTAGGTACACACTGGAAGGTAGCAATGGAAACATTGCTACCTTTTTTTATATGTTGTAAAATTAAACTATGAAGAAATATCTATTCCTTGATGATGAAAGAAAGCCCCGGGATGTAACCTGGGTTCTTATCGGCGGTGTTGGCAGCTGGGGTGCCGACTGGCATATTGTTAGATCCGTGGAGGAGGCAATTGCATGGGTACAAAAGAACGGTTTTCCTGATGTTGTGAGTTTTGATCACGACCTCGGCCTGTCTCATTATGCCGGCGATTATTCCGACGAAAAAACAGGATACGATTTTGCCAAATGGTTGGTAAATTACGATATAGATCACGGGTTGATGCCTGATGATTTCAAGTTTACCGTGCATAGCAAGAATCCAGAAGGTGCAAAAAATATTCAATGCTATTTGAATAATTACATCAAACAGAAATGAAACTTATTACATTTACTCAGGGCCATAATGGGTGGCGACCCGGCAATCTAAAGGGAATTGAAATTAACAATATAAAGCCCATTAGGCGAAATCAGATAAATGAATCCGGTTTCGTTTATAATATCTACAAGGGTGTTGTTAGCGATGAGGTAGCTACCTTTTTGAAATTGCAAGGTGGGTTTAGAATTGAAGAAATTCCGGCCGGCTATGATAAATAACAATAACACCCTTAGGACCATTATAGGGTTACGCTGAAAGGCGTCGAGGGATGCGATTCGCTACCGTATCCCTCATTTTTTATTATTTGGAGAAGCCATGAGACTAATTGAGTTGTTTGAAGCAAAACCAGCCAAGAAAGTAGCTGCTCCTCCTCCACGAAATTTTGTTGCCAAGCATGCCCAAAAATCGGGTGCAGGCTCGCATACCGATAAAAAATATTCTCGTAAAGAAAAGCATAGGGGTAAGGATTCTGATCTCGAAGAATAAATTCTCATTTCTTAGACAACAAAACGCAACTAAACCAAGATTAGTTGCGTTTTCTTTTTAGCGAAGGCTAAAATAGTTACAAGATTTTGAGGAAAATTATGGCTGGAAAAAAACAGAAGGTCTTTGCAGCTTGGACAAAGCCGGATTTCAAGACTGTCGTAAAGACACACAAGAATTACACCGCAGGTTTTCAGGCCGCGCTGAATTATGCTCACTATGAATTAACATCGTCTGATTTAAAGAAGGAAGTTGTTAAATATCTAAAGACACTGGATCCTAAGAATCCATTACTGGATGATATTAAGTCTGTACACGAGAATAGATTTACTAGTATCGGTAAGTATGTTTATATTCTAAATAATGGCGGTGATTTACCCGATGATATTTCGGTAAAATTACTGTCTGAAATTGAAAAGATTATAGATGAGAATAAAGAAAAGAAAAATGCCATTGAGTCAGTCTCCAAAGGCGAGGGACAGGGCACAGCGTCGAATGCAATTGTTATCTCGATTCAAGAACGTCTCCGCGAGAAGGCACGATCAGTTGCGGGGGAAGTGGAGGGGTGGATAGATGACTTCTGCCTCGATAAATCATCACCGGTAAAAACAGTAGAGGATTTTGTAAATCTGTTCAAGGCCAATGATTTGAAGGCACCGCACATGAGGCATATGCATTCAATCTTTGAGCGTCGTGCCAACCACATCGAATTGGTTGCAAGCGGTAAGGATAAAGAACTGCTTGAGGGGTATTCCAATTTTACAAAAGCTGAGCTAAAGAAATTTTCTACGTTCCATCAAAATCTTCTATCGGCCTGTTCAATGCTACAAGAGGTGGCAAAAGTTGTGCGTGCTCCTCGTAAAAAGAAGCCTGTTTCGGTTGAAAAACAAGTCTCTAAGCTGAAGTATAAGAAGGATGATACGACACTCGGTATTGTGAGTGTAAACCCTTCACAAATTGTTGGTTCTAAAGAGGTATGGGTGTATAATACAAAGACACGCAAGCTTGGGCAGTATAAGGCATCTGACGAGCGTGGCCTTGCAGTTAAAGGGGCAAGTTTTATTAATTTCTCAACTGATTCCGTGGAAAAAACTCTACGTAAGCCTGCCGAGACTCTCAGTGAGTTCAAGAAGGCAAGCAAGGTAAAGCTTCGCACATTTATGAAGGATATTGCTACTCTTGACACAAAGCTCACAGGCAAGTTAAATGAGCATGTAGTTATTTTGAGAATTGATAAATGACAGAAGATGACACCTACAAAAAGCTAAAAGGCTATTCTGCCAATGAAGCAATTATTGCATACCATAAATTTTATCGAGAGGGTTTAGAAAGTACTGAAACCTCCACAATGGCCGATGTTTGGGATTATGTAGAATCAAGATTGCAAGCATATGGATGGACATGTGATAGAGTTGAAGCATGCCATAATTTCACCGAAGAATAAAGAATGAAAAAATTATTTCTTGATACAGAATTTACAGACCTTCATCCTGAAGCAAAGCTTATTAGTATTGCATTAGTAGATGAAGATGGGAAATTCTTTTATGCCGAACTCAATGATACATATGAGTTAAAAGATTGCTCTAACTTTGTGAAGCAGCATGTATTGCCTTTCCTTAAGGGCGGGGAATATGTGATGTCAGAAAAGAAATGTGCCCTCTCCTTAGCAAATTGGATCGAGGATAGGAACGTTGATTGCATTCTTGCAATGGATAATCCTTCATGGGATTATCCCTTTTTAAAGAGATTACTTGAAAAAACATGGATGTGGCCATCGAATTTAGCCAAGATGGAAGACAAATATTACAAATTCCAAGTCATGGATGAAGTCGTGCATGAAATTGTACATGTGAATGGCTATAATATACATAATGCATTGGATGATGCAAAAGTTATGGCGGCGGCGTATAGGATGGGCGAAGCCTGGGAGGTTTGATAAATATCAGTATGAAATTTATTGATATATTGTCTGAAAACAATACCCCTAAAGGAGTTCCTTACTCGGCCCTGGATATAGATAATAAGGTTTACATTGTCTACGACAGCGATGGTAAGGAATTTTCTAGGCATGAATTTCAACATGTTTGGGATTCTAGTCCTGCTAAACGTGCTGCTCAGAAAGATGTCAACGCATTGAAGTTCGAACTTCAAAAGAAGGATAAGGAAGATGCAGAGGCAAAACAAGAAGCAAAACCGTTATCGGTTATCGAACAAAAATATCTAGAACTAGATAGAAAATATAATAGATATTTGAAATATATCTATCCCAAGACACCCGAGGATAATATACTCGATAAAGAAACAAGAGATTTATATCTAGAAACCGCCATCAAATGGTTGGAAGAAATGAATAGCTTAGTAAGTAGTGGAGCAATTCGTAGGTCTCTGATCAATGGAACTTATAAATCATTTTAGAGATAAATAGTGTATCACTGGAGTTGATACATTATGTCCGCACAAGTAACACCGAGGGTTTTGTTGATGAAGCAGATCGAGCTTGGGCTCGGTTCGCAAATGGTCGACATTGAACTTGACGTTGATCACCTAAATCTTGCAATCGTTAAAGGGATTCAAAAGTTGCGCCAGCAATCTGATGGATCTATGTTAGAGAAAGATATTTTCCTACACATCACACGGGACATAACTGAATATACACTTCCAGAGGAGGTGCAAGAAGTTCGACGTCTATATCGCCGTGGGGTTGGTGCATACACCAATGGTGGTATCAATTTCGACCCGGTCGATGCTGCATTCTACAATATCTATTTGTTGCAACCAAATAGATCTGGTGGCCTGGCAACCTGGGACTTTTATAATCAATTTCTTGAGACTACTGAAAGAGTCTTTGCAAGTCAGTATAATTTCACATGGGATGTCAACTCCCATAAGTTGACTATCATTCGTCGTCCAACGGCCGACGAAGAAGTAATAGTTCGTGTGTATGCAAGAAAGTCTGACGATGATATTATCGTCGATCCATATACGGGTCCTTGGTTGCGTTCTTATGCTACTGCGTTAGCCAAATATATGCTGGGTGAAGCAAGGGATAAATTCCCTGGTGGTTTTCCGGGACCTAACGGAAACGTTCAACTTAACGGTTCTACCTTAAAGCAGGAAGCCCAAGTTGAGATAGATAAATTAGAAAAAGAGTTGTTGAATCTCGTAACAAGCGGTGACGGTTACGGATTGGTAATTGGCTAACAAAAATCTTTGACCCCTAAGCCCTGTTTGTATAACTACATACAGTTAGCTTAGGGGTTTTCTATGATCGTAGGATTGCTTGGTTTTATCAATAGCGGCAAAGGCACTGTCGCAACACAACTCGTTGAAAAATATAATTTTAGGCAAGATAGTTTCGCAGCATCATTAAAGGATACCTGTGCTGCAATTTTTGATTGGCCGCGAGCCATGCTTGAGGGTGATACAAAAGAATCACGCGAGTGGAGAGAAATTGTTGATCCCTGGTGGTCTGCAAAATTAGGAATTCCTAATTTCAGCCCTAGACTTGCACTTCAACTCATCGGAACCGATGCTCTACGAAATCACTTCAACGAAGATCTATGGTTTCTTACGGTAGAAAACAAGATCAGAAAAAATGCTAATCAACACGTTGTAATAAGTGATGTTCGTTTCCCAAATGAAATCAAATTCATCCAAGAACAGGGAGGAAAGCTGGTAAGAATTAATCGCGGTCCCGCCCCTGTGTGGTATGAAACAGCCCTTATGGCAAATAAGGGAAATAATTTAGCCAAGGAAGTAATGACTAAGACATATTCATCGGCTCATTATAGTGAATGGGCATGGGTAGGGGCTAAAGTGGATTTCGAACTAAATAATGATGGAACTCTTGATTCATTAAGACAGCAGGTCAATGAAGTCATTACACAAATATTGTAACATTGGTGCTTTATTTGTATAGAGTTTATCGCCCTTGTTGATAAATAACACTAACAAGAAGCAAAATTCTTCAAAGGAGTTAACTCACAATGGCAACATTAGTATCACCTGGCGTAAGTATTTCAGTCATTGATCAGTCGATCAATGTTGGTGCTGGACCAGGTACAGTACCCCTAATCTTTATCGCCACACAAGAAAATAAAACTGATCCGACAGGCACAGAAATTGCCCCAGGCACAACAAAGGCCAATGCCGGTAAAGTTTATTCAATCACATCTCAGCGTGATCTTGTCCAGACGTTCGGCGATCCGATTTTCTATAGCGTAAGTGGCACAACATTAAATGGATATCCATTAAATGAATACGGTCTACTTGCAGCTTATTCCTATCTAGGAATTGCAAACTTAACAAGAATTGTTCGTGCAGATATTGACACAGCTCAATTAGAGCCAACACCAATTGAACCAACAAGTCCTGCAGCAGTAGGAACTTACTGGTTCGATGAATCAGCACTTCCGAATGGTTCCGCTTATGGTTGGTTTGTACGCTCCGGAACATTCCCAAATGAAATTTGGACACCTGTAACGCCAACATTCGTTTATAACTTCGCCACTGGTACATCGAACGCACCTTCTAACGCAGATGGCGTTGACGGTGATACAGCAGTTGAGTTTCAGACTGCCGCCGGTAACATTTCTTATTGGGTAAAGGTTAACGGTGCATGGAATCAAGTAGGTACCACAGCATATACTTCGGCAGCAAGTGCAACATCAGTTGGTGCAGTAGTTACAGTGACTTCTACCGCTGGATTGGCAGTAGGTATGATTCCTACAGTTTCGGCAGGTACAGGTACATTTGCCGCAGGCACAAGAATTCTCTCAGTTGATAGTGCTACACAATTTACTGTTTCTGCGGTCCCCTCAGTTGCATTGGTTGGTGCTACCGTAACAGCTGAATTCCAAGTTCTTATTCAGGGAGTATGGCCAGACCTAACAAGTTCTGCAACCAACCAGCAATTCTGGGTAAAGACAACATCGGCAGCGCAGGGTGCAAATCTTGTTCTACGTAGAATGGATGCAACACTTGCACAATTTGTTCAGGTTGAGGCTCCTATTCTATCAAACGATACAGCAGCGAATACCTATTACAGCACATCGCCAACATTGTCATCCGGTAAGGTTTACATTCAGCCAGTTACAACAGGCGTAACAGCAACAACAATCAACTCGTTAACATTCAGGCAATCCAGTGGTGCTACAGGCCCTTGGGCAGCGATGACAGTGATTGTGGGTTCCAGTGCAGTTCCTACACAGGGTCCATCGAATGGCCAATTGTGGTTTAATGCATTGCTAGGACTTAATGGCGACGGCGAATCGACTGTCGATATTCTTGTAGCTGATGGTGCAGGTGCATGGCAGAATATCAATTTGCCAGGTTTTGGAACTATTCCTGTTTCACCAGGTCAGCCTACATTGTATGCACAATCTAGCGATCCTCGTGATAACGTTCCGGCACCAGTGTTGGCAGCAAACGATGTCTGGGTTGATACAAATGTTCTACCATATCCAGTAATTTACTACTGGAGTGGTTCTGCCTGGATTCTTGTCGATAATGCCGATCAGACTTCTAACCACGGTATTATCTTCCAAGATGCTCGTCCAAATCCATTGTATCACAACGGCATCTATACTGGTGAAAATAACGGTGGAGGCACAAACCCTGACCTAGATCCAGATGCACCAGATGCAGATTTGTATCCAAAGGGATTCATGTTGTGGAATACTCGTTATTCTACAAACAATGTTAAGGAATGGCAATCTCCTTATGTCTACAACAATGTGACAGCTGAGCCAGATGATACAAACAATGGCTCCACAGGTCGTTGGGTAACTGCATCGGGTAACAATGCCGCAGGTATTCCATACATGGGTGCCGCAGCACAGAACATCATGATTGTGAGAGGAATCCAGTCCGCAATTCTTTCAAACGAAGATATTCGTGCAGAAGATTTGTACTTTAACTTGATTGCTGCTCCGGGTTATGTAGAAGCAATTGATGAAATGCTTGTATTGAACGAAGATCGCAAGGAAACTGCGTTTGTGGTAGGTGATACACCATTCACACTTTCGGCAAGCGGAACATCACTACAGAATTGGGCAACAAATTCAAGTGGTGCATTGGGTAACGGTGCAGATGGTTTGGTATCGGCAAGTAAGTATTTTGCTGCATGGTATCCAAGTGGATTGAGCACAAACGTTGACGGCGTCGATGTTGTTGTTCCACCATCGCACATGGCTCTAAGAACAATCGCTTATAACGACCAGGTTGCATATCCTTGGTTTGCCCCAGCTGGTCTACAGCGTGGTGTGGTAAACAATGCAGCATCGGTTGGTTATGTTGATGCAACAGGTCAATTTGTGCCAGTGAAGTTGAATGAAGGTCAACGTGATATTCTGTACACAAATGGTATCAATCCAATTCGTGTAATGCCAACAGGTGGTATTGTTGTGTTCGGTCAGAAAACACGTCAGCCTTATGCAAGTGCTACAGACAGAATTAACGTAGTTCGTCTAGAAAACTATCTACGTTATCAGTTGAATAACCTTGCTAATCCGTTCTTGTTCGAGCCTAACGACTCGACAACACGTAAGGCAGTTAAGGATGCATTTGACAGATTCTTGTCTGAGCTTGTAACTCTACGTGCATTGTACGACTTCTTGGTTGTTTGTGATTTGAGCAATAACACCCCTGCTCGTATCGACAGAAACGAACTATGGATTGATATTGCAATTCAGCCAGTCAAGGCAATCGAATTCATCTATATTCCAATCCGTATCAAGAATACAGGATCGAGCCTAACAGTCTAATAACTGTACTCATAGAATACCGCCCCGAGAGGGCGGTATTTTTTTGGATAAATATTCTATGTTCCAAGATAAAGTTGATTTACGGCCATTTGTAAAAGTGGTGCATGATCAAGGCACTATAGAATGCTGTACCGCAAGTGCGGTATTACATGCTATAGAAATAATGTCGAATATGAAATTTAAGTTTTCATACCTATCGAGGTTATTTGTCTATTACATGACACGTAAATTACAGGATAGATTGGGGCAACACGGTGCAGAATTAGGCAAAACATTTGAGGCATTACAAATTTATGGCGTATGCGACGAGAAGTTATGGCCCTTTACGTTTTTATCATGGAATTCTCCACCATCACTAACGGCAGAGCACGATGCAGCATATCGAAAAGTTTTAAGCTATAGACAGATTGATATTGATGAATTTAAGTTCAAGAAAGAATTGACAGATCATAGGCCTGTGGTTATTGGAATGATAACAGGTAGCTTATTTTGGAAATTATCGGGGAAGTTTGAAGACCTTGAGTATGTACCTGTAAATGGAACCACTAATAGGCAATCTAAAAGTCATGCTGTAGTTATAGTGGGTTTCGATGATACACTACGCGGTGGATCCTTTATAGTTATGAATTCTAAGGGTCCTCGGTGGGGAGACCATGGATATGCACCGATACCTTATTCTTGTCTGGTAGACATCGGTGAAGCCTATGTTGTAGATAATTTTTCGGGTTGGGAAAAAATTTCTACTAATTGATAAATAGTATTAGCTTTATAGCAGGAGAAAAAGATGGCAAATTTGTCCAAATTCGGTATTCCATTAGATGGAAACAAACTTGGTATTCTACAGCCTAAGCAGAAGTATCGTTTCAGAGTTGTCTGGCAAAACTTCGGTGAGAACAATGGTCTTCGTGAGATGACACAAAACGTCATGACATGCACACGTCCAAAGATTACCGAGAATGAAATCGAATTGCATTCATATAACTCGGTAGCCTGGATCCGTGGTAAGCATACGTTTGATCCTATCGAAATTACCTTGCGTGATGATATTACTAATGCTGTCATTTCGTCAGTTGGTGCACAGATTCAGAAGCAAATGAATCACTACGAACAGACAAGTGCTGTAGCTGGTATCAATTATAAGTTCTCCATGGAAATTCACTCCATGGATGGTACTAACAATGATCAGCTTGAGTCTTGGGTACTAGATGGATGCTGGATCACATCGGCAACATACGGTGAAGGTGATTATTCCTCTGGAGATCAGCAGACAGTTACATTGTCGATTCGTTTCGATAACGCAACCAACGTTGCAGGTCCAAATACAAACGACGGAACAACAGTCGGTGGAAATCCATATCCAAATATCGCCAGCCCAACTGGTGGTACTACATTCGCTTAATAGCGAATTTTTGGAGGTGGCTTGATGCCAAGCTTTTCTAGTCTGTTTACATCATTAACTGGCGCAGGATTCTATTATGAAAAGAATCCTCGCCATGCCACCTATAACTTTAGCCAAGACGGTCTTTCTTTATATAGAAATCAACCACGTCTACCTTTTGAGTATTATATCAACATTAATTTGAATAATGTTGGTACGGCTAAAGATTACATCGCAAAATATTTCAATTCGCCAACATGGCAACAGGTTCTTCCTTTAGTCAAATCTATTGAAATGCCATCAATGAAGATTGAGACCACTCCGCTCAATCAATATAATAGAAAAAGACTAAGCCAGACTAAGGTTGCATATGAACCAGTGAAGGTTGTTTTTCATGATGTTGCTGATGGTAAGACTTTGAAATTCTGGGAGATGTATTATAGGTATTATTTCGGTGATGGTACAGAACCCGGTATCAATAATGCCAAGAATTCACAGCAAAAGAACAAGACCTTCGCTAACGAAACATTAATACCCGGAGTAGCAATTAATCCCAATATTGCCAATCTTCCGGGAAGTATCAAGAATTTATTTCAGAGTAATGCACCTACAGGTTCAAATTTACCGACAAACGACAATGGTAGTAAGAACGCCATTCAGAATATCGTAACAGATACTCTTGATAATCATAAGTTTGGTTTTGATCTGCAGACTGTACAAAATGTAAGAAATCTAATTCAAACAATTGAAATTTTTCAGGTACACGGTGGTCGCTTCAATCAGGTAACGCTCGTAAATCCGAGAATTTCTGCCTTCACGCACGATGTTCTAAATTATGCAGTGGGTGACAAGACACTCGAGCTAACATTTACCTTTGAATATGAATATGCATTCTATAATATTCAGAATATGAAGCTTGGTGCAGGTGAAGAAAATAATACATCATCCCTAGAACAATTCGAACACGGTGAGTTTCTAGAGTTACCTGCATTAGCATTCAACACCGCATTGTTAGATTTCATCGAATCTAATAATCCATTATTGCAATCTGATAATCCAATCTTGCAGAGAATTGGTAAGAATGTGCAATCGTCCATCGGTACTGTCACAGGCTCATTCCTGTCCGACAAGGTTGTTAGAAGAGTTAGCGCAAGTGCTCTTGATGGATTGGCAAATATTTCGCCTAAGCCTTATGTGAATCCAACAGCACCTGCTATTCAGGCACGTTCTTTTTCATCTACCGCTGTGTCAAATCCAACAAAATATCTTGATGTAAATAGGACGGTCGGAAATGGCTAATTCAAACGTTGCATCAATTGGCCGTTTCAGTTCTCAGATGCTCACATATCTGGGAACACAGAAAACCGTAAAGGTTGTTCAAGGTTCGTACCAGAATACGTTTAAGTATGCCACGGGCCCTACATCTTTTATTAATCCAGGTTCTTTGTTACAGTCCGATCTCGGCGGTGGTGTTGTAGGTAATTTTGCACCTTCGGTCTATGATTCTACAAAATCATATTTCTTGTCCAGAGGAGCAAGTCAGGTCTATGCCGAATCTATGACTGCCCTGGCAATTGACGTTGCGAGCATTCTTGGTATTACTCCACAGGCACTGCTCGAGAATGCCGAGTTGTCGGGAAAATTTCTATTCTCTGAGAATGCATATAGAGCATTTAATGAATTAAGAGATCCCGGAAATCAAGTTGGTACAGCAACGGCCACAAATAACAGCTTTAGTTTACAGGCTAGAGAAATAAGGGCATAAATGAAATCCTATGTTCAAGGACAATACAAACCAGTAAACCCGTCTAAATATGTAGGCACCTATCCCATTTTCTTTAGATCTTCATGGGAATTTAAGGTGATGCAGATGTTTGATACTCATCCAAACATTACTAGTTGGGCAAGTGAGTCCTTGAAGATCCCATACCAAAATCCTTTTACCGGTAAATATACAGTCTATGTACCGGATTTCGTTGTGACATATCAAGATGCAAACGGAATGTCAAGGGCCGAGATTATTGAAGTAAAGCCTGCTAAGGAAACCTTCTTGGAGAAGGCAAAATCTCAGAGAGCAAAGGCAGCGGTTGCATTGAATACATTTAAGTGGGCTGCCGCACATGCTTTCGCAAAACAGCACGGCATGACATTTAGGGTTATAAATGAAGAGAATATCTTTAATAATCCGAAAGGTAAAGGATAATGACTAAGAAGTTAGAAGATTTCTTTAATCTTCCGCCAGCATCAGAAGAGGATGTTAGTGAGGAGATTGTAGAACAGCCTCGCTCGAGAGACGAGCTTATGGCTGAGGCAAAGGAGATTTATTCATCTCTTACAACAGCAGAGAGAGTGGATTATGCTTTACCTACGGTTGTGGGTCTAGATAATCATGATTCTGAAATGGATAATATTGCCTCAAAGGCAGTGAAAACCTTTGAGGACCTTATTGCTTTGGGCGGAAACGTCCCCGACATGCATGCCGGAAAAATTTACGAAGTTGCCGGTCAGATGCTCAAGACTGCACTTGAAGCAAAGAACGCAAAAGCCGAGAAGAAACTTCGAATGATCGAATTGCAACTCAAGAAAATTAGAGCCGAGCAAATCGATCTTGAAAATGGCCAGGGTGGTAAAACTAATCCAAGTGGTGGCGAATTTGATAGAAATGAGCTACTCAAGTATATGATCAGTAACCAGAAATCGGTAGAGTCTGATAAATAGTGATAACAATGGAGTTACCAACATGGCAGAAAATAAAACATTCGCTCATTATGTAGCAGAAACAAAGACAGAATATAATTATGTCTTAAAGTTTGCTGTGCATGAAATGACCGATGATATGGTTGATATCTTAGAATCATCTTTGAAAAAGTATGATCTAAAATCAGCTTCATCCTTTAGGAAGACACCTATTCAGGAAAGTCCACTTGATTTTCCAAACGTTAAGAATACACCAGTATTCATTTGTGATATTTCAACTGGCTACCCAGCATCGTTAGATTTTCTAAGAACATTTATTTGTAATAATCTTGGAATTTCGCCTGCCCAACTCGCAGTATATTCCGATAACGATCCTCGTCAAATTGAAACAGATTTGTTTATTGATAGAAGTTCTCCGGAATATAAGGAGAAGTACAAAACACGTCTTGGCAGTGATTATGAAGAATCCGGTGATAAAGACATGTATGGTGAAAAGTATAACATGAGTTTCTTAAAGGAGCTTGAAAAAGTTCGTAAAGAAAGAGAAAATGTTGTAGTAGAAAATCCATTAAGTCCGGCATCCTCTACAGATCATGCCGATTTGCCAAAGGGTTACGATGGGTTTAATGATCCTAAAAATCTGAAGAAGGACGATGTGGGCTTATTTGGTCGTATCAAGAAGCCCAATCTTCTAAAGGTAGGTATGCTATGAACAATATGAGAAAACTGATTAACCTAATGGAAGGCGTTATGGCCGTTCCCGGATTAGGTCCTAATGCAGGCGGAAGCACAGAATCAGATATGCAGACCACCGGAACAATCGGTCGTAATCAGGCCTATGGTGAATTTGATGCCGCACAGGGCGGATTAGATGAAAAGGCACCACCGGGGAAAGAGAAATTAGTTCGTGCCCTGAAGAAAGAATATCCAGGTCATGAAGAGAAGGCCTTTGCAACGGCATGGTCTATCTATAATAAAGAACACGGTAAGAAAGATGAGGGTTGCACTATGGGCATGGAGGAGAGTGTTCCTGCTGTCGCATCTTGCAATCAAGATAATCCTGAAGATTGCCGTACAGCATGCGCAATGGAGAGTGTAATGGAACAAAGTCAGGCAGTAGAACAAGCTCTTAAGTCATTTGAGAGCGCAGTTATGTCCTATGGTATGGCGCCCGAAGAAGCTTACGATAGAATTTCGCAACAATTGGGTGATGAAGACCTTGAGGCATTTAGGAATGCATTAGAGGCACAAGGTTTTCAAGATATGGCCGATGCTGAGACAATGGATCTAGAACCAACAGGTTCTTTCGATATGTCCGACGATGCCGCTGCCCTAGCAAGTGCAGGACACGGATCTGATGAAGATTATTACCAAGATGGTTCCGATTTTGAATTTGACGAAGCGTATGACCTAAATAACGGCTACCATGATGTTGAATTGGCAAATGGTGGTGATTATTTCCCTAATGGTGCTGATAGCCCTGTAGTGAAGGCAACTGGCCCATCTGGTGCTCGTCAGGGTGATAACCCAGAGCAGAAGAAGATGCAGGTAGCTGAAACACATCGTGAACTTGTTTATGCATACAGAAATTATCTGAAGGAAAGTGCTAAGTAAATCATGGCGATTTATCAAGATGATAAACTTGTAAAACGTGCATATGCAAAAGTCTCCTATACAAAGGAGCAAATTGATGAGTTAAAGGCATGTATGGATCCGGTAACGGGTCCAACCTTTTTCATCGAAAACTTTATGTATATTCAGCATACAACAAAGGGTCGTCAAAAACTTGAGCTCTTTGATTTTCAGTATGAGTTGATCAACAATTATCACAATTTTCGTCGTTCTGTAAACATGGTTAGTCGCCAGATGGGCAAGACTACTGTTGCTGCAGGATATCTATTATGGTATGCGATGTTCAACGAAGACGCTACCATTCTAATTGCTTCAAACAAATATGACGGTGCACAGGAAATTATGCACCGAGTTCGCTATGCATATGAGTCTGTTCCAGATCATATTCGAGCAGGGGCTAAGTCATATAACAAACGTTCCATTGACTTTGACAATGGCTCCAGAATTGTGGCAACTACCACAACAGAAAATACTGGTCGTGGTATGTCGTTGTCATTGGTCTATCTTGACGAATTTGCATTCGTGGAGCCCGGCATCGCTAAGGAATTCTGGACTTCACTATCTCCTACATTATCAACTGGTGGTAAGTGTATTATTACCTCAACGCCGAATACCGATGAAGATCAATTTGCTGATATTTGGTGGGGTGCCAATAAGATGGTTGATGATAATGGTAATGAAACCATTGTTGGCCGCAATGGATTCCGTCCTTATATGGCAACGTGGGAGGCACACCCGGACCGTGATCAAGTATGGGCCGATGCCGAACTTGCCGCCCTTGGTGAAGATCGTTTCCTACGTGAACATAAATGTCAGTTCATTACATTTGAGGAAACACTTATTAATCCTGTGAAATTAGCTCAACTTGAAGCATCACAGCCTATTTCTAAAACTGGCCAAGTAAGATGGTATTCAAAGATTCGTCCTCAAATGACATATGTTGTTTCGCTTGATCCATCTATGGGCACCGGTGGCGATAATGCTGCCATTCAAGTTCTTGAATTACCTTCATTGATACAGGTTGCTGAATGGAGCAGTAATAGAGCACCAATCGAAGAACAAGTAAGGACCATGAAAAAGGTTCTTGAGGAAATTTACGAGCAGGGGAAACCTGAAATTTATTGGTCAGTGGAAAGTAATACATTGGGAGAGGCAGCTCTTGTTGTCATTCGAGACACAGGTGAAGAAAATTTTGCCGGAACAATGTTACATGATCCAAAGAATAGATTGCAGGGTAAGACTGGTCGTCGTGCAGGATTTGTGACAACAAATAAATCAAAACTCGAGGCCTGTGCTAAACTGAAATTCTTGATTGAATCTGGGCGCCTAAAGATTAATTCTAAGGGACTTTTATCTGAACTCAAGGTCTTTGTATCTCGTGGAAATACCTTTGAGGCACGAGTCGGACAAACAGATGACCTTATCATGGCAATGATTCTGGCTGTCAGAATGACTGATTATATTTCTACATGGGATGATCAATCACAGAATGCTATCAACAGTAATGTATCTTCTGAGGATGATACAAGCTTTGATGCACCTATGCCAGTCTTTATCTAATTTGCAGTTATATAGATAAATAATAGAAATAAACAGGAACGTAGCTATGGTTGAAATGGAATCTCTTGCTGGTAAGGTGTTTTCCTTACTCAAGGGTAATGGATTCAAGATTAAGATTTATGACGAAGACGGGAATGAAACAACTAATCCCAACGAAGGTCGTAGATTTTTCGTTATGGATCCTAACATTATGGTAACCATAGACGAGCAGGGAAACACCCTAGAATTTAGTAAGGGGTCTACCGTTGATGCATCAATTGATGCGTTGCAGAAAAATGTACGTCGCCTTGCTGATGAATTTCTAATGAATTCCGATATTAAGGTTTTTGGCAAGACGATTCAACCAAGGGATTATGCCTATAAGGCAAAAATGCCAAAGGATGATGTTGCGGTTATGGAATCTACACATAATATTTCAGTTGGTGATAAGGTTGTTGCCACAACAGGCAGATTCGGTGTTATATCCGGAATAGTCAAAAAAGTTTCGGGAGATGAAATTTTAGTAAAAACAGCCGATAATAAACTTTATAGCCTTGACTCACGCCAATGCACTGTGGTACCTAACAAGGTTAAAGAAGAAGCTGAACTAAGGGCTGTAAATCATCACCTCATTGGCGAAATTATGAAGACCATAAAGGTCTTCGGTGGTCGCGCCCATGAGTCAGATTTGTCTTCTAATTTGAATGTAGGACATGATTTAGCTCAACTACGTTCTGCCCTAAATAGATTAGTTCAACAGGGAAAACTTACAGCTGAGATGGATAAGAACGGATATCCAGTTTACGCTATTGCAATGGAAGAAACAGTTATGGAAAGCTTTAGTAAGATGTTCGGTACATTAAAAACTTCTCAGCAGACATTGGAAAATGTTCGTATTTTAGTTCGTCACAAAACACCCATTGATGAAAATGTGCGTGGTGCAAGAGCGCGCCAAATTAGTGCAATTTTTCTAGAGTGCAATGGGGAAAGATTCCGTTTCCCACATAATAATCTCGCAGGTGCTAGGGCAATGGCGCAACACCTTGCACATGGCGGAACAATGCACGATAAGGTGGGTGCATACATTACAGAAAGCGTCGGGCAATTGCTGAAGCTACAATCCTTTAATCGTTATGTAACTGCCAACAAACTTATCAATGAAGATAGTTCCGGTATTGTTGAGACTGTGAAGGAAAATATCGAAACATTGCGTACAGAAATTAAGAAACTTTCTGGCTCAAAGACATACGAAACCGTAAAGGCACGTGTTGAGACATTTGAAAGAGAAACATTGGCAGAAGATGATATCTCTCAATTAAAGGATCTCTTTACAATTCGTCGCTTTGATGAAAAGTTTGAAGAGGTGCTTCCGATTGTAAAGCAGTTGATTCAAGAGAAAGATACATTCCACAAGAGAATCGAAGAAGCTGCCGGAAATGCAATCGTTCTACGTCGCGAGGCAATAAATACTACTCCGATGTTTGAATTTGCAAGCGACAACGCAAGACTCGGTTTCAAACTTAGTGAGCTTTCATTAAGAATTGTTGAGAATGACGAGCTTGCAGGATTCATAAATAAGATTGGTACAAAGTTGTGCAAGGAAGGTGCAGTCAATGATTTTGAACGTGCAGTTCTTACACAAGTTTTTGAAAATCTACGTCTTGAGGATAAGGTAGTAGAGTCCCGAAAGGACATCAAAGAGGCACTAGATCTCGATGCCTATTTTGATAAGTACACAATGAATTTCTTTTAATGGATGAGTTTTATACATATATCTATTATGATCCTTTAAGAAATAACATACCTATGTATGTTGGAAAGGGTAAACATAACAGAGCCTGGGAACATTTATTTAGAGAAAAAACAAATAAAAGACTTCGGAATAGATTAAAGACTCTAAAGAAACATAATACAATGCCTGTTATAGGAATATACGCAGGCTTAGATGAAGAATTATCTTTGCTAATTGAGCAAGAGCTCATTGCCAGGTTTGGTAGAAAAGATTTAGGAAAAGGTTCCTTATATAATCTTTCAGATGGTGGCGAAGGCCCTAGCGGATATGTATTTACAGCCGAGGCAAGAGAAAAAATTTCTCTTACACATAAAGGTAAAAAGGTATCTGATGAGACAAGAAGAAAGATGCGAGAGGCTAAACTTGGAAAAAAGTTTACCGAACAGCATAGGAAAAATTTGTCTCAGGCACATATGAAAAAGATAAATAACTGACAAGAACAAGAAGAAGTTCTTGACAGACACAAGAGAGTTTCGTATACTAGGTGATGTACGAAACTCATCGAGACAGAAGGCGCAAAAGGGGATAACGGACCCGAGTAGGCTTCACCTCCAGGAATTCGTTTATGATAAACTTATAAATCAGGAAAATAAAATCATGGCAAAAACACTAGAAGAAATCAGAAAGAAATTACAAGAACTAGACACAAAGCGCACAGGTAACCAAGGCAGTTCAGATAAGACAACATATCCACACTGGAATATCGCCGAAGGTACACAATCAATTCTCCGCTTCCTACCAGACGCAAACGAAGATAATACATTCTTCTGGGTAGAAAGACAACTCATTAAACTTCCATTCCCCGGCATCAAAGGCCACGATGAAAACAAGCCTGTTATTGTTCAGGTTCCGTGTATCGAAATGTGGGATGGTAAGAACAAGTGCCCAATCCTAAACGAAGTCCGTCCAATGTGGAAAGACAAGTCGCTTGAGGATATCGCACGTAGATATTGGGTCAAGAAGACCTATTATGCACAAGGCTTTGTAAAGCAAGATGCATTAGGTGAAACAGATCCTCCAGAAAATCCAATCCGTAAGTTCGTTATTGGACCACAGATCTTTAAGATCATTCAGGCAGCATTGCTTGATCCTGACATGACATATAATCCGGTTGATTATATCAACGGAACTGACTTTATTGTTGCAAAGACAAGCAAGGGCGGTTTTGCGGATTATGGAACATCGAAGTGGGCTCGTAAGGAATCCAGCCTAACCGAAGAACAACTTGCAGCTATCGAGCAATACGGTCTCGTAGATTTGGCATCTTATCTGCCAAAGCGCCCAACCGAAGAACAGCTTGTAGCAATGTATGAAATGTTCCAGGCATCCCTAGATGGTGAAATGTATGATCCAGCTCGTTGGAGTCAGCATTACAAGCCATTTGGTTTTGATTCTGCTTCAGGCGATGATGACGGCGGCGAAGGTGTAAAAACCACAAGGACAGTTTCACGTCCTGCAGCAGTCAATATTCCGCGTCCGGCTCCTGTTGCTACAAAACCTGTAGTTCAGACTGTCGTTGAGGAAGATAACACACCTCCTTTCGATGTTGATACACCGGCACCTGCCGTGACTGCTCAACAGTCAGTACCGGCACCTACAGCAGGCAAGTCTCCACAGGAGATCCTTGCTATGTTGAGAAACCGCGGTAAGTAATCATTTCGACCGGGGCGGGCTAAATACCTGCCCCTCATAAGATCAAGGAGAACCTATGGGTAAACCATTCGATATTTCAAAGTTCAGAAAAACTTTGACAAAAAACATCACCGGTATTTCAACGGGCTTTAACGATCCAGATACATGGATTAGTACGGGTTCGTATGGATTGAATTATCTTATCAGCGGCGATTTCTATAAGGGAATTCCGATGGGTAAGGTTACAGTGTTTGCGGGAGAATCCGGCTCCGGTAAATCGTACATTGTTTCGGGCAACATTGCTCGTGCAGCACAAGAACAGGGCATTTTTGTCGTCATGATTGACACAGAAAACGCACTTGATGAGAAATGGCTGACACCGCTTGGTGTTGATACATCTGAAGATAAATTGTTGCGCATTAGTGCATCGATGATTGATGATGTGGCAAAAATTATCCATGAATTTGTTACAGATTACAAAGCAAATCACATGGATCTTCCTAAGGAACAAAGACCAAAGATTCTATTCATTGTAGACTCCATTGGTATGCTTTTGACTCCTACCGAAGTAAATCAGTTCCAGGCGGGTGACATGAAGGGCGATATGGGCCGAAAAGCAAAACAGCTTAAGGCACTTGTCACGAATTGCGTAAACATGTTCGGTGATTTGAACATGGGTATGGCAGTGACAAATCACACCTATGCAAGTCAGGATATGTTTGATCCCGATGACAAGATTTCTGGTGGTTCGGGCTTCATCTTCGCTTCTAGTATTGTTGTTGCGATGAAGAAGTATAAGCTGAAGGAAGACGAAGATGGTAACAAGACCTCTGAGGTAAACGGTATTCGTGCAACCTGCAAGGTTGTAAAGACACGTTACGCCAAACCGTTTGAATCTATCAAGGTTGACATTCCGTGGGAAACAGGTATGAATCCCATCTCTGGATTGTTTGATCTATTTGAGAAATCCGGTGTTCTTGTTAAAGAAGGTAATCGTTACAAATACATTTCAAAGCGCACAGGCGAGGAAATGAAGTATTTCCGTAAGGAATGGAATGACTTCGAGAAGATGAAGGTAATTATGGATGAATTCACCGGTAACGACTTCAAGGTGGTTATTCGTGATTCGGATGCCGAAATGCCGACTGTTCCGGTCGTAGAGGCAGCGGAGGCATAAGGAGACATTATGGTAAATCAAAATAACGAATTGATTATGGAATTATGGGCAAGAATGAAATCCCATATTCCGCCTAAAGAAAGACTCGAAGTTGCTGATATCCTTATAGTGGTATTTGATGAATTCGGATTAGTTGATGATGAATTAATCGACGAAGATCTTGATAAAGAACTTCGTGCAGCGGTTAGAAGTCATCTTGGCGAACCGGTTGATTTTGAAGAGGATGTCGATGACGGCGACTACTGATATTGGTCAGAAACTGTTCGCAGCAATCAAGAGTAAGGATGCTTTGCAATCCCTTACAGAAGTCCAGCAGTTCAAAGAAAATATGAGAGATACGACTGTGGGTACTGACTTCGTTTTGTGGATTACAGAGCCTGTAAACCTGACCTCGGTACATAAGGCTTTGGCAGAAGACTTGAACGTCCCTCCGCGTTTACTTGTGATTAGGCGAATGGCAATGAGCAGAACACAGAGAGCAGTGCTACTAGTGCAAGCTATTGAGAATGCAATTAGGAAAGTACATAAATTATGATGCTCACCGAGCAAGAGAAAAAGGTACTAACTCACCTTGCTGATGCATGGAATGATTTTTGTAAATTAGAAAACATGGCCGAAGGCGATGGAAATGCATTTATGAATGCAATTCATGAGGCACAGGCAAGAATTGCTCTGAGAGTAGCAAGAAGAGTTAATCCGGAGTTTTGGAGAACGGAGTGAGTAGTTGGTATTACAAAGTGACAGGGGACCTTGCTCAGGTCCCCCTTTTTATTGATTTCTTTGAAAAAGAATTGGAAGAAGCCAGGAAGGAACTTTCATTGAAGGGGAAGAGCCTTGAGAAACATGCGGCTGAATTACCGGGTGTTGTTGAACAGCGTTTCGCCCAATTGCAGGAAATCGAAGCGGTATTAGAGTATCTAAATATTCAACTTCGAAAAGATCGATCTGCTGAATTTAAGAAATTTCTCGAAAACTACAACAAGGCACTTAGTTCCCGAGATGCTGAAAAATATGTTGACGGTGTTGCTTCGATTGTTGATTCTACGCTCTTGGTCAATGAGGTTGCACTTTTAAGAAACAAATACCTGGGCATTATAAAGGCACTTGAGGCTAAGAATTTCATGACTGGCCACATTATCAAGTTGCGTGCAGCAGGATTAGATGATGCGAGCATTTAATGGTAGAGTGTAAATTAATTATTCAAGATGAAGTAAACATCAAGTTCGATGGGCTCGATGTTGTCACGCGAAGAAAACTTTCAGATTCATTGAAATTTGTACTTCCGTATGCAAGACATATGCCAGCATTCAAATTAGGGCGCTGGGATGGTACTGTAAGTTTCTGCGATATCGGCGGAAGATCATATCTAAATCTATTAGATAAGCTCCTGCCAATTGTGCAGGCACAAGGATATACAGTTGATATTGATGATAGGCGTCAACAATGGCAATCATTTGAATTTGAAACAGTAACGGAATCAAGTTATGCTCATTTGAAATGGCCTAAAGGTCATCAACTTGCTGACCAGCCAATTATGTTGAGAGATCACCAGGTTGATGTTATCAATTCATATCTTGAAAATCCTACCGGTGTAAATATTGCACCCACGGGCGCCGGCAAGACGATTATTACGGCAATTCTAAGCCATAAGGTTGAACCCTATGGAAGAAGCATTGTCATTGTTCCCACAAAAGATCTGGTAACACAAACGGAGGAAGATTATATAAATTTCGGCCTAGATGTGGGTGTCTTTTATGGTGATAGAAAGGAGTATGGAAAAACCCATACTATTTGTACATGGCAAAGTCTGGAAAGCCTAGCAAAGCGTTCAAAAGAAACAGATTTAGAAATCGATATCGAAGCTTTCTTCGAAGGAGTCGTTTGCGTTATAGTGGACGAAGTTCACAAGGCGAAAGCCGATGTATTGCGAAAACTATTATCGAGTTATTTGAGTAATGCACCAATTCGTTGGGGCCTTACCGGGACAATGCCGGAAGAGGATTCCGAAAAGGTTGCTGTTCTTGCATGCATCGGGCCGCAATTGGGTGCCATCAGAACAAAGGAATTGCAAGACAAGGGTGTATTGGCCCAACTTCATATCAATGTCTGGCAACTACAGGATTTGGGTGAGGCATTCGATAACTATCAAACTGAACTCAAATGGCTGACATCTAACCCTATACGCCTAAAGTTCCTGGCAAAAGAGATCGAAAAGATGTCGAATTCCGGGAACACACTTGTACTGGTTGATCGCGTGCAAACTGGCGAAATGTTACAATCGCTTATTCCGGATTCGATCTTTGTATCCGGTAAGATGAAATCCTCGGATCGTAAGGCTGAATATAAAGAAGTACAGGAAGTTGACGGTAAGGTTATCATTGCAACTTATGGTGTGGCTTCGACAGGTATCAACATTGTTCGTATTTTCAACCTTGTTTTGTTTGAGGCAGGAAAGAGTTTTGTTCGAGTAATTCAAAGTATTGGTAGAGGAATTCGTGTAGCGCCTGATAAGGATTTTGTAAATGTTTTTGATGTTTGCTCTAATTGTAAATTTTCAAAACGACATTTGGCAAAGAGAAAGAAATTTTATGCCGAGGCTGAATATCCCTATACCGTTAACAAATTGCAATATTAATGAAAATAGTACAGACTTCAATATCGACAAGTTATAAGAAATTGATTGAGACGTTCATAAAGGCAAATGAGCTCAATATCAATATTGAGGAAAGAATTGTAGAGGGCTCCACAGCCCTAAATACTCAATCATGTCTGAATCTTCTATACGAAGAGAATTCCGAAACGGCATTACAAATCACCTTCATGTCTACAAAACACCTCGGTTTTGAAAATATGCTGTGTGATTATTTAATTAAATGTGGAATTCCGTCTAATAGAATAACTATAGGTGGATGGGCTCTGAATAGAGATATGAAAGAATTAGATAGGCAGTGGGAAGAGCGTAGAAGAGAATTAGGATTTAGATAATGAATATTTTAACAAATGAAAATAAGGCATACAACTTAGATAAGGTGCCGAACGAGATTGAGGATATCAGGTACTGTGTGTTAGACTACTCTGATCCTAAAAATCCGGATTATTTCTTTATACCATTGATATTCTTGGAAAGTTTTTTTGCTCCAGCAGTGGTATTAGAGATTGGTGAGTATAAGGTACAGATGCCATTGGATTGGTCTATACTTGTATGCGACGAGGATTATAGTGATCTTGAAGTAATGCCATTGACTAGTCTAAATGATCGTGGATTTCATACCATGGTTTTTAATCCCCTTAGACACATGGTACCACGACCACAGGAAGTAAATATCGTTAATGTATATACCGATGTGAAATGGTATTTTCCAAAATTAAAGAACGGTAATGTGTTGGTAGTTCCTGTTGAGGATAAACCTTATCCCAACTGTGTTTTATTTGTGAAAGAAGTTAATAAACTTCCCGACGTAATTGATATCGGAGCAATCTTTGAGTGACCTAAACTGGACTGAAGAATTTTTCTTATTAAATCCTGATGCAGAGCGAACTGAGGAGGGAGAGAAAAAGAAAAAGAAAGAGTCTACACTAACATTGGCAATGGAATTGCCTGCCATGGATTATCGTAAGATGGATTTTTATGATAATCTATCACAGGAACATAAAAAAGAGATTAGTCTCTGGGTTCTTATGCGTTACATGAGTTCCTCGCAAGGTGATGCAGAACATCACCTTATGATGGTAAACGATCTTGTAAACCAAAATTTCAGTGTTATTTCTAAACATCCGGAATTACAATGGAAGTTGTTGGCTATGTGTGGGACAAAGAAAAAACAATTTCATCCATGGATTGCACCACCTAAGGGCGCAAAAAAGAATAAGATTGAACAAGCAATCCTTGATATCATGCCTTCATTAAAGGATGATGAATTGCAATTATTATTAGAGATTAACACAAAAGAGGATTTTGAGGAATTTTTTAAGGCTAATGGCATGGATGATAAATCTATAAAAGAATTGCTCAAACCCGATGGTAAAGGAAAATAGTAAAAAGAAGATGTTACAGAACTATGAGTGTAAGTTCTGTGGAGCAAAGTTCCATAGGGAAGTGACTCTATCAACTCATATGTGCGTCAAGAAGCAACGTTATCTGGATTCAGATAATGCAGGCGTGCGTATGGGTTTTAGAGTCTTTCAGCGTTTCTATGAACTTAGCGTAAGTTCGAAAAAACCTAAGACATTGCAGGAATTTATAGATAGTTCCTATTATACCGGATTTGCAAAATTTGGGCATTATCTAGTAGCTCTTAAACCTTTATACATTGATCAATTCATTGATTCCTTGATAAAGAATAGCGTGCCGTTGGTTGATTGGACAAATGAAATAGTCTATTATACCTATATTGCCGATTTGGTAAAGCGCGAACCGGCAGATGCAGGAACTGAAAGAACCGTAACCGAGATTGCTGCGTGGTGTGAACTAAACAACACAGAATTCAGTGATTTTTTCCTAAAGGTTTCGGCAAACGAAGCTGCACACATGATTCGTGGCGGTAAGATTAGCCCGTGGGTTCTATACCTGAGCAAGACAGGCGGAGATCTATTGGATAGATTCAACGCAGATCACGCAAAAATTATAGGCACAGTTATTGATGCTGGCTTCTGGATGAAGAAATTTAAGAACAACGAGGAAGATGTCGAGTTTATAAAAAATCTTCTTGATCAGGCAGGAATATGAAGAACGTTACAACAATTGACCTTGTGAAATATAATGCCACACAGACAGAACTGATGGATTGGGCAAAAGAAAATAATATTTCTGTTTATAGGGTCACACCGAGTAATCCAAATAATCTAGATGTGAAGACTCTGTATGGTTTCGAAAATGAGGCAGATATTATAGCATTCAGCATTAGATTTGGGAAATCTACGATGACATATAAACCTCGTTCCACCATTAAAATTCCGCGTGGTCCCGGGACAGTATGAATGACATCTGCATAAAATTAATTACCAAATCTTCAAATAGATTTAATGTATTTGCTCAATTGACTGAAATTGCAGCCTACAAAGATTGGATTAGAAAAAATTATAAGAAGAATACATTTTATATTCCGAATGGTCCAGAACCTATAGTATTTTTTCTATCAGAGGAAGATCTTGTAATATTCACACTACAGTTTGGCAGGGAGTGCTATGAAATTTTGGGCACCAATGTTATAGAGATGTCGAAGGTAACCAAGATGATTTGGAATGAAATTATAGAAGAAAAGTTTAATGAAAAAAGTAACAACTGACGTTGATATTGATGTCTTCGGAAGAGATAAAATTCTTGAAGGCATTGAGTGTGTTTTCGGAAGAATTGATCGTCCCGATAATTCTTTTGAAAAACATAAGACTGGTGTTTATTTTCAAAATATTCCACGCGATCCGATTACAAATATTTCGACACTTGATCATAGAATTGCCAAGGATTATGGATACTTTAAGATTGATTTCCTAAATGTAAATTTGTATGAAAAAGTAAAGAGTGAAGAACACCTGTTGTCACTCATTAATAAAGAACCACCCTGGGATTTCTTTGAATATCAGGAAGTTACTGATCAGCTATTCCATCTGAATGGGCATAGCGATTTATTGAAAAAGTATAAACCAAAATCAATCGAAGATTTGGCAATGATATTGGCAATCATGCGTCCAGCTAAAGCTTATCTTCAGCAAACCGACTGGGATACCATTAGGAAAGAGGTGTGGGTAAAAGACAGTGGTGACGAGGCTTATTTCTTTAAACGCAGTCACAGCATCTCCTACGCAATTGCAATTGTAGTGAATTTGAATCTGCTTATTGAAGAAATGGAAAAATCTGATTAATCCTGCCTGACAATGAGCTGAATCTGGCGCTTCTTTATTCTCTTCCGCATAATGTTATTTAGGCTTGTCATAGAGCCAAACATCACCTCAACATCCTTATTGACTATTGTTTTTAGGCAATAACGGAACTGTTGCATTTGTCCCTGTAGGAAAATATTGATAGGTAAAAGCCTATTACTTTCCCACCACCATGTCTCGCCGTGTTCGAGGAACAATTGTTTTTCTTCTGGTGTGCGAATAGATTGGTAATCATAGAAGCTGATGATTTTCTCGTCAGAATTTTGTATAATGCCAATAAATTCTGTATTTTGGCATCGCAATCCTGTCAGGAAAGGGAATTTTTGTTGAATTTCGTCTAAGTTTACCATGAAAATATTTATCTTGGCAGATGCATCTTATGATAAATAGTGATATGATTACTAATTTTTATACATATATCTACCGCGATCCTTCGAGAGATAATGAGCCTATCTATGTGGGTAAAGGGTGTGAAAAGAGGTCGCATGTTCATCTTTCCCTGAAAAAGAAACATCCTTTTATTCAGAGAATACAGTTTATGAAAAAGAACGGTGTAATACCCACAATCGAAATTATAGATGCAATAGATGAATCCCATTCATTTTTACTAGAAGAATGTCTTATACAGATATTTGGAAGAAAAGATTTAGGAAAAGGTACACTGCTAAATCTTACTAACGGTGGTGAAGGGATTTCCGGCTATGAACATACCGATTTAACAAGATTGAAAATGAGAAAAAGTAAACTTGGAAAAATGAGGGACATAATTAAGTGTCCACACTGTGGTGTTCTTGGTGGCCCGGGTTCTATGCAAAGATGGCATTTCAATAATTGTAAATTAAGGAGTGATTAATGTGGATGTTTCCCTACATAAACTCTACCTCTACGATCATGTTTGGCAGCTATTGGCTGTCGGTGATACATTCTGCCCCTGCAAGGATAATGGACCAATGAACAATACCGTACCACTGAAAGCACATAAGGGACTTGATAATAAATTGATTTTCAGAGTCTTAGGACCAGATCGAGTACCTCAAGATATTGCGTGCGATCAACAGGTCTATGCCAGGGTAATTAATCCGGAGAACCGCACAGTGGTTCTCGAAAAGTTATGTAGACTCGGTCCTGCAAAGGGAATCATTACTTGTGAGCTTGATTCGGGCGATTTGGCGTTGATTGCTGCGGGATTGTATGAATTTGTATTGATTAGGACTCAGGATTTTATTTCTAATGTTCCCGGGTATTATGTTGAAAAACCCCTATACAGTGACATGAACGATAATGTAGCAATGGAGCTTGAAATTACAGAACAAGCATTTAAGGCACCTTTGCCAAGCGTAACATTATTGCCCGGTGACTGGACACCTGACATTCTTATTCCTACCTTTGGCCCACCTACTCCTTGTTTCTACTCATCTAGGATTCCGGGCGGCCGCGTAATGAATCATATTGATTCTGTTCATTCATTCTCAACCTACACTGAAAATTTCACAGGCATTCTCGAAATTTGGGGAACACTTGAAGAGACGCCCGATCCATATCTAAGTGCATCACGTTGGTTTAAGATCTATCCATCTTCTATGTCAACTGACATTGAATTCATTGGATACACAGGGACACAGGCCTGGACATTCTCAGCAAACTTCCTGTGGTTAAAATTCAGATATTTCCCAAGTCAAGAAGTTCTAGATCCGGGCATCTTAAAGAAGCTCATCGTTAGAGCTTGATTTTCTTAAATATTCCTGTTACACTTGTCCTATGATTCTGGACATTCTAAAGGACGCTATTCTCCAAAATATTGGGCCGTTAAAACAGGCCCCTAAAGGCTGGCAGAAAAGAAATTGTATGCTATGCCACACCCAGGGGCACGGAAAAGATACACGCAATCGTTTTGGTATTCAATTTAATGCCAATTCCATTGTATGTAATTGCTTCAATTGCGGATTTTCTGCTGGATATAAAGAAGGTGAATCATTAACAAAGGGGTTCAAGTTTTTTCTTAATCAATTACATCTCGATGAAAAGTTTATAAAACAGATAGAGTTTGAAATCTTCAAGCTCAAAAATCAAATTTCAGAAGTAAGAGATGGTGAAACAAAGCTTGTTGATAAAGAGGCACGATTACGCGAATTAATGGGTGCCTGGCATCCCATGGAATTACCAGATGATTCCTTACCCATCTCACAGTGGTTAGAAATGGGACTCGATGACCCCGATTTCATGCGGGTAGTTGAATACGCATTATCGAGAAAGATTTTCGATCTAGATAATTTTTATTGGACACCAAATAAAGAAAAGAGATTATACGAACGTCTTATCATTCCCTACTACTATAAGAACAAGATTGTAGGATTTACTTCTCGTCTCTGCTACGACACACCTGACAAATCTATACCTAAATATTTCCAACAATGTCCGCAGGATTTTGTCTATAACCTTGATCCTTATCAAGATAGATCACGTAAATATGTCTTAGTTACAGAAGGTGTTCTTGATGCTTGGTGCATCGATGGGGTAGCGACACTCGGAGAAATTGGACAGGCAAAGATTGACATTATCAATCGTTTACAGAAAGAAGTTATTGTATGTCCTGATTTCGATAAGAAGGGATGGGATTTAGTGGAAACGGCAATGAGAAATAATTGGGCCGTTTCGTTCCCCAAATGGGATATCGGCATCAAGGATCCGGCAAAGGCATCGGAAAAATACGGTAGATTACTTACCACTCATTCTATCATTACTTCAGCAGTTACGGGAAATGAGACAATTGAGATAAATTGGAAAATTAGATTAAATGAGCGAGAAAGACACCGCAATTAAGGATTACAATAAGGACATAGAAGACCTGTTCATTGATTTCATGATGAGCAGTGCAGATCTTTTTGTTCGTTGTAAATCTATTCTAAAACCTGAATATTTTGATGATAGGCAAAATAGAGAGACAGTGTCTTTCATTGAGGCCTATAGTACAGAGCATGCACAATTACCCTCTTTAGAACAGATTCGTGCCTTAACCAAGAAAAACATAAACTTGATGCCGGTAGAAGCGGCAAAACATGATACATGGTTTCTTAAAGAGTTTGAGGAATTCTGCAGACACAAGGCATTTCGTGATGCCATCCTGCGTTCGCCAGAAATGTTGGCGGAGGGCAGATATGGCGAAGCATTGGCTGAAGTAAAGGCTGCGGTTGAGATTGCACTGGTTAAAGATCTCGGGTTGGATTATTACTATGACCCAAAGACAAGACTTGAAGCCCTACGGGAAAATAAAGGACAAATTTCGACAGGTTGGAAAACTGTCGATGATAAACTTTTCGGTGGTTTGAACCGTGGAGAAATTACAATCTTTGCAGGGCAATCCGGTGCAGGTAAATCTTTGTTCTTACAGAACCTTGCAGTAAATTGGGCACTTGCTGGACTGAACGTTGTTTATCTTTCATTAGAACTTAGTGAAAAATTGTGTGCAATGCGTATCGATGCAATGCATACAAACTATGAAACACGTGAAATTATGAAGAACATCGAAGATGTTCACATGAAGATTCGTGCAAGTCAGCAAAAGAGCAGGGGTTCTATTCAGATTAAACAATTGCCCAATGGATGTACGGCAAATGATATTCGTGCATACATCAAAGAATATGAAATTCATTCGGGCAAGAAAGTTGATGCAATCTTGATTGACTATCTGGATCTAATGTTCCCGATGAGTAAGAAAATTTCTGCAGAGAATTTGTTCGTCAAGGACAAATATGTGACAGAAGAATTAAGAAATCTTGCAGTAGAATTAGATACCGTTACCGTATCTGCGTCACAGCTGAATCGTGGCTCTTATGAAGAAATTGAATTTGATCCAAGTCACATTGCCGGTGGTATTTCTAAGGTCAATACAGCAGATAATGTAATTGGTATCTTTACTAGTGCAGCTATGAAAGAAGGCGGTCGTTACCAAATTCAGTTCATGAAAACTCGTTCAAGCTCTGGTGTTGGATCAAAGATTGATCTTTCATTCAATAATAAGAGTCTACGAATTACAGACCTCGAAGAAGGTGCCGAAGGTGCTGTAGGTGCCGCAACAAGAAATATCTACGAACAATTGAAAAACAAGAGTGTGGTAAAATCTGGTGAAAAAATTGATCCATCAAGCGGTGAGATTACCCAAATGAGTGGACATAAAGTTGCACCTGCTGATCCTCTCCAGGCAGCATCCTCATTACGTAGTTTTCTAAAAAGAAATTAGATAAATAGCTAAACTAACTGGAGACAGTCAATTGACTATTAGCAGAAGAAGCAAATCTATTCTCGAGGAAATTAGTTCATACGTTCCTCAGAAAAGCAAGGAAGAACTTATTGAGGCAAGAGCACAACATATTATTGTCTCTGCCATAAACCTCCTCGAGTCCATCGATGAGTCTTTCACGCCCGAACAGGCCGACATGCTAAAGAAACGCTTTGTCTCCAGCATTCGCGGTTCCGACCCTAACCGTTTTACAAGAATGGTAAAACGTATCAAGAATGGCGAGGGCGAAGAGGAAGACGATAGCTATGTCGGTTAGACAAGACCTCACACGTGGTTGGATACAATATCTAAAAAATAATCAGATTGTAGAATTACAATCTTCTAAATCTGGCCGACTAAAATATAAGAGAAAGCCGACCGTATCTGACGTTGTTGATTACTTAGATACTGAATCAAACTTCAGTACGGATGAAATTAAGAAAGCCATTAAGGCAGTATTATCAAAGAAATCCACACCAACATCGTCGGATAATCTTCCAGCTGAGAGACCTGATACACCAGCATCTACATGGACACAGAAGGGAATGTCCCCTGGTTCACCTCCACCCCCAGAGCAACATAAAGAGCCCATTGCACCACCAGAGCCACAGAAGAAATATTCTAATGATGATGCAGAGGATGTTCCGTTTAGAGATATCGGACCCGAGGGGGAAAAGGTAGGTAAGAATAATTTTCCTGCGTTACCTGGTCCTAAGAGAAAACCACGCCTTAAATATAAGGATGTTTTCAAAGAAGCTATCTATGATAAACCGGGCATAGAATTAGATGAAAAAGACATTCAGGAAATTTTTACGATACTCGCTAACCCTGAAAAGCCTGAGGCGAAAGTGGAACCAGAGGTATCTCCAGACGCTGCAGAAATCGAGAATAAGAAACAAGAAGAAATCAGGAAGATAAAAAGGTTAATTCGTGATACATTGACGGATTCACAAAGAATGGCCTTGTGGAGGGCATTGACTGATGCGTAAAATTATAGAAGCACAAATCAATCCCGCTGATGTAAAGGCTATTTTCAAAACTGCGACGGATTTGCGTGCCAATCCAACTGGATTTTCTCGTTTATTGAAGAAAGATAAGATAGATATAAATGATCTTCAGCAAGCATGGAAAGATGATGGATTTCCTGACGATACACGAGATATCGAGGCCATTTTAAGGAATGCCGGGTTCAGTCAGAAGGAAATTAATAAAGTTTTTGCTGAAATTTTTGGTAAAGATGATACCGATAAGTATAAGAAACCTGCGGCAAGTGAGGCAATTGCAAAAATTGCACAGTATGCCAAAGAAACAGGCATTGATAAAGAAATTATTGCTTTCTTGCAAAAGGAGTACGGATTTAAGGAATCCACTGTTTTTGATGGAAAGCTAGTTATCGAAGATATCAGAAAATTATTTACTAGAATAGTTCAAGAAGAAAGAGCAGATCTCTCTGCAAAACGCAGAGAACAGGAACACAAAACTATTGGTCGTAATAGAAAATGATTGCAAAAGAAATCTCGAGAGGGATTACACACATAGAAGATTTGCCATTAACGGAGTTTATAGAAACTCTCACTAAACTCCAAGATTTCGAATTTACAGAAAAAGTTGACGGTGCTCAACTTTTGTTTGGTCTTGACGAAAATGGCTTCTACACATCACGGGAAACAAAAGGCGGCCAGCGCATGTATTCCGTTGAATCCTACAATAAGGAATTTTCAACAACATACATGCGTTCAGCCCATTTAGCTCTTGAGTCAGTATTACCTCTAATGAAAGGTGCCGGTCTGAGACCGGGTGACCAGGTCGAGGTGGAAGTATTGTACGGAGAATTACCCAATGTCGTACCTTACTCTAAGGATAGAAACTATCTAATCTTCCTACGCACTACCGAGGGCGATGTGAATATAGACCGATTAGCAGAGGAACTCAGCGGTCAATCTCTTTCCGTAGCCCTTGAGTCACCATTAACTGAAGATGGCAGGAATGTGATCTTTCGAGAATCGAAAGATTCTTGGTTGTTTGACAGAGTCCCGCGTCTAGATTTTTATCCTTTATGGAAATCTCGCAGAACAATAATGAATGCTGCGGGCGATCTTATGGCCTATCTTCGCGAGGAATCGGGTATCTGTGGCCAGAATAATCTTTCAATCGGAACAACCTTATTGAATAAGCGCCCAGAGTGGTGTCTGCCAGAGGAATGGAAGTTTACTAAGGTATTGGTCAAAGAGAAGAAAGAAGAAATTCTTAAGAATTCATACGAAGTTTATATTCCCAAGATAAAAGAAGTGCTCCTTGAGTATTATGTAAGGAATACGGTAAGTGCCTACGGCCCACCGAAATCAGAAGGTGGTTGGATCGAAGGTATTGTAATGAAGGATCCCAGAACCGGAAGAATGGTGAAACTTATCGACAAGGATGTTTTTGGTAGGATAAGGGAAACAGCCTGGCAAAAGCGCAATCAGCTTACTGAGCATGCAAAATCGGTAGATAATTTACCTAGTTTTATGGCGGAAGTTTATGTAGGAATGGCTACTGCTATCGGTCATCCAGAACTAGGCACAATGCAGGCAAAACCGCACCTAAGAAAATTAGGTTCTACCAATGAGGAAAGATTACAGAGACTCTCCGAAAATATCAATTTTGTATCTGTGAAGGAGTATTGGCTTAATTTCCTTGATGCTAAGAGGACACAACTTCTCGTAGATTTAGATAAATATGAAAAAGAAGCGATTCGACATCTTAATGAGGGTGTTCTGCAAAGGGCAATTCACGAAAGGACAATGCAGACGTTTTCGACAGTTTTTCACAAGATCGGGGATTTTGAAGAAAGAATTAGAGAAGCAAGAACACCCGAGGTACTTGCAAAGATAATCGCCGAAAAACATTTGAGAGAATTATGAGAATAGATGAAATTGAGTTAGTCGGACTAAATGATGTCTTAAATTCAGATCAATACCTGAAGTTACTTCAGCGTCTAAAGACTGGCACAATTGATAATATCGATGTAACTCATATTAAGAATCAAATTATTCAATCCTGGAAAAAAGGCATGAAGTCTCGTAAACACTACGACAACCTTCTGCAATCAGTAGACTTAAACATCCACGATCTCATTAAATAATGAAACTAAAATATGCTATGACGCCTTCTTACGAAGGTGGTGCAGCCGTCCCTGGTTGCGGAACTATCTATATTCATGAAATCAAACCCACTGTTGATAATCTTGCAAAGGATTTAAGAATATCCTTTGATCTAAATGATTATCTGTTGGGATCTACCGGAATGAGAGAATATTCGGGCGACATTGATATTGTCTTTGATTCTTCTTTCTGGAGCACAGGTGTATCGGGGTTACGAGATACATTGATAGATATATACGGTGAGGATAATGTTGCCTTCAACGGCAATATGGTCCATCTAAGATATCCGATTGCAAATTTTGATGAATCAAAGAATGAGAGATTACCAAGGACGGGTTTTGTGCAAATCGATATCTGCGTCGGTAACTCTGCCTGGGAGAAATTCTATCATCATACCTCTCCCGATTCTGGTTACAAAGGTGCCCATAGAAACCTAGCCATTGCTGCTATTGGTGCTATTTCGGGTACCGTAAAATCGACAGAATTAGATAGTTTTGATCGACCAGTTTCTCAAATTAGGTGGAAATGGGGCCCTAAGGGATTCTTCTATATTAAGCGTGTATCTAAGAAATCAAAAGATGGTACGAGATACCTTAAAGCACAAGAAGACGCCGTATTATATGGTCCGTATTTTGACGGAGATGATATTGCTCGTAGGTTATTTGCGTGTGATTATGCAACTAGAAAAGACATCGAATCTCTTGAGAATATAATTGCCGCTGTGCATAAATACTTCGATCCAAATAAACAAGAAGAAATTTGGAAGCGTATGGCAAAGAATTTTGGTGAGTGGAAAGACGCAAAATATTTCGAATATCCGCCAGAAATTGCCGTCTATTTTCAACCAAATGATAAATAAGTTTATGAACAGGATGATCCTGTCACAAATTTAAGGAGTTATTCAAAATGACACAAAAAGTAAATGGCGCAGCTTACCCAGGTATTTGGGTTGAAAAGCAAGTCACATTCGCAAAGCTAACATTCAGCAAGGACATCTCTGCTCTTGCAGCAGCAGATCTAACAGTTCTTGGTACATCGACACCAGCTGGTGCAGGTACAGTTGCTGATTCGACATTCGATATCGTTGAGTCTGTTATTGTTCAAGCTCTAAAGACACTTGAAACAAAGGCTACAGTTCTTGGTGTTTCGAAGTATGATGCAACAAACTTCACAGTTGACGTTATGCTCGGTTTTGCTGAAGGTTGGTTCTCGGATGCAGCTGGTTTGATCGCTTCGACACTACCAGTATTGAATGCACAAGCTAAGGTTACAACAGCTGGCGCAGCACCTACAAACGTAGTTGGTGCCCTAGTTAGCGTTACACCAGCCGCAGTAACATTCAACATGCAATTCGCTGCATTTGACGGTAACATGACAGTTGCTACAGCAGCCGCTGGCGACTTGGCAATCGGTCCTGGTGCTACACCTGGTTCGAACCCAACAAACAGCCCAACAGGTACACCTGGCTACTATCCAGTTCTACTTGTTACAGCTTAATTGTTGTAAAGGTACAGAAGAGCCCACTACGGTGGGCTTTTTTGTGACTGAAAATTTCTGACCTATGATAAATACTACAACTTGTAGGAGATTACAAAATGGTATTTCGAGTAAATGGCGGCATCATCAATGATCAGACATTGACAGGTGGCATGAGATTTTTCAAGATTACAGGCCCGTTTGCATGGACTGTTTCAAATGGTTCGGTAAACTTACCGGTAGTTTTCAATGGTGGTGATCCCTTGGTTACTAGCTATTTCGTTGTTGGTAATAACAAGCCTGTTCCAAACAGTGCAGCAGAAATTGTTCTAAAGGAAATTAGTAAGAAGGCGGATATCGTTCTTATTGGTTTAATGCCCAATACATATGGTGCAACAACAGAACTTCATATTGGTGTATCGGCCTCGGCTTTTGGTTGGGGTTCTGATGTACCTCCATATGATGTTCCACCGGCTAATGCTGATGAACAACAGCTACCTACATCACCAACGGCAGCAGCCACACAGATGCAGACAGCAATTCAAGCATTACCTAATGCAACAGTCTATGTTTCTGTAGGTGCTGCAAATCCTTTGACACCGCCTGTTTCGGCAGTGGCAGCATTTGGTGCATGTACAGTAACAGAAGTATCCTTCTCCCTGGGAACAGCTACATATTACAATTTGGCATAAATTAGAAGAAAAAGAAATAAAGCGCCGCAGGTCGGCGCTTTTTCTTTGGTCCAATAATTTGTTTTGTTGATAAATATACAGAATATTCAAGGAATCACGGCATGCCAGTAAGAGTTAATGGAGGCGTTTTTAACGATCAAATGATTACGGGTTCCCTAAGACATTTTGTTCTTGAAGGGGCCAATTTCAGTGGTGCTATAAACGCATTTGGTCAGCCTGTGCCAGGATCGGCAGCAGAAATTATATTCACAAATATTTCAGAAGATGGGTTCATCGATATTATGAACCCAAATCAATATAATATTTCATTCGCACTCGAAATTAATAGATCCCATTGGGATGGGCCCTCCCTTACCGCAATGGTGCAATCGTTAGGAAATGATGTGGGTGTTGACCATATAGACTGTACGGTTTGCACGGTTACTGAAGTACCATATATTTGGAATTTGGGATCGGGTGGCCCAACTTCATTCTTACAACTATCTGACACTCCGTCAACGTATGCCGGCGCAGCAAACTATGTCGTTACCGTAAATCCAGGCGAAACCGGTCTTATTTTTACACCTGCACCCTCTGGTGTTAACGCATTCTCTGCAGTTGCTATTCCTACGCAGCCGACCATAACTGCATTAGGATCTAGCACATTAAATTTCAATGCAGGATCGAATGTAACATTAACATCGAATGCATTAACAAGAACAGTTACTATTGGATCCCCTGGTACAGTTGACTATATTCCTGTACCACCCGGAACCAATTTATTAATTAGTACAAGATATTTCGTAACATCATCAGGGACCGTAACCTTGCCCGCTCTTAGCGGTTCAACTCCGGTAGGAAGTTCGGTTATAATTACGAAACCCGTTGGGGCTATTGTCTTAGTTACAGTAGGAAATATATCAGATGTAATTCATACAGATTTGGGAGATACTGATACTGTCGAATTTGATGCTACACAAGAAGTTATTTTAGTTTGCAGCGATGCAAATTCATGGAACCTCCAGATTGGCTCGGTACTCTAATAAAACCCAGCTAAATACTGAGATAAGGAAAAATAATGCCAAAACAGATACACGGCGCCGCAACATCGATGCAGAACCTGACTGCAGACCTCCAGTATTATGTCTGCTACGCTTCGTCACCTTTGTGCTTTACAGATCCTAATCCTAATCCTCCACCAAGTGAGGAACTTATTAGATTGATTAACATTCAGGTTACAGGAAGCCCCCTTGATGAAAGTCAAAAGAATTTTGAAGTTCTTTTAATGAGTATCGGTTTAAGGGCTATGCCTGTTATTCTTGCAGATCCACTTCCTGTCTTAGAATTAGCTGATTATACTCTTGAATTATCTGGGGAAGGTTTTATTTGGAAATTTGCAGTTGAACGAGGCGTTCAATTCTATAATTTCACTCCATACGGAACACCAGGTCCTGTTGGATTATTGGTAGACGACCTCGATGGTGTTGTATTACCTAGTGGTGTCAGAGTAACTACCGTAAATGGAAGCCCAAGTGGTTGGGCGAAGAATATTGCCTTTGCAAGGCAGGAGAATTTCTAAATGTTATCTAATAATGACTCAATAAAATCTATTATTGCCGAAGATATTGTCAAGACCTATGCAGAGAAATTAAATATTTCTTTGAAAGAGGCATCCGCAGCAATCTCCAAGATGAATTTCAAAGAGTACCTATCGCTTGTAGAAGCTAATGTGGTTGTTCCACCCTCAGGGCAGACAATTGCTCCTACAACAGGTCCGACACAACAGTCCTCTCCTCAACAGCAGGCAGGTACAAATAAAATGAAATCCATCTGGCCTGGAAAAGGTTCGCCTATCGAAAGAGGAATGACTGTGGGCCTTAAAGGTCCAAATGGACTTCCTGTACCTGGAGAAATTACACAGGTGGACATGGGTGCCAAGGGTGTAAAGGTAAAGAATCCCACAACAGGTCAGGAAGAATGGCAAAATCAGGATGCACTTGAACCATTCATGGCGCAAGGTCAAGGACAAGGAACTCAGCTCACTGCTGAAGATGTTGAACTCCAGAGGATGAGAACACTTGCAGGAATTAAAGAAAATTGCAGTGCAGGTGCAACAGGAGCAGGTGCCATTGCGGTAGCCCCAGCATCAATGGGCAAGGTAAAGAAACGTCAACAGACTGAAGAACAGAAAATCGAGTACACACCGAGGACTCCGCCCAAGACAATCGCTGGTGATACAAAGCCAAACCAGGCAACAGGATTACTGTCTGCTACCCTAGCAGCAAATGGCAAGAAAACAGCATCAAGAAAGAATAACGGTTTCAAGAAATGATAGAGAGAAGTGCGATTATTGATAAGTTAGAGAGAGTTGTCGAAAAAGCAACGACATTTGCTATTCAACGGGGTACTCCTTTGCAAACTTCTAAAAAATCGCATCTTATCGGTAATACATTGGTCGAAAAAAATGATCTTGGTATGTACGATATTCTTAATCTGAATGGTACCAGGATATATGAAAATATTTCTGTCTTTGATGTGGCTATCATAATAGCACAAAGATATTCTGCCGGTGAGACAGGTGTGGTAAGGCAAGTTCTTACACTTGATGAAAAATTTACAAAATATCATGCAGATATGCTTCATTACCTGCATTGCTATAAGGGCGCAAAGAAAAGACAGGATTATGAAAAAATGGCTATACTTGAGGATAAATTTCAGGTTGCAGAATTAATGGCAAAAGATACTCGCGATAAGATCTCGATTTTCAAAAGAGTAAAATAGCCTCATAGATTGATAAATAATAGAAATAAATTTTACAGGAACGGTTTATATGCTTTTGAATGATATTGGTAAAGTGCCAACCACAACACTGAAAAAGATCAATCAGCATCTACAATCAAACTATGGGTTCACTATCAACGAATCGGCTAAAGACCGTGACTTAGAACTCATTATGGAACAGATTCAGGAAGAAATTACTGAATTAAAAATCAAGGGAGACGATGCTAAAAAGTCTCCGGAAATTTCGAAGAGACTGCTTGTACTTGAGGGTATCAGAAATCTTAGAGAATTTGCTTTGATGCAGTTTCAATCGCCAATGTTGGATCATGTTGTAAATGGCATGACAGACTATGTGGTTGATGCTTTCCATATTTGTGGAACATGCATGGATGATTTTGAAGATGCTATCAGGGATGCTATGAAAGAATATCGTTCAAGCAGATATCGTTTCCCCGACGATCTTATTGAACAGAAGGTAAGATCAGCCGCAATGGCAAAATTACAGGCCAATTCGGCCAATCAACTTCCAGCAATGATGGAAGAAATGACAGAAGAGGATGAAGAAATGAAGGGTTCAGATCTAGGCGAAAGCAGAATTGATGAATTGAGTTCAGACACTTTAAAGAGCTATGCCGATAAGGCAGATCCTTGGCAACGCGATAAGGGAACAGCATCAGCTGATGCCCGTCTTCGTGCTCGTGCTGGACAACCAAAGTCTTCCGGCTCCATGCCCGGTTATGAAAAGACAGAGGAATCGGGAGACCAGTGGGCAAGCGTCGGTAAGAGAGCTTCTGCTACAGGTGGACATGCTCATACAGACCTTTCAAAGGGTCAAAAAAATGTGCTAGGTAAGCTTGGATTTTCTATGCCAGAGGAACCACCAGAAGAACAACCAAGAATGATTCGTGGCAAGGACGGCCGCATGGTACCAGATCCTTTCGATGTACAACGAATCGCACGCAAGAAAGGAATGAGCATGGGTGAATCACAAAACCTAGTAAGAAAACTACGCACTCTACTTGAAACCGAAGTAAGCCAGGCAGAAGTCATGATGGCAGCAAAGGGTTTCGCTCAAGAGTTGCAAGAAATGATTGAAAAAATCGGTCGTCTACAAAACGAAGATCTTCCGCCAGTAACAGATCAAATGCGCGAGACATATGGAATGGAATCAGCTTCTGCTTTCCAAACACAGATTGCTGGTGCCCTACAGAGTGTTATGGATTCTTTGTATACAGCCAAATCACAGGTTGATGATGCAGTTTCCAACATGGCTGAAACAGGCCAGGTTGGTGCAGCCGTGGACATGGATAAGGATATCATGGGCGGCGACCTTGGTACAGATCTTGGTCCAGATGCAGCAATGGATGCTGAATTAGATCTTGATAACATCGGTGACGAACTTGGCGCAGACGATGAATTCGGCGGCGCAGATGAGGAAGAACCATTGGGCCGTGCAATGAAGAAGGAATCGGTAGAAACTCTTCAGCGTAAGGTTCTTGAAATGCAACGCATTGTGGAAAGAGCTCGCCAACTTAAGGAAGCTTCGAAGAAGTAATGAGAGCAAAAGAATTCCTCAGCGAAGATTACAATAATGATCTCGAAGCTGATTTGAATAATTTGCTTGTTGGTGCAAAAGGATCGGGCGCACAGAAGATTGGTACAGCCCAACTTGTTTCGCAACTTCAGGCAATGGGATATTCTGTAGATGAGGTTAGTCTAACAAACCTTCTTCAACAGAATCCCATTGTGGCAAGTGCCAATCCACAGGAGATTGCCTTTAGTCAACCACAAATGACGGCAGGTGCAGGATCACAAGATAATGCATCAAAAGTAAATACTCTTGCCCAAAAGGCCACAAAAATAGGATAATAAAAATGGCTGATTGCTGCACACCCGGCTCAGGTTTCCCCAATGCTCCACTAATGGAGCAACTCGCCACAAATAACACCGTTATTTGGGAAGAAATCTGCATGCTTCAGCAGGCTATCCTTGCAGCTTCGAGCCTATGTCAGCCCGGTGGCGGCCAGATGTGTACAACAGTAGGCGGCACAACTCCAATGACATTCGTCGAGGGTGTGGATACCGTTACAGTAGTTAACGGTGGTTCCGGATATTTTCAAGATCAACCAGCAGTTTCTTTTATTCCACCTTTAGGTTCCCTTGGTGCTGGTGCTACAGGCACAGTTGTAACAAATGGTGGACAGATTATTGCTATCAATATTACTAGCGGTGGTTCTGGATATCAGCCAGTCCCTGCGACTATATCTGTAAGCTCAGTCGGTGGCATTGGTGCAATTCTACAGCCGCTCGTCAACGCTGCTGGTCAAATTGTTGCGGTGAATATTGTGAACGGTGGTTCCGGTTATGTACTAGCCGATACCGTTACCGCAACAAGAGCTGTCGCACCGAACATCGCTTACGTGAATGCTGTATTCCAAATTACAGGTGTTAGCCTCACAGGACAGATTACGTCTGTCGCAATTCTAAATCCGGGTTCTGGATATCAAGATAGCGTAGCAACAGTGAATATTGTTTCTACATTGAATCCACTATTATCCTATCCATTAGGAACAGGACTACAGGCAACAGTTCTTACCGACATTACTGGAACAATTACACAGGTATTGATTAACAACGGTGGCGCTGGATATGCAGTATATCCTCCATATCTTGTTATTAGTGATCCAGGAACAGGTGCAACCACACAGGTAACCCTTTCGGGAACCTCTGTTGCATCCATTGCGGTAACTTCGCCGGGTTCGAATTATACAACAGGTGCTACAGGTGCAGTTTTCAACCCACCTACAGCAGCGTTACCTAATCCGCCGGCTACACCTGCTGTGGTAACTATCAATGTTGCACAGAATACCTTTGGCACAGATCCAGAATTGTATTGGGAAGTCTGGGCCGGAACCACAACAAATAAGCCTATTCTTCTGCAACTAAATACCGTTATTTCTTATTTCAAGGGCCTCGGCTACACAATCACATTACAGACAAATCCGGCCACGGGATCCACGCTACAGTGGAAAATCTGTTGGTGATGTGTTGACTCGTGATACTCTTTAGTGTTACAATTCGTCAATGCTTATACAAAAGAAATTCGATTATCAGCCATTACAGCGAGTAGATAGCCCTAACGGACGACGCTACATCGTTGGTGAGAGTAGACCACTGCCTAGTGTTACAACGATACTCTCAAAGACTAAAGATCTCACACACCTCAAGGCCTGGCAAGAACGGGTCGGGGAGTCTGAGGCTAACCGTATCAAGACTGAGGCCAGTGGTATTGGCAATGGCATGCATAAAAACCTCGAGAATTATATTCTCGGTGAGTCAATGAATCACGGCACATTTATTGCACAGACACTTGCTAAGGTTATTGTGAAACATGGTTTACCAAATGTTGACGAAGTATGGGGATCTGAAGTAGGCCTATATTCAACAGGGCTTTATGCCGGAACTACCGACCTGATCGGTGTTCATAAAGGTACGCCGGCTATAATGGATTTCAAGAATAGTATAAGAGAAAAAAAGAAAGAATGGATCGAAGACTATTTTATGCAATTGGCTGCATATGCCCTTGCGCATAATGAAACTTATGGTACTGATATAAAGAAGGGTGTTATTATGCTGGCTACCAGAGAAGCAAAGTATCAGGAATTCATTATAGAGGGAGATGAATTTACACATTATGAAACAATGTGGGCAAACAAATTATGCGCCTATTACGATCAGTTCGGATATGACTAAATAGTCTACAGGAGAATTTTTCAATGGCAACACCAGTAGTAGTTTCAAGAATTCAAAACAGGCGCGGCACACAGACGCAGTTTGATGCATTGTATCCGACATACCCGGGAACGGGACAAGAAATCCTTCAGCCCGGTGAAATTGCTCTATGCACAGATTCGAGAAGAATCTTTATCGGTAATATCAATGGAGAATATGTCGAACTAGCAACATCAACACTTGCTAATCTTGTATTTCAACCATTGGTAATTGTATTACCACCTGCCGGATCTTTTACTGTTATTCCACAACTAACTCATTTGCCAACACCTTTCTATAATCTGGTATACAGTGTTACAGATGCACCTACGGCAGATCAAAATCTTGTAGGTAATTCTTTTTCACGAAATGGTGAAATGAAAATTACGGCAACAGTACCTTTTGTACCAGCGCCACCTCCACCGGGATTTCCACCATTGACACCTGTTCAACTAACAGATTCGAGTGTTGAGGTGAATACCACAGCCTTTGATATTAGTTTTCAGGCAAACTACGATATTTCTAATACAAATATCGAAGTATCTTATATCCACAACTTTCCGGGAAATTTGATTTTTAGTACAAGCTCAATTATTTGGGCATCACTATAAAGAGAAGAGTATGAATTGGAATTCAGTTCCAAACGAAGAGCGCCTTCGCCTTTGGAAAAATTTACGTAATGATTTGGTTGACAAATCATTAGATGAACAATTGAAGGAAATTGCAGGGTTTTTCTCTAAATTTCCCATTGGTTCAAGAACACTTGATTACTACAGCCCGCAGGATTGGCCGACCCCGTGGGAAATACTATTTCACGGGTCTTTTTGCAGGAGCTCTATCAGCCTTCTGATGTTCTATACATTGATATTAATTGATATTGATGAAGTTATTGAGCTAGAACTTATTGAGGATGGTGGAGACATTTACCTTATCCCAGTTATCGACTGTCCCGGAACAGAAGATCACTTTGTTCTAAATTACTATTTGGGAGAGGTAAGTAGTCTACGAGATATAAAAGATGAGATAAAGGTGTTGACAAGGTACCATCAACACCAAATAAAAAATATAGATTAAAATTATAATGAGGTATAAATGACAGATACGGTATTTCAAGATTCGTTCTCAGAAGAAGTGTGGAATGTTACATATAGAGATCATAATGATAAAGATATCGACGATACAATGCGTCGAATTGCAGGTGCTATAGCATCTACAGAATCCACAGAAAAACTTCGTAAAGAATGGGAAGAAAAATTTTATGAATTATTAACAGATTTTAAGGGTGTTCCCGGTGGTCGCATATTATCTAATGCTGGAACAGAGTGGAAGGGCACTACGTTGATAAACTGTTTTGTTGGTCCAAGAAATTCATATGATATAGATTCACTTGAAGGCATTTACGGTCATTTATTAAGTCAGTCCCAGACATTAAAATCAGAAGGTGGCTGGGGGGAAAACTTTTCTTATATCCGTCCTCGTGGTTCATTTATCAATGGTATAGGTGTTGAATCGCCCGGCGCAGTAAAATATATGGAATTATACGATAAGGCGTCTGATATTATTACCTCTGGTTCTGGGAAAAAATCTACCAATAAGAAAGCAAAGGGAAAAATTAGAAAAGGGGCCATGATGGGTGTATTAGATATTTGGCATCCAGATATTGTTGAATTTATTACAGCAAAACAGCAACCCGGTAGACTAACAAAATTCAATATCTCTGTGAATTGTACAGATGATTTTATGTCACGGGTAAGCAAGATAAATGAACTTGAGTATGCATTATCTACTGAAACAGATAAATCTATTGTTGAAAATATCAATAATGAGATAAATGATTTAGATAAATGGGACCTAATTTTTCCTGTGACCACTTCTGAATATTACAAAGAAAAATGGAATGGCGATATTGTTCTATGGATAAAAAATGGTTATCCGGTAAATGTGTTTAATACCGTCTCTGTAAAATGGTTATGGAATCTAATCATGGAATCTACATATAATAGGGCCGAGCCGGGTGTATTATTTCTAGATCGCGCAAATTACTTTAACCCCCTGAATTACGGTGAAACTATCTATGCAACCAATCCATGCGGTGAACAAACACTGGCTCCAGGAAATATTTGTTGTCTTGGTAGTATTAATTTGACCAAGTTTGTGAAAGATGACAGAACTTTTGATTTTCCTGCAATTAAAAAATATGTAGGATATATGGTTCGTTTCCTTGATAATGTAAATTCATATTCTTCAGCACCATTACCAGAGTATTTAGAATCTATGCAAAAAAAGAGACGAATTGGTCTCGGTATAATGGGATGGGGATCGTCACTGTTTATGATGAAAATACGATTTGCATCAGACGAAGCATCAAGAATTCGTGAGAGCCTGATGAGATTGGTTGCACAAACTGCCTATGAAACATCTATTGATTTAGCGGTCGAAAAGGGGAAATTTGAATATTGTATTCCAGAGAAACATGCTGATTCTGTTTTTGTCAGGCAATTAAATCTTTCAGACGAATATATGGAAAAGATGAGGAAGGTAGGAATTAGAAACTCATCACTCATGAGCCAGCAACCAAATGGTAATTCATCTATTTTGGCTAATGTTGTTTCTGGTGGAATTGAACCAATCTTTATGCCGGAATATGTCAGAACGGTTATTGTTTCGACACCACCGGACGAAATCTCTTCAATCACACCAAAATGGTATGAGGGAGAATGGAATGAAACTGACTTATTCAAACTCACCAAGGAAGGTGATGAAGAAATTTTAAAAGGTACTCATAACGGTATTGTCTATAAAATTGATAAGAACAGAGGATTAACAAAAGAAATTCTATGTGAGGATTACGGTGTCAGATATCTAAAGAATAAGGGTGAATGGGATCCCACTGCGCCCTGGGCTGTGACCACGACAAATTTGACAGTCGACGATCATGTTTCTGATTTGCAAGGATTTGCCCGGTGGACGGATTCGGCATGTTCGAAGACATGTAACATTCCGTTTGATTATAGCTATGAAGAGTTTAAAAGTCTTTATTTGAAGGTATTTAATACCGGATTTATTAAAGGATTTACCACATACAGATCTGGTACCATGACTTCTGTTCTATCTGCCAAGGAAGAGAAAAACGCCACAGTAGACGACGAAGAAATTATTCTCGAAAGCGTAAAATTACCAGATTCCTCACCAGCCTCCATGAAGACATTAAAGGCCGAAGGAAGAAAATGGTACCTTTCGGTTGTGTGGAATGAACAACAAACTCGTCCTTTTGCTTTATTTGTACACACAAATCATCATGAAAAGAATATAACCACATCCGATGCGGTAGAAAAATTATATGATTTAGCTACAAGAAAGGGTATTCCACAGAGTTATATCAACGAAGTCACTGCAAAGATTGCAGGAAGTGATAATGCTTCTAAAATTGCGAGAATGATATCGTTGAATCTACGACACGGTGTTCTCATTAAGAATATTGTAGCCGCATTAGATACTGTAGAGGGTATGTATATTGGTAGTTTCTTATTCCAAATTAAGAAATTTCTGGCATCATTTATTCGAGATGGCGAACATGTACACGGCGAGGTATGTCAGGATTGTAATTCATCAAATATAGTCTACGAAGAAGGATGCAAGAAATGTGTGAATTGTGGATCTGGCAAGTGTAGTTAATATTTGGTGATTGTTTTATAATAGAACTTCGTGTATAATGAATCATAGATTGATTTTATAAAAGGAATATATGTTGGTACAAAAACAAGAATTACCGTATATTTCGGTATTTAAGACTTCTGCAGGTGAAGAACTTGTAGGAACCGTGGTAGAGGAAACTGAACAGGCATATTTTGTCGAGAAAGCAAGATGCCTGGTAGTAAATTCGCAAGGTGGAATCCAATTTGCACCGTTTATGATGATGGCCGATGCAGAGAAACCAATTAGGATCTGCAAGCCTATTATTACAGCATCACCGGCGCAAAGCCTTCGCTCAAGTTACGAACAATCAGTTTCGAAGATTGCATTACCTCCCAAGCAAGGGATTATTACATAACACATGGAGACACATATGAAAACAGGAAGCAAGACACCGTACGAAATTAGACTAGATCTTTTGAATTTAGCACAGACAATTCTTCATCAACAACACCAAGCAAAGGGTGCGGCAAATGGTGATAGGATTACAACAGCACCAACGTCTGAGGAAATTATCGCAGAAGCAGATAAACTAAATGCATTCGTTTCTCGAGGAAATCCTACCCACTGATTGTTGACTAGTTACCGAATCTTATTGTACAATAAGAGATATGGTAAAAAAGATACGATTTATATTTTCAAAGTTCAGCGCCTGGATGGCATATAATCCTCCAGGCGCTCTGTCATCTACGGGCTGGCGTTATTTCAGAAAAGAATTTAAGGAAAAAGCCCCCATTAGATATTATCTAAATAACGAATTTAAGAAAACCTTTATCTGGCCTGTAAAACATAAATGGCAGGCAATTAATGACTGGATTAGATATCGAACCATTAATCGATATCATATTATTAGGCTTGATCTTTCACCGGACTACCACGGAGCAGAAGAGCAGATTCTTCATGCAAATTTCAAGATTCTAAAAGACTTTGTTGAAATTGAATCTGCATGGCACTACCTCTGGCAACATCCAGAAGAAGATATTAACAGGAAGAATTTTTTCTATCGTCATATTCGACTTTATCGTAGATGGAAAAACAGAAATCTTCGTCGTCCGGACTTCGCCATGAAGTATTACGAATGGGCGGCCACGCTAGATGATCCTTCTTTACCACCACATGAACGGTGCGTGGAACAAGCACAAACAGCCAGGGAAATCATTGCACTATATAAGTGGTGGACCATTGACAGGGCTGCACGAAAGAATATTGATCCCGTACCGTATTCTAACCAGGGCCTTGGCATTTTGTCATCCCTTGATGACGACTTTGATCGTAATGCTCCGGATTATAAGAGATGGCAAGAAGAGCATAAAAGACAAGAGGAATTGGAACAAGAATGGGATGAAGAGGATACCGAAATGCTCATCCGTTTGATAAAAATTCGTAAAAATCTATGGACATGAAGAGGGATCTTTTTGAAGAGATGTTTAAGGATGGAATAGTCATTGAATATCTTAAGGATCACTCTATTGCTGTTGAATTTTATCAGGCACTCTGTAATGTTGAATGGAAAATAAAATCGCCACCTATTCCCGAAGATGAGCAAATTATTAAGAGATTAAAAGGCGAGGATGAAGAATGCTGGGGATGTTCCTGGCGATCTGCTGGTGGATATATTGCGGCAATACGCAATAGGTATCATAATACTAATGAGAGTTACCTGGATTTTTATTGTTTCGGTGATGAGGGTATTGTTACCGATAGAGTAAAAGAATGTTTTGATAGAATGGGTTGGGTTCAAAAGACCTAAAAAGAAAATGACAACAATGTCGAATTATGTCTTTGAAAGCCTCGATGGTGTGTTAGTCATTGGGGACGTTCATGCTGATTTCCAATCCTTCGAAAAAGCATGCAATTATTCCAGAAGCGAAAATTTTCTTCTGTTGGCGACCGGTGATCTCGTCGATAGCGGTCGCCAACCTTTCGAAGTCGTTAGCAAGATGCATTCTATGATGTATGATGGCCTTGCCGGTATAACTATTGGCAATCATGATGATAAGCATTATCGGGCAATCAAAGGAAATAGTGTTAGGTTCTCGCACGCAGCAAAACAGACATTGGTTGATGTCGGGGAAGAACGCATGTCAGAGTTTCAGCGCATGTATGCTGAAATCATCGAAGATAAAATGTTATCGGGCATTTATCATAAATTTGGAGATTTTACGGTTGTTCATGCGGCAAGTCATCCTTCTCTCTGGGAAGATGGTGCCGATGTCGGGAAAACCGCACGTTCCAGATTTCTGGTTGGTGAGACAAATGGAGAAGTGTACGAGGATGGGTATCCTGTGCGCCTCTACAATTGGATCGAAGAAGTTCCTATGGGTAAGACCGTTATCGTCGGACATGATAAACAGCCTATTCATAATGTTCCTATTACCGAGCCCATGGTTGTTCGTAATAAGAATGGTGGCAAAGTCATTTTCCTCGATACCGGTTGTGGAAAGGGTGGATTCCTTAGTGGTGCAATCTTGATGAAGACCAGGAAGGGATTTGAGTTTGAAAAATTTGTGGAGTTCAAATAATGGATATTCTCACTGATGAAGATTATGAAAAATTGGCATTGATTGAAGAAAAACTTGCCGATGGAATGGAGCTTACAGAAGAAGAGGAAGAATTCTATGTAGAGGCCGTTCTAAATAACGGTGATAATATGCTTGGAGCAACAACTTGACAAAAAAGACTAAAAATGGAGATAAAGTGGGGGCAAAACTTAACCCGCCGCGCCCATGGAAATTAGCCAAGGATAAAGATGTGATTTCGGATAATGAATGGCCTTTCCCTAAGGAAGGTACATCCGAGGAAGAACTCAATGAAGATCTATCCAATCCAACTCGATGGCCTTTTCCGACAGGTAGGAAACCAGAATGACAAAGGGTGTTATTGGAGTTACTGCCGGTAGCTTCGACCTAACACATGCCGGCCATTATCTAATGTTTGAAGAATGTAAGGGACAATGCGATTATCTAATTGTGTTCCTACAGACAAACCCTAACATCGATCGACCTGAGAAGAATGTACCTGTACAAAGTACACATGAACGGTATCTACAGGTGCGTGCCTGTAAATATGTAGATGAGGTGATTGTGTATGAAACCGAACAAGATTTACGCAATCTCTTATGTTCTGTAAAATTTGACAAACGATTTATTGGTGCAGATTGGGAAGGCAAACAATATACAGGGTGGGATATTCCGTACATGCATACAAAGGTTGTTTTCAATTCTAGAAATCACGGATTTTCTACAACAAGTTTACGAAATAGAGTTTATGAAGCTGAAAGGAAAAAGCATGACACAGAATAAGAAACCTGTGCAACCTTTACCCAAGGATGTTGTTGATGATTTCACCCTCGAGGAGTACATTGAATGGACCGAGGGTGAAGAGGAAGAATTTATGAGAATCCTACAGGATCAAACCAAGAAGGATGAAAAGAATGAAGATTCTTAATTTTCTAAGATGGCTTTGGGAACAGAGCAGTGTGGATGCAAAAATTCTGACTATTCTTCTCTTTCTAATAGGAATTCTTGTTCCAGGTTGCATGATCTTTGGAATCAAGGCATTACTTATTTTCTTTATTGCTATCGTTGCAGTGCTCTCATTGGTGTTGATATATGCCGTTTATAGATCTATAAAGGAACAATGGCAGAAATATAATGAATCTCTTGAAATCGAACGACAACAGATTGTTGATAAGTTGAGGGGAGATAAGCCCTACGTCGACAATGAGGTTTTGAAGGGCCTGATGGCACGCCGTCGGTCGCCCTAAATAGCACGCCTGTGCTATAGTAAAGGCTAAATAGTACGCGAAGAGAGACTTCGCAACTCATAACTTATTTGGGAGCCAAATATGTCAGCGAAAAAATTTAAGAAAGCAATCCTCATTGGGCGCTTTGAACCTTTCCACAACGGGCATCTAGCCAATGTTTTGCAGGCCATGGGCATTGCAGATAAAGTGCAAATTTTGATTGGAAGTTCATTCCAGCCACGCACTCCGAAAAATCCATTCAAGTTCCAGGAACGCAGCGATATGATTCAGCGTGCCATGAGTGAGGCACTTGCGGATGCACGTATTCCGGAAGAATTTTCTGCGTCCAACATCTCTATCAGTCCACTCCCTGATTTCAAATATAGCAATAGTTCTTGGATTTCGTATGTCCAGGGCATTGTTGCTAAGGAAGATCCGGAAATTGATGACAGAGAAATCTGCATCCTCGGATACGACAAAGATGAAACTAGTTGGTATAATCATGCATTTCCGCAATGGGCTTTTATTCCACTCAACGGCTTTGTGAAGCACGGATCTAATCCCATTGATGCAACCAAGGTTCGCGAACTTTATTTCGAAGGTCACCTAGATTTCATCACCGGTGCTATTCCTAATGCGGTATTTAATTACCTGAAACAGTTCATGGAAACCGAGTTCTACCAGGATATGGTAGAAGAATACAAATTCTATAAGGATTATCACAAATCCTGGGCCAGTGCTCCTTTCGTACCGGTGTTCCAAACGACTGATGCAGTGGTTATCCAAGGCGGTCACATTCTTCTTATCCAGCGAGGTTTTTCTCCCGGTAAGGGTCTTTGGGCACTACCCGGCGGATTTATCAATCCCAAGGAACGACTTGAAGATTGTGTGATTCGCGAGCTTGTGGAAGAAACCAAGATCAAGGTTCCTGAGATTGTTCTTCGCAAGGGTATTACCTACAACGAAGTCTTTGATCACCCGGACCGTGATTTGCGTGGTCGCACCATAACTATGGCCTATCTGATTGAGTTGGATGGCGGCAATGGTGAACTTCCGAGAGTTAAAGGATCCGACGATGCTAAGAAGGCAAGATGGTTCAAGCTTTCGGAAGTTGAAGAAATGGGAGAACTTCTTTATGGAGATCACAAGCACATTATTGCAACCCTGGTAGCAAGAGCACGAAAATGAGCTTCTATGTCAGAATCAAGAGATTGAATGGTCGCAACGACATTGCGATCCTTGGTTCCTGGCTCAATGAAAGTGGAGTTGTCGAGGTAGATTATAGTGAAGGTGGGTGGAGTGATGGCATGATTCATAATGTTGCTCCACATTTAAAATTTGATCAGGAAGAGGATGCCATTGCCTATGTGCTGGCACACGGTGGTAGTTATTCCACTAAGATTCCTGAAATGATTCCGGGAAAAGATTACCTGCCCGGGGGTTAAGGAGAAAATATGCCTTGCAGAGATTATTACGACGATCATCCTGAGCAATATTTTAAGGATGTAACCGAACCAGCACTGCGGAAACAAATTAGTTTTGCCGAAAGTGCTCTATGTGCCACACTTGCTGCGCTTGAGCACGCGGTGTGCGATGGTAAAGGAGATTTTGGCCCTCCCGATTTCTATGATACAATTGATTACAAATCGGCAGGAATTACCAAGAAGGACCTCATGAGATGGCATAAAGCCCATAAGGAATTAGATGCCAAGCACAGAATTGAAGAACAGGAAAAGCTTAGACGTCAGGCATTATCCAAGCTTTCCGTTGCTGAAAAAGAAGCCCTGGGAATTAAATGATTTTTTGTAAGGTACCACCTCAGGCACGACTAGGAAACGAATGGTTCATTTCCTACGGTCAATTTACAAATTCGGTACCCATCGGAATCAGACTTTCCTCTGAGATTATATTTGCCAAAACCAAGGAAGGAATTATCTATCTAAAAAATAGATATGGTACTCTAGAAGAAGGATATGAATATTCGGATCTGGAGTTGGTCGCAATTACACTAAAGGCGACTGTATTATAGTAACAAGTCCCAACAGTGAGTTGGGCATTATTTGATAAGGAGTTTATCATGAAGTATGCACATAACATTATTCTCAATAGCGACAGCTACAAGTACAGCCAGTGGCCCCAATATCCCGAGGGCACCGAATACGTGTATTCGTACATCGAATCTCGAGGAAGTAAGATTTACGACGAACTTGTGTTCATTGGACTGCAAGCATTCATTCGCGAATATCTAACTACCCCCATCACTCGAAAGATGGTGGACGAGGCAGAAAAGATCATCAAGGCCCACGGCGAACCCTTCAACCGAGAAGGGTGGGACTATATTGTCCAAGTCCACGGTGGCCGACTCCCCGTCGAAATCAAGTCCGTAGATGAAGGTACCGTGATGTACCTGAAGAACGTACTTGTTTCGATCGTTAACACTGATCCGAAGTGCTACTGGTTGACCAGTTTCCTTGAGACTGCTCTTCTTCGTGCAATTTGGTATCCCACCACTGTCTGTTCCAACAGCTACCACAGCAAGAAGATTATCCAGCACTTCCTTGAGAAGAATGGTGATCCTTCACTGATTGATTTCAAGCTGCACGATTTTGGTGCTCGTGGTGTGTCGAGCCTGGAAAGTGCCGGCCTTGGTGGCATGGCTCACCTGGTTAACTTCATGGGTACTGATACGGTGTCGGGAATCCTGGCTGCCATGGAATACTATGACGCAGAAGTTTGCGGATTCAGTATTCCTGCAATGGAACACAGTACCGTTACCAGCTGGGGTCGTGATGGTGAAACCGCTTCATTCCGAAACATGCTGAAGCTTTACGGTAAGCCTGGTGCTTTGCTGGCTTGCGTCAGTGATAGCTACGACATCTACAAGGCCTGCGAGAAGTGGGGAACCGAATTGAAGCAGGATGTGATTGACAGCGGTGCGGTTGTGGTTGTCCGTCCGGATAGTGGTGATCCTGTCCAAGTCGTTAATGACTGCTTGAAGATTCTCGACAAGCATTTTGGACACACCGTGAATAGTAAGGGTTACAAGGTGCTGAACAATGTTCGTATCATCCAAGGTGATGGTATTGATCATGTTTCGATCCGTGCTATCCTTACTCTGATGGACATCAATGGCTACAGTGCCGATAACGTGGCATTTGGTCAAGGCGGTGCTCTGTTGCAACAAATCAACCGAGACACCCTTGAGTTTGCCATGAAGTGTTCCGCTGCTTATATCAAGGGTAAGTGGGTTGAGGTCTACAAGGATCCGATCACTTCTTCCATGAAGAAGAGCAAGCGTGGTCAGCTTATGCTTGTTACCGACGAGACCGGTAAGTTTATTACCAAGGTTCTTGATTTTGGTGAAAACATCATTGATCACCTGAAGACTCGTTACAGGGACGGTTTGTCTTATAACGAGACTAACTTCGAAGAAGTTAGAACTCGTGCCCGTCAACCCGCACGATAAAATGGTGCAAAGATAAAGGGCCCTCTGGGCCCTTTTCTTTATAGTCCTGCGTATATCTTAAATTGCCTTGGTGGAAGTCCATGTTTCTTAACATAGAAATCAAAGGCCCACTTTAATCCATGTTCCCTGATAGTATCCTGAACAAGTTCACTGAAGGGTGTATCTTCTGTTCCTTGCATTGATGACTTAGGTGCCTTCTTTAAGGCATTTACCTTAGGATCGTCTGCACTATATCCGTGCCATGGATCCATGAATTCTGAAAGATTTTCTTCTTCGATAGTGCGATTATGTGCCACTGTCAAACCAGGTTTACCCATCTTTACCATGTCGCCTTTTCCGGCAACGGTGCTTTGATAGATAAGTGGGAATGACCATAATCCGTCCCCGAGGTCTTCCTTTGGGCCTAGAAGATAGCGCCCATTGGGTTTTAGCCCGGCAGCATTTGCTTCCTTAGGTGAGAGTGTAATGCCCGGCAAAGGTGTTGTAGATGCCGTCATTTTGTGCGCCTGTTGCCTTGTTGTTGTATGGCGTAGACCCTTTTGTGGTTCTAGAGACATGAGCAATGTAGGCACACCATTATCCTGTGTAATTGTGGCATAGAAATCTGGTGCAATTTCCTTAGCAAAGTTTACGTTGAAGTCGATTGTAACATTCTGTGTTGCTTCCTGCCCAGCGCCTGCCTTTGTGTTAATCCAGTTCTGTGCATCAGTAATTGCAGATGCTTCATCGGCGGATTCTCCACGATGTTTAATTTCATCTTTTTTATCCATGACCTGCCATTTCACAGCCTGTCCGCGCGGAACCTTTGTTTGATGTCGGATAGTCCAACCATGGTGATCAATATCTCTTGTTCCAATCTTAGCTTGTACAGCAGCCTTCTCTTCCTTATCTTGCTGAGCTAAAATATCAGCAAACATATTTTTATCAAAGGCTTCATCCAATTCTAAAAATTCAGCTAATCTCTCTTCGAATGTTCTTGCTGTAGGTCTACGATCGCCTGTCTTAGAGGCAATGCGAGCATTTGCTTTCTGCATTCCTTGGCTGTGTTTTACGGTTTTAAAGCGGTCTGCATGCGGATCAATTGCACGAGCCTTGTCTGCATAGGCGCGGAGTTTAGCGGTGCTGAGCTCATCTAATTCTTGTTCTTCAAACCAGGCATTGTAGACTTCATCCAATACGTCTTCATAGCTCACATCTTGTGCAGGGGCAGATCTATTAATTCCGCCCATGGAACCTTCAGCAGTCATGTCGGCATCATATTGCCTTTTCATTTCGTCGTAGTAATCATAGATATCTTTATAGCCATTTTGTTGAGCTGCCTTATCAAGAGTATCACCGATTTTATAGTCAGTGATTCCTTGCTTCTGTAGCCATGGACCTAACCAATCAATTGGATCTCCATCGGGGAAAATATTAGCTACTACTTCCTCAACCTTTCTCCAAACCATATCAAGTGTTAGAGATGGTTTGGTTGGTACGGCTGCCGCTGCGGGCGCAGCCGGAGCCTTCACGGTCTTGTTTGCCCATTCGTCACGACCTGCTGTGTCAGAAGTCTTAAATCTTTTCTCTACGCCGTCCTTTGATTTTGCAACCCAATGACCTTCTTCGACTGGTGCATTCCATGGTCTAGTTCCTGCACGCCTCTCAATTTCATTTTGGTCCCTGTGATATTGTCTCAGGAATGCTGAATCATCTGTTGTCTGGCCGCCACGGATTCCAAAATTGTAATCAATTTTGGTAATGGGTTTACCGAAATGTTTTTCCAAGTCTTCCTTTGATGTTTCGTCCCAGGTGATTCTTACATCTTGGGAGGTGCCATCTTCAAAATGCACTTTCCAGATATAGTATTCGCCACTACGTAGGCTTTCCAAAATATTATTTGTATCAAATGAACTAAAATCAGATGGCTTCATTTCTTTATCCTTTACCGGTTTAGACTATTTATCTAGAACTTGGAGTTTGACTTCACAATGTATTTAATGGTATAATGCAGATGCTAAATACTGTCCCCTTTTTGGTTTCCAATTTAGGGGATTTTTAGGAGATAATATGATAACAGCGAAACTATTGTTAGCATATCTTCTTCAGGCCTCAGATATTACCGGCGTTGCCGATACATCAAAAGTTGATCCAGCTGAAGCATATTGCTTGGCTGAAAATATCTTTTATGAGTCCCGGAATGAAGATATTAGAGGGCAATTTGCGGTTGCCTCTGTTACACTAAATCGTGCCAAGGATCCGCGTTTTCCTAATACGATTTGCGGTGTTGTGAAACAAGCCCTTCCGCACAGAATAACGAAAAATATCGTTTGTGCATTCTCTTGGTACTGTGAGAATGATAAAAAGGGAAAAGAAATTAATTTTCTGAAGAAAGATGGTACAATCAACCAGGCATTGGTTGATCAATTCCAAATTGCATCTATTGTTGCGATCACTGTTCTTGCGGGCGAAGTTGAAGATAATACCAAGGGTGCAACGCACTTTCACAATCCATTCACCAGTAAACCTGCCTGGCGTTTCGAGATGACAAGAACTATGCGGGTCGGAAATCACGATTTCTATCGTATGCCTGCACCCAAGGAGTAAGGATGGTCGGCGATAAGCCTATGAGAGATTGGAGGAATGAATTAACCTCCACAACCAGATATAAAAAAGCCTTTGCTTGGTTTCCTAAAAAAATTGGAAATGAAATGATTTGGTGGAAAAATTATTATAAGAAATATGTCACCTGGGGTTTTGAAAATGATTCATACGGTCATACAGAAATGACCGAGGAACTTACTGAAGATGTCTATCTCGTAAGAAAACTATCAGAAAATCTTTGACTTTCGAGTAACACTGTGATAAAATACATACCATGAGACCTGGTATGTATTTTCAGGTCCCGATAAAGGGGACAAATGGACAATTATAAAAATTTGATAATTGACATTCTCAATAACGGTGTTGATAAACCAGACAGAACTGGCGTAGGCTCAAAATCGGTATTTGGTAGAATGCTCAGGTGGGATCTTAGCAAAGGATTTCCACTAACAACCATACGCAAAGTTCCTTTGCGTATTGCCTTCGAAGAAACAATGTTTTTCCTTCGTGGTGAAACAAATACAAAGTTACTCGAAGAAAAGAACATAAACATCTGGAAGGGAAACACTTCTCGAGAATTTCTCGATAAGCGTGGGCTTCAGCATCTACCCGAAGGTGATATGGGTAAGGGTTATGGATACCAGTGGCGGCATTGGGAAGCGAGTAAGGTCGAGTCTATTCCAATTTCTGAAAACAGTTATGCATTATTAAGAACATCTGGGATAGAGGTTGACCAAATTGCAGATCTTCTCACTGGACTGAAAGATGATCCTTACAGTCGTCGTCACGTTGTGACAGGTTGGAATCCAGGTCAATTACACGAAATGGCCTTGCCCCCATGCCACATGCTACATATGTATTCTGTGGAAGGTGATTTCACAGTAGACAATGGAAAACTGAATAATTGCTTTGTAATGAGGAGCAATGATGTTCCCTTTGGGCTCCCATTCAACATTGCATCTTATGCACTTTTAAATCACATCTTCGCAAAATATCTAAGACTTACTCCAGGTGAACTTGTTTACTTCGGATGGGATGTACATATCTATCAAAATCAGATGGATATGTGTCAGGAAATGATTCAGCGCGAGCCACGTGAATTACCCACCCTAAATATCAAGAAAGATTTGAATTCCTTTGAGGATATTCTAAATTTGCAATGGGAGGATATCGAACTGATCGGCTATAATCCTTATCCAGATGTAAAAAATAAACCAGGAATGGCAATATGATTTTTCCTACACCCGATACAATGCAGAAAATCGAACTCCTTGATAAACTTCTGGGAGCTCTTAGCCTAGAGGATTTACAGGCCATGGCAGAAACTGAGCAAGTAGTTGCAAGGTTAAAGGGCACAGAAAATAATCCAAAATTACTCACCAGGCTTGTTCAAGAACATGACCAGATGAGTTCAAATTTTATGACACTCCAGGGCGATTTCTGGTCCCTGAAAGAAGATGTAAAAACTCTGATAAAGATTACTACGAAGCCATATGAACCCTATGTGGTCAGTGAATTTAACAGCCTAAAAAGCAAGCACGGTATATATTGAGTCATAAATACATTTGTCACACAACGGTGACAACTTTTCAAAACTCAATATCCGTTTAAGGAAGGATTCTAAAATGTCATACAATAAAACAAAATGTGACCCCGAATTGGGTCAGCAAATCCATCAACACCTTGTTAAATGTGGTGTTGAAACTCCGACAATTCAAAATCATCTCGATCGCAAAGATAAGATCGAAAAAATTGAATTGGCATTTGAAAACATTATGCACACTCTCGGCCTCGATACCAATGATGATAGCCTCGCCGAAACTCCTAAGAGAGTAGCCAAGATGTATGTGAATGAAATTTTCTGGGGTCTTGATTACGATGCATTTCCGAAATGCACCGCAGTCGCAAATAAGATGAAATATGATGAAATGGTTGTTGAGCGCAATGTAAACGTTCAATCTAACTGTGAACATCACTTTGTTATTATCGACGGTGTTGCAACCGTTGCTTATATTCCTAAAGAGAAAGTTCTTGGTTTAAGCAAGATCAATCGTGTTGTTGAATATTTCAGCAAGCGCCCACAGATCCAGGAAAGATTAACAGAGCAAGTATATCACGCACTGCAATACATCCTTGGAACTGATGACATTGCGGTGGTAATCCACGCACAGCACTTCTGTGTAAAGAGCAGAGGTGTCGAGGATACAGGATCGAGCACAATCACCTCAAAATTGGGTGGCGTGTTCAAGAGCGACCCTAATGTAAGAATTGAATTCATGCGTCTTGTTTCCTTTGATAAGGAATAATCATGTTCAAAAAATTTCTAAAGTGGCTTGAAAAGCACGATAGAAAGAGAGTAATCATGGATAGGGAGAGCAAATCTCCCTATCTTACTCGTTATTATCTTTTTCTAAAAGACAGAAAGAAATTCCCTTTCAACGTCTTTCTTCATAATTTCCACAGAAGCGATCCGGACGATCTTCATGATCATCCCTGGCCGTATGCTACCTTTATTCTAAAAGGTGGATATTGGGAATGGGTCCCCATTATCGACACTACCACGGAATATCCAGATCCGGTTGTAGCACCTAAGGAAACACCTAAGATTATTGGGGAAAAGAAAATTTGGAGAGGCCCGGGACATTTCAGAGTCTGTAAAGCAACAAGCTATCATAGAATTGAATTGGAACCAGGTGTAGATTGCTGGACACTTTTCATGCCGGGTCCACAGCAAAGAGAATGGGGATTCCTAATGCACGAGGATTGGAAACCTGAAACTCAATGGTGGGTATATTATGAAGATTATATCGATGCAAGAAAATCCTAAGCCGGAAGAGGAAAAGACATTTGATGTCTTAAGAAGGCCGGATATCGACACAATGCTGGAAAAATTGAAAGATATTACCACGGTAAAATCTTCGGTAAATTTCAGAAATGGGCCAGAAATGGTCCCCGATATTGTCACGACATATGAAAAAATAAAATGCCTTGAGAGCAATGGCTGGGAATTTGAAGAATTTGTACTTGCACTCGAGAAACGTGCTATACTTGCGCAAGTCGACGAATATAATAGAGATAGATTCCCATCAGACCTTTTAAATAGGGTAAGAAAATTTTATCCTAATGCAGTGTTTCTTGAGGCGAGAATCGAATTGGAGTAAATATGGAACCAAGAGTTTACAAATATACAAGTACAAAAGAATATCATGACGCCTTTCCCTGTGCATATCGCCAGTGGAGGGCTGATTCGCATTGCAATTTAATTCACGGATATAGCTTCTCGATGAAGTTCTATTTTGGAACAGATGACCTTGATGTTAGAAATTGGGCAGCTGACTACGGCGGATTAAAGGAATTGAAGGGCACGCTAGAGAGCATGTTTGATCATACTCTTTTGGTAGCACAGGATGATCCAGAACTTGAAATGTACAAGGAACTGGAAAAAAGAAAGATGGCAAAAATCACTATACTTCCACGACTCGGATGCGAGGGACTGGCAGATATGCTTTACAAGTATATCAATGGTGTCTATATTCCCGACCTATGGGGTCCCGGTGAAGCCAATAGACTGTGGTGTTATCGTGTTGAAGTTCGTGAGACGCAGGCAAATATGGCATTTCGCGAAGGCCATAGAGAATGGAAAGAGGATCTATTAGAGGAGTTCTAAGATAGATATGTCAACTGAGGATGATCTATTTATTGCTCTCAGGGCCATGACATTCGAGGAGGCCCTGGATCTATCCATAAGCATTACAGACAATCTACCCTTCGGAATGCATTTCGAAGAAAAAGAAAAGATTGCCGATGCTGAATTGGAAAGGTATGGATGGTCTTATAAGCGTCTATGCGCCGAATATGAAAAAAGAAGAGGCAACAGTAAGTTCAATCTATAATCTGGAACTCTTTTTTGACGCTAAATAATAGATGATTTTTGCAATTCTTACTTTATTATCAGCTCTCTCACTGGCAACAGTAGCGGGCTGGTTTTCTATTATAGGTGTCATGGCTATCTATGCAGGCGCACCTATTCATGCACTCATTATGGGTGTAGTTCTCGAGGGTGGAAAATTAGTTACCACAAGTTGGTTATATCGTAATTGGAAATCCTCATCCTGGGCATTAAAACTTCCACTAATTATCTTCACCGCAGCCCTTATGCTTGCAACAAGCATCGGTGTGTTTGGATTTCTTTCTAAGGCACATCTTCAACAAGGTGTTGCCACACTAGATAATGGTCCGAAGATTGAAAGACTTGATCAGCAGATAGCAAGAGAAAAAGAAACTATTGCTGATAGTGAAAAGGTTATAGCACAATTAGATGCAACAATCAATTCCTATCTTGGAAAAGATAGAGCCGATAGGTCTGTGGTAATAAGACGAAGCCAGGCCCCTCAGCGTAAACAATTGAGAGAAGAAATTGATGCAGCAAACAAGAGAATTGATCTACTCAGTGAGGAACGCCTAAAGCTCCAATCTGAGGTAAGGGCTATGGAACTGGAGGTAGGTCCGGTAAGATATATTGCTGAATTAATCTACGGAACAGAAAATAGCAACAATAAGACGCTCGAAAGTGCAGTGAAGATATTTACGCTCTTGATTGTATCGACTCTTGACCCACTTGCGGTTACACTATTAATTGCCGCCAACCATACTTTAATTAGGCGCAGGGATGAGAAAGAAGAAAAGACCAGACAGGCCCTCGGCCCTCAGGAATATACGCCTTCGGGAACCATACCGACGGTTGGAAATAATGTGGTTGAGGAACAGAATTCGATCTATTCAGAATCAATTAAAAACATCGAACAATCGAGGGTATCGAGCATTCGAACTAGGGATGAGGATAGCAGATCTGAGTATGAAGAGGAAGGTGGGATACACACGTCGATATCTCCAAACTCTTTGGAAAAACATATAATTTCTGATGAAAAAGAAAATTCTACCGTACAAAATACGGCTCCCGAAACCACTCACGATATGGCAGCGTCGCCCGCGCCTGACAAAGTGCTGGAAGAGATGGGAGGAGAAGTCCCCGGTGAAAGTGACCCCACTGAGCTTAATATCGGGACCACGAAGAAAATACCTGCTCAAGAATCGGAAGAGGTGTCGGGGTTAAATGAAAAAGAAAAAGCAATTGTGGAGAAGTTCTACAAAGATGAATACTGGACCAGGTCTACGCAGAACAATGGGGTATTTCAGGTTCCTCGCGCGTCGACGATTACTTCCGCCGCCACCTTCGAGGATCAGGAAGATCTACCTGTAGATAATCGAGCTATTCCTTGGGCACATCAGCAAGAAGTATTAAGAGAATTAGTCGGTAACACACGACATTTTACACCACAGGCATTGGATGAAGAAAAGAAGCCTCAGCGATTGGAAAAATCCCTCACCACCACCGACAGTTCGGAGAATTCGTCGTCGGGTGAAATTACATCGTTATCTGAAGAGGGACAGGAAATGGATAAAGTTGTGGGTGATGCGCCGGGCAGCAATGAAGCAGAGAATTCTGAAACCGTACCTAAGCAAAGTAATCTAACACCACTAAGTTGGATAAAGGAATTTAAAAATGACAACAGAGAATAAGAATATCACCTGCTCATTCTGCGGTAAGGGTAGACACGAAGTTCAGCACATGATTGAGGGCCCGATGTTTAATGGTAGCCTTCTGTATATTTGCGATGAATGTGTTAAATTCAGTCATGATGTATTAACCCAGGATTCTGAACAGAAGGTTACTAAGAAAAAGAAAGAAAAATTACCTACTCCGGAAGATATCAAGGCATATCTTGACGATTATATCGTGGGGCAAGATAAAGCAAAAATTGCAATTTCTGTTGCTGTATACAATCATTTCAAAAGAGTAAACAACAAGAATAAAGATGTAGAGATTGATAAATCAAATCTGTTAATGGTGGGTGCCAGTGGTTCTGGCAAAACTCTTACAGTCAAAACAATTTCAAGACTTTATGACATTCCCTATGTAATTGCTGATGCTACTACGATAACCGAAGCAGGATATGTCGGTGAAGACGTAGAAAATCTTATCAAAAGGCTCTATGAAAATTCTGGAGAGGATTTAGAACGTGCTCAGCATGGCATTATTTTTATTGATGAAATTGATAAGAAATCCAGAAAAAGTGAATCCTCCACATTAAGTAGAGATGTTTCCGGCGAAGGTGTTCAGCAGGCACTTCTAAAAATGATTGAAGGAACAATTGTTAAATTTGAAGACGCCGAAGGTTCCGAGATCGAATTTGACACAAAGGACGTATTGTTTATTTGCAGTGGTGCATTTGTTGGCCTGGATGAACTAATTCGAAAGAATAGATCCAAGACAAGCATCGGGATTGGTGCAACTCTGAATGTAAAATCTTCATTCTCTGATACTGTATCAAGTGTTATTCCTGAAGATTTTATAAAATATGGATTAATCCCTGAATTTGTCGGTCGTTGTCCTGTAACGGTTGTCTTCGACGACCTTACCGTTGACATGCTTGTTAAGATCTTGAAGGAACCTAAGAATAGCATCATTAGTCAATTTAAGGCACTTTTCAAGTATGAGGGTGTTACTTTGGACTTCGATGATAAATACCTACAGAATGTTGCAGAGGAGTGTCTGCGACAGAAGGTTGGCGCACGTGGTCTGCGCTCCATTCTTGAGAAAGATCTACAGGCAGTACAATTTACCCTGCCTAGGTTAGCGAAAGATGGGGTTTCGACTGTTGCAGTAGATTCACGCGGCGCAGTGAAATATGTATACAAGACAAAGCGTTCAACGAAACGAGCAAATAATGAGTAATCGATATAAAGAAGGTAAGAGACATAAGGGCCTCACAGTTGAGGTCCGTGGGGATGATTTCGGTCGTGCATTGCGTACCTGGTCGAAAAAAGTCCAAGATACAGGCATCCTAAAGGAAGTAAAAGATAGGATGTCTTACGAACCACCTGCTGTAAAGCGTCAGAGGCTGAAGAAGCAAGCTCGCAAACGCTGGGAAAGAACAGTCGAGGAAATGATCTCTGCAGGTATGTGGCACAAAGATAAACGCTACTGATCTGTAAACAATCGCACAAAAAGAGGGCTTGACGTATGCCCTCTTTTATTTTATAGTAACGGAAATTTACGGGTGTAACGCCTTGAACACATTTCCTACTATTGCTGTTTTAATCCCTGCGTATAATGAAGAAGTTGTCATCGAGGCGACAATTGATTCATTAATCCGTTCTGGATGTGCAAAATCCGATATCTATATTGTGGATGACCGCTCCACAGACAATACAGCAAAGCTTGCATCCGCCACGGGTGTAAATGTGTATACAGTGCCGGAAAATGGCGGAAAGGCAAATGCCCAGCGCCAAGCACTTGTGTATTTTCAATTACTGAAGAGATATGATTGGATCATCTTCTTTGACGGTGATACCAAAGTTGATCCACTCTTCATGATGAAGATGCGTGGCGCTGCCGAAGCTAATCCCGATGTGGGTCTTTATCTCGGCCAGGTTAAATCTGCAGAAAATAATCATCTGTTTTCATCACTCCGTGCGTATGATTATACGTATGGTCAGGATATTGCAAAACAGGGACAATCTAATTTCAATGTGGTATTTGTGGGCCCGGGTTGTTCTTCGATGTACAATACAAAGGTATTGTCCGAACTGGACATTGATCCGAAGACACTGGCAGAAGATATGGATCTTACCATGCAGGTTCATAGGCACGGAAAGCGTGTTGAATATGTACCGGATGCAATTGTATATACACAGGATCCATCAACCTTCCGTGATTATGGAAAACAGATGACACGATGGTATCGTGGATTCTGGCAAGTCATTAAGAAGCACAATGTTTTCGGTTTTAGCAAAAAGCAACGGGTTGATTGGTATCTAATCTTGCTCACACTTGATGCGGTTATCTTTAATCGTTTATTCTGGTTGGCCCTTGTAGGTATTTTCTACACCCCGATGCTATTCGGTATCATGGCAATTGATTATGGTGTTTCATTCTTGATTGCATGTTATTGTGCTTGGCGTACAGGACGGCTTGACGTTATCTATAAACATCCTGTATACTACTGGTTGGGGTTTTATAACTTCTACGCTTTTATGAAATCATTCTTCGAAATTGTAATTCAGCGTAAAGAAATCTTGGCATGGAACAAAGTCAAGAGGTACAGTTTCGATTCACACACTAACTAAGAAAGGTAATTATGAAGAAGTCTCGTTTTGCTATCGCCGGTGTCATTCTGGCTCTCGCGTCGATGGGTGCTATGGCCGCCGAGCCCCTGGGCTATCCTGGTTCGAATTGGTCTGAATTGACCTTCAGTCCCGGTGTTATTAAGGGCACCAAGGAAGACAACAATATCCTCCTGCAGGGTAAAGTTGAGCAAGGTATTGATTGGATGAAAGTTTCTGACAAGTGGAAGCTCAACACCTATGCCTCTTTTGGCTATAGCATGGATAAGAATAAGTTGGATTATAACAACAAGTTGGTTCCTGCGGTCGGTGTAAAGCTTGTTCGTGATTTCGATCACGGTGTGCTGAATCTCGGTGTTCAGGCAGTTCATGAACGTCATTTCAATGTCGGTCCTGAAGTCACTGGTCCTGTTTCCGGTTCTGGCGTGCAAGTCTATGCCAGCTACTGGTTTGGTTGGAATCTGAAGAAATAAGGAAAAATTATGACAATGCCCGTTGCTGGTAACGCAACGGTTGTCAACTTTCTGATGCGCTTTCCGGTCCTTGTACCGGTAGCCGTGGCAGTAGGTGTTGCAACCGTTATTCCTAAGGAGGTCCCTCCACCTCCACCCCCTGCGCCAGTAGTAGTTGCCGCACCGGCACCTGCACCTGCGCCAGTTGTTCTGAAGCCTGTTGAGCCTTTGTGCCCTCCGGCTGATAAACTTACCAAGGCCGAACTTGCGAAGTTAACACCAAAGGATCGCGGTATCCTAAAGGTTCGTGGCTGTATTAAGGGTTAAGATATGGAGGTACTAGTAGATATCGCTGCGGCGATAATCTGCTTTGCCGGAACATGTCATAACGCTTTGGTAGGTTATGATACACCAAGGGGCGAATATACTCTTGCCCCTTATTCGATCATAGATCCTCGCTACGGCGGGGATCTTCTCGTTTTCAAACATGATGAGAATGGCGTCTATGCCATCCACCGTGTATTGGATATTCCAGGTCAGCAGAGAATCGCAAGATTAAGAAGCCCGTATGCACAGCACCGGGTGACAGTTACAGCCGGATGTGTCAATATAGAACCTGAAGTCTATCAAGAACTAATGGACTGTTGTTCCACATCGAAAGTAATAATCAAATGAAAATTGTAATTGCAGCCGCACTTTCACTCATTTCTCAGATTTCAATTGCCAGCGAACAATTTGTTCCTGTATTGATGTACCATCAAATTACGGATGATAAAAATCCCGGTGGTACCGTTATTAGCAAATCTCGATTTGAGGAACATGTGAAATTCCTGAAGGATCAGGGATATACCACTCTTACAATTAAAGAAGTTGAAAAATTCATGAAGGGTGAATTGCGCGTTCCGGAGAAGAGTGTAGCAATTACTATTGATGATGGTTGGAGATCTACCTTTAACGCTGTTAAATCTTTGAATGCCTATAATTCAAAGGCCACGTTGTATATCATTAGCGGGGCATTTGATGATCCGCAATACCTGACGGCAGAAGAAGTATCGGCGCTTGCCCAGAATGATAGATTTGAGATTGGTGCGCATACGCATACTCATTTTCTTGAATGGCAGACACAACTTGATAAGATTGATTTTCGCATCATGGCAGGTGAGGTTGCAATGTCGAAGATTATTCTCGAACAGGTTACCGGTAAGCCTGTTACATCTCTCTCATGGCCGTTTGGATATAGTAGGCCCGAAGCTGTGAAGTTTGCGGGTAACACAGGGTATTCATCAACTGTGATGGTTAATTCTGTCACTAAAAATACCAAAGGTATGTCTCCCTTGGAGATTCGTCGGATAAATATTGACGGTAACTGCACGATTGCAGACCTGCGCTCCATGGTTGAGACAGGTAATCTCGAGGAATGTAAACATGATGAAAGCATTGAAAAGGCTGTTAGATAAATTACTTGGAAGAAATAAGGCACCGGCACCTATTCCGGCTCCCGCACCCGCACCTATTCCGGCTCCCGCGCCGGCACCATTACCACCCGTAGTGGTAAAAGAACCAACCTTTGTGGAAGATTTTTCTTCCGGTAAGCTAGATCCTGCAAAATGGGTGGTTTCTACCTGGACAGCACCGGGCGGTTCAGCTACGCACAAGGGCACGTTTTTAGCAAAAAATGTCTCAATTGTAGACGGAATTTTGTGTCTCAAATTGAATCAAGCGGCAATGTCATACGGCGTATCCTCTAAGGGTGCCGAAATTGCCACAGTTGATAGTTTCCAATATGGCACTTTTGAATGGGTTGCCCGCGCAAGTTCCACTGCAACTACCGCAGATGGTCCGGGTACGCCTGTAAGTGGATCCATTACAGGATGTTTTATCTACCTTGATGGTGCTAAGACTGAAATTGACTTTGAAGTCGAGGGTGGAATTAGAAATCGAGCAACTCAACTAACAAGCTGGGTGGGTGAATCTAATCCGAACGAACATACTGATGTAGCGCCGGCATCGAATGATGATCTTCCACATCAGGGGTTTCATTCATATAAATTTGTCTGGATGCCGGGCAAAATTGAATTCTACAGAGATAATGCTCTGATTGGAACTCATACCAAGGTTGTGCCGACCGAGGCAGCCAAGGTAATGATCAATCATTGGGGCACCGACAACGAAGATTGGGGCGGAAAGGCCACAATCGCTGTCGAACGCACAATGTGGGTAAAAAGTTTCAAGTATACCCCTCTCTAATCAGAGATAAATAAATTTGAGGATCGCTCAATGGTGAGGGTCCTCAATTTAGCAGCAGAAGGCTGCATTCTAACTTGCTTATAAAAGGAGTAAATTTCTATGTCTAGAAATGAATTTGACCGTCTATTTGACAGACTTGACCAACTAACTGTAGGTTTCGGGCCCCTATTCAGGGAATTCCAATTTGAATCTACAAGCTATCCACCACACAATATCATCAAGAGAAGTGATACCGAACTTGTTCTAGAACTTGCTGTTGCAGGATTTAGGAAGAGTGAAATCACACTTGAGGAACACGAAAGTCTACTGACTGTAAAGGGCGTAAAGGAATCACAGCCCGAAGAGCAGTACCAGTTCCGTGGTATTGGTAAGCGTTCTTTTGAGAAGAAGTTTAAGATGGCAGAATACTTCGAGATTGCGGAAGCAACACTCGAAGATGGTATTTTGACTGTCGTCTTCAAGAAGAATGTGCCCGAGGAAGCACAACCTAAGCTTATCGCTATCAAATAAGATTAGTTGACTTTAGACCCCGGGCAATGTAGAATCAACCTATAACCCGGGGATTTTCCATATGGCAACAACTCAACCAGATATCGAAGTTATTGAGCGTGTTGAAGACACGATTCAGGTAAAGATACCTAAGATGTATAAGGTATTGCTCCATAACGATGATTCGACTACCTTTCAGTTTGTGATTGAAGTTTTGGTTCGCATTTTTCATAGAACGGTAGAAGACGCTATTCTGCTGACCCAGACTATCCACGTTCAAGGACAGGGCATCGCCGGTTCTCCTTACACCAAGGAAATTGCCGAAGAGAAGACTCTTGAGACCGTAGCATATGCACGGGCCAACGGATTTCCGCTAACTGCCACTTACGAAGAACTATAACAATAAATATCTCGTAGTGATACGAGAAATACATGTCGACAACTCTAATTCAAATAAAATCATTCCTCGGAAAATATTATCCAGAGCTCCTCTACTCAGCCACACAGGATAAGTATCAAAGATCTAACCTCGATACATTTTTCGAGCAGCGTTTCTATATTCAAAATAATAAGACTCAGATGATTGTGGATCCAGGTCTTCCTGGATTAGCAGTTATCATTATGGGTAACGAAATTCATATTAGCAAGGAATTATATGATCACAAGAATGTGGTCATAACAAATTCACTTGAGAATAAAGAAAATAAGAACCCACGTAGTCTCTATAATCCCGAGACGTTTTCTACCATTGCCTACTTGGTGTGTCAGAATCATACCATGTTCAGTATTAATGGTCCGGTGGATGAACCCATCTATGTCAAATATAGGACTGATTACGAAACCTTCTACAATTCAGTTCTTGTATTCAATCTCGGCGAAGATCTCGATGCAGAAATTGTTGAGGAGGTGGAGAGCCAATGTGCTTTAAACGCCGTAGTCAATTACATTCTACAGCCGAGGGCTAGGTTGGCCCTTTCGACATTCTATAAGAATAATTCCAGTGCTATTTCTTTCAATTATAGAAATGTAATAACACAGGAGAATTCTTCATACACACATGCAATGTTCGGTCGTGGAGCATCAAACGTCATAGATGAAAATAGATTCCAGGTGCATTCAGATTCGAATATCGAATTACTAGGTGTTACAGATTGTGCGGGAAGAAATTTTAATTCTATCGTATCATTGTACCCTGCCTCCGAGAATTATGATTTCAGTGTAAACTACAGAAATATCATTTATGGAAAGGGAAATGTAACATTTACACCGTCCATTTATGGGTCAATTTTGTCAGACGCCTCAGTGAATGTGCAGGATCTACAACTTGATTCGTTTACAAATGCAGAAAAACTTGCTAAAATAAAGGACTTTACGCAAGATGTCGTCGACAGGGCAGTGCTTGAACGTCTTGTCGGTGTCAAAAGGTTTTACGATAACAAAACCAAGTTCTTGCAATTTCCATAAATAGTAGTATGACAAAAGATCTATCCTTCCGTACTTTAATAGAGAAGGTGAAAGCTGAGGAAGAAGTTTACCAAATCAAGTTACCGGTATCCCAATCCCAATTGAAACCAGTATTCAGCGAAGAAGCAATTTCTTTGCATTATGGCACTCTGTACAAAAAATATGTCGAGAAGGCACACGCCGGCGAAGGAGAATTTCAAGTAGCGGGCGCAAAATTACACACATTGTTCTTCGAGCAATTTCAGGCATCGAAGGCCAATAATAGACCCTCGGATGCTTCCAAAATTCTAATCGAAAAGAAATTTGGAAGCTTTGAGAATTTCAAAGACTCCATTAAGAACGCTGCACTAGAAATACACGGTTCAGGCTGGGTATATCTAGACACAAAAGGCACTATCAAAACCATCGTAAATCACAAGGTCGTAGACGATGTTGCAGTAATTATTGATATGTGGGAGCATTCATTTATAATCGACTATGGTGCGGATAAGGAAAAATATCTTGCCAATATCTGGAAGATTATCGATTGGACAATTATTAATGCAAGGATCAACCAAAATGTATAAAATTACGAGAATCGACGACCTTGGCACAGACTATACCGTTGCTGACCAAACAGGTAAAATTATCAAGACCATCCAGGTTATTCAGGACACAGAGATCCTTGAAGCAGCCCTTGGCACATATAATGAAACCTTTACAAGTGTACAGGAATATCTTGATAAATCGATTGCTGTATTAGAGGGTTACGAAGAAGTCGATCCTTATCGTACATTGTGGATTTCCACAATGGAGAAAGAAGTTATTCTTGCAGATGTTATCCAGTATGCAATTACATATGGATATGATAGAATCATTCTTGAACATCTTGATAAGACTGCCGATCCCGAATACCTTAGCACTGAGGTAGACGACGAAGAATAATTGTGTTATAGTCAAGGCGCCCCGTTAGCTCAGAAAAACGTTTGGTCACTGCACATAAGGTGGCGCCGCCGGCTGTATATCAAATTAGTTACATTGAAGAGAGCATCCGGTTCTAACCGGAAGGTCGGTGGTTTGATGTGTTCCATCATGGGGCATCGTATATTATGGATGAAGATAGGATTAGATTAGTTTGTGCTTGGATTGGAGACGGCGAGGGTTGTACGCATTCTCCTATCACTGGAAAATCTTACTGTAAGAAGCACCATTTGAGGATCTATGATATCTTCCTCCCCGAAATGGCTGACTATATTATAGAGAAAGAACTTAAATCCGATTTACAAAATACCGATTGACATTTCCAGTGCGGCCATACTACAATATGGCTCAAAGGGGATATTATGAGTATTTTGAAGATTTTGTATGCACTAGGTTCTGACACCAAGCGTAGCCATAAACTTGCTCTTCTTGAGCAACATAAGACTAATGCACTCTTCATGCGTGTTGTGAAGTTGGCGCTGGACCCTTATGTCAATTTTTATATCAGGAAAATCCCTAATTATGGATTTAGATTCCTTGCCGAAGGCGAAGAATTCAAGACCCTCGACTGGGCATTGGATGAACTTGAAAAGTTGTCAAGCCGACAACTCACTGGTCACGCAGGTATTGAGCATCTTACTAATGTGCTCCTTAGCGTGCATCCCGATGATGCTACTGTTGTTGAGCGGATTATTGGTAAAGATCTACGCTGTGGCGTCGCGGATGGTACGGTTAATGCTGTCGTAAAAGATTTCATTCCAGAGTATCCCTGTTTGCTTGCACGTCCTTACGATGCAAAAAACATCAAGAATATTATCTTTCCTGCCAATAGCCAATTGAAGGCCGACGGCGTCCGTGCAAATGCTATGGTGGCCGGCGATGCCGTTTCCCATTGTGGGCGTTCTGGAAGAGAGATTGACCTTCATGGTAGTCTAGATCACGATCTCAAACTTCTTGCCAGTCAATATGGCACCGATATGTTTTTCGATGGTGAGTTCGTTGTAGTTGATTCCAAAGAGCAAATCATTGACCGAAAAACTGGTAACGGAATTATCAATAAGGCCATCAAGGGGACTATTAGCCCCGAGGAAGCAGCCATGGTTCGATTCCAGGTCTGGGATGCATTTCCGTTGAATGAATTTCATACACGTCGTTCCGCCGAAACCTATGACAAGAGATTTGACCATTTGGTGAAGGCGGTGCAAGGTATTGTTGAGAACAAGGAATACATGACGTTGCATTCTTTGAAATACGGTGCTCTTAAATTCCGATTGATTCCTTATCGAATTGTAAATAGTCTTGCAGAAGCGGTGCAACACTTTGAGGAATTACTTGCTGCCGGAGAAGAAGGCACTATCCTGAAGAATTTTTGTGGCATTTGGGAAGATACCAGAAGTAAGCACCTTGTTAAATTCAAGGCAGAACTCGACGCCGATATGGAAATTATTGGTTGGAATCCCGGTGAGGGCAAATTTGTTGGCCAAGTTGGTAGTCTGATTGTTGCCTCCAGTGACAGGCTTGTTGAAGCCGCCATTAGCGGTTTCCCGGATGATCTGCGAGCCGAAATTACCAGAGACATCAACAGTTGGATGAATGGAATTGTTACGGTTCTTTACAACGAAAGGATTAGTAGCAAAGATCGGGCAAAAGTGGATAGTCTATTCTTGCCTCGGTTTAAGGAGCGTCGTTTGGATAAATCTGTTGCAAACTCTTCAAAGGAGATCAAATGAACAGGGGCGAACTTATTCTGGCTGGCTTTGTTGCCTTGCTAATTATTGGCGGTATTTCTCTTAATACCTATCAAATAAACTCCTGCCGTATGGAAGCCCTGAAGGCAGGCCGTAATGCTGAAGAAATTTCAAAGGTGTGTCGATAATGGATATTGAAAGAATTTTTCTTGCGGTAGTTGCTATCGCTGTTATCTGTTGTACTCTGCTCATTGCACAATGTTCACAGAGAGTCGGAATCTGCAAACAAGAAGCAATTAAGGCAGGGATGAAGGCAGAAGATATCGCCCGAGCTTGTAACACGTAACCGGTAGTCCTGCACTACCGGTGTAGGAATTATCATGGAACCAAAATTATTAACACGAGATGCGTTCCGAGAAGGAGTATTCCTTCGGGACAATCACAAATGTGTCTTTTGCAATAAACCTGCAAAAGATGCACACCACATCCTTGAACGTAGATTATGGCCTGACGGTGGCTACTATCTAGAAAATGGTGCCTCTGTATGTGAGGAACATCATCTCGCCTGTGAGCGCACTACTATCTCTGTAGAAGATGTCCGCTATGCAGCCGGCATTACCAAGATTTGGGTACCGCCGCATCTCTATGATGACCATATCTATGATAAATGGGGTAATCCAGTCCTTGAGGATGGTCGCCGCGGCAAAGGTGAACTCTTCTTCGATGAATCTGTACAAAAGGTTCTCAAGGAAGGAAATGTTCTTGATTTGTTTACCTCTCGTGTTAAATATCCGAGAACCAATCATTTACCGTGGAGTCCCGGCGTCAACGATGATGATCGCGTAATGCAGGATCTTTCGAACTTCGAGGGTAAGCGAGTCATCGTCACTAAGAAGATGGATGGTGAGAATACTACCATGTATTCTGATCACATCCATGCACGTAGTATTGATTCTAGGGGCGGGGAGGATCGTGCCTGGGTCAAGCAGTTCTGGGCCAGCATTGCACATGATATCCCTGTAGATTGGCGGATTTGTGGCGAGAATCTATGGGCCGAGCACTCGATTCACTACACTGACCTACCCTCTTATTTCCTTGGTTTCTCGGCCTGGAATGAGCGGAATGTTTGTTTGAGCTGGGATGATACCTTGCAATATTTTGAGTTGCTTGGAATTACTCCGGTGCCTGTCATCTATGATGGTATCTGGGATGAGAAGATTATTCGTTCCTTAGAAAAAAATCTAGCCTGGGATAAAGATGAGGGCTATGTTGTGAGACTGGCTGAAAGTTTTACATATGGTCAATTTAAGGACAGTATTGCGAAATATGTTCGTAAAGGGCATGTTCAGACCACCAAGCATTGGAGAGCAGGTAGGTCTTTTACACCCAATGAGTTAGCATCATGAAAACATATTTAAAAGTCTGGAAGTATGGGCTGCCGAGAAAAGGGCATAAACTCCGCAAGGTAAATTCCTTCAGATACCGCGGATTTAATGTAACAATTTGGGATAATCATATCTATAACTTTAGGTATGAATGGATGCTTGAGCCCATCACCCAAACTGCTCTGGTAAAATCCCAGATGAAGAAGAAAATCTGGGATCCTACTTCATCGAGATTTAAATCTGGAGATTACAGTGCTCGCTCCTGGGCCAAAATACGAATAAATGAAATACATGCCTGGGCATTAAGGCGATATTGGAAATAAAGGACCTCCGGGTCCTTTTTTTATGACCGTGATCTACCCGATCCTTGATAAATACTAAATCAAGAACAAGGATTTCTAATGTCAAATCTTAGGAAATGGATCAATCTAGTAGAAAGCATTCCGGCAGAACTAGCTGATCAACCTCCACGAAAAGTTATGTTCAAGAAAGATGCAACTGTAATGGTAAGTCCCAGAGTCGGCGGCGGCACTGGTAGATTCATGGAATATACATCAAATGGTGCCATGATTGATATCAAGGGTGTTGCGAGAGAACTTGCGCATGAAGATTTTTCTGTACCAGAAAGGGATTATGATGAGCCACTTGCCAAAGGCAATGATTGGTTCCACGTAAGCACGCAACCTGATACAGTTGGATCGTTGAAGGATAAGCCGGAATTTCGCCCAGGCGACATGGTAAAGGTTGCAGATGTATATGGAACAGTTATTGGCCCTGGATACGGTGTATTCATTGCATATAGCACATCTGGCAACGAATGTATCGTTAGCTTCGATGATAAAGAAATTGTAGTTCCTACATCTAATGTGGGATCTGTATTAGAACAAAATGCGAAAGATAATTTCGCTCAAACTGACAATGACGGTGCATTATCACCAATGTCATTGGGTTCCGAAAATGTCAAGGTTGATGTTTCAGAACCACAGGTAAACATAAACATCAATGGAACAAATAACATGGATCAGAGAGACGAATTTAGCAAATGGATGAGCGCTATCGAAGAAGCACTCGCCGCTGAAACTGGTGTAGTTGCAGAAGCTATGCCTACTAATGCAGCAGAATGCGGTTGTGGTGCCTGGGATTGCCTAGCATGTTTCCCAGATCACGGCGGCGAAGTAGTTATGCCCGGCATGAATGTACCACCACAACACGGAATGGCACCACAGGGAGATGCATGCGCAATGTGCGGCAATCCACTTCATGGTGACGAAATGTGTGCCGGTGATGAGGAAATGGAAGTTCCTATGGTAATGCCAGTTGAGGAAGAGGACATGGATTTCGAGGTAGCTGGTCACGAAAAGCCAGCCTCTGGAAAAGGAGTAAAGTTGGGAGATATTGTTCAGAAATATGTTCCAGCAGATCAGGCAGGTGAAGAATCCCCATTAACACACGGCGAGGATAATCTTGCTGAAGAAATCCCAGAGGGTGATTGGGAACCTGACCATTCCGAACTTATCGGAAAAATTGTTTATATGCAGGATATGGGTTTGAGCAAAGCGTCTCAACAATATACACCATATCAATTACAGATGATGTCACCCGAAGAACAGAAAAGAATTTATCAGGAAGTTATGGGTGAAGTTGCCGAAGACGACATGCCAATGATGGATCAAGGTGACGGAATGGCACAAAGCCCAACAGGAATGGCACCAACAATGCCGGAAGGAACAATTATGGAAAACGTAGATAAAGATGTAGCAGCAATGCTCAGCAGCCTAAAGAAACTAGATAAGCTAACCGAATCAGTAGCACCTGTCCTTGAGAAGAAGGCAAAGCCTGATTTTCTTGATATGGATAAGGATGGCAATAAGAAGGAATCGATGAAGAAAGCCATTAACGATAAGAAGAATGGTGAATCAGATTCCGAGGGTGGCGAACTCGACGAAGATTCCCATCTAAAGAATGGTAAGAAGTCCAAGTGGTCAGATGATCCAAAGGATCACTTCAAGGAAGAAAAGGTTGATGAATCGGCCGACCAAGAAGTTATTGCCTGGATGAAGCGTTTTGCTAAGTTAGGAAAGCAATGAGAGCAAAAGATTTTCTGATAGAACTTTCTACTGCCAAATTGGGTCAATACAAGAAGGCAGCCAGCTCGCAGGCATCGGCTGCTGACAAGGAAGGAAATACCGAAAAGGCAAATAAAAGATTCAGCGGAATTATTAAAGCTACAAAGAAGCAATTCGACAACGAGACAAAGAAATAATCTCGATTTTAATTGAAAGTCTAGACTCTCCAGTAAGTAGATGTTATAGTCTAATTTACTGGAGAGTTTTCTTATGAATTACAAGGAAGAATTTTTGCAGAGTTGTCTCATTCTGGATACCGAGACAAACTCCGACGATTATAAGATTGCCGAAATCATTGAAGCTGGATTTGTAATCCGCGAAAATAATAATTGGACAATCTTTCAAGAACTACACAAACCCATTGAGCGACCAATTCCGCCTAAGGTATCAGCGATTACCTACATCACAAACAAGATGGTTGAGGATCGCCCCCATTTCCTAGACGAGAAAGAAATTTTTCAATCTGTTGTCGATGGTTACAAAAACGGTTATCTTGTGGCGCACAACCATTTCTTTGATATGAGAGTGCTAGGTAATCACGGTATTGATACGGAAAATCATAATTGGATTTGCACCTGGCGTATGGCAAAGAAAATCTTTAATGATGTACCCTCAATTGAAGAAACAAATCTTCCCTATCTAAGATTTGCATTGGAATTAGAGGTACCAGATGATATGCTATGTCATCGTGCCGGTAATGATTCCTATATGACAGCAAGGTTACTTGAAACACTTGTCGGTTATATGGAAGAAATGGGTTTGATTGACAAAGATCAGCCATACGGTCCGCAAATTCACGCCTGGGCACAGCAGCCTATCATTTATGAAAGAATGCCGTTTGGCAAACATAAGGGCGAATTGATGACTGAGATCCCACATAGCTATTGGAAGTGGGCTATGCAGAATATGGATTCGTTGAATGAGGAAGCTGACAACTTTGATCCAGATTTCGCAGCAAGCGTTCATAGGGCATTAGGGATAGATTAATGGCCTGGCGGGTGAAGGTGCTCTATTCAGATCAACATGAACTTTTAGAAGTTCTAAGATCACCACCTTGCACTGGTCCGGTATTGGTCTATGCATTAGATACCTATGGCAGGAATCTTGTTATAAGTTATCCGTCAGAGGAAATTAAGGCTTTTCTAAAACTGAAATTTGATCTCATTGATGATTAACATGAGAAGTCGCTGGGAAGTTATATTAGATATCAATGATCTCGAATCCTTTAAATATGATTTAGAGAATATAGATGGGCCAGTGGGGGATCTTTGGATAGTATTAAGAACCTCCGAATCGACAAAAGTTCATGTACTCTGTTATCCATTTCCGGAGGCTAAGATATTTTTGAAACTAAAATATAATCTAATGGAAAAATGAAGAAATTTGCAATCAAAAATGGGGATCTGTATCTTAGAAATTGGATAGGCTCCAATGGGAGACCCACAAACAATGGTGGTTTTGGTAATCTCATGGACTCTCCCAATATGTACATTGATACCTTAGAAAAGGCCGGTATAAGATGTCAGAGATTGAATAGGATTTATAAGGAACGGCTAAAAGTTGTTGAGCTCACCAATGAGGAACTTGAAACTATTGTTATTCTAAGGCTTAAGAAAGATTAATGACCCAATATGTTTGGAATAATGACAACTGATGGGAAATCTGTTCTGTGTAGAACAAGTTACCAGAAATCTTATGTATTATCCAGGTTTAGTTTTATAGGTGAAAATATACCAATAATGGTGAGTAATAGATTGGAAATTGATAATCTACTTCAAGAATATACCGTTCATCTAAATAATTACACATTGACTGTGTTTGAATATACAAAGGAACAGGAAGAAAAACTTCTATTTAGAAAATTGTACGGTTATTGACCGTTATTATTTCTTGCACCGTTCATGTATGAGGCCATTGCAGCAGGAAGTCCGCCCTCATATTTTTGTACATGATGGTTATATGGTAATCCGGAACGTGCCAAGGCATATTGTAGTCCGCGATATCCTGGAGATTGCAACTTGCCCTCTTTAGGCTGTACAGTGTACTCAGGCTGTGGCTTGTCGACTGGTTTTGTAAAAACAGGAACTACTTCTTCTGCAAACCATTCTTTAAAATGTTTGTCGTAGTATTCCTTATTCTTGTGTTTGTATTTTGCATCCTCGGGGTTATAGAATTTGTCATAATGTTCCCCGGCTTCTTTATAGAAGCGTGCAACAAGGTCGGTAGGTGACTCAAGTAATACGTCTTTTATCTTCATATCTATATTTATCTATATGTCAACGCTCCTAGAGGTAAATGACATTTCCCTGAGGAATCATTGGGAAAGTTTTGCTCATTGGGTAGATGCCCAACCGGAATTCAGGGCAGACCTTATTGGCATCGGGCCTTGGTGTGTTTCAGCAGAACCGTTTATAAAAAGATTCAATGGTAAATTTATATACTCCGAAAATAATACCTGGCTCAAATTTATAGAATTCGACACTGAAGAAGACCTTCTTATTTTCAAATTAACTTTCAACTAAGGAAACATATGCAAAATGCTCTAATCCCGATGGTAGTAGAACAATCTCCGCGAGGCGAACGTTCTTACGATCTTTATTCACGCATGATGAAGGAACGTGTGGTATTCTTCACTGGCGAGGTAGAGACCAATATGTGTAACATCATGGTTGCACAGCTTCTATTCCTTGAGGCAGAAAATCCCGAAACTCCCGTTCACATGTATATCAATAGCCCCGGTGGTAGTGTATATGATGGTTTGGCCGTATATGATGTGATGCAGTATATCAAATGTCCAGTCTATACATATGTAACTGGTATGGCAGCAAGTATGGGTTCGTTTATTGCTCAGGCAGGTGAGCCAGGCCATCGTTATCTGCTTCCACGCGCAATTACGATGATTCATCAGCCGTCTTCGGGAACACGTGGCAAGATTTCCGATATGGAAATTGACCTTATGGAGAGCCTTCGCATCAAGAAGGAAATGACTGAACTTTATGTCAAACACAACAGCAAGAATGTGCCGTACGAAAGGTTTGTTGAATTGATGGACCGTGACAGATGGTTGACTGCACCACAGGCTCTTGAATTGGGTCTTGCAGATCAGATCGTTGATAAGCGTCTATGATCACGATTACCGATACAGCAAAAGAAAAACTCCTTGATATCCTCAAGGAGGATCATTCTGAATTCATTCGTTTTGGTTTACAGGGTGGTGGTTGCAATGGTTTCCAATACTTCCTGACACTGGATCAGATTAAGGAAGAGGATGATCAGGCCTTCGACCTCGGTGACGGGCATGCATTATTGGTTGATGCAATGAGTGCAATGTATTTGCCAGGGACAACTATTGATTATCGAAGAGACCTAATGGGTGAATCTTTCGTATTTGAGAATCCCAATACATCAACAAAATGCGGTTGTGGTAGTAGTGTAGGTTTTTGAACTTTCTAATAAATATGTTATCACAGAAAGGATAACACATGGAATCACCATCTAAAATGCTTTTAGGGCTGGAGGCAGCTAGGGCAGTATATGAATATGGTCTAGGATGGTTATTGCATATGCCATTGCAATACATCTCCCCTAAGGGAGATGGGCATCCGGTAATTGTATTTCCGGGGCTAGGCGGTGCAGATGGTTCAACTCACTTTATTAGAAATTTCCTTGAGAACCTGGGATATGAAGTTTATTCCTGGGGACTTGGGCGCAATTTAGGCCCGAGAGAAGGCATTGATATTTTGTTGGAAAAAGTCTCAGAGCGAGTTGCCGAGGTATCGGCGGCCCACGACGGACAGAAGGTAAGCTTAATCGGCTGGAGTCTGGGCGGAATTTACGCAAGAGAAGCTGCTAAAATGTTGCCCGAACAATCACGTCAGGTGATTACATTAGGGACACCGTTTAAGGCCGGATCCGAAGGTACTAATGCCAGGATACTCTATGAAATTCTTACCAAAGACAAAAATCACGATAATCCGGAAATTATTGAAAAATTGAAAGGTAAGCCGCCCGTACCGTTCACATCCATCTATAGTAAATCAGATGGGGTGGTATCGTGGCAGTGTTCGATTGAGGATGAGGGTCCCACATCTCAGAATATTGAGGTTCCTGGTGCAAGTCATTTAGGGTTAGGCCATAATCCCATTACCATGCATATTATTGCCGATCGATTATCCCAAAATGTAGAAGATTGGAAACACTACAAAACAAAGAAATAAAGCCGGGTTCGCCCGGTTTTATTTTGCCCAATTTTGACATGTAAAATGTATTATGTTAAAATAGCATAATACTTTAGGAATATTATGGAAAAACAAGAAAAAGATTTATACGTTCCTATGAACGAGCTGATCAGAAATAAAGAAACTTCTTGGACATTTACCAATATTAATCTATCCTATGAAGAAATTTCGCTTCGCGGAATTGTCATGTGGTGTATGGAAAATCTTGAAGGTAAATGGACTATGCTTGGTGGAAATAAATTTGGATTTGAGGACTCCACCGATGCACTGAATTTTAAAATTCGTTTCGGATTATAACTAGAAAGACAATCACATTAAATAATGCTCAATATTTCACGACAAATTTATATCGGTTACAATAGTAAGAAGATAAGTGCAAATGATTTGCCCGATGCTGTAATTATTCCATTAGGTGAATCGTCAAATGAGAAGAAGAGACTAGAAGGATTCACACAAAAGTTTGATACAGTCAAGGAACTCGATAATGTTCCATTGCCTGGATTTACTCTGAAGAAGGCATCACGCAGAAGTTGGAGCTCTCCGGAGACTGACTGGATCATTATTGACCCCCGTGGGTTTACATCAAGGATTACTACCTCCAATCTTGAACAGATTCTCCATGTTACCGGAATCACGGAGGGATTGATTCAAGAGAAATGTGTCTGGGCAAGAGAAAATACCGAGACAAAAATGATCTTGGTACCCATTACTTCCGAATTATACATTGAAGCAGTTAAGAATACTGAATTGATTGAAGGTAAAATTAATATTAAGGAAGTAGAAATCGGTGATACAGTCCTGTTGCAGAATAAGTTGCAGGGTGTATACATGGGTTCAATTTCTCTTTATGGAACACTCCTTGAATCCGGTGGCTCCTTGAAGGCGCAGAGCATGCTCCGTAAACAGGTAATTATGGTAAAGCCTGATATTTTCCATTATCAGACTGACGCAAAGATCCTAAAGGTTGTTTCTAAGGCAGAAAAACCGATGACTAAGGAAGAATCTTGCGCAATAATGAATGCTTCCATTGAATCAGGATCTGCATATTTTACAAGTAGCACACACCTGTCTGGCCAATATTATTCGACACACGGAAGAGTAAAGTTTACATCTCCATATGCCGTTCCGAAACCACTACTAACTTTTGTAGAAATTGATAATCTTGAGGCAACCGGACTTTGGCATGATGGCGAATCGATTAGAGATGAGGGTGTTCTGATGCTTGAGAACGAAAAGGGGAAAAAGTACCTTGTCGATTATCCTTATTCTTATGGAAATGCAAAGACAACTACCATTCATTCGTTTACTGTTTCTGAATTACAACCAATAAATGAGAACTCAGTTGAGAATCTCTACCTGAAACCTGAACCTAGGCAATCAAGTTATTATTCCTATGGTACTAGAGCCGAGAAACCAAGGTATACGCTTGACAAATTTGTGAAATTCTATAAAATAGTGAAAAATGTGAAGAACACATCTTTTATCTAAGGAATTTCATGAATAAAACAATTCTAAATAACTATAAACTTTTCGTTGACGGTGTAACTAGCTCTGCAAGCAAGGATGCAGATGCTTATCAGGCTCGTGTTGCAGAACTTCTTGCACACGGAATGGATGTTCCGCGTCTTGGTACAGCAGCCATTGGGTTGTCAAGTGAAGCTGGTGAATTCTGTGAAATCGTAAAGAAGATTATGTATCAGGGCAAGGAATATAATGCTGATAATGTCTTCCATATGAAGAGAGAATTAGGCGATGTAATCTGGTATTGGATGAATGCATGCATTGCATTGAATATTGATCCAAATGATGTTATCGAAGAAAACGTTAAGAAGCTAGAAAGTCGCTATCCCGGCGGTTCCTTCGATGTTTGGTTTTCCGAAAATAGAAAAGACGGCGATCTTTAATGGGGTATTGGACAGGGCCCGCATTTTGCAAGAGTTGTAATACAATTGGAAATTTACAACAGTCAAAATCGGGACAAATTTTCTGTAGGCTGTGTAAGGAGTTCAACCAAAGTGGTGATTTCATGGATTTACCTCCGGACGAAAGAGGTAAAATCTATTCCAGAACCTCTTTGTTTGATGGATGGTCCCTAATGAAATCTGAATTTACTCCAGCACATATTTCTCGCCGACCCTTTATGAGAGAGGGCGAAAAAGAGCCCAACGACCACTATCGCCCCTGGCTTGAAAACCATGTAGGTAAACAAGGAAAAAACTGGAATTGGGATCTATCACCGGATGATTATAGAATTCTGGTAATAGAATTTGCATTAGAAGAACACGGTTTATTATTTGAATTGAGTTGGCAATGACAGTAACATTCCATTGGCAAAGACCGGTGCTGCCTGCATTAGGTGATGTGTATTTTGACCCCAATAAAGAAGGTCATCTTGTTTTTGATGGATCGAAATGGGTAATGTTCGCATCTGTTTCAGATCCAAAACCAGAATTTGTTATGCCAACTGCCGAACAATTGGAAAAATATCCTTCCCTAAAAGAAGCATGGGAGAATTTCCTGATAGTACAAAGACTCTGTGGAACACAAAATGATAAATGAAGATCGACAAGCACAATTCTTAAAAGAATTGGCAGAATTATCGCGAAAGCATGGGATACTTATTGGGGGTTGTGGTTGCTGCGGTTCTCCATACCTATATGAAGATCCTGCCCTAAATGGAAAATACCGCACCAATGGTGATGATGATTTATCTTGGATAGAGGACAGTGAAAGTCAAAGTCTTTAATTGGATTTATAGGGACGGTTGGGAAGAATTGCCATCTTACTTTAAGACCAATCCCGTCCTTACCAACGATAAATTCTATACAGAATCTTTGATAGGATGGTATTGTCAGGTTTATACATCCGAAGTGGATCAATTCCAGACCTGGATGAAGAATAATATGAAGGGGCAATACAGTTCTGATTTTAGATATAATTCCGGAGACCCTTCATTCTTTGTACATATTAGATTGCCTGAGGATGCAACGTTATTTAAGTTGACTTGGTTATGAGACACCTAAACAGAAAAATTTGGCCATATTCTATAAATCTGCATTTTGCAGCAGAAGCCGATGACCTTGAATCTGTTAAAAGAAAAATATCCATGGATAATTGGTGTTCCGCTCACGTGGGTACAAGATTTCGTGATTGGTATTCTTACAATCTCAATAACACATCAAGAACATATGCATTCAAGACTGAAGAAGAATTGCTCATATTCAAAATTAGATGGAATTACAAATGAAAGAATTATTTAGAAAATTGTTTATTGAATTAGCAGGCATGTTGGGTAGTGATAAAATTGCACAAGATGTATCAGGGACCCTGGCTTATAGCGGTCAATCCAAACTTCAACGACAACCCGTCGGGATTGAAGAGATGAGTCGTGGGTTGAATCTAGTTATCTATAACGCTAATGGTGGAAAAGTTTTACAATTCTGGGAGTACGATCCCACGAAGGATAGACATGTTGCCAACCTGCATATAGTTCCCGACGGGCAGGACCTGGGCGAAGAGTTAGCAATGATCATTACAAGGGAATCATTGTCAAGATGATTATATTAAAAGAAAAATGGGTCGGCCGTCTCCTCAAAATGGCCAGAGATGTTGCATCCTGGTCAAAGGATAGTTCAACCAAAGTCGGTGCAGTTATTACTACACCCGATGGAAGACCAGTGTCCTGGGGTTTTAATGGCATGCCTATGGGAATTGACGACAATGTTCCTGAGCGACTGGAAAGACCACTCAAATATAAGTGGATGTGCCATGCAGAACGCAATGCAATGGATTTGGCACCACGCGACCTAACAGGCTGTGTGATGTTTATCACATTTTCACCATGTGCATCTTGTGCCCAATCAATCATACACCGCGGTATAAAGACTGTTGTGGTAGATGATGCCTACACGCCCGATAAAATGCCCGATAGATGGAAAGAAGATATGACTGTTGCACAGGAAATGCTTAAAGAAGCCGGTGTATCATTTGTGTCGGGGCATCCGGATCCGTGAGTTGACCTTAATGCCAAGGCATACTAAAATAAAGACTCAACAACCTTTACAGAAAGCGTAATATGAACAAGCAAACTACCCAAAAGGAAGCTCCTGTCAACAAGAAGGAGCAGAATGCAGCTCATACCTTCCGCGTTACCATCCGTGATACGGCTCATTTCTATCGAATCGTCAACTGGCTGAACGAACATGTCGGCAAGGGTTCTGATAAATGGACCATGGAGGGTCGTGTCCTGAAGACCCTGAAGCAAGGTAAGAGTCTGAGCCCGAAGGTCTATATCTTTCGAGTGGATTTTGATCCGCAATCTGCTCTGTACCTCAGCCTGATCTAATGTCTGTTGCCTATACAGATTCTTTTCTGTATCCCCGCCCCGGGTTTGCTATTTCCATGCGATCTATCGAAAGCATGGAGTTTCAAACTGAGGAAGGGCAGACAATTGACAAACTAAAAGGAGATGTGACTATCAAAATAGTCACATCTTCTGGAAGAGATTATGAGATTTCGGCATTGTCTCATTTTAAATCTCCGGATAAAAGGATAGATCCCGAACAATATGCACAGGGAATCTATGAACGCTGGCGTTTTCTATTAAGGGAATAAATGAAACAACAAGGAAAATTGATTGTCGGTGATTCGATTCGCGTTGAGTCCTATACCCGCCACTGGAATCAAGTCAGGCTCCATCCTTCTACCTTTTATCGTCGTTTAGAATCCTTTGAGAAGGGGTTTGAGACAGTAAAGGGGCTCTATACCCACATCGATCTCGGTCAATTCATCTCTGTTCGTTTCTCAGAGAAAGATGATCTAACTACCTTTCATAGATTGCATCACGAATATCTATGACAGTGAGACGGATACATCAGAATAGTAAACTTCTAATTATCGATCCATATGTGGTCAGGCTGAAACACAGCGATGGCCACATCGGACTGGATTATTCTGCCTTCCGCAAAACACTGAAACTGGCTAAAGAAATGTGCCTGAAAACATGGGCATATAGCAATCCAGAATACGAAGAGCGTGCATTATCCAAAGAGGAAGCAAATACCCTTGGATTATTTGCAGGTATGAATTGGCACACCGAGCTTGCGTCATATTGGGCATTTACTGATAGGGAAGATGCCTTACAGTTTCGACTTACACTCGGTGAATCTGCCAAACAGGTACATATCTGGCCCTCGAATATAGCATATACTATTTTTGAAATGGAAGAATAGTATATCGACAATCATAAAACTGCTCTGAGTCCTTCATAAATACAACATACTGAGGGATTTTTATGCATCCATTCCTAGACGTCAGTAAATTGACGGATGAAGAAATTATTGAAAGATTGGGTAAGGCTTATACTTATCTAAATCAACAAACAGCTCTTGGACATACACCCACTGTCTTGAGTATTAAAGAGGTTATTCAATCTCTTGAATTAGAGCGTCAGGATCGATCACGCAAGATGATTGATGAAGAGACAAAAAGAAAGTTTCCTAAAGATAAAGAGCCCATTGATCTTGGGAAATTAGAAGAAGAGATAAGGAAACAGCTATGATGACAGCAGGAAAGCACCGCATCAAGAGCCACATGACTTTGGATTTTGAGTTTGCAGGTATTCGAGTACAGGAAACAACACTAACACCGGTTGATTGGAAATTAAAAGTCAATCTTGTGGCACCTGAGAGGAAGGGCAAGTCTAAGGAAGAGCAAGAATTAGAAGCAGGTGTAGCATATCAGAAAATCTTATTTTGGTTAGAGACTAATTTGCATTCTATTGTCGCAGTAAATGTCGAAGACGAAGACGACTTGTATATTGCTAATCTTTCGTCTAACATTATGCTTTATTGTCCAGGTCCACCCAACGATGATATCATAGCACAGATGTTGCACGCTAAAATTACTGCATTGTCAGAAAATTATCTACTCGTGGGAGATTTACAGTTACAGGCGAGCGATGCATCAGTGCAATATACCTTTGATTCTGTAGATGGCACATATGATCTTCCTACAAAAACAGAGGATTATTATACAGAGGGCGAGACAAGGCATACAGTGCCGTGGTGGCACAGAAATGATGGATTTTCCTTTGAGATTGTTAAATTAGAGCCCGATGAGGAAGGTAAATCCGATTTTCCAGATATTACAGATCCGTTATCGGAATTTGCAAAGCACATCACCGAAATAGTTCATAGAAAAATTGGTGTTGTTCAGGAACCGGCCAAAATTGTACAGGTAGAAAGATGGAGACCCAAAAAGGTATGAAGGTAAACATGTATGGTCAAACCATACTGTCTAGTGACAACCTTAGGGAATTGCTATTACAGGGTAAGAATATCGGACACCTCAATGTAATCAGGGATGAGGAGATTGAGTTACACGAAAAATTTCAAAGTGAATTAATAAAGCAAGAGGTTATATTTTTAGATCCACCGGAAGAAAATCTATCATTTGATGAATTTCATCAATTAAGGGCAGATGAGTGGATTTTTCCCGAAATTTATCAGCAACTTGACGTAGAGAAATGGTTACTTGATAAATGTAGCACACAAGAACAGATTGAGAGAGTACAGGAAGAATATAAACTGTACAAAGAAAGAAACTTAATTATGCTACTAAGATTATTCATTTTCTTAGTGGCATATATGAGAGAAAATAAATTTATTTGGGGAGTAGGTAGAGGATCAAGTGTTTCATCCTACATTCTATATCTAATTGGAGTTCATAGAGTAGATAGCCTCAAATATGGATTTGATATAAAGGATTACTTAAAATGAGCAGACATGTAACATATCGTGGTGCTACCGTTGACATGGAAGCAATGCGTAGAGAAAATGAAAAGACTGTTGCCCTTGGCAACATGGGAGTTAATGCAAAGGGTGATAAACTTCGCGGTGGGGCCGTTGCTAAAACAGCTGACCAAATTGCAAGAGAAAATCATCGTGTGCAGAGCGTCATTACCAATGCTGGTTTAAAGGGCCCTGTTCCCGAGGCGCCAGCGGGTGTCGTAATGGATGCACCTAAATCTGAAGCAAAAGTCACGAAATCCCCAATCAAAACTACCGCAAAGAAAGAAAAAGAACTTCCTAGCGGAGATATTATCATTGAGGACGGTGAATGAAAATCATCAAAGAGATTGTTACTCATGGAAATACTTATTCCATCGAAGTTAATGACGATGTGGTCGACGCCTTAAAGAAAAATCATAATCTTGATTTCTGGGAAGAAATTCAAAAGGTGTTGTCAGAAGAAGAAAAGAAACTTATTACTAATCTAAACAATGAAAATAAAAGCACTGAAGGGTAAAGTCCTAGTTACAGAACTTGAACGAGGCATGAGAGTTATCAATGGAATTATTATTCCAGATGATAATGGCAAGAGCGAAGGCATTCGCCCACGTTGGGGTAAGGTTTATTCGGTGGGTGATGATATTACCGACATTTCTGTCGATCAATGGATCTTAATTGAGAATGGCCGTTGGACAAGAATGCTCACAGTTAAGGAAGATGATGGTTCGGAAACCAAGGTGTGGGGTGTCGAATGGCCGACCGCTGTCCTTTTGGTTTCCGATGAAGAACCCAAAACAGAGATTTATTCGAAGTGGATTTGACGATAGTCAATTGCTCGTGTTATAGTCACACAAACAATAAGGATAACACCTGTGAAAGAACTTTGGGTAGAAAAATATCGACCACCACTCCTTGATGGATACGTCTTCAAGGATGAAAATCAAAAAACTATTGTAAATCATTGGATTAAACAAGGGGCGTTACCGCACATGCTCCTTTCTGGTTCACCGGGTACCGGAAAATCCACACTTATTAAAGCATTACTGAATGAATTGAAGGTAGATCCCTTTGATGTTCTCGAAGTAAATGCATCAAAAGATAACGGTGTGGATTTTATTCGAGATAAGATTACGAAATTTGCCGAGACAATGGGTTATGGCGAAATTCGCTATGTATTCCTGGATGAGGCCGATGGTCTTTCAGCACCTGCTCAGGGCACATTGAGAGGTACAATGGAAAAATACGCGGCCAGCGTTCGATTCCTGCTTACCTGCAATTATCCACACAAGTTAATTGAAGCAATTCACTCTCGTTGCGAAGCAGGTAAGATGCATATTCAAAATCTAAACAAAGATGAATATGATATGAGACTCATCGATATTCTTCAAAAGGAAAACATCGATATTGATTTTGACGCACTTGAGATTATCTCTAGAAAGACATATCCCGATCTAAGACGTGGTATTGGAATGATTCAGGCTCGTTCCGTAGATGGAAAGCTTAATCCACCTCCTGCAGATTCCGAAGATGTTGCCGATTACAAACTTAACATGATTGAATTATTTGGTAAGGGAAAGTATAAAGAAGCCCGCCAACTTATTTGCTCTCAGGTAAATCGGGAAGAATACGAAGATATGTATCGCTTCATGTATCAGAATGTAGGCTTCTGGGCCGGCGAAGATCAGAGCAAAGAAGATAAGTGTATTGTCACAATCCGTGACGGACTCGTGAAACATACGATGTGTGCTGATATTGAAATTAATCTCAGTGCCACACTTGTTGAGTTGGAGATGATAGCTAAGGGTGTTCTGTGATCAACGGACGCCGCGTGCAATTTACTCTTCCATCACACATGATAGAGGAAGAAAGAAAAAATCTATATAGAATGTTTCCGGGAACAGTCATAGCAACAACGGTTGCACCAGATAGACCCGGTTATGAATTGCTTATTGCATTAATCTATAAAGATACTGAAATTGAATCCTTCTTGGGTTTGAAATATTGCGGTTACGAAAAACATATAACAGATTTCTAAGGAAAATATGGCTAAGGAAAAAGTTTTCATTGTACTATCACACATTCATCGCCTAAAGAAAGGCTCTAAGACTGAATGGGAAACTCAAGAAACAGTTGAGTTCGTCAACACTCTACGTAATAAGCATGCAACAATGGCAACCGCCACCGCAGATTATCTGAATCGAAAAGTTATCAGTGGTACAAGATTCGGTATTAAGGATTATGATGAATTTGAGGGATATATTCGAAAGAAATATCCAAAGCAAATGGCACAATTGGATGCAGTGTATCGTCCTGTAGATACAAACCCCGAGATTACTGATGCAGGTGATGCATTATTTGTGGACCAGCACGGAAATCTTCGTGCCAAAACGGTGTTTGATGTATAATGGATAAGCACATTCTTACCGACGCTGATGGCGTACTTGTATTTTGGGTAAAAGGCTTTGAAAAGTTCATGGAGAGCCGTGGATATGAGGTTATCCCCGGAACAAGCCATGAATATAAAATGACCGATCGTTATAATATCGATTGGGATACCGCCGGAGCACTAATAAAGGAATTCAGCGAGAGTCCACTTATTGCTGAACTTGAACCGTTTGGCGATTCACTGAAGTATGTGGCTAAACTGGTTGAAAAAGGCTTTAGATTTACTGTAGTCACAAGCCTTAGCTCTCATCCCGATGCAAAAAAGCACAGGACTCAAAACCTGCACAATTTGTTCGGAAATATCTTTGATGAGATTGTATGCATCGAGATGGGTGCAAGTAAGCACGAGGTACTAAAACGCTGGGCCGCATCTAACTATTTTTGGATTGAAGATCATATGAGGCAGGCTGAAGCGGGTTATGAGGCCGGCCTTCGCCCTATTTTGATTGCACAACCATACAATTCTCATTATGCAACTGACTTATTCCCAACTGTAAGCAATGAAAAGCCCTGGGAAGAAATTTACGGGATGATTTGCAAGGCATATAATATCCAACCTTAAAGTTGGGTTATTTCCTTGAAACTATTTTTTAATAAATAGTAGAGAGGGAATAGATATGCCAGTAATGCAATCAATCAAAGAAAATCCGTGGAAGGTAATATTCGGTTCTGCCGGAACAATTACTTCAATTGTTGTAGCCATGTTTACCTTGGATGCACGTTATGCCCACGCAGCAGATGTTGAAAAAGATAAAACAGAGACCACAAGATCAATCGAAAGAAATACTCAGATTTTAAGAAAGCAAATGCTTGAGGATAAGCTATTCGAATTAGACTTTAAGAGGGCGCAAGCACCGGATCGCAAACTGACGCCGCTTGAGGACGCTCTTCGTGAAAGATATCAAAGACAACTAACTGAAATTTCAAAAGTAACAAATTAAAAAGGGCCCCAAGGGCCCTTTTTTAATCATCCTCCCCGTATATTTCCAGAACATCAGCAACGAGTGGATCTCTCTCAACATGCTGTCTACCAAATGTGCAGACTGCCATGGAGGTTTTCTTATGTTGAGCAAGTCTGTCAACAAAATCCTTGAGACCGTTCTTATCAAATCCTCTGTCGTGCTGCTTCAAGTCGCCCGTTAACACCATAGAACTACCTTCGCCAATACGTGTTAAGAGCATCTTTGTTTGCTCTGGAGTTGCATTTTGCATTTCATCAGCAATGATATACGAATGCTTAAATGTTCTTCCTCTCATGAAGGCAAGTGGTGCAATTTCGATAATACCATCATCCAACAATCTCTTTGTTTCCTGGAGTCCATAGTATTCTTCAAACACATCAAAGATTGGACGTGTCCAAGGTTCCATTTTAGCATTCAAATCCCCTGGCAAGAAGCCGTGTTTTTCATCAACGCTGACTGCAGGTCTTGTAATGATAATTTTTGTAATTTCTTGTTCTCTAAGTGCCTTAATTGCCCTGAGAACGGCTAAGAGTGTCTTACCTGTTCCTGCTGGACCTAGCGCGAATACCATACGCTTGTCATAAAGGGCCTCCACATAATTTTCTTGAGCTGTATTGCGTGGAATTAGTTCAACTTTTTTATAGTTTCTGCTATTCAATTTATAGATACTAGCAGATTGTGTTTCTTCGACCTGTTTTGGTCCGCGAGATTGCGAAGGCATCTTAGCCAACTTACGGTTTTTGCTCAAGGTTGTACTCCTTATTTTGTTTATTTTTTGGTCTGATGGAATGCTAGGCAAGAACTGCCCAGAATCGGAAGCATCGATAATACTATCGAGTGTATTTTGCATACCAAGATATTTATCCTTTCCAAAGCTAGATAAATTTAGAATGGTGCTAAAATCAAAAGTTTCAAGATCTTCAAGAATATCGATAAATAATGCAAACGAGGACAACAATGACTACCGATCTAGATTCTATTAAGAAAACATTAGTAAGTATCTCCAAGGGCGAGACATTACTTGATACACTTCTTGAATTTGAAAGAACTCTCGATAATGCCGAAGTGTTTGCTTACCAAAACTGGATTTTGGGAGAATTGGTTGAGGGTCCGTTTATTGAAAGATATTGGTATAAGACCACATGGATGTATCCATACGCAAAGATGCCCGATCCAAATGGCGGGTTACGTCTTACCAAGATTGGGGCAAAAGTGGGATTCCGAAAGGGTATTTTTAAGAAACCCGTTAAAGTAACCGGCCCACAGGATTGGGCAGATCCAGAAACAAAGCGTGCAAAGATGTCTGAACATGAAATTTGGCTTGTTTCTATTGATCTTCCTATAAAGTATATTAACAGAGGTCTTGAACAAACCGACGATATCATCCAGAAGGATATCGAAGAGACCAACGCAGAATTAGCCGACGCATTTGATGACGAAATGCCAGATCAAGGAACTGCTGAAGCACCGACGGACCAGACAATGGGTGGCCCGGAAGCTGATCAGATGCCTGGAGAGGAAATATGAGCTTGAAGAATGGCGATCTAGCAGGTACTATTAAACCGCTAATTTCTATCGATGAGTTTGAACCTAAGGCCGGAAATAATAAGGAAGTCATTGTAGTGGCCTTCTACCTCACCGACATGGAACCAGCGGAAGACCTAAACACATTCATCCAACGAGGATTCATCGACACTCTGGATGTTGAAGTAAGTCCCAATACAGACGAAGAAGGGCGCTATCTCGTTTTCGTCGAAATGTCGAGAGATGAAACTTTTCCAAATAAATTTCAAGCACTTGTCAAGGATGTGGAAAATGTATCGGGCGAACTAGAATGGAAAATTAAAACTTATCTATCTGATGATAAGGAATTTGATTTAATGGATCCTAGTGTTTTCAAATATGTAATTATTAAACCGGATGAATACTTAACCAAGGATGAATTTATGAAAGAATCTACACAGGAAGAAATTAGAGAATTCTTGAAGGATTCTATGGTTATGTACTTGCATCTCGAGGGTGATTCAATTATAATGGGGACTGGATCTAAAAAAGTGGTCGCAGAGATGGTTGACATCGGTGACTATGATACCGTTGTGGGCAGAAATTTCCTTTCAGAGGCTGCATTCGATTTGAATCGTAAATCCAGCGAGGCTCGAATGCTCGAACATATCTTAGGTGATTGTCAAATTCTTCCACTTGGAAAATATCTTGCCGTCAATAAGGGCGACAAGGTAATGTTACTAAAAAATCTTGAAATAAAACTTAGAGGATAAGATAACTTGGCTAAAGACAAAGATGATATGATTATTACACGGGGTCGTGTTACTGATGCAGCCCCAGGTGCTCGATTTAAAGTAAAACTAGAAAACGGGCATGTCTTGAACGCAGTTATCAGCGGTAAGATCCGCAAGAATAATATCCAAATCCTTCTTGATGATGAAGTTGAGATCGAGATGAGTCCATACGATCTTTCACTTGGTAGAATTACCTATCGATTCTAATGGAAACAGAACGGCCTGAACGCAGGGCATTAATGATTGCCTTGATAATTCTAGCCCTGCCATTATATTATTGGTTTGTTATCTACGACAAGCTTTTTTCTAGAAGAAAATAACCATGAGCAAACGAGATTATTACGAAGTTCTCGGGCTTGCTAAGAATGCTTCCGATGATGATATTAAAAAGGCCTACAGAAAGTTGGCAATGAAATATCATCCTGATAGAAATCAGGGGCCTGAACAGAAGGTTGCAGAGGAAAAATTTAAGGAAGCTAAGGAGGCATACGAGACCTTGTCCGATGCCCAGAAAAAAGCTACCTACGACCAATATGGTCATAATAATCCATTCCAGCACGGAACTGGTCAAACACATCGAACCTGGACATTTACCGATAGTGGTGGGGACTTCCAGGAGGTCTTTAACCGCGTATTCGGTGATCACGGCTTTGAAGCATTTCGTCAAACACAAAGAGGGCCGACCAAGCCGCGCCAGGTAATAAATATTTCCCTAGAAGAAGCATATTCGGGTAAAGTTATAAAATTGCCCAATGCGTCTGTACAGCTTCCGGCAGGTGTACGCAGTGGGGCTAGATTCTTCGTAGAATCTCAGATCTTCGAAATAGTCGTAAGGCCTCATCATAAATTTAGAAGATCTGATGATGATCTTCTTGTAGATCTCGAGATAAATGCCATTGAGGCCATGTTGGGAGTGGATACGGAGCTTGAGCATTTAGATCGAGCTATATTACAATTTAGTATACCTGCTGGAATTCAAACTGGACAGGTAATAAAGCTTTCCGGTAAGGGTATGAAGAATCCTGAGTTTGACAGATTTGGTGATCTTATGGTAAGAGTCACCGTTAGTGTTCCAAAGACATTAACTGATGAACAAAGGGAATTTTTGAAGACTATGCCACGCCGTGAAAAAATCACACTTTAAGGAAAAGAATGAGTACACAAAAAGTTGATAAAATGGTTGCTCGTGCAATTGGTATCGCCAATGATAACAATCACGAATATGTGACGCTTGAGCACCTTTTACTTTCTTTGCTTAGTGAGAAGGAAATTCAAGATTTGATTCTGGCCATTGGTGGCCAACCTGCAAAGATTAAGACTGAGCTTGTGCAGTTCCTCGGTAACCCGGAGATGAAGAAGCCGGATTCGCTGAAGGATGTTCCTGCAAAGAGAACACAGGTTCTAAATCGTACTTTCCAACGAGCTTTTACCCAACTTATTTTCAGTGGTCGCAATGAGCTCACGCTCGAGGCTATCCTGCTGAGCATTCTTAGTGAAGATACCAGTCATGCACATTACTATCTTGCTAAGAGTGGTGTGACTAGAGAGAAGATTATCACCCATCTTCGTAAGGGTAGCGAAAAATCTGAAGGCAAGGAAGAAAGCGCCCTTGCACTGTATGCTCGCAACCTAAATAAGGAAGCAAGCGATGGTTCCATTGACCCGGTAATTGGTCGTGAGCGTGAAGTGTTGGATACTATTGAGATTCTTGCTCGTCGTAAGAAGAATAATGTTATCTATGTGGGTGAACCGGGCGTGGGTAAGACTGCACTCGCCGAAGGTCTGGCGTTGAAGATTGTCAACAAGGAAGTTCCTAAGGCCCTGCAGGAGAAAGTTGTCCATAGTCTCGATATTGGTGCTTTGATTGCAGGAACTAAGTTCCGAGGCGATTTTGAAGAACGACTCAAGGCTGTACTGGATGAAGTTAAGAAGCTCGGCAATGTCATTATGTTCATTGATGAGATTCACATGATTCTCGGTGCAGGTTCCACAAGCGGTAGCACAATGGATGCTGGTAACCTGCTGAAGCCTATGTTGGCAAAAGGTCAGCTGATGTGCGTCGGTGCTACCACCTACGATGAATTCCACGAACACTTCGAAAAAGACAAGGCTCTGCTGCGTCGTTTCCAGAAGTACGATGTGAATCAGCCCACTGCTGAGCAAACAAAGGAAATTCTGCGCGGTGTTACCAAGCATTACGAAAAATTCCATAATGTGACATACATGGAAGGTACTACCGACCTGTGTGTTAGCCTTGCCGATCGTTACATGAAGAATAAGTTCTTCCCTGACAAGGCTATGGATATTATGGATGCGGCGGGTGCTTATGCCAAGTTGAATGATTTGGCCACGGTAACTGATGATGTCGTTACCAAGTGTGCGGCAAAGATTGCCCGTATCCCTGTTGATAAGATTGACCAGAAGGAAAATACCCAGCTCGCCAATCTTGAAACCAAGCTGAAGGATATTGTATACGGCCAGGATGCTGCTATCGTAAGCCTTGTGGAAGCTATCTACATGTCTAAGGCAGGATTGCGTGCTACAAACAAGCCCATTGGTAATTTCTTGTTCACTGGACCCACTGGTTCTGGTAAGACCTTCGCTGCGAAGAAACTTGCCGAATTGATGGGTGTCAAGCTTGTGCGCTTTGATATGTCGGAATACATGGAAAAGCATACGGTTTCTCGACTCATCGGTGCCCCTCCGGGCTATGTGGGTCACGGCGAAGGCAAGATGGGCGAAGGACAGCTTATTGCAGAGATTGATGCTAATCCTTCGTGTGTTCTATTGCTCGACGAAATTGAGAAGGCACACCCAGAGGTGTTTACAATTCTTCTCCAGGTTATGGATGATGCACGGTTGACATCCAGCAAGGGTAAGACTGTTGACTTCTCCAACGTGGTTCTTATCATGTCTGCTAATGCCGGTGCTGCCGAAGCCGAAAGAAATCGCATTGGTTTTGGCAATCAGGATAACAGCGTTGCTGTAGATACTGAATTGAAGAGACTGTTTAGTCCGGAATTCCGAAACCGACTCGACGCTATTGTTAAATTCAATAAGCTCGGCATCGAGGAAATGAGACTCATTGTTAATTCGAAGATTGAGGATACTCGTAATATTCTTGCCAGCAAGAATATTATCTTCGCGGTAACCGCCCAGGCAACTGAATGGCTTGCCACTAAGGGACTGGATCCTAAGATGGGTGCAAGACCCTTCAACCGACTTTTTGAGAATGAAATCATGAAGCCGTTGTCCAAGGAAATCCTGTTTGGTAAGCTCCTTAAGGGTGGACGAGTTGTCATCGATATTGATGTCAACGGAATCGTGGTTAGATGCTATTCAAATGAAGAAGTTCCTGTTTTAGTCTAATCTAAAACATCCCACAGAAAGGCCCTCCGGGGCCTTTTTTTGTGGGCTATAATTCTTGCCTCCTTCTGATAAATAATAGAGAACAAGAAGGAACACCATGGCAATTAGAAAATCAGTTCTCATGATGACAAATACCGGCACTCGCTGGAATGTTATCGGCGAGCCCGTCCGGGCCGATGCCTACTATGGTTACACAGATGGTATACACACCGTGCAGGTAATCTATCAGAATTTAGTAGGCGGTTTTGGTTTGCAGGGCACACTTGCATTGGATCCAAAGCCAGAAGATTGGTTCTGGATAAAATTAAATCCACTCGGTGATGTAAATACACCATTTATTCCATTCCCAATTGATCCACTTGCCCCCACAGGAGCCAACGGCGGCGACACAGGCTCAATGGCAACTACTTTTATTGGAAATTTTGTATTTCTAAGAGCGGTACTCACAAGAGACTATATTCAACCTCCCCCACCTAACCCTCAATGGCAGACATGGCAATGGGGTCAGATTGATAAGGTATTGTTGAGTTTATAAGGAATAATAAGAAATGATCGTAGGTCAAAATGCTCTGCTAAATCAGTATGTACCAACCTTTTTTATAAAGGATCTTCGTGATGGGCAGACTATTGTATATGATTCAGTTAGAAAAGCTTTCGTAAATGCTGAGGGATCGGGCACAGGTGGCGCAACACGATTGGGTGAATTACTTGATGTTTCAAGCAATGTTGATAACCCATTATCCCTACAGAATGGACAAGGACTTGTCTATAACTCATTCACTAATCTATGGGAGAATACTTTCGTAGACTATAATACTCTGCTGAATAAACCGACAAGCAGCAGTTTCAGTTTTGCCGGATTAAGTGATACAGCAAAACCATCGCTTCCAGACGGTTATGTCAAATGGAACTCGGCTGGTACACAGCTCATCTATTCGACTACTATACCAGCCGCCAGCATTTCGGGTCTTGCCCTGGTCGCCACAACTGGTGATTACAATGATCTAATAAATAAGCCACCTGCAGGTGGTTCGGTAACAAGTGTTTCTGTCGTTTCTGCTAATGGTGTTTCTGGATCTGTAGCAAACCCAACAACTACTCCAGCAATAACATTAACTCTTGGTGCTATTACTCCTACCAGCGTAGCAGCGACTGGTACGATTTCTGGTTCGAATTTTAGTGGTTCAAGCAGTGGTACAAATACCGGTGATCAAACAATCAGTCTAACTGGTGATGTTACTGGATCCGGTACAGGTAGCTTTGCGGCTACTTTATCGACTGTCAATTCAAATGTTGGAACATTCGGTAGTGCAACTCAGGTTCCAGTCTTTACTGTTGATGCCAAGGGTAGAATTACCGGAGTTACCAATGTAAATATTTCTTCGGGTGGAACGGGCACGGTCACGCAAGTAACCGCAAACGGAACACAAGGCGTAACAACAAACGTAACAAATGGAACTACTACTCCAAATATTACAATCGGCCTTGGTGCTATTACTCCCACAAGCGTAGCAGCAACCGGAACAATTTCAGGTTCAAACTTTTCTGGATCATCCAGCGGTACAAATACTGGTGACCAGACTATTAGTTTGACTGGTGATGTTACCGGTTCTGGTACTGGCAGCTTCCCTGCCACATTATCCACGGTAAATGCTAACGTCGGTACCTTTGGTAGTGCAACGCAAGTGCCTGTCTTTACGGTTGATGCAAAGGGCAGAATCACAGGTGTTTCTAACGTTACTATTACAGCCTCTGGCACGGTCACATCTGTAAACGCATCCGGCGGCACAACAGGGTTGACATTCACCGGTGGCCCAATTACCTCATCGGGTACATTGACACTTTCCGGTACATTGGCTATTGCTAATGGTGGTACAGGTGCAACAACTGCACAAGGTGCAAGAAATGCATTGTTACCATCGCAGACAGGCAATGCCGGTCGATTCTTAACAACAGATGGAACAAACGTATCTTGGGCAGCGGTCTCTGGATCTGGAACAGTAACATCTGTCGCAGCAACTGGTAACAACGGAATTACAGTTTCGGGTTCACCGATTACTACTTCCGGAACATTGACTTTTGGTCTAGGAAATATTACTCCTACAAGCGTAGCAGCAACTGGAACAGTAACGGGTTCAAATCTTTCCGGTACCAACACCGGTGATCAAACAATTACCCTAACTGGTGATGTTACAGGTTCTGGAACAGGCTCCTTTGCAGCAACATTATCTACCACAGGTGTCGTGGCAAATACATATGGTAGCTCGACACAGGTTCCCGTGTTTACGGTTGATGCCAAGGGTAGAATTACCGGTGTAACAAATACAACAATCACAGGCGGTGGCGGTTCAAGCTCGCCAGAAATTGTTGTGTTCAAATATTCTGCAGGTGCTGCAGGAACACTAGCTCCGGTTGATGCAATTGTTTCGCAGACATCCGGCGTTACAGCAACCGTCACTGATGGTGCAAACTGTGTAGTAAGTTATTCATTTACAGGTAAATCGAATCCACCAAAATCTATCACTGTGTATGGACAGATTTTCAACACCAATACGTTCAGAATTACGGCACCTTATACTCAGACAACAACAACTGTTGTGGGTGGTGGTGTAAACACTGCTCCTGATATTGTAAATGGAATTTTTACAGCATCAAACACAATTAGTATTCAATCAAGACCTTCAGATACCGGTGCTGTTGGTGCAGTAGGACAAAGAGCTTGGTTGATGGTAGTTTTTGGATTCTAATAGATGGCCTTTTTAAACACTCCACTTAAGGCAATTCAGGCTGATGTGACAGCAGTCATCGGCGTTGAAACAATGCCATGGTATAATCCGACTGATTTTCCTGTACAACCGGGTAACCCTTATCCAACTCCTGTACAGAAAGATTTTCGTTGGAGTGTCACCTTGGTAATTTCACCACAGCAACAGAGTTCCTATTTAACTCGTCAGCCCGGTATGTATGAAGGGCAAGATGTTACCGTTGGACAATGGATTGCCAACGTAACAAGTGGACAGGCTTGGCAAATTATTAGCATCTCATCTAAGACAAATACAGAAGTTGTTGCAATTGTACAGGATATCTATCGATATAATACATTTAGGGATCCATCTGGTTCGGGCAATGGTGGTCCGCCACAGGGAACCTATGTTATTTTCAACACAAGTGATGCCGGATTGCCCCAAATCGATCCTGTACCACCTGCAGGTGTTTCTTCATTCTTTACGCAGAATCTACAGAGCAGATTTGAGTATATCAATCTGCAATATGATTTCCCTTTATACCAGGTCGGAAATACATTTGCAGTAAATGATGTAATTGCAGCCGATAGTGGCTCGAATTCCTTTGTATTATCGGGGCCAACAAGGCAATTCGTTATCGGTCGAGTAACATCGGTGTCGGATATTCTTCCAGGCTGGTTTACAGTTAATCCTGTTCAGAAGATAGTAGATAATCTTGATTATCTACCGGGCGGAGTCGGTAACATTATCTACGCCTCGACTACTGTTCCTGGTGGAGTCACAACAACACCCGGTGGTGCCCAATTATACATTAAGCTAAGAGATAATACATCATCAGTCTCGATAAGTACCGCGCCAGGGCCGACAGCAGCCGATAATGTTTTTCAAATAAATGGAATAGATTGTACAGTTCTTGCGCCCGGTGATGATCAGGCGGTAGTTGACGCGGTTAATCTACAATCACTGAACACTGGCGTAACTGCTTCACGTTCTTTGATTCCCACAGATGCTTCAACACAATTAGGAAATCTATCTGGTACCTATGGAGAAATTCTGCTCTATGCAGCATCGTCTCCTGCATCAGCAAGTATCAACGGAACTACCGTAACTTTTGATATTCTCTCATCTAATCCGGGATACACGGATTATACACAGGCGCCACAAATGGCCCAGGCTATCAACAATGCAGCTATTCCCGATATTGTTGCCACATCGCCCAATGCACAAACATTGACTATCACAAACACCGCAGGTGGTGCTATCACCATTATTAACCTTGTAAATGATATCAACGGCGTACCATTTGCAGGTCTGAATTCCGGTTCGGGGTTGGATCTTTCAACACCGGCATCCTCAACATATCAAATTGTTTTCACTGCGGTTGATGCAAGAGCAATTAATTTCTTAGATGTTGTCGGTTCCACAGTAGTCGACTTTGGACTGATTTCCGTTGAAAATGGAATCAAAGCCTGTGGACTATACATTGAGGAGGGCCTACGCACCGCATCCACAACTGTGGTAGCTGATATTCCACAATTGAATGCACTATCACCATTGGTGGGTGATCAGGCCTATGTCATTAACAGCGACGACGGGCAGGGTAATAACGTGAACCAATGGAGTATGTGGTTATTTGATGGAGTTTCTTGGATACAAACCAGTAATCAGGACAGTGCCTCAACTGACGCAAAATCCCTTGAGTCATCCTTCACAAGTTCTAGCCCAGGAACATTTACAATTGGTGCATTAAGCACCGGACGCAGAGTTACTTTGATTACCGTTGAGGTCATGGCACCTTTTGACGGTAGTCCAACATTAGAGATTGGTTATCAAGTAAATAACCCATCCCCACCATCACCGGTGCCCGGAGGTCTCATGTCAATCGGTTTAACTGACTTGACAGTATCGGGCACTTACACCACATACACAGATATACTTTTCGGGACTGACACAGTTCAGGGAGATGTCTCCATTACTGCGAATTTCGTCAACGGCGGTGCAACAACCGGCCAGGCGCAAATTATCGTCTCATATGTATGATTATACAATTCTTGGATAAATAATTGGCTGAAGGCCGCACGGCTTATAAATTAGGAGAAACTCATGGCTAACGTAAAAAATTTCGGCCTTATTGGCGTAGGTAGTGACCTACAGCTTGGTAAGGCTGGTACACGCATTATCAATAATGCTGGTACATTCAACTTCAAGGCTGCAAACGGTTCTACCGATGCCGCCCTCACATCTGCAGGAATTACATCGTCCGCAGGTAACATTACCGCTACAACAGGCAACCTTGTTGCAACAGCAGGTAATCTAACACTTAATGATGCCACACTTGTCCGTCAAGGAACAGGCGTATTGCAGTTCTCGGGTTCTGCGGCTTTCATTGCTCCAATCGGCAATACAGCTTCACGCCCAACATCTGCAACAGGTATGATCCGTGTCAATAATGACACACCTACCGCCGCAACAGTCGAATACTACGATGGTACAGCTTGGCAGACACTTGGTTCCAGCGGTTCTGTTACTGCATTGCAGACAGAAATCGACAACATTGAAGCTTCTCTAGGCCCATCTGTAAACACCGATGGCACATTCAATGCAGCGGCTTTCACTGGTTCTGTATTTTCAACACCAACAAGCGTAACAAATGCAATTCAACAGGTTGCAGACTACGCATTGACAAAAGATACGCTTAATGAAATTTTCCCTTCATCGGCTATCGGCAACGTAATCTACTCAAACGGTTCTAACGTTTGGGCACAAGCAGCCCCTGGTGCAACATCTGGTGTTCAGGGTTATGACGCAGGTCTTGCAGCACTTGCAGCAAAGAGCGATACAGGTATTCTTGTTCAGACTGGTGCTGACACATATGCTTCGCGCTCATTGGTTCAGCCATCCGCTGGTATCACAATTTCTAACGCCGATGGTGTCGCTGGTAACCCAACATTTGCACTTGCAAATGATCTAGCAGGCGTGGAAGGCCTGACAACAACCGGTTATTCAGTTCGTACAGGCGACGGCACATGGACAACAAGAACAATCGCTGGTACAGCAGGTAATATCGTTGTAACAAACGGCGACGGTGTCGCATCGAACACTGACATCAACCTTGCAACAGTTTCTCAGGCTGCCACGGGTGACTTCGTAAAGGTTACACTTGATACATTTGGTCGTGTAACAGGAAATACACCAGTTGTTCAGGCAGATATCACATCGCTTGTGGATTCTGTCTATGTAAATACTTCCGGCGATACAATGACTGGCAATCTTGCAATGGGTGGCAATTCCATTACAGGTCTTGCAGAACCAGTCAATGCACAAGATGCTGCCACAAAGAACTATGTTGATTCTACTGCCGCAGGTCTAACATGGAAAACCGCTGTATTGGCAGCTACTACCGCTAACATCACATTGTCCGGTACACAGACAGTCGACGGTGTTGCTCTCGTTGCTGGTAATCGCGTATTGGTCAAGAATCAAACTGATCAGACAGAAAATGGTATCTATGTTGTTGCAGCAGGTGCGTGGACTCGTTCCACAGATGCTGATTCGGGTGCAGAACTTGATTCCGCAGCAGTATTCGTACAGACTGGTACAGCAAATGCTGATACAGGTTGGGTACAAACTACATCCAATGTAACACTCGGTACTTCGAATATCGTCTGGGTACAATTCTCCGGTTCGAGCACATATGTTGCTGGTGTCGGTCTAACACTAACAGGAAACACATTCGATGTGAACTTGGGTGCAGGTATTGCCCAGCTTCCTTCGGACGAAGTTGGTATCGATCTTTATGATGGTACAAACGGTGCCTTGATTCTAACAAGCGATGGTTCTACTCGTGGAACAGCATCTGCTGATAAGCTATATCTATTGCTTGATCCAGCCGGTGCATTGGCCCAGACATCGGCAGGTTTGAAAATCAATGCCGCATCTGTGACAAACGCAATGCTTGCAAACAGCACAATCACGCTAAATGCTGACGCTGGTACACAAGATCCATTGGCACTTGGTGAAACATTGTTGATTGCTGGTACATCCGGTCAGGGTATCTCGACAACTGTAACAAACAACACCATTACAATTACTGCTGCTGACGCAACAACAGCGACAAAGGGTGTAGCAAGTTTCAACAGCACATCGTTCAGCGTATCGAGCGGTGCAGTTTCGTTGAATACAGTCGATATTGCCCACGGTGGTACAAACATTACTTCGATCACACAAGATCAGGTATTCTTCGGTGGTGCTTCGGGTACAGCATTTGCTCAATCCGCAGATTTCACATTCGTCGGTGGTGCAACCGATACATTGACAATCGGTGGTGCAAACGGTGTTTCGTTGGCAAGCGACGGTACAGATGCATTCTTGACATCGTTGGCTACAAACAGTGACTTGGTTCTTCTACCAAACGGTACAGGATCGGTTATCGTTGGCCCAACAGGCGCTGGTTTGATCCAGTCGGATGCAGGTCAGGCATTGACAGTTCGTGGTAACACAACATTGACATTGCAGTCGGTCGCCGGTAGCACATCGATGGTATTGGCTTCCGGTACATCATACAAGGTTGACGTTTCAGGTCCAACAGCGGCAGACTATGCAACTGGTCTAGCTGATACAAACCTAGTCAACAAGTATTATGTCGACCAAGCAATTCAGACTGGTGCTGCTTCTGGCGCTATCAAGGCAGTTAAGGCAACAGTTCCATTGAATGCCGATGGTACAACAAACATTGGTGCTGCTCTACCAGCAGGTGCAACAATTCTTAGCGTTAAGGTAAATGTTACTGTAGTTGATACAACAGCAACATTGTCTATCGGTAAGACAGGAAGCGTATCTGCATACATGACAACCGCTGAAAACGATGCTCAGACACAGGGTCTATACCTAGCTGAGACATATGTAACAGAAGGTACATCTGTACAGGTAATTGCAACAGTAGCAAGCTCCACGAACGCAGGTTCTGGTTCATGCCAAGTTATTGTTGAATACCAAGTAGCTTAATTAGTTACTAGTTCCAAATAAAAGCCCGGGTTTTCTCCCCGGGCTTTTTCTATAAATATGGGTATAATTAGGAGATACCTATGTTTCAGACATTTTGCAAAATGGTAAAGGAGTCCTTGCAGGACAACGCAACCGGAAGATATTCTTCAGCACGCATTATTGCTATGCTTGTGGCCGTAGCTGCCACAGTTTTCATGTGGAAGCTTGTTATTCTCGGTGGGATGAACATCGAATATTTTCTTGCCTATCTTGCTTATGGTGCAGGTAATACCGGCCTCAATAAGATGCTAGACAATAAAGATGCTGCCCGTGTAGAACAGGCTAAGGTTGCAGTGGCTAAGGAAGCCGCTCAAGGTTAATTGACATTTCCTTACGTAGACGTTACAATACATTATGAGAAGTGTTGTGTTTACGTTTGGCAGAATGAATCCTCCGACGAGGGGTCATGAACGCCTTATACTCAAGTTACTTGAGGTTTCAAGACAGCATGGTTCCGACCATGCTGTCTTTCTTTCTCAGACACAAAAATCCGACAAGGATCCACTTAATTGGGCATTTAAGACCCGCGTATGCCAGGCAGCTTTTCCTGGCGTAAATATCTCACTAGATTCAGCAATAAAAACGCCCTTCCAAGCATTACAACAGCTGGGAGAGCAGTATGAGCAAGTCATCTTTATTGCCGGTGGTGATCGAGTTCCGGAATATCAAGAAAGAATGACTCCATATGCTGAGAAATGGGGCATTAAGAATTTTCAAATCATCTCTGCAGGTGATAGAAATATACAATCACGTGGCATCCCAGGCATCAGTAGTTCCAAATTACGAGAGTATGCCCTTACTGGAAATTCTAAAAAATTTCTGGAAGGCCTACCTACACGATTAAATGAGTCGTTAAAGGAAGAAATTTACCAACAGACAATTTTTGGCCTAAAAAAGACCGATAATTAGGGTTTGTTGCATTGCAGCAAATAAATATGTTACTATACATTCTACGCTCAATAGTGAGGTAGATAACAATAGTGGCTTAATGCACTAAGGAGAACATATGTTATTCAAGAATCCTACAGATATTTTCAAAATCACATCCGACTTTGTTCAATCACTTCCTAAGACACCAGAAGACCTAAAAACCACATTCGAGAAAATTCAAGCTATCTTTGAAACAGAAGCTAAGAACACACAGGAAATGTGGAAGATCTACAATAAGGCTTCCCAAGGTGAAGCTTCGTTGAATGAAATTTACAAGGCCAATAAAATGGCACAGGAATTGCTCAAGAGCACTCGCTTTGCTATGCTGATGGCAATTCCCGGTTCAATATTTCTATTGCCAATCATTGTTGAAATGGCTAAGGAATATGATGTTGATTTAGTTCCAGCATCAGTAACTGAGCAATTCGAGATCTAAAATTGATTAGAATTATGGGCAAGTCCTAAAGGCTTGCCCATTTTTCTTTTTTGTGATAAATATGGGTATGAAAGTATTTGAAATTTTATTACCCAAAACATTGAAGGATAGAAGCCTATCCCCGCAGGTTGCAAGGAAAATCGATGCCTTGCAAGCACGCATGGATAGATATGTCGATAAGATCTTCGATCCTAATACTTCCGCAGCAGGTAAAGAATTTCTAAAATCAAAGTTGCGCGATGATTATCACGAACTAAAGGATACAATCGGAAGATTGCATGCTGTCGCTGAAAAACAAATTTCTGAAGCAGTTCATAAGTGTCCTATTACAAGTGAAGATTTTGAATTAATTAAGGAATTGATGGATAGGCCAATTCCGGCTGCAATAGCTCCTATCTATCTAAATGAGGTTATCATTGACGATGAATTGTCAGACCAATTCAGAGCCATTGAAGAAACCGAACCCTCTCGCGATGTTCGACCACTTGTCGTTGAATGGTTGAATAGAGTAATGCCCGACCAGATGATTAGATTCAAAGGGGACTCAAGCGATGGTCGTCAGAATCGAGGCATATTATCTCCTATACATGGATATGATCCACATATGTATAAGGGATCCAACGACCCCATCACAGGAAATGCTTACGGAAAATTCTAACGAAATCCGTACATTGACACTCAAGAACTTCTCCGTTACACTTGCTAGATAGCTAAGTATGTCACAAAGGAGTTCGCATGGCAAAATTATCACCAGAAAATATTGCAAGATTAAAACAGCTTGTAAAAGACGGTGTTCAGGTATTACAAGAATGTGAAGATCTAAAACAAGGTCTTAAGGAAACTGTTAAGGCTGTCGCCGATGAACTGGAAGTAAAACCGGCTATTGTCAACAGACTTATCACCGACGTTCAAAAGAACAAGATGAATGATCGCAGGGATGATCACGAAACTCTAGAAGAACTATATAAAGCAGCAGGTCTCGGTTAATGTATATTGACGCACTTTTCAAACGAGGTGGCGATCAGGAAGTTATCAAAATTGTTGAGCGTGTTAACGGTCAACGTGTTTACAAAGAATTTCAGCCCGATTATCACTTCTTCGTTACAGATCCACGCGGTACAAGCAAATCTATTTACGGTGATCCTGTAAAGAAACTTGTTCCACGCACTTTTGCCGAAAAGCAAAAGTTAATGAAAACACTATCGGGAAACACAAAACGCTGGGAAAGCGATGTGGATCCCATCTTCCGTTGTCTTGAGCACAACTATCAGGGCATTGAAGCGCCAGCAATGAATGTGGCGTTCTTCGACATTGAAACCAGTTTCGATAAGGAATCGGGCTGGTCAGAAGCAAGTGACGCAAACAATTATATCACATCAATTTCTGTGCATTTACAGTGGATTGATGAAATTATCTGTCTGGCTGTTCCTCCAGAAACATTAAAATGGGATGAAGCACAGGCCATTGCAGCAGAAGTGGGTAATGTTATCCTCTTCGAAAAAGAAAGTGAAATGCTTGAAGCATTCATTAGTGTCATTGAGGACGCCGATGTTTTGAGCGGCTGGAACAGTGAAGCATATGATATTCCCTATATTGTAAATCGTATCAAGAAAGTTCTTGGAAGACATGAGGCTCGTCGTCTATGCCTATGGGATGCAGAACCTAAGGTGCGTGAGTTTGAAAGAGGTGGAAAAACACAGCCAACATACGACTTGATCGGCCGTGTACACATCGACTATCTTCAACTATACAAGAAATATAATTACGAAGAAAGACATTCATATGCACTCAATGCTATTGCCGATATTGAATTAGGCGAAAGTAAAGTTGCCTATGACGGCACATTGGATGAGTTGTACAATGATGACTTTAAGAAATTCTTAGAATATAACATTCAAGATACTCGACTACTTGACAGACTTGATAAGAAACTCGATTTTATCGGATTAGCCAATTCTATTGCTCATGCAAGTTGTGTTCTAATTCAGACAACAATGGGTGCGGTGGCGGTTACTGACCAAAACGTCTTAATGGAAGCACACAGCAAGAATATGGTGTGCCCAGACAAGAAGCGCGATAAAGAAGAAACAGATAATCGTGCAGCAGGTGGCTGGGTAGCTACTCCAAAGAAGGGTTATCACAAATACGTCGCATCTACCGACATGAAGTCGTTGTATCCATCTGTAATTCGTGCCTTCAACATGAGTCCCGAAACGATTATTGGGCAAATTCGCCTTGATCGTACAAATGAAGCTATTGCTGAATGGGAATCAAAGGGTGGCAAATATACATTCGCGGCCTGGTGGAACGATAGATTCAATGTTCTCGAAATGGAAGAATTTTACAATCAAGATATTGGTACAAAGCTAATTCTTGATATGGAAGACGGGCAGTCGTTTGAAATCACAGGCAAGGAACTGCACGATCTGATTTTTGAAAGTGGACAGCCATGGTGTATCAGCGCCAATGGCACAATTTTCAGGACTGATATTGACGGCGTAATTCCTGCACTATTGACTCGCTGGTATAGCGAGCGTAAGACTCTTCAAGGTATCATGACAAATTATCAGGATATCGAAGATAATCCAAAAATTGATGGTGTAAAGGTTCCTGAGGAATTGTTTACCAATGATGATATCAGCGATGCCGAAACAAAGGCAAATCCATATTCCGAAACTGAAGCTTACAAACCCAAGAAGTTAAAGGAAATTATTGCCGAAGGTCATAAGAAGCGCGTCGTTCAATACATGAATCAACACAGGTTGATGGTAAAAGACGGCAAGGCAATTCACCGTGACCAAAAAGACCTAAAAAGAATTATTGGTTATTGGGATAAGAGACAGCTGGTAAAGAAAATTAATCTAAACTCAGCCTACGGTGCTCTTTTGAACGTCGGTAGTCGTTTCTTTGATCAAAGGCTAGGACAATCAACTACTCTTTCAGGTAGAACAATTACCAAACACATGGCAAGTCAGACAAATCTGATGATTGCTGGAGAATATGACCATTACGGTAAATCAATTGTGTACGGAGATACTGACTCTTGTTATTTCTCAGCATATCCTATTCTTAAGGAAGAGATTGCCCGTGGTGAAATTGTGTGGACTAAGGAAAGCACAATTGAATTGTATAACGACCTAGCGAAGGCAGTGTCGGCTACTTTCCCGGAATTCTTGGAAAAGAAACTTAATGTGCCTGTAAAGCGTTCAACCGGCGTTATCGCAAGTTCGCGTGAAACAGTTTCTGAATCTGGAATCTGGATCGTGAAGAAGCGTTATGCTTGTTTGATGTATGATAAAGACAACATCCGCCTTGACGTTGGTGGAAAGCCTGGTAAGATTAAGGCTATGGGTCTTGATTTGAAGAGATCTGATACTCCTAAGTTTGTACAGGAATTCTTATCAGAGATTCTTATGGATACATTGTGTGACAAGGGAGAAAACTTTGTTATTGATAAGATCCGTAAGTTCAAGGAGAAATTTGAAGACTTGAAGCCTTGGCAACAAGGAACTCCTCGTGCTGTGAATAAGCTTTCTTTCTATAGAGAGAAGGAAGAACTGCATGCTGCCAAGAAGGCAAGGGGCGAAGCGACAGGTGGTGTAAATATGCCCGGTCACGTTCGTGCAAGCCTGATGTGGAATAGATTGAAGGAAATTAACAAGGATCAGCACTCAATGCGTATTGTTGACGGACAGAAAATTATTGTCTGCAAACTAAAGGAAACAAGCGAAAACTTTATGTCTAGCATTGCATATCCGGTTGATGAAGTTCATCTACCATCCTGGTTCTTATCCTTGCCATTTGCAAGCGATGAGATGATGGCAGGTATTGTTGATAAGAAGGTAGAAAACCTGTTAGGTGTGCTGAAATGGGATTTAAGCCGTACCAATAAAGAACATGCACATCTGGAAACACTATTTGACTTCAGCGCACTGTGAAACGTTGACATTCAAAACAAAATTCATTACACTACAGAATCTTTTCAGAAAGGGAAAACATGATTGACGCATTTAAGGATATTGTGAAGCATACATCGAGCTTAGGCTTCATCGATATGGTAAAATTGGTAGGCTCAGTAAATGAAGCAAAGATTGAAGCAATTGATGCAGACAAAACAGTGGTACTTTATGGTGATCTATATCAACCTATTAAGGATATCGATTCAACCGTAGGTTTGTCGCGTCTTGCTCAGCTGAAGGGCTTCATTGATCTGCACAATGGTTCCAATGTATCTATCGTTACAGAAGTTCGCGGTGGTGCAACAGTACCTACTGAAATGACTTTTGATAACGGTGAAGACGTTGCGGTCTATCGCTTCATGAGTGAAGCGATGGTGAATGAGCAAATTAAGGTTCCGCCATTCAAAGGTGCAACATGGAATATTACCCTAAAGCCTGAGAAGCAGAAGATTGCTACACTGAATAGCTATCAAGGAATTCTTGGCGGATTTGAGAAGCGTTTTACTGTATCCACAGATAAGGACGCATTGAAGTTTGCTATCGGTTCCGGTCCGACTGATCGTACCACCATTACCTTTGCTAAGGGAATCACTGGTGCATTGAAGCATCAGTGGTCTTGGCCTCTAACACAGGTCTTGAGCATCTTGAAACTCAACGATAATGAAGATGTAACCATGTATTTCTCAGATATGGGTGCATTGAAGATTGAAGTCGATAGCGGCCTCGGAAAGTATTCCTACATTCTCCCAGCAAGCAAGGCATGACGAACGAGGGTGATACTTTTCGAAGACTGCAACGAGAGCCCTTTGTTTCAGTTCTAAACAAGGATAGTTGGGTAATAATAAATCCCAATACATTTCGGCCAGAAATATTGTTTCGACCATATATTGTAGAAAAATTAGCAGCATATGGCTGGACATACGATGATTTTAGTGCAGAGCACGAAAAGCTTCTTATTAAATTAGGATGGGAAAGAAAGGCTTAAATTATGGACAAAACTTTTAGACATAATAGGTTAGATTTGGATAATGTTCCCGAGGAAATTTTTACTGAATTAAAAGAATATTATTCTGTTTTGAATCTCGATAATTACGGGGTTATTGACGAAAATGTTAGGTCACAAAAACTAAAATTTCGAAAGGTAATCGAACAGAATATTCCTATGGATGTGGTTGTCTTAGATTCCCAGACATTTATGCCGATTAAGAAACATTATGAAAAGGCATCTTCATTCCAGACATATATTGTTCGTGGAATACATGTGGGCGAAAAATTCGAGATTAGATCTATTATTGAGTCTGGAATTGTAGTAGATGATGCCTAAGAAAACACCGGATTACTTAGAAACCCTATGGGCACTAAAGTATCCGGATTATCACACATGGCGTGATCTCCGGGCTGCCGAAGCCCGTGGCGGATTTTGGGAAAATGGCGAACCAGTTCGTTTATCTGATCCCGAAATGAAACCTCGAATGGATGAGTTAGAAGAAAGAATCAGGAATGACAAGAAGTTTGCAAAGAAACTTCTAAAGGGAATATTGCTTCCTCCACGGCCAAAAATCTAAATACAATATGGACGATTACGACAGGACTTTCGAAGCCTTAAAGAGAACAGACTTTAGGACGGTAAGAAATATTATCAATGATAGAGTTACTGTAAATCCACAAACTTTTCAACTTACGCTTCACGAATTCTACCACCATATTATTGTGGATCATGGCTGGAATGTCGACGATTTCATTACCAAACTAAACGATTACAGATTCAAATGACAAAAAACAGAGTAAATTTCACAGAAAGACATCTGGCTGGCGGATGGGCAAAATATCTCCCAGCAATTAGTGGCTTCTATACTACACATCTCGGAAAGGCACAATCAGATCCGAATTTTATTCCGGCTGAGCGTATTCCAAAGAATTTCGAATATGGAATCGAAGGCCTTAATTTTCTGAAGGAAGAAGGTAGTTACTTCAATTACAAATTTGGATTGTATTCGGCAGGTCACGCAGAGAGAAATCTTGATAAATGTGACAAGAGGGAACCTATGATCCACGAGCGCGATCGGGAGAAAACTATTCTCATCGGTGACTCGGGTGGATTCCAAATCGCTACCGGTGTTATTAAACTGGATTGGGCAACAGTGAAGGGCCCCGAAGGTGACAAGCTCAGGGAAGAAATTCTTCGTTATCTCGAACACACAGCAGATTGGTCAATGACGCTGGATGTTCCTGCCTTTGCGGCCAAGCCACCACTCAGTGCCAAAACAGGATTGACTAAATTTGAAGATACGCTGGATATCTCTGTCCACAATCTGCATTATTTTATCAAGAATAGAATTCCGGGAAAGACAAAATTCCTAAATGTCCTATCTGGTAGCGATAATGAAAATTCTAAAGAATGGTACGAGGAAGTTAAGCATTTCAGTAATCCAGATTCCGTAGAATTAATGGGCTATCCACGTAACCATACTCTGGAAGGTTATGCATTTGCAGGTATTAACATGAAGAACATGAAAACTGTTCTTGAACGAATGCTTGATCTACGCAGGGACGGTCTCCTCGAAGGCAAGGACTGGATTCACTTCTTGGGCATTGGTAGACTTGATTGGGCATGCTATTTGACATCCATTGAGAGATTATTGAGGAAGCACGATAATCCTAATGTCAACATCAGCTTTGACGCTGCAAGCCCATTTGTGGCAGCGGGTGGCTATGCATTGTCCTATAACTACAATTATTTCAAGCCAGATCAGCTAACATACGCAATGGGCCGCGGCCTCGACGACAAGGGACTTAAAGGCACAGATTATGCAATGCCATTCCAGGGCCCAATTATGGAACGTTTGACAACTGGTGATATGTGCGTAATGGGTCCCACCGATAAGAACAAGCAAGACAAGATTGGTAAGACAAGCTGGGATACCACTACCTATGCATTGGTAATGGCGCATAATGTCTACAACCACATTCAGGCTGTTCAGGAAATCAATAGATTAGCTGACATCGAATATGCAGTTCGTAAAAATATCAGTTACAAAGACTGGTATCAAATGAGAGATAAGAAGAAGCAAACCAACATTAGTGATTTTGTCCCTAATTCAATTCTATTCTTTAATAATTTCGTAGAAGAACTTCTTGACCCCTCAAATAAAGATCCGTATACTATGTTGAAGGAGAATCAGGCATTCCTTGACTATGTCAGCTTCGGCGACAAGAAGGCAGTAACCACTTTTGAATCATTATTCGGTGGTGAAGAGGAAGGTAACGAAGAACACGTACCTACCGTCGAAGAACTTGCAAGTCTCGATAAGGAAGATCTTATCAATCTCGATGAGTAATAGGTTACAAAAGGGAATTAAGATGGTAGAGAACCTAATCTCTATCCAGAGAAATTGCGTCCCGCCATATCCCAAATCGCAACATGATTACATGCACGGATTATTGAATGGGCTCATTATGGCCCATTCAGTTTTTGCTAATTGCAATCCAAAATTCGCAAGTGGGAAAGATTTTAGAGCCTCCGGTATAAGACATAAAACTATACGAGGGAAAAGAAAATGAGAAATATTTTACAATATCCGGTAACCGCCGATGAAACAATAAAGGCTCTCGATTGGGCACAGAAAGAGTATACACGTAATATTCAAAATTACGGCATTGGTGGTACAGAAGGAATTTCATTACTTCTTGCAGCACGCTTTATTGAGGCAAATAAGGAAAGATTTGATGCATTTTCTTCCGTATCAATGCAGGTAGTTGAAGAAAGAAAGAATGACTAAGAAAATTTGTATATATCATGGTAATTGTGCTGATGGGTTTACCGCTGCATGGGTTGTAAGATTATCACAGGGTGAAATAGAATTTCACGCCGGTTTCTACAAAGATGCACCACCGGATGTAACTGACAAGATAGTCTACATTGTAGATTTCAGTTATAAGAAGCCTGTAATGGAAGAACTAGCCAAAAAGGCAAGGGCAATAATTCACATTGACCATCACATTAGTGCTATCGAGGATTTGAAGGATTTTAATCCACCAAACCTGGAGAAATTTTACAGTCCGGAAAATACTGAGAGCGGTGCAATGCTTGCCTGGAAGTATTTCTTCCCTACAAATCCTGTACCACAATTTATCAAACACATTGACGATAGAGATCGCTGGAAATTCTTATTGCCCGGAACCAGAGAAATCCAAGCCAACGTCTACAGTTATGAATATACCTTCGAGAATTGGGATAGATTGGTAAATCAATCTCTCGACGAACAAATCAAGGAAGGTACTGCGATTGAACGCAGAATGGCCAAAGACGTTAAGGAATTGATGGGTGTGGTCGTGCGGCGCTTGAATATAGCGGGATATAATATTCCTGCTGCAAATGTTACGTACCAATACGGATCGGATATTTGTTCTGCACTGTGTAAAAACGAGCCTTTTGCAGCATATTATTACGATCAACCCGATGCGAGGTTTTTTGGTTTGCGATCAACGCCAGACGGAATAGATGTTGCCAAAATTGCAGAGCAATTTGGTGGTGGCGGACATGCTACAGCATCTGGATTCAAAGTTACTTTTGAAGAAGCAAGAAAGTTTGAGGTCTAAATGGCAGCTTTATTGACATTATTCGCTATGATTTCCATGGTACTCATTACGGTGCTCATTGTCTATCAAATATGGAAAGATTATAAGAAAGATACAAATCATGAAGTGGAAAATCAAGAATAAAGATTACAAATATTGTAATTGGTATAAATGGTTTGCATGGTATCCTGTCCGAGTCGGCGATGGGAAAGTCTGGTTGGAATTTGTTTATCGTCGCCAAATAGGGTATACACAATATCACTGGATAGATAGACTTTTCGGTACACCAGAATATGAGTACAAAGAAACTATCTTTGATATTATAAGGAATAGCGATGTCGAAGAAGTACAAAACCGACGACGAAGCCCCATCGGATATGTTTGTATATTCCATTGATTTCGGGGTGGGTTCTGCTGACATGGAGTGTGGTTGGTGTGGAAGATTACACCTTTGCCCAGAAACCAGTTACGGCCCGCCGGATTATGCTGATACAAACAGCATAGAGGATGATAGAGAAAGATGGAAAGAATACTGCAGGACGGAACATGCAAAAAATCCCGAAGGTGTTATCCTACACTATGATCTTGACGGAATCTCTGGAAAACAGCTCAACGGAATTAATTTTGTAGTTGATTGCCCTTGCAACGGTCTTACAAGATTTGAGAAATTTATCTGGAATGAAAGAGGTACCATAAGAGAATATCTTCGTAAGCGCATTAATCAAGAATACGATTGGGCAGAGCAAGAAAAGACAAGAAATAAGCTTGCTGGTTTCGAAGATCCCGAGAAGGCTAGATTTTTCTAATGGCCTGGGTACCGGTCCCACCACCCGTAACAGATGGTGCCAATATTTTTCGTCTTCATCCAGTGACCTCCTGGACAAAGACATTCCGTGTCATTCCGGTAAAAACAATCGACGGAAATAGCAGTATAGGTATTCTATACAAGAGAACATATAAAAATTACTATGGTGATACAAAGGTTCTCTATGCAAAAAATGAATTTGAGATATTAAAATATGAAGAAAATTGATTACCTTTTTGAATCTGCACATCCTGGCGGTACCTATTCAAGCTTAATTCCATCAGTCGAATCACGCGAAGAATTATTGAATTTTTGTGTGAAGCAAGGCATCGAAAATCTTGTGGATTCCGATGAATATCACTGTACAATAATCTACAGTAAGACAGAGTGTTCCGATGTCGCAAGAGAAGATTTTGGACTACCATGTCAGGCATTACCAATTGGTTGGAAAGTTTTAGGGACAGACAAGAAAGTCTTGGTTCTCGAAATTTATTGTCCCAATGCAACAAGATTGCATGAACTGTTTATGGAAAAACACGGAGCAACACATGACTACCCGGAATACATCGCGCACATCACTGTCGCCTCTGACGCACCAAATGACTGGGATAGATTGGAACTCCCTGATTTCGAGATTACCTTTAACGGATACACCGTCGAAGAGCTCAGCTGACATAAATCCCGCGGATGAGTCGCAAGCTGACGAAATTGTCAGTAAACTATCGAAAACCAAACAAGAACTTGATGCTGAAAAGGCAGCAGAACTTGCTAAGGTAATAAGTGAAATACTTTCGCAGGAAATTTCGGCAGAAATTGATGCAGAAATAATGAAGGATTTAGAGACATGGCGGAAAGGCACCTCGACATATTAGGGCAGACTATACAAGAAGGAAACTATGTAGCAGTTTCCCATAAGAATTTATTGCAGGTATGCAAGGTAATTAGACTCAATCCAAAAATGATGAGGGTAAAACCCATCAAGAAGGATTATTATTACCGTGGCGATGGGCATCTTGTGTATTCAAACCAGACAATCTTGTTATCTGGAGAAGAGGCAACAGCATATATTTTGAAATACGCAGGTAGCAATGACTGACACTGCTAAATATGATCCGACCAAGAAAAGCTTGATTGACAGCCTTGATGATCTAAGTAAAGAAATACTAGAGAATCATCGAAAATTTCTTATCGAGGAAGTCAATCTTAAGAAAGCCGCAATGACCGAGGAGGAGGAAGCAGATGAAATTGTTCGTCGTCTTGCTGCACCACCGAAGCCGGTAATTTCTGATTTTGAAAAAATCGTAATGCCGATGATTAGAAGAATAATACCCGGAACTATTGCACATGAAATTATGGGCGTTCAACCAATGCAGGAATCTACGGGCAAAATTTTCACAATAAGACCAGAATATAAAAAGGACGAAGACCAATGAATACACAGGTAACGGCAAACAAGATTCAGGGTGCAAGGGCATTGTTGAATGATCCTGCAAATCAAAATTATAAGAGAATAGTTGTTAGCACGGATTATTCAATTGTTTATATACGTGATAATGAGACTAAATCTTTAGATACAGAAATTGATTATTGGAAGACAAAAACAACTGTGATAGAAGATCCATATGAGGAATTTGTAGAGATATATATTCCTTATGGATTTCTTACCCCAGAATCAGCAAATTCAACATTTATTGATAATGATGTTAGGATGATTTTTAGATTATGACATATATGGGCACATGGACACGCAAATTACCTAAAGAAGTTCTTAATTTGGTATCGGACCCGAAATTTTTTGAACACGAGAAATTAGCAAGAACACTAAAGGGAGATGACCCTGTTTTTGACTTCACCTGCCATATGGTTTTTGATCACCTCGCCGATGACTGGAATAATAAAGATTACATGAATCAATTTGAAATAGCGGTCAAAGAATGCTACGGGCAATCAGCCACCCATTATTGGATAGAAAACGATCATGGTAGAAGATATATAATCTACGACGCCAATAATAAGAAAAAATTATGGGTTTGCGATGTATATCCTAAATAATAAGTTTATTTCCCTTCTTCCTATTTTCAGTACCTTCCAATATTTGAAGATTTGTCCAGTGCCCAATTTCTTCAGCTGGTTTTCCGTTTACCCATCCCTGTTGAATTGAATAGATGTGGTCTAGATGATATTTCAAACTTCGTGGCAAATTTTCTGGATTGATTTTATCTTTGTGTAGTTTATATTGTTGATTTGAAATTCTCCAAACTTTTCTACGATAGTTTTCATATTCAGTTTTATCTGCAGGATCGGCAATAATTTTTCTTTCTATTTTGGTCTGTAACATTCTTTCAATGCCGCACTTCTCGCAACCTATATGATTCAAGATTGCATTAGGCTTTTGAAGGAATTCGTTGTGTTCAGGACAAATAATTTTTACTGGAGTATGTGCATTTACATATTCCACAAGTGAATAGTCAAATTGCGGGAAAATACTTTTAGCCTGAGAAATAAATTCTTCAGTAGTTTTCTTTTTTACACCACTGCATTTTTCACAACCGCGACCGTTCATATGATCCTGCGGCCATTGTTCAAACTCACCGTGTATAGGACAAAGAATTTTTATTTTGGTATTAGATCCTCTGTATTCGGACATTGAGTAGTCAAATTTGTTGCCGTGCATTTCTTTAGAGCGAGAAATAAATTCCTCAGTAGAGAGGACTGCAGAATTCATCCTAATTTGATGTTTATTTGTCTTACACTGTGGGCATCCGGATTTCAGATGTATATGATTTGCAGGCGTTACCTCCCACTCTATATTACAAGAATGGCATATAATCTGCACCTTTGTGGCCATGTTTTTATAGACTGCCGGGGAATAGTCAAATTTATCTCCGTGTATTTCTTTACAGCGAGAGATGAAAGTATCTTGTGTGAGCTTCTTTGTTGACATAACGAAATAATACCTATACAGTTGTAACAATCTATAAATATTTATCATACATAGAACTGGAGAACTACTAATGCGAAAAATTTGGTATATGGGCCTTGAATCTTATGAAAGTCGTTACACACTTCAATTGCAAGATTGGAATGAGCGTGTGTTCAAACTACGCGGAATTGATTATGAATGCATTACCGGCATGGAATTAACCACAGATAAGAAAATTGTTACCGGTAGTGTTCTTGATGCCCATGGTCGTACCTTCTACAGTCTTCATCAAACTGCAAATCTTATTAAGTTGATGAAAGAAGGTAAGGTTACAAGCGAAGACGTCATCTTCTATGAAGATATGTATACTCCGGGTATTGAAAGTCTACCATATATTCTTGAACAGGTTCCTGCAGAATATCGTCCCATGGTTTATGTTAGATGCCTTGCACAAACTATCGATCCAGACGATTTCGTGAACCGTGAGGGAATGGCTCATTGGATGAGAAAATATGAACAGATGGTTGACGAATTTGTTACTGGTATACTTGTGGCTAGTGAAGAAATGGTAGCTCATCTGCGCATTGCAGGCATGACTGCCCCAATCTATGTGACTGGCTTGCCGTTTGGTAAAGATGAAGTACGTAGTCGTATTCCTGCACCTAAAGACATCACACAGAGAACTAGGCGCGTCGGGTTTGCAGCACGCTGGGACGATGAGAAGCAACCGCATTTTTATATGGATCTTGCAGAAGAATTCTATAAACATACGCCCGATGTAGAGTTTGCGGTGTTTTGTGGTCATCCCGAACTAAAGAGTAATAATCACGAATTAGTGGAACGCGCCCTAGCATTGCAGGGAAGTGACAAGGCTAATTTCAAAATCTACACAGGATTGAAGAAGAATGATTATTACACACTTCTATCCAATAGCATGGTTCTGTTCAATTGTGCATTACAGGATTGGGTAAGCAACACCGTTAGCGAGGCCGATACCTTTGGCACACTGACTCTTTATCCTGCATATAGAAGTTTTCCAGAGGTGTTCGCCAATAATGCCGATAATATGTATATCCCATGGAGCATCCAGGATGCCAATATGAGACTTAGAAGCATGATATTGTCGCCATGGGCATATTCTACCGGTGCCGTAAGTGATTGGCAAAATGGAACCATTGATCGCACCATTGATATTCTAGAAGGTGGCGGTCAGCAGTGGGCAAGAAATAATAACGATTACAGAAAGCATGTTGCTCGTCCAAAGTATTGAAGGCATGCGAGAAAATTCTCGCATAATAATATGTAAGATTCCGAACGATACTGTAGTATCTGCGGTAAGATTTTGCGTAGAGAAATTCGGTGAATTCAACAGGTACAGGCAGGATAATTGCTGGGCCTGGTGTCCCTTCTCAAATTATTCCGAATTTTATTTTTCAAAAGGCGAGGATGCCATTGTTTTCAAGATGGCGATGGGTGTATAATGAAGAGATACGTTTTTGAAATTGTTATTACTGAGGGTAATGATGAATATTGGGAAAACCTTGCAGATTCGGGAAATTCTGGATGCGAGGACGTTCTCGAAAATCTCAGGGAAGCATTAAGGAATGATGGTTTTAGTGATCAATATGACACTAAAATTCGATTGGTAGAATTTTCAGATAGGAACTAACATGAACAGAGAAGGTCATAACAATACAAAGTTTTTCATTGGACCGGAAGTTGAACATACTCCCGCATATTCTAGAAAGACACTATTTGTGGTAGGTAAGCAAACAATTGCTGACATTAGAAAACTTGCACAGGAACATAAAGTTTCACACATCTTTATGGGTGCCAATCATTCGTTTAATTCGGCATCGGAAGATCCATATTGGAACGAAGTTATTACAGCAATGCTTGACTTCGGATATTGGGTAACTCTTGATTATCAAGCACATGAACATGAACATGTTCTAAAGATGCTAAATCCGGGTATCTGGCAATGCCGTCAATTTGTACCTTTGTTAGGAGTTCGTATTCCTAAGGTACAGACATCAAGTGTCAACCTTACAGTAAAAATTGATGATGTTGATTTCAAGGCAACGAATCCCGGTGTATGGTGTCTACACTGGCATGAAGTAACAGATAGCAATCGTTTCACTGATTGGCAGGATTATGGCAGTGATGTAGTCATTGAAAATACAGTAGTAGTTGATCCAGGCCCCACAGGTTGGGCGGGCGGACTGAGAGTTCCCGTTCCGAAAACCACCACTATTGTTGACACAGGTAATGCTGAAATTACAGAAACTGTTCTCGATAAGATCAAAGACGAAATGAAGAATGATGGTTCTTTAGGTCTTGATCCTAATTCGAAATCACAACTAAAGCCCGATCCAAATGAAGTTCAAAAAGCAAATGAAGATACGGCAGTTCCATCGTCACCTCAATCAGCTGCAGAAGCATACGCGGAAGCGGGGACTAAGGCTAAGGGCAAGAAGAAGGCACAATAATGATTAGCAAAAGAAAAATCTTTGTAACATTTCAGAAAGAGGGTATTCACAAATACCCGGCCGCCCCTGAGGGTGTTGAATTCTTGGCCTATCCACATAGGCACATTTTTCATTTCAGGGTAACCATCGATGTGTTCCATAACGATAGAGATATTGAGTTCATCCTATTCAAGAGAGAACTCGAGGCACTCTATGGTTCCAACACACTGCAAATGGATTATAAGAGCTGCGAAATGCTTGCAGAAGACCTGATTGATTATATTTCAAAGAAATACACAGGTCGAGGTATTGATGTCGAAGTAAGTGAAGACGCGGAAAACGGTGCTGTCCTATCATATAGAGTATGACAGTAGAATTACCTGAGCCGAAGCTTCTAGAGATTAGGATCTTTCCGGATCCTATTCTTAAGGAAATCTGCGAACCCGTGACTGTATTTGATAATGAACTAAAAGAACTTGTTCAAAATATGTTCATTACAATGTACAACAAGAATGGTGTGGGTCTTTCGGCAAATCAAGTCGGAGTAACAAAAAGAATATTTGTCACCGATACATCGAATAGTGGTCAAAAACGCAGGGTATTCATTAATCCGGAAATTATTGATGCTAAGGATACAGAAAGATGGAGAGAAGGGTGCCTAAGTTTCCCCGATATCTTTGCCTATGTGAAAAGACCTAATAAGATACACATCATGGCACAGGACGAAAATGGAGAATTCTTTGAGCTTACCCTCCAAGGATTAGATTCAGTATGTTTCCAACACGAATTAGATCACCTAAATGGTTTGACTTTCTACGACCACCTAAGCCCATTGCAGAAGAACCTCATCAAGAAGAAAATATCAAGCCTCAAGAAGTAACCCCGGGGTTCGACGAAAAGTATAAGGTTGTTTTAAAGAAGAGAGTTATTGATGCTATTGATTCCTACGAATGGATAATGTGGTTGAATAAAAATTCCAAAGGATCAATTTCAATAAATCAAAATTATATCGATTGCGTCTATATAGGATTTGAAGATCCGGATGATGCATTAATGTTTAGGATAAAATATGGCGACTAATCAAGCATGGCACGGCGTTCCTACACTTACAGCAGGAAACGGGGTTCTTATATCTAACGGCGTCGGAAATGGTGCAAGCTGGAGTTCAATTGAATTGGATTTGAAAAATAATAGGGAATTCAATGAGCTAAATCTAAGGATGGAAAAAATCGAAGAACGACTTGCAATTCTTCATCCGTCCTTTGGATTGCATGATAAATTTCCTGCCCTAAAAGAAGCATACGAACAATATAAAATTATTGAGAGGTTGGTAAATGAAAATCATGGAAAGTGATTTTGATTCAGAAACCATAGCTTGGTCAAAATCATACAGTGGGCAAAATAACAAGTATCCTGTTATGGATATCGAAGAACGCCTGCGAAAGGTAGAACGTCGTTTGTTGATTATTGATCCGCCGGCCGTGCATCTCGATAAGTACCCTGCACTAAGAGAGGCTTTTGAGGCCTACAAGATTATCGAAAGGATGACGGTTGGTGAACAATAAGATACTCATTACAGGCGGCGGTGGATTTATAGGAAATCAGACTGCCTGGGCGCTGGCCGCCCGCGGATACGATATAACAATTGTTGATCGTGAAAATCCGAGACATATGCCGGCAGGACTCTATAAGGTTATTGACTATGCAGAATTCTTCAATAATCTAGAGGAAAAATTCGATACGGTTATACATCTAGCAGCGGATCACATTGTGCATAAGAGCACAGAAATTCCCTCTGAATTCTACGAAAATAATGTGGTAAAAATGAAGGTTATGCTTGACAAGATGGTTGAGCTAGGCATGAATAAAATCATCTATAGTTCTAGCGGCGGAATTTATGGTTCGCAGGGTGGAAGTGCTTTACTGCCCGAAACTCTCCCATATTCACCAATCAATCCCTATGCCTCAACCAAGGCGGCGGGAGAATTGTTGATCAGAGATTATTCTAAGGCATACGGATTGAAATATGTAAATTTCAGATATTTTAATGCCGCTGGTGCCGATCCGTCCCTAAGATTTGGATATGTACAGAATCCCGCCACTCACGTTATTCCCATTCTCTGTAAGAAAATTCTAACTGGAGAGGAATTTTCTATCTATGGCAATGACTATGATACATTTGACGGGACCTGTGTAAGGGATTATGTCCATGTTGCCGATATTGCCAATGCTCATGTTTTGGCCGTAGAATTTCTATGTGGAGATAAGGGTAGCGAAACTCTAAATCTCGGATCAGGAGTGGGAATCAGTGTATATACTCTTGTAAAATTTGCTGAAAAACTAACCGGTAAGAAACTAAACATTTCTTATAAGGAAAGAAGACCGGGGGATCCAGCTGTATTAACCGCCGATATTCATAGGGCAAAATCTGTATTAGATTGGGCTCCAAATTACAATATCGAGGACATGCTTGAACATGCCCTCGGATGGGAGAAGAAATATGCGTCATTTAACTGACCACCAAGAGGAATGCCTTGAAATCCTTCAAGAGGAATGCTCCGAAGTTATTCAGGCAGCATCTAAGATAAAGCGTTTCGGTTTATTGAACCGCAAATCCGGTGATGGGCTAAATAATCTCCAAAACCTAGAAATGGAATTGGGAGATGTATTAGCAATGATTGATATGTGCAGAGAAGCAGGTATTGGTATTACCGAAGAAGGACTCGAAAAGGCAAAGATTGCCAAGAAAGAAAGAGTTCTAAAATGGATGCGTACAAATGCTTAATCCGAAACAAATTTTTCAGAAACTTATTACATCTTTAACCGTAAAGAAGACACCAATTAAAGAGAAGGCAGTTCCTACTATGACGAATTATCCTACACATTATCCTACACATGCCTATAATACCGGTATCACAAGTGTTGTAACAAATGCAGCACCTGCCCCTACAATAAATGCAACCGGGGTCGCAATGGCTGGCGGCGTAAACGCCCCCATTTTTACGACAGCGTATGGTACAGGTGCTCTAGGAATGGGTACAACCGTTGGATATAATCCGCCATTGTCTATATTTGCCTTGCATGGTACCAATAATCAAGAAATTGTGCGACTTGAAAGAGATGGTTCAGTTAAATGGGCTAAGGAAATCAATGTCGACGAGGCTGCAGAAGCTTTCGGAAAGGCAGTTTCTATCGGTGGAGAAATGGCCGCCGGCATAACAGCAAGTACAAAACGCCGAATGAGGGATACCGTGTTTGAGGAAATTATTGCTATATCTAAAGATAAGGGGCCGCTTTCAGCAGATGACTTGACTTATCTATGGGAAGCATCTAAAATTATGGATAAGCTAAAAGGAGCAAAAGAATAATGTTTGGTACCAATGAAATTGTAGGCAAGAAATTCTTTAAGGATGCACCCGCCGATAGTCTTTTTGTAACAAGTATGTTTTTCACATTGCAGGGCGAAGGCCCACACGCTGGAAAAGTTGCATTGTTTATTAGATTAGCAAAATGTAATCTTGATTGCAGTTTCTGTGATACATTCTTCGATGATGGTGACTGGTTAAATACCACCCAGATAGAAAGTAAAATGTATGAAACAATTTGCAACTTCTGGAATGACAAAGGTGAATCTGCACCTACCTGGGCCGTAAATGGTTTCAATAACTATCCAGGAGTGGTACTTGTTATGACGGGTGGCGAACCATTGCTACAGGATAATATTAGTGCATTCATGCAGAGACAGTTGGAGCATTTTGGTGCAGTACAGGTTGAGAGCAATGGTATTCTTGATACTACCGTTCCGGCGGGTGTTACACTTGTATGCAGCCCAAAGTGTGTAGAAAAGAATGGTGTAGCGGTAAAGTATCTTGCACCATCAAAAACTATTCTTGAACGTGCGGACTGTTTGAAATTTGTTATGACTGCTGAACCTGGCAATCCATACAACACCATTCCTGATTGGGCACTTGAATGGAGACTCAGCAATCCTAAGAAAGAAATCTATGTCAGCCCCATGAACATCTACAATACTTTCCCTCAGAAGATCAAGCTATTGCGTTCTGAAAAGCAAGGTAATATCACATTAGATGAAAGATCAACTGTAGATGAAGTAATTAGTTTCTGGGAACCAGGTCTTCTTAATCTGAAGGCTAATCAAGAAAATCACGAATACACTGCGAAGTATTGTATTCAGCACGGACTAAGACTCAATCTTCAAATGCATCTGTACGCAAGCCTTGCATGATTATATACAAATGCGGTCCCTATAACCCGAGAGACCAAAAATCTCTCGAAAAATCTTTCAGGTATATTGACGAAACTGTGAGAACCTGGGCAGAAGAAATCTATATAGATTGGACAGAAGAGGGAAGCATTGAACATTATCTGTATTTTATATTTACAGACGAGGGTTGGACAGGATATGTATTATCGTATCCTATGTGGAAATACGATTTTAGAAAATATATAAAAGTAGATGCAGTATTGGAATCGGCAGAAACGCTACCGAGAATCTCAGTGGAAAACAGTTCAGGGCCCGAAGGGCGGAACTTTTTATGCCACGGTGATGATGTCGTGGTGCAGAAATAATAACAGTGATGGAAAATTTTTCGTCAAGGTTGATAATTCGACATGGTGGTTTGAAAATTCGGAAGATGCTCTAGCATTCAAATTGCGATGGGGGAATAGGGATTGGTCCCAAGTTTATGCATGATGATAGAATTTTTCGAACTAAATATACCGCATATTTTCAGGGCATAAAGGATCTGGAAATTGCAAAGAAAGATATGATTGAAAAATTTGAATTTGATACCATCTGCGAAGAAGGTATCTTTTTTTCTTATTTTGGTATTCGAGACAGCAGAAGATTGTCTTTCATTCACACTCAAATACGGAGATATATATGGCTAAGATTCCTTTTAATTGGTTACCCGGTAGTTGGGGACTAAAGGGAAAGACCTTTGAAATTGCAAAGGCAGAATATGAATTAACAGGTGCCGAACTTGAAAGAAGATTGATTGAAATCAATCGCGATTCTATGTCCGAATTGCAGTTCCAACTTAAAATGGCGGAATGGTCAAAGAAGCATGGTCTTATCAATGAACAAGAATTTGAGAGGCAATGTCTTGAACTAGAAAAGACAACTCTTACAGAAAAAGACTATAAGGTAAAGCTTGCAGATTTCGAGAAGAAATACGGAATCATCGATGAGTTCGACCATCTTCGTAAATTGGCATCCCTCGTTGAGGACGAAACCCGTCGTGAATTGATGTTACTTGATATTGACTACAAAGCCGGTAAGATCAAACAGATTGAGTATGAGAAGAAATTTGCCACACTGAATAAAGAGCCGTGGGTAAATGTCCTTGAGATGAACTTCGGTGGTACCAAGTCCCTTGAAGGAAGCTTTGAATTAGACTGGAATGAATATTTTGTAGAAAATCTAAAGAAAGAGGGATACCAGGGTCCTACACCAGATTCCATTGTGAATCAATGGTTTATGGAAGTTTGCCGTAACATTGCCCTGGAGGAATTTGACGGCACCGGCGATTTTACAGCAGATTCGGCGGCAAATCTTGAGACAGTAAAACGTTGGAGCTCAGAGGGACGTAGGGAATATAAATGACCAGGGAAAATACGCTAGAATTGCAGGAAGTTCAGCCGCGTCGGTTCCGCACAGTTATTGTGACACTCGATGGAATTGAATTTATGGAATTACATCGAGAGGGCCTCTCAGATGGTGACGTATTGCGCAAACTAGATGCTCAAAGATATTCACGCATGCCCGGGGAATGGATGTTGACTATTCCACGTGAACACAAGGTGTTTAGGGATCCTGATTTTAAGAAGGTAATTGCTTCTGCGCTATCCTATTTTTGGGATAGGGATCATCCAGAAGAAATGGATGATTATTTTGTTTGACAAATTAGTGTTGTGTGTCATATACTTGCCACATGCATACATTTATTCTTAACGACGGACAAAATTTATTCTATCGCCAGATCCGCATGACGAATCCTGCCTACGGGATTGACAGCATGATCGGTATGGCTCTTCATATGATTCTAAATAGTATGAAGAAGGAATATAATACATGGCAGGGTACACATTGCGTATTCTTCCTTGAGGGGCGTTCTTGGCGCAAAGACGTCTATCCTGCTTACAAAGCAAACAGAAAGGTGGCTTACGCTGCCCTTACTGAAAAAGAGCAGGAAGAACAGCAACTCCTCCAAGAAGCCTTTGATGATCTAGTAAATTACCTTGATCAGAAAACAAACATCACTGTTCTTCGTAATCCTAAGGCCGAAGCCGATGACATGATTACTATGTTCATCGAGGCCCATCCGGATGATAGGCACGTCCTTATCAGTTCCGACTCTGATTTTTTCCAATTGCTACGTTTCCCCAATGTAATCATTTACGATCCTGTTAAGGATATTCGTATCCAGCGCGACGGCATCTATAATGATGATGGCAAGAAGCTTGCATTCACATTGACAAGTGGTGCAAAAATTAAGGTCGGTGATGTTGATCCTAACTTTACTCCCGCAGAAGATTGGTACGAGTATGCACTTTTCCTAAAGTGTATCCGTGGTGATGACACCGACAATATCTTTAGTGCCTATCCCGGTGTAAGAGAGAAGGGCACCAAGAAAACAGTTGGTATCAGGGAAGCATACGAAGACCGCAATGGTAAGGGGTATTCTTGGAATAACTTTATGCTCCAGAAATGGGTTGACCACAACAAGGTGGAGCAAAAAGTAAAAGAATGCTACGATATGAATCGTAAGCTTATCGACCTATCACAAATTCCGGATGAGGTTAAGGCCCAATGCCTTACCATTATTGCCGAAGAGACTCAACGAAAGAATGTCCCGGCGGTAGAAATCGGAATGGGCTTTATGAAGTTCTGTGGTAAATGGGCATTAAAGAAAATTGGTGATAATAATGCTAATTTTATGCCAATGTTGAAAGCTAAATACGAGGAATAATATGAAATATTTTATTGCTGGCGTGCTCGTCTTTCTCGTTTTTGTGGGAATTCTTCTTTATTTTTCAGCCGAACGATATACATTTAATCGCGAAAAATGTGAACAAGCAGGTGGAATATTGCTGCAATTGAAGCATGAGTTTGTCTGCCTAAAGCGAGATGCAGTTATTGAGGTGAAATAATGCTCGAATTCTTCGAGGAAATGTTTGCACCTATTGTCTTTCCACTGCTATTTACTGGTTTCCTTTACTTTGTTTTTGAAGTAGTGGGCCCATATGCAGATACGTTGAAAGAAGAACAAGTTAAGTGCGAATCTCTGAATGGAGTATATAGCTCTAGAGATCGTGCTTGTTTCATGAAGGTAGAAATATAATAATGTCAGTGAAATTAAAACCTATTACAGAAAAAAGTTGGCTCGTGCTTGGAGATACCGAAGATATTCGAATCGGGCTGTTAACCGAAATTCAAAATAGATATGTGCTTATGGTATCGGGTGCCAAGAAGCAATTCCTAAACCGAAAAGAAGTAAACACGTATTTTAATGAAGATGTATTTCAAAATGTGGTTACAGTTGAGGAACCGGTTGATGTAAAGAGGGACTATTTCATTAACGGATATCCGGTAGACTTTGATAATCCACATGAAGTAATTATTGCCGGAAATAGATTGCCTTTGTTCAGTAAGAAAGCAACCAGCGAAGTCTATTACAGTGCAGGATATTATTGCTTGCATTTCCCCAAGAATTGGATGCCGGCATATTGCCCGAAATTATCCACACTCGAAACCTACGAATTTGCTGGGCCATTTAAGACTGAACTTGAAATGAGATCACGGCTCACAAATCTCCGAAAAGAAAAAAATTCTAATAAATGATTATTCATTATCTGGGTGTAAAACACGACCGTTTTTGGGGCTATGCCTGCACTGAAGAAAATTGCACCGGAATTCAAGAATTCGTAAATTATGGTTTGGGTTATTGCTATCAAACCACTGGTCCCGAAATTTATATCTTTTGGGGTAAAACAGGAAATATTCATTCGGGAACATTTAATATAAAAAAGGGAATGTATAATAATCGATTTGTTCATAAGAGACGCGCTCGCGTGTATGAATATAAGCCCTCGATTCCTATGCCGGAAATGGAAAATAAAATTCTCGAATGCATCGAACAACAGGCCGTAATTCTAAAATTGAAAAATGAGTCTGCGTATTGACTTTTTTGGAATGAAGAAGGACATGTCTGGTACCAGACATTTCTGGGCATTTGTCAAAACTCAATATACAGTCGCAGGCCCGGTATATGCCTATAATGCCAAGTATATTGTCTGGGGATCGGAAAATTCTGCCACAAAATTTCTTTCAACAACCGGAAGATTAGATTCTCAGTTATATATGCAGAAAAGAAGAAAGATGGACGATGGTTATAAGCCAATATCTCCGGGTGCCATTGAAAAATATTTTCCAGAAGCTGTGAACGATATCGAGATGTTTATTTTAGATAAGGTATTGAAGGGTGAACTATACTAAAATTCGATACATCGCTTGCTATCCTAATCTCGCAGAGGGGTCGGCAATTAAGATCTTGGTTAGGCCTACGGGAACCACCGGGACAATCCTAGAAGATGTTGATCTCCAATGTTTTGAAATATCGGGAGAAATTGGTGGCGAATTGAATATAAGTGCTCTCGGCAGAATTGGAAATTTCAATAGCGATTGGTTGAAAACTTATAAAACCATAAAGATAAGCGAGGGCTGGAAATTTATCACCGAAGATGCTTTTATTGAATTGCATCCTAATGTATACGAAGAAATTGAAAAACTTTTCGTCATTGTCAAATTGAAATATGTATGAGATTGAAAAACTAAGAAAGAGGCTCGGCAATATTCATAAGAACGCTACAGAATATCGTATGACCGTTGTTGAAGCAAAGCAACTATTATCTGAAATAGATAATCTAAAAAGAACATTAGAAAAGCCGGAAGAAACGGTGCTCAATGAAACCACGTCTAAAACTCAAATAATAATGGACGGCGGCGCTTTATAAGGGGACTTCGGTCCCCTTTTTTCATCCAATAAAATACCTGTTTTTGATAAATATGTATGCATTTATTGGAGGAAAAGAAATGGCACGCCCAAAACCCACCATCATTTTGGAACATGTCAATCCCAAGAATTATAAGGCCGAACAGGTTCTAGATGCTGATGCAATCTATGCAGTTTTCTATCAAGGGAAACCCATAAATCTTAGAACTCTGAGTCACCTTGTTTCTTATCCTGGCCCTAAGTACAAAAAGGTAAGCTTTTCAAATTCAGGTCATGCTTTCAACTTGGCCGAAAGGTTGAATAAACTTTTCAAAACAACAGAATTTACTGTCTACAAGCTCACAACCGGTACACCTTGCGCCGAGGGAGAAGATTGATATTTCAACAAGTTTCTCGTAAACTTGTTAGATGATTATTTACGATGGAATCAAAAGATACGAGAATGAATGGTTAGCTACCTACATTCTCGGTTATTGTCACATCAACGAAATTCAGGAATACAGAAGGCAAATTCAAGAGTACTCTTTATTTGAGGTTCGTACTTCTGATATTCATCATAGACTTGCTGAAAAATTTATAAGAAAACGTTATCCAACAATGGCAGCCTGGCTGCAGGAATTAAAAATTCCCTTCGGTGGATATCTAGATGAAGAAATGGGGCAACTTAGTATTCTTTTTGTTCCTAAGTCGATTGAAGAAATGTCTTTTAGACTTTGCTTTAACGTTCAGGTAGGGAATTGATAAAATATTCTGGATACATTTTACCAAAGCGTCTTAGAATAATTCCCGCTATTGCATTTGCAGCGTTTTCAGTGGGACTTCCATCTTCACCACTCATGGGTTCTCCCTGCATTCTTTGTTTCCAATGAACCAATTCGTGAGCAAGTGTTCTCATAACATCCATTGGATGTCTATTCTTAGAAATTACCTTAATGCTACCATCGAAAATGCCAAAGGAAGATTGCCCGTCTATGGTATCCCTATCAGAGATAATTTCAATGGGCGGTACATCTTCTAATTCAAGCTCTTGCTTGCACAATTCGAGAAGATGTGTTATCATTGTCTCAAGAAGAAAATCTTTTACACGCATACGACTATTTATCGCCTAATAATGAAAACTATCTTAGAGCAGGTCTCACTTTGGGGAGCTATCATCGGAGCATCATTATTAGCAATGAATGTTGCCATTAGTGGATGGGCGTATATTCCATTTTTGTTTTCTAATATAGCCGGTGTGTACCTTCTAAATCAATCCAATGCCTCGAAAGTTCTAAAATGGCAGATGTTGTTCTTTATCGTTATCAATGTCGTGGGCATCGCAAGATGGCTCTTATAAATAATGACATGGACGCATTAAAGAAAGCTATATTTTCGGAGGTTAGAGTCCAACATGCCGAAGCCGGCAAGTTGAGTGACGAAGACTTGAATAAGCTAATGTTCCAGTTACCTGACAAAATTCGCTTATCATATTCCGGCTTTCTTATCCTGAAAAATATTTTCACAGCATACAGCTTTGAGATTCCGGAAACAATAAAAACAAGGCACCAAATGGGTATGTCGCAAATGACCTATCCCTATTTCTTCACAAAGAAAAGATTGATTTTATTTTCGGAAATGGATGCAATGATGATAAAATTGCATGGTGGAATCGAAGGTTTCCTAGAAACCTGTTACAATATTGAACATTGAGGCATAACATGCTATAATGTAGCATGGAACCTACAGCCGAAGATATCCTGTATGAAGAGCTAGTCCTCACTAGAGAGGAACTTCCTACCTATTATCAAAGCAAGAAAACTGCCTTCTATAATTTTCCCTATGGGGGTTATGGTGGTAATCAGAGCTGGATAAGATATCGTGGACACGACTGGCTTGTTAGTGATATAGGTTTCTGTTATAGAAATCATCTCGGGCAATATCATAGAAAATATGGCCCCGCTGTTAGAATACCCAAGTATGATATTACCGAATGGTACCTTAATGGAAAATTACATTGTGAATTTGGACCTGCACGTATTCATAAAAATAGCATGTTCTGGTACAGACACGGAAATCTGCACCGAGAAGATGGTCCTGCTGTGATTGAATATGGTGGACCAAAGCAATATTGGCTCGACGGAATAAAGTATAAACCCAAAGAATATAAACGCGAAATTGCGCGTCGTATTAGACGTGGAATCATAAAGGTAGAAAATAAAAATGCATATACCTCATACCATTCTTAGTAGAATTATAGATGTTTCTAAAATTATAGATCAACATCCAGAACTACTTGATTTTACAAAACTTTCGTATTACGAAAAAGTAGAATTACTGAAAATAAATGTAAAGACTTTCTTTAAACTATTAGATATAGAAAATGCCGATGCCGCATTGAAGGTTGAAATTTTGGCTACCAATAAGCTTAGAACTATCCACACTAAAGTGGTAATAGAAGAGAATGAAATAGAATCATTGAAGAATGATATCTATTCACGACTATTAAAAATAGATTTCAAAAAATATGTTCGTAAAGAAAGATTCCTAAAATTATCTAAAACAGAACAAGCAACTTGGTTTGTTGAAGCACCGGAATGGTATGTTGAAAATGTTAAAGAAGTTCCGCAATTGACTTCTGATAAGCTATATACGCTTTCGGCTAGACATCCAAAATTTGTTGATATCTACATCAAAGATTTTTCTAATTATTGTACAAATGATACATTTTGGATAAACATGATCAGATACGATGAAAAATTCGGTGACATCTTCCTCGCAAATACAAAGACACTTGTCAATCAAACCGAGGTTCGCCGAGTAATGTACAGATATCCATTGCTGGTAAAAAAACTTGATGCTAATATTATGGCTGACTCAAAGTTAACGACAAAGCAGTGGGTTCTTTTGGTAGAGCAACTAAAGAAATCTTTCAAGGAATTAAAGGATTGGGACTTCAGTGATGAGGTGAGGGAAGCAATCAAACTTGACCTTACCGCTGATATGTTAACTGGAAAGACTAAGACTTCGAAGAGATTCACCGGGGTCATGAAGAGAATTTTGGAAACAGAAGAAAGCAATGAGTGAAAATGACGAAGATGAATGTTTTAGAAAATTAGGAAGGAAAACATTCGAGGATTTGGATACCAGTGAGGAGGCGCAAGAGGCTCGTCGGTTAATGAGGAAGCATGCAAAGCGTTATAAGACCGCCAGTAAGGCCGAATTAGATGTAATTAAAGAAATGATTAAGGACGCATGGAATAAGGCATACCGGAAATATGGTTGGACCGAAAGTGAATTTGATATTGAGAGATTTGCCAGAACTGAAGGAGATTACACATAGATAATTTTCCAACCTCTATATTCTGGTATTCGTCCTTTTGCAACATCTATAATTTTCTCAATCCATAGACTATTTGTCTTACAGAATTCTTTCAAATTTCCAGATACATAAAATTCATTCCCTTCGGGATTGGTAAATTTATAAGATTTAGCATTCGGGTTGAGTTTTCCCACAGTCGGATGTTTTGCCCTCAATTCTTTTGCTTTGATTGATCTCTGGAATTTTAATTTATCAGATTTTTCTTTTCCGTATAATTCCTCATAGGTCTTACCTGAAAATCTGTGTTTGGCTAATTCTGCAAGTTTGGTTTTTATCTCATCCGAATGTGTCTTCCCAAACATACCATTGGTGATGCCCATCGGGCGAGCATTTCTTTTAATCCATCCGTAGGCTTTATTATTTCTTTGCTGATTTGCTGATCTTACTGTCATCATCCATGCAGCTTTTTTCAGCGAATGATTTTCTGGATGTATCTTAGATAATAACTGATGGGCAACATAGTGTTCCTCGGGTGTTAATTTTACAATATTTGATTTAGAATTTGAACCACCGAGGCATCTTGGCAATATATGATGTTTTTCAGAGTAGTCCGGTAAGATTCTATCTTGCGCACGTTCGATAAGCCGTGTATAATGTTTTTGATAATCCATGGCATATTTATGAAGATTAGATTACTTTCCGACCTTCACCTCGAGTTCAGCGGTCGCCGCTGGGAACACCTCTGGGAAAAATCAGATCAGGATAAGGAGACTATCCTTATCCTTGCCGGCGATATTGATATTGGTGCATATTCGCAACCATTCATGACAGAATTGTCTGAACATTTCAAATATGTTCTTCGTATCTGTGGCAATCATGAATTCTATGAGCACAGATTTGATAAAGTCATTGAGGAATGGAAAATCTACGAAGAATCGGGCCCTAAGAATTTTCACTTTCTTCATAATGATGTAAGGTGGATCGATGGAGTTAGATTTATCGGTGGAACCATGTGGACTAGTTTCGACGATGGTGATCCACTGATTATGGCATACGCACATCGAAAAATGTCCGATTATCAAGTTATCTACGATGAAAATTATCGTAGAATTACACCTGCCTTCATCCTTAAGCAACACGATGAATTCATGGATTTTTATCTGAAGGAAATTGAAAAACCCTTCGATGGTCCCACCGTTGTTATCACGCACCACAGTCCGGGCAATGGATTAAAGCTCAACGGACGTGATACCTATAGTGATCATTTATACCATGCAAGCATCGAAGAACAAATTGCCTATCATGGAAATGTAAAATTGTGGCTGCATGGACATACACATCGCAGCCTTGATTACATGATTAATGATATCAGGGTGGTATGTAATCCCTTTGGATATTATCCTGATGAATTGAATCCAAATTTTGATAAGAATCTAATATTGGAACTGTAATGGTTACTCGAGAAAGTGTAGTTGGAAGAAAAATTCTTCTCTTTGAGGAGTATACCCACGAAGCACAGACCGGCGATGATTTTCATCCATACATCTACCTAGGTAGATGGTACATAGCCGGTGACCAAATCACATTGAAGGAAGTCTGCAGGCTATGTAAATTAGATGACACTGAGATGAATATGCTAATCCTAAAATATGGTGTAAAATGATACTTTACAAAATTAGAAATAAGGATGGCAAATATTCCAGTGGCGGTCATCCGCCTAAATGGCTTAAGACGGGTAAGGTTTGGACTCTACCTTCATTGAAGGCACATTTTTCATTGATTACAACTTATTCAAAATCACTGTCTTGTTATCAAGATTGTGAGCTGGTAACATTTGCCGAATCACAGGATCCTGCTAAAATTACATTGACCGCTCTCATGGCAGAGCATGAACAGAAATTAATCGTCCAACGTTTAACTGGATCCAAATGATAAATCTCGATGATTTTTTGAAAATTATCAATTACAATGTAGTTGATGGCTATGAATTCCAATGGAATTGCTACGGTGGAAACGCACAGGCAATTTCCCATTCCAGAATGGTAAGCAAAGATAACGAAGTTACTGTAAGTTGTGTCTTCGATCGTAACACCCAGCAGGTATTTGAAATTCAGGCGTGGGAAAGAAAATCCTTCCGAGAATATCGCTGGATCCATCCTGGTTATATCGAATCTGCATTTGCGGAAGCTAAACGTCGACGTGTCGATTTTTATCAATCCATTGATGATAATCAATTCATTGATATTGAAGAACTCGATGACATGCTTGAAAAGGCTCGTGCAATCTATCTCGGAATTGAATACGATTCCAGATTGCTGGTAAGGGTTGACCTCTCCGAAGAGGACAAATACCAATTGATGTGTATGGCGCATGAAGAAGATCTAACACTGAATGAATTTGTTAACCAAATTCTAACAGACTATATCAAGGACAAAAAATGAATCAATGGGAAAGTGTTCGCTGTATTCCAAGCTCGGATCAAAACGTCCGTAAGTATGTGTTTACCAACGAGAAAGAACGCGCCGCGGTTGCAGAAGCGGTGTTGTATAAGTATCCAACCTACGAAGATCGTACGGTCATCTGTTGCAGCACTCAATCGGGTTGCCCGGTTGGATGCAGATTCTGCGGCACTGGTGAATTCTTTATCCGTAGTTTGACGGGAGATGAAATTGTTGCACAGGTGCAACATCTGTTTGCTGATCAGAATATCGATCAATCCAAGGTGAAGCGTACTCAGATCATGTTCATGTCCATGGGTGAGCCCTTGCTGAATAAACAGGGTCTTACCGATGCGCTGAGAAAACTGCATGCATTGTATCCGACTGCTGCATTGCTTATCAGCACTTCCGCACCCGATGTGGATTATCAGTGGGTCAGGGATATCTCTGTGGAAATTCCCACTGTCGGTCTGCAATTTAGCGTACATGAAAGCACTGACGAAGCACGCGATAGATTGATCCCTTTCAAAGCCAAGCTCAATCTGCAAAGAATTGCAGAAGAAGGTATGCTGTGGTTTATGGCCACCGGCCGCCAACCTTTCTTTAACTATTGCGCCCATGCCGATAATTCATCGGCTGCCGATGCTGATCGCCTGTTTGGCCTGTTTGATCCAAGGATTTGGCAATCCACTGTGTCAGTTGTTTGCGAACAGGATGAATCTGTTGCTGCTGCAAATGAGCGCCAACGTGCTTTGGCCACCGATTTCATGGGTTTAATGTTGGAGCGTGGTTTTTCTACTCGTTGCTTTGATCCTGCAGGTCAGGATGATATTGGTGGTGGTTGTGGTCAGCTTTGGTATGTGCAAGACTACGCCAAGAACCATCCGGAACTGACTCGTAAATCCTGTGGCGCAGATCTTCCGAAGGTACATGCACCGCGTGTTATTGAAATCGTACAAGCATGAACTTCCAAGAAGCAATCGATAGAGCGTGCGAAGAACCAACCCTGTTGGATGCACTCTCTTGGATTGCTGTCTGGGAAAATGAAAGAGTAATACCCATCGCTCACTCATTTTTGAGTGGAGAAATCCCGCGTAACCCCGATGGTTCAGGTTGGACATCTTGTTTTAAATTCCTGATTAAGGAAGTTATGGAACAATATGATCAACAAAGGACACTTAGAAAATTAAAGGCAATAAAATGATTACAATCAAAGACTTCCTCGAATGCATTGAATACCACATCACTGGTGGTACCGAATATATGTGGAATTGCTACGGCCCGAATGTGCGATATCTGGAATATCAAAGTAAAGAAGGGCACGAGGCCGATACAATCTTCATTCTGTTTGATACTGTAGATCAAACTGTGTACGAAATGCAGGCGTGGGATTATGCCAATCAAAGGGAATATCGTTGGATTCATCCCGACTATATTGATGCACACAAGAAAGAAGCCAAGGGCCGTAATGTCAAGTGGAAGAAGTCATTTGACGAACGCAAGTTCATCAATTTGGAAGTGCCCGAAGACATCATTGAAAAGGCTCGCGCAATTTTCTTGGGTGAAGAATACGACACTCGCATTATGGTCACACTGGAGTTGGATGACAAAGAGCGAATAATGCTAATGGAAATGGCACATGAAGCTGATATGTCGCTAAATCAGTTTGTTGAGTATATACTACGTGAAGATATTAAGAGGCACGGCGTCGAGGTTTAAATGGAAATTCAAAATGTAAAGATGTGGGTTGGTGCAATGGAGGTCGAAGAGGCTGCCGTTACACAAATCACCAACATCTCCACTCTACCGATTCTGGCAGGGCATATTGCCATTATGCCGGACGTTCACATGGGTAAGGGAGCCACTGTTGGTTCTGTTATTCCTACTCGCAATGCAATCATTCCTGCAGCCGTCGGTGTCGATATTGGTTGCGGAATGTGCGCCGTGATGACCAGCCTGACTGCTGACGATCTTCCGGAATCCTTGTTTGCGATCCGCAACCAAATCGAGCGTGATGTACCTGTCGGCTTCAATGAGCATAAGGCTGGCATTCCTGCCGTATCGGGACCCTACGCCGATGTTCTTCGTAAGAACCTTGTTAAGGTGATGAAGCGTTGGGATTCGCTGGCACTTAAGGCAAAGCTTGGACGTGCCGATGAACATCGTATTGGTCGTCAGGTTGGGACACTTGGTGGCGGTAACCACTTTATCGAAATCTGTCTTGATACTGAGAATCGTGTCTGGATTATGCTACATTCGGGCAGCCGCGGTATTGGCAACCAAATTGGTACCGTGGCTATTGAAATGGCCAAGGAACAGGCAATTAAGCGTGCCTGGGGCCTTGCTGACCAAGATCTTGCTTGGCTCGACGAAGGCACCCCGGAATTCGATTCCTATATTGAAGCTATGCATTGGGCTCAAGATTATGCCCGTATGAATAGAGACACCATGATGAATCTGGTGTTGGCAGCGATGAAGACTCGTTTCCCTTCCATGAAAATTGTGGGGGAAGTTGTCAACTGTCATCATAATTTCACCTCGTGGGAAGAACACGGTGAGCAAGGTATTTGGGTAACTCGAAAGGGTGCTGTATCTGCACGCTATGGCGAAATGGGTATTATTCCTGGCTCGATGGGTGCAAAATCCTTTATCGTTCGTGGTAAGGGAAATGCCGAATCCTATTGCTCTTGCTCTCACGGTGCTGGCAGAAAGCATAGCCGCAATCAAGCGAAGAAATTGTTCACTTCGCTCGATTTGGCAGAACAGACTGCTGGTGTTGAATGCAGAAAAGATGATGCTGTGCTGGATGAAATTCCCGGTGCTTACAAAGACATTGATGAAGTAATGGCAGCACAATCTGATCTTGTGGAAATCGTGCATACACTGAAGCAGGTACTCTGCGTGAAGGGTTAACATGGATTTTTCCGAGGAAGACACTTTTCGTAGACTCTCACGCCGCCCTATCGAGGAAGTATACGAACATATATTCAAAAAAATAGCCCTCGGTTTTATCAGAGAGCGCAGAGACCTTGAAAGGTATCTGAAAGAAGCCGGCTACACCATAGAAGAATATAACGAATACGATAAATCAGGCAATTTTTAAATTTCAAAATACAAATAAAATGCCTATTCTTGATGTTATATTTCTAACCGTCTTCTTTTCCTTCATAGGAGTAATGCTTGTCATTTATCTTGTGCTTGGTTATAAATCATACAAGGATATAAAGAAGAACGGATGGGGCAACTATCCACCGATTCCGCCCGGCGGTAGGTGCCCCTGTGCTTCTTGCAGGAAAAATTACTGTGACTGCACCTGAGGACGAAACATTTAGATTACTACGTAGATGTACCTACGAGGAAGTTAGTCTTCATCTCCAGGGAATTATTAATTCGGGAACATACACCGATGGTGACCTCAACACCATGACAACAAATAAAGAACAACTAAACAAGATACTCCATCCTTATGGATGGGCAGCAGAAGAATACTATAAGGAATTTGGGAGAAGATTATGGGACAGAAAGAAGACGAATCTCTAAAATTTGTGTGGGCCTACATGATTGAAAATGGAGTACTCACCGATGGTAATTGGAGTTACTACGGCGGCCATTATGAATATTTGCATAATGATTGGCGCAAGAGTGATGCTGCCATGAAGAAACTCCGCGAGGATGTAAAGAAATACGGAGTAGATTGGGAAAAGACCATTCAGCCTCAAACATTTAGCGAGCGTGCCTTTACTGACACGTTCCACGACTCCGATGATGTTGAAACCTTGCTGGGTACCGTATATCTGAAAGATGGTAGTAACTACCTTATCGGATGTAACGATTCCGACCTAAAATTTAGCCAATATGTAAAGATTCTAGCAGAATTGGCACAAGATAGACAGAGGGTTAAGGACATTCTCGGCGAATGATAGCAACCTGTTGATCTTTGCTGTCATTGTATTATAATAATGTTTGCCCATAACGGGTGTGGAGAAAATAATGCTACTGAACCTATTTCTGTTCCTTAGTGCAGGTATTGTTATCCTGCTCCTGGTGACGCAGATTATCCTGCCGTTTACACGAGGTACGCCTTTCTTTCCTACCTTCAGGAGGATTACCCCGATGAAGGCAAGAGTGGATGTGGCTGCTGAACAATTGAGTGAAACAATCGAATATGTTGCGCTCAAGGAAGAACTTGATGAAATCAACCGCCGTAAGGCAGAACTGGAGAAAAAATGAACTGGACTATTGGTCGAATTGCCGGCGCCGTTCTGGCGGTGATGTTTGCTTTCGCAGTGCTTGTTAGCCTGCCTAAGCTTTTTGAAGATATGGATGCAAGTGAAATCATGGTCATCCAACACCCGCTTACTGGTGAACTTACTGTGTATGCGGACAATGGTGGTTACAAGTGGCAAGGTTTCGGTACCGTCACTAAATATCCGCGACGCAATGAACTGAAGTTCATGGATCCGGAATGCATGAAGAACGCAGAGGAAAAGAAGCATGTTTCCACGGGCGGTCTGGGCATTCGTTTCTACGACGGTGGTAATGCTACCCTGTGTGGCTCTATTTCCTGGTTGATGCCGCTGACTCCGAAGGATGTTATCGAGATCCATAAGGAATTCCGCTCGGCCGAAGCCTTTGAAGTCCAGGCTATCCGACGCTCTATGGAATCGGCTGCTACCTTCTCGGGCCCTACCATGAGCTCATTTGATTCTGCTGCGGGCCGTCGTAACGAGCTGCTTCAGATTATGAATGATCAGGTTCTGCGCGGCGTTTATAAGACTGTCAGCAAGACCATCCGTGCCAAGGATATTGCAGGCGTGGAAAAGGATATGACTGTGGTTGAAATTGTCAAGGATGATAAGGGTCAACCCATCCGCGCACAGGCCAGCTATGTGGAAAAATACAATGTCCAGATGCTGCCTATGACTATCAGTGCATTCAGCTATGAGAAGCGAGTTGAAGAGCAGATCCAGCAACAGCAAGCGGCTACCAATGCAGCGGTTGTGGCTATCGCTAACGCTAAAAAGGCTGACCAGGATGCACTGACTGCTGAAGCCCAAGGTCGCGCTAACGCTGCCAAGGCTGAATGGGAACAAAAGACCATTGCTGCGAAGGCAATTGCTGATGCACAGGCTAAGGTTACGATTGCTGAAGCTAACGTCAAGGAAGCTGAAGCTTTCAAGAAATCGGAAATCCTCCGAGGCCAGGGTGAAGCTGAACGTAAGCGCCTGGTTATGGAGGCCGACGGTCAACTTGATAAGCGCCTTGAGGCTGTCGTGAAGATCAACGAACTGTACGCTGATGCTATCAAGAATGCCCAACCTGGTGCATGGGCTCCCTCGGTGGTTATGGGTTCGAGTGGGCAAGGCAACGGTGGTAACAATGCTGCTGGTCTGGTCGACCTGATGACTGCCAAGACTGCTAAGGAAGTTGCGGTCGATATGGGTGTGCGTCAAGCTCCGGCTGGTGCCAAAAAGTAAGTGAAGGCAGGAGGAAACTCCTGTCGTAACTCCCCAGGTTGTGTGCTATAATGGTACACAACCTTTTTCCTTTTATGACTACATATCATACCGAAGAGGATACGTTTAAGGCACTTCGGCGTTCATCCTTTACTGAAGTACACACGGGAGTGGTGCAATTAAGAATGAGGCAACTGGACGACCCATTTGTGTCGGAAGATTGCATTGAAAAACGAATTAAGATGTATGGGTGGACAAAAGAAGATTACGAAAGAGAAAGAACTATCAGATCCTTTTTACCTCCCTATAACAGGAAATAATCATGTTCAAATGGGTGCTTGGCAGACAGAATAGTGGGTACAAAAAACACACGTTCTTTAGCTCTACGGTTTTTAGGTGTGATTTGCATCTGCTGTATGTGCCTAAGGGTTGTGGCGTACCTAAGCACAAAGATCCTGTAAAGACCGGTCAAAACCACCATAGAATCAACATTATCCTTAGCCGTACCAGTGATAAAGATCGCATGTTTATCCTCGGTCCAGTAAAAAGATGGTGGAGGATTGATTATTTCCGTCCGGACCTTTATGAACACGGACTGTGTGAAATTAGCAACGACATGTATATACTTTCTTTCGGTTGGTGTACTAGTCAGTAACCAATTGACGCTATCTATATAACCAAATAAAGTACAGTTATTAAGAGGTAACCCATGTTTGATAAAATCAGCCCCTTCATGTCCACAACGATGTGCCGATATGCATCATTGTTTGATAGTCCTGCTTCCCTACTCGAACATATCCTATTTGTCATCGGCAACGGATATGGTCTCCGTGACGGCATGATTGTCGATGAAAAGGGCGTCAGAATTGACGAATTGGAAGAACCCACTGATAGCGAATGGAAAAGTATCATTGCCGAGTGTCATGCCAAAGAAGCGAAATGGCATGCATCTCGCCTTGATCGATATGTGAGGACACTCGGTGAAGAGGAAGGCCATCGTGTGGCCGATGAGGAATTTAAGGAGGAACTTAAGAAATATTTTCCACTGCGAATTCTAAATAAACACCTTAGTGAAGAGGCACTCTACGATTCAATTGTTGATCGAGATCGTGCCAAGGATTTAATGTCCTATTCTTTCACAAGGCCTTATCCTTTGTCCAAGGATTACAGCAAAATCTTTCAATTGACTGATGAGACGCCAGCATGGTTCCTGCAACTGTCACTGAATTTTTGCAAGGCATGGATTCGATTTCTCGAAAGAGAAGTTGTACGCGGCAATTTCTGGGTTCCCCTTTCTAAGCGACACCTGACGCAGGAAGAGAAGGATCAGAATGCACTTGCAGATGAAATCATTGATGAAATTCTGGTAGAGGAAGGCAAGGATCCTAGCAAGATTGTTATCGAGGAAACCGAAGTCGATTATGCTGACCAGAAGTGGACGGAATTGCATCTCTCCATGTTGCGCGAATGCTCGGAGAACCTCAGTGAACTGCTGAGAAATAAATTCAAGCCTAAACAGAAAGTGGTAGTGGCTCACCAAGATCCCAATTGGTCCTATGGTGGCTGTTCCCAAGAAGAGATCGGCGCAAAAGGTAAGGTTGTTGCGTTCAATCCCAAATGGCATGATTTCTTAAATCTCGGTAAGGTTGCGGTCTCCTTTAAGGAGAAGGAATTGGGATACGAACCTTCCGACAGGGGCGACATTACTATCTTCCTGTGGCCCTCGCAACTGGAGATCAGGAAATGAAATTTCATGAGGTTACGCCGACAAATGGCGATTCGTTGATGACTGTCTATCAACACATCGACAATGGCGGTCATAAACTCACGTATGACAAATATGGTAATCTCCATATCGAGAATGGTCATCATGGTTATTCTTATACCACGTTGATGCTTAGTTCTGTCGACCTAGATGGATTAATTGCATTCTTCACTGAATGCAAGGCTCGGGCAGAGCGCGAAGAGATTGCAAGACAATTGAAGGGCGAATAATGAGACACGATGTTGAATATTTCACCGAATCTGATGTAAAGCGTCTGAAGGATCGCTTTGGCAAAAAGATTTCTGTTAAGCTTATGCAAGAGCCCACTGAGGTGATTGATGGTAAGCGAATGGGCTCTTTTACCACATCCTACCACAGAGATCCCATCGAACACATCATTTCCGAAATCGAAGGTGTCCCTGTCATCGGCGTAAAAATTCGAGTTGGACTCTACTGCTATTTTCGAGAATTCGAAAAAATGCGCTATTGCCTGGATATTGAATGAAAAAGAAATTACAGAAAAAAATTATTCAAGAAACCGTTGAGGAGGTTTCAGCATATTCACTTGACGGTAGTCTCGCAAGCCTAAGCCAACAAATTGCCGATTGGACTGCTGAACACGGAAGTAACCTCCAGCTTTCTTGGTGCCCTTACGGATATAGTCAATATAGTGACACCCCGGGGTATCATCTGATCAAATCTCGAGAAGAGACTGACGAAGAATTCGCCAAACGAGTGGTTGAAGAAGAAATTGCAGAATCGACAAAGCTGGCTAGAGAACGAGCCGAATTTGAGCGCCTGCGCAAACAATTTGAAGGAAAATAATTATGGGTTGCTGGAATGGTACATGTATGATTTCTAACCTGCACGTTACGCACGGACAGGATGTCGCTGTCTTCATGATCTTGAAGAATAGCGAGGAAGATAATAATTGTTACACAAATTCCTTCTATGATGTATGTCCTCTTCCCTTCTACGGTGAATATAACGACTACGGTGGTGTAGAAGAATGTCACGGCTTCGGTCTCAACATTGTCGTTGAAGCCATTAAATCAAGATTGTATGAATTCGGTCAAGGCTCCAATTCTGTACACGATTGCATTGTGAACAGAAAGAACTTTGATCTTGAATTGATGTTTGAAGCAGATAGTGAAAATAGGCTCGGGATTGAAGATGCGTCGCTCTTCAATCATGACCAATACGATCATCGGCAATTGTCACAGAAGCATACCGAAAAAGGTCTGTCAGATGCAGAGAATTTTGAACTGGACCGACTTGCAAATAAAATTAAGAAGGTAGATGCTTTCCGTCGTGTTACTCATGTGATTGTTCACGGGGATATCTTCCGTTCTATCCTAAATAATTGGTATATTGAACAGTATGTCGGCGAAGATGGAAATACCGGATATGATAATAAGTATGTCCACATTTATTTCAAGGACCTGCTTAATTCTATTCCCGAGTATATTCAGCGAGTTAAGGAGCAACGAGAGGAACTTAAAGCACTGGAGACTGAGATTCAACTTTCCGGACAAGGGATGAATCATCCTGCTAGCCGTAGATTGTTCAAATTAATGAATAATGTCGAATTTGAACATAATGATAAATGTCTTGCCGGAAGATTTATGAATGGATTTAGGCGAACCTCGCAGGGTCCTTGGGGGCTTCTTGATGCATCCGAACACGTCAGTGGATATGTGGAAAGGGAAGATTGGGACAACCTTGCAAGTTTCGTTAAGGAGTGCTTGACCACGTATTGGATTAACTCCTATATGGCCCATACCAGAAAGCATTGGACAAAGAATACAGGTGCTGGCTCCCAAAATAGTGAACACCTTGGATACGAAGTTCTTATCAATGCCATGTCGGCTGTGCTCAAGAAAGAAAATGAGGAACAGGCCGAATGGGGGTTCGAGGAAGAAGATGACGAAACAATTGGAGAAGAAGATGAACACACTAGAGTTTAGTAGAAAAAGTTGGCATTATCAGTTGATATCTCTCTTCACCGATGATTTTATCTCAGATACTACTGATATCTGTACCTATACCAAGTCTTTCCTGAAGGCATCACTCGTGGCATTAATTTGCCTCGCGACCTATACCTTGTTGGCCTGTATGGTGGTTGATGTATTGATGGCAATTGGCTTTTGGATTTTTACCGGATTCTGGCTTATTAATCCCATCGGCATGGTTTTTCTAATCACACTTGGTGTTGTCTCCATTGTTGCTGCAATTATTGGAACTATTGTTTTTATCACCGACTATCTTCGAGAACGAAAAATGTACCGAAGAGATCAACCGGATGGATTTATCAAACATGCTGTGAAATCGCACCTTGGAAAATACTGTGTAAAAATCGAGATGAAAGATGAGTGAAGATAAGCTCGCCCTCAAACTTGGTTCGAGGGTTGCATTGATGAATGCTGTTAGGAAAGAGAAAAATAAAATTACCACGGCATACGATAAAATTAATGGCTTGACAGATCCAATCTTTGAACAAATGGGCTTATTGCCTATTGGAATGCAGGTAGGAGAATGGGAATGTGAGGATTCCCCTTTTGGATTCTGTGCCTATGAACGTTTTGAAGATCCGGCTTACGATAATTGTGTGTTTTGCCACCAGCCACACGAAAGAAAATGAAGCGGAGAACAGCCCTTCAGCGATTATCTAAAGCTAGAGATTCGGGTCCAGGAACACCGTTAGGTAGATATTGTTTTCTCCTAAACGAATTAGAGAAAAGATACCCGATTGATTACTTTAGTTCCAGGTCCCCAGAATCCCAAATTCTCGAGATGATTGACACCGAACGGGAAACGAATAAAAAGGTAATTACCGAGTTGCAAGAACTAATAAAGCAATATATAATTGTGGCTACTAAGGAATAAAATGACTACTACCATTGTTGTCAAAACCGGTAATCTGTTGCATGTGAAACAAGGACACATTGTTCACGGATGCAATGCACAAGGTGTAATGGGATCCGGCGTGGCCCTGGGCGTGAAAAACACCTGGCCACATGTGTACCAAAATTATCGTCAAATCTATGGCGAAGATGGACTTGTGCTTGGTAGAGCATACCCGGTGCTGGCTGCCGAAGGGCTGATTGTTTGGAATGCAATTACGCAAGATTCCTACGGGGCAGGAAATCGCCATACATCCTATGAAGCAATTGCGACCTGCTTCGAGGCTGTAAATGAATACATCGCAGAAATTGAAGAAGCAAAGGCATCCAACACCCTTTTCGAGGGAAATAAGGACGTTGTCTTTGCGCCAGCAGAAGTTCATATTCCTATGATTGGTGCCGCTCGTGGCGGCGGCAATTGGAAAATTATCTCTACCATTATTGAGGAGACAATGGATTTTCCTGTCACTCTCTGGCTCCCTGATTCAACCGTAACCACTCTGTAATATGTACTCAAGAGAATTGAAATCACGTAAGGCAAAATATGGCTGGGACCTCGGTCGTCTGAGCCTTTATGTTGTTGAGGAACTTGCCGACTTTAAAAAATCTCTGAAAAACAATTATTCGACAGACGAATACATTTTTGAAGCTGTCGGTATGAATGGAAACGAACTTCGATTCTATACCGACAGCGACAATATTGCGACCTGGGTTCGCACCTATCTTCAAGCACACAAATAACTTTTGAAAGAAAACTATGACACACTTCCTTAAGCGAGGCGAAAATCTCTTTATTACCCAACCTGGTGCATACGATATTCGTGACGGTCTTCCGGTCGGCACCTATATGGTCAATGTCAGCTTGGAGGGATTTTTTCTGACTGAAACCAAGGACTTTGATATCACCGGTAAGATCTACGGTAATTCCCCGCGTCAGGCCGATCGAATCCTTGATACTTTCCTTTCTCGTCCTGCAAGCACTGGTGTGCTCCTGAATGGCGAAAAAGGCTCGGGCAAGACCCTCCTTGCTAAACTGGTAACCCGTAAGGCGGCCGAGCGTGGTATTCCTACCATTATCGTCAATAATTCCTTCAATGGCGACGCCTTCAATAAATTCATCCAAGATATTACTGAACCGAAAGTTGTTGTTTTTGATGAATTCGAGAAGGTATACAGTGAGAAGGACCAGGAAGCCCTGCTGACTCTCCTTGATGGTGTTTATCCTTCGAAGACTCTGTTTGTGCTTACTTCCAACGATCGTGGTCGCATCAACAGCAATATGACTAATCGACCGGGTCGAATTTTCTACGCCCTGGAATATAAGGGACTTGAGGCTGATTTCATTCGTAGCTACTGCGAAGACAATCTTCTGAATAAGGAATACCTCGAATCGGTGGTGCGCCTTACCATGGTCTTTGATAGTATCAACTTTGACATGCTGAAGGCTCTTGTCGAAGAAATGAATCGATACAACGAAAGCCCGCAACAGGCACTGGAAATGCTTAACGTCAAACCCTTCGTCCAAGGTAGTTATACTACCTATGATGTCAAGGTGATGGCAAAGGGCAAAGAATTCGGACCTGAACATGTCAATCCTGATTCCTTCCGTGGTAATCCGATGATGCACAATACTATCAATCTTTGGATTGATACCGACCCCAATGGCAATGGAGAAGATACCGAAGAGGAAACTTCCTTCACCCTGGATGTGGATCAGCGTTACCTGAAGGCAATTGACGTTGAGAAGGGTACTTTCACTTACGTCCTCAACGAAGGCACGCCGGATGTCGCGGTTGTTGTCTTCAGCAAGGAAAAGGCAGAAAAGAAGAACTGGCAGGATTACGTCTATTGACGCCGAGGGCATATTGCCTTACAATGTTGATATGCTGAAACCACTTGATCAGAAATATAAATCTGCGTACTATCAATGGATTGGTTCCGACGCACATTACGCTATGTTCGACGGTATCCGAACTCGTTGTGGTACGATGGATGATGCTTTACAGCTTTGCGAAAAGCTGAATGATAAGTACGGTCTTCCGCATATCAACGTATATAAGAGTTCAACATTCAACCAAAGAGGTAACCATGTTTCGTAAAGTAATTGCGTCCTTTGCCCTGGCATTCTGTGCTATGGCTTCATTTGCCGGTCAAACCACCGTCGATACTTCGGGCCTCTCTGAGGCACAAATTGCCGAACTGAAGGCAATTGCTGCAAAGAAGGTGGCTGAAACCGCTGCTCAGGTAGCTTCGCCTAAGGCGGAAGTGAAGCCTGAATCGATTACGGCCGGTGTGACTCTTGCTGCAACCTGGGGCAATCAGCTTGCAGCGGCTGCCGAAGGTTTCGCTAAGGCACTCGGAATTGCTGCAAAAGAACTGAATGTGACTATCAATGATTTCCTGAAGAGCCCGGCAGGTATCCTGACCGCAATTGTCATTATTTGGAAGGTTGCGGGCACGACTATCCTGAAGATGATGTACGGCACTCTGTTTGTGGTGGTAGGCCTTACCATGGTTCGTGTTGTCTACAAGCGACTCTTCACCAAGGAAATGAAGGAAGTCCCGTATAGCTATCTCTGGGGTGCAATCTCCGGTACCAAGCTGGTTCGTGTTCCTAAGTCTATCCAGGACCTAAAGACCGACGGTGAATGGCTGGCATTCTGGGTGATGATTGGCCTGACTGTCCTCACTGTGGCACTTGGTGGAGCTTTCTTCTAAACCAATTGACTGCCGCCCATAAGGGCTTATAATAGGGGTAACAGTAATGTTGCCCCTATTTTCTTTAGGAACTATTATGACTCCTAACCAAGACAAGATTAAGAAATTAGAAGATCATGCCGAACAAATCAAGGCAGAAATTCAAAGATTGCGATCACAGGATGAATATTTTGATTCACTTAGTGATATCGAAAAACTTGCTATTATCCATCATCAAAAATTCTGCCATGCCAGTCATGTCGATGCATGTGGTTGGGAATATGAGATGGAAAAGGGTAAACATATGTGGTCGGGCCATGCACATAAGCGGCATTATGATGTTGCCCATCGTCTGCATAGCAAAGCTATTGCTCTCGGAATTAGCACTAAAGCCGTGATGGAAATTATTAAGGATTGTTAATGCGTGTCGAGGTATATAAATGCCGGTTTACCGGGCTCATCTTCGAAAAACATGAGCGAAGAAAATATATAAATCATCTCAAGGAGTTACGCAAGGAGATGAGGGACGAGCGCGAATATAGGCAAATTTCCAAAAATTTCTGGAAATGGCTCCATGAAGAAAAACTAAAAATTACTCATGTGGATCAAATTGTTCCCTGGTTCCTGGAAAACCAGAAAACAATCATGAAAGCTTTTAAAGCGGGAATTCACGCCAAGGACTATCATTCCTTCTCTGAAAAATGCTATCCAGATACTGATGAATTTACCAAATTGACGCTTAAGGTTGGTAGATTCAATAAATTGATATCTAATTCGCATAGATGTCCCGATAATGGCACCACAAATTGGTGTGTAAATGATCCTACATTACCTAAGGGTTATCCCGGGTGGAATGGTCGTATCGACGGGGTCTTGAAGCGACTCCCTAAACACAATAATGATTATCCATATAGCGCACTAGTTAATCTTGTTGGATTAAAAACCGGCTCTGGTGGTGGCGGAAATGAAAGTTGGGGTTATGATGTGAAGATTTTCCTTGCCGATTGGCCCGGGTTGGAGCAACAACGCTTCGAAGAAGAAAGTGATACCATGGTCGGTATTATTAAAGGAAGTATATGACCAACGCAAAGCTTATCATTAGACAGGGCGATAATATCAATGAGATTCCAGTTACCTGGACGAACGACGGAATTATCGAAGGTGAAGAAATCTATTTCAAGATTTTTCAATCAGAAGAATATATCAATTGGGATGACACTGAATTTCCGGAATTTGATGTTATACTCAGCGAGAACGATCAGATTAGGAGTCGCGTTACTCACGATGATATGGCAAGTGTGCTCTATCCGACTCGACGTCTGAATAAACTTCTGGAAAAGAAATGAAGACTGAATTCCCATTCATTGGCTGGTGTCACGAAGACAATCACGACAAGGTGTGGGGTTATTTTCTTCGTGACACGGGCACTTCTACCTGGTCTAGCAAAGATTATGGTTGGAATTGTGTTATCTTCTGGGCTCGGCGAGGCAAGGCTATGCAATTCAAGGCCGATGTAACTGGCGGTGAATTGCAGAAACTGGTGCAATCAAAGATCAGAAAAGGATACAATCGCATCACCTTTACCAAACTCACCGAGATTTGGCCCAACTTTGCCACAGAGTGCGAAGAGAAGCTTATGTGGGACATTCTGGCCGGGAAGGTAAAATGACCGATGGTGGTTTATTCCTCAAAGAATCTTACGTTAGTCTTGGAATTGCAATCATACGACCAAATATTATGGTAGCACTCAACGGTCCCACTCTGGAGAATTTGAAAATAAAATTTCAATCCTTTGGGCTTGGAGAATTCACAACTGTGAATAAGGTAAAACTTCAAAATAAATTTCCCGGCATTAGATTCGATATAAACCAAGTAAGCGACGACGAGTTCAACAACATGGCAAAATGGTGCAATGAAAAATTCGGAGATAACTGGATTTGGAGTCAACTATTTGATTATTTTGATTTCTTCTTTGTGAACGAGGAAGATTGTTTGTTGTTCACGCTTACCTTTGGTGGCATGACATTCAAGAATCAGTCTAAGCCAATTGACGCCATTGCATAACACATACATAATAGTGACATACGTTTTTAGCTCAACCCAACCAACCAAGGAGAACTTTACATGAGCAATTCCACCCGTGATCCCAGCCGTCCGCGCGACGTTCGAACCCTGCTGACCCGTTGCATGAAGGTTGGCCGCCCTGCGATGATCTGGGGCCCTCCGGGCATTGGCAAGTCGGAACTGATTGCCGAGATCGGCGAAGAGACTGGTCGTCCCGTTATCGACATGCGTCTGCTTCTGCTGGAACCGACCGACATCAAGGGTATTCCGTATTTTGATCCGGAATCGAAGACGATGAAGTGGGCGCAACCGGCTGACCTGCCGACCGACACGTTCCTGGAAAATGCAATCCTGTTCCTGGACGAAATCAACGCTGCTCCGCCGAGCGTGCAAGCTGCGGCCTACCAGCTGATCCTGAACCGTCGTGTTGGCGAATACAAGCTGCCGAAGGGTGTGTCGATGGTGTGCGCGGGCAACCGTGATAGCGACAAGGGTGTTACCTACCGTATGCCCAGCCCGCTGGCCAACCGTCTGGTTCACATCGAGATGGGTGCTAACTTCGAAGACTGGCAGAAGTGGGCGATTGGTGCCAAGGTCCATCCGGACGTCGTGGGCTTCCTGTCGCACCACAAGCAAAAGCTCTTCAACTTCGATCCGAAGAGCCCGGACAAGGCGTTCGCTACTCCGCGTTCGTGGGCATTCGTTTCGCAGCTGATTGGTGACGAGCTGCCGGAATCGCTGAATACGACGCTGGTCGCCGGTACCGTTGGTGACGGTCTGGCTACCGAGTTCGCTGCTCACCGTCGTGTTGCGGCCAAGATGCCGAAGCCGGAAGATGTGCTGGTGGGTAAGGTCAAGGATCTGAACGTCAAGGATCTGAGCGCCATGTATTCGCTGACCATCTCCATGTGCTATACGCTCCAGGAATGGACCGCGAAGGCGAAGGCGAAGGAAGACGGCTTCGATATGAAGGCGTGGCATGAATGCGTGGATAACTTCTTCGTGTACATGATGGCTAACTTCCAGACCGAGATGATCGTCCTGGGTGCTAAGACCGCACTGCGCGACTACGTGGAACTGATTAACCACCGCGAGCTGAAGGCGTTCAAGCAGTTCCACGAGAAGTACGGTAAGTACATCCTGGAAGACTGATGGATAGGGGCTCAAGTCCCTATCTATGGAGAACAATATGCCGATGTCGAAAGAGTACATGATTGTAAGGGGTGATACTATCGCCCTTTTAGAGAATGCTGTCAATGCCTACCTTGCATTAGGGTGGGTATTACAGGGCGGCGTGGCCTCTCATAACATCGGCAATATGACCACATTTATCCAGGCTATGACCAGAGAAGAGGAAATGCCTGGTGCGTGGGGATAAAAGCAAAAATAATGATTTGGTTGGGGAACCATTTGACAGGGGCTCAGGCCCCTGTCCTTCTAATATGAAAAAGACCCACACCGAGGAAGAGACGTTTGAGCGACTAGTGTACGGAAAATGCGACAGATGCAACCGTACAGGCCTCGAACCTCATACCTGTCCCTACACTGAGGAAATAAACGAAGATTACGAAACCATGTGCAATTGCTGCGAAAGATGCAGTCATGAATGCGCAATGGATATATAATGGTGCAACTGGTTGACCATTACGCAACATCCTACTAAAATACAAACATCAACTAAGAGGTCTACAATGGCAGATAACAGTCCCGCAGCCGTTCTTGAGCAACTCACCCGCGCTCGTATTTCCCTTCTCCTTCAGCAACCGTTTTGGGGTACGCTGGCCACGCGCCTGATCCTCAAGGATGCGACTGATGAAGACTGGTGTAAGACCGCCGGTACGGACGGTCGCTATTTCTACTACAACCGTGATTTCATCTCCAAACTCGATAAACAAGAGACCATCTTCCTTGTTGCGCACGAAGTGGAACACTGTGTCTACGATCACATGAACCGTCGTGGTGAGCGTAAGCCGAAGATGTGGAACGCGGCAGCCGACTTCGTTATCAATCTGGAACTGAGTGAGCACCGCATCGGTAAGATGCCGAATCCGAAGACTTCGGGTGTGCAAGGTTGTATCGATGAAAAGTACAAGGGCATGTTCGCTGAAGAAGTCTACGAACTGCTGATGAAGGATCCGAACCAAAACTTCCCCGAGTTCGACATCCACCTTGAGCCCGGCTCCGGTGATGGTCGTGGTGAACCCATGTCGGCCGAAGAAGTTGCCGCGCTGCGTGACGAAATTCGCAATGCTGTGATGCAGGCTGCGAAGGCATCCGGTGCCGGTAATACCCCTGCCGGTGTGCGCCGCATGCTGAAGGATCTCACCGAGCCGCAGATGGACTGGCGCGAGATTCTTAACATGAAGATTCAATCGATGGTGAAGAGCGATTTTACCTGGGATCGTTGCTCGCGTAAGATGCAGGCCTCGGGCATCTATCTGCCTGCTACCAAGAATGACTTCAAGGTCAAGGCCGCTGTCTCCATCGATGCGTCGGGTTCTATGTCTGAAGATATGCTGCGCGATTTGCTCGGCGAAACTAAGGGCATTATGGAACAGTTCATGGACTTTGAGCTGGATGTTTGGTGCTTCGATACTCGCGTGTACAACCATATCAAGTACACTCCGGAAAATCTCGAAGAAATCAATGAGTATCCGCTGGCCGGTGGCGGTGGCACCGATTTCATGTGTAATTGGGAGTTCATGAAGTCTAAGGACCTGCAACCTGAACGATTCATTATGATGACGGACGGTTATCCTTGTGGTAGCTGGGGTGATGAGAATTATTGCGACACCCTGTTCCTGATTCACGGTGACCCGTCTCATCGGTTGGTTGCACCGTTTGGTATGACTGCCTGGTACGAGCCGGATAGTCATTCCCCGAAGCGTCGATAAGGAAAGGGCTTAGGCCCTTTTCTTTTTAGGAGTATCATGAAATCAATATTCTCTGGGCTGGCTATTCTATTCATTGCTGGCATTTATTCCCTTGATTGGTTGTTTAAGCTTATGGCAAGAAATTTCATTTGGCTCTTTGTCATCTTGATGGCTGTTGCATTGTTTTTTGGTCCTGCAGCCCTGATGGATAATGCTGTAAAATCGCCTAATGCTGCGACGTCTACTGAGCCCGCAGCATCTGCCCCGGCCGTTGCAGACAACAAGCCCTCGGCTATCGAGCAATGGCTGATTGACCATACGCCCAAGAAGTAAAACTGTAGTACAATGAAAGATAAATACATCAAAGGCAACTTTGATGTATCGAACTTCCCTGTATTATCATCTAAGAGCTACTCCGGAAAAGAAGAAGATTCTTGACCTCTTCTTCAAAGATTGGGCCGATGGAATCTGCAATGATGAAGTTGCATATTCTACTATTGCTTCGGATGGCGGCGGGCGACTATGGTGGAATGAAACCATACGTGTAGATTTCATGAATGATGAAGATGCACTGGTTATGCGACTCAAAGGTGTACCGGAAGAATTACAAAAATACCTTCAAATTATCAATTAGGTGTATTGACTTATACACCCTCAGTCAGTACACTGTTAGTTAGAAATCTAACAATTTCAAATCCAAAAAATCATGGACACACTTGTACTCAACGCCGATGGTATGCCACTTTCCTTGTTGCCACTTTCTGTGGCTACATGGCAAGATGCTATGCGTCTTATCTACACCGACAAGGTCAAGGTGTTGAAATCCTATGACGATTGGGTTGTAAGGTCGCAACACCTGGAAATTCCTGTTCCGTCTATTGTGATCATGACTGAGCAGGTTAAGTGGAATAAACACCTAAAGTACAGCAGAACCAACGTCTATTTGCGTGACAATTTTACGTGTCAGCTGCAAAGCACGTCGCTATGCCGTGAGCGCGGTGGCAAGACAAAAATGGCGGATTTAACCATCGATCACGTGGTCCCAAGGTCGCGCGGCGGCAAGACCAATTGGCTCAACGTCTGCACCTCGTGCAAGACCTGTAACAGTGAAAAGGGTAACGATGCTTCCATCTTGCCTAAGGTTAAGCCATATAAGCCGACCTATTACGAAGTCTTGAACAAGAGAAAGCAATTGCCTATCTATATTCGAGATCCGGAATGGAAATATTACCTTGATTGGGCCGATGAGCTCGTCAAAGTAGTAAGCCATCCAAGTAATATGGTAGCTAACGATCAGTAGTGAATAACTACGCATAGAAAGGGGCCCTAGGGCCCCTTTCTTATTTCTACTCCTATAAAATGGCTCTTTTTGTCCAAGAAAATAACATTTTTGTGAACAGAGAGATAAGTAAATGTGTTAGAAGATTATAACACCATTTAACGGAGAAAATAAAATGGCAAAAAAGAAAATTACACCACCTGTAGAACAAGTAGCTCAACCAGCCGCTGAGGCACCAACCACAACTTCAGTGGAACCAGTACAATTGACTATCGCTGATCTTCAATTGCTAGGTCGCATTGTTGATTTGGCTTCACGCCGTGGTGCATTCCAGGCAGGCGAGCTATCACAAGTGGGTGATGCCTACAATAAGCTTGCAAGTTTCCTAACATACGTAGAAAGCGTACAAAAGAAGGAAGCTGAAGAGAAGGGCGAAACCACTGCTGAAGCAGCACAATAATTGAGGGGGCTTGCCCCTTCAAAGGAGTAACTATGGCAATCGAAGGATTGAAAAAGCACGCCGGTCAGCTTTCAAATACCGGAGTTCGTGTAGCGGTTGTGTTCAGAAAACTACCAAATGACGATAAGTCTTGTTTGATTGTAGAGACTGAGCGCCTTCCAGATAGCTATCACGACTATCTTATCCAATGCTTAAATTCTAAAGAAGCAATGGAAACAAATGAATTCTATGAGGTATTAAATCGTAGAACTTTCCCCGATGGATTGAATTGCTTGACTGCATTACACCAGCGCGGATTTTTGCGTAAAGAACCTGTTACCAATGTCGTTATGCTTCCACTTCCCGGCCAGGCAGTACCTTTGGCTCTTATCAATGCAACCATTGACGGAAAGATTGAAGAATACAAGAATAGTCAGGCTCGCCCAACTCCACCGGAGGATACAAGAACCCCCGAGGAGAGGAAGGCAGCAGCCGAGGCAATGGCTGCACAAATGCAGGATCCTGCAGCGCAGGCTAAGGCATTGATTGCCCAGGCTGAGGTACTGGAAGCTGATGCTAATGCAAAGCGTGAAAAGGCCTACGAAATGGCACCCGAACTTCGTCCGGGTCGCGGTCGTCCTCCTACACCAGAGGAAGAAAAGGAAGCCAAGCTCGAAGAACGCAAGCAAAAGCGTCGCGAGCGCGATCAACGCAAGGCTGCCGAAGCTAAGGTAGAGAAGAAAAATGCTGCTATTGATGCCAAGGTGGCAGCAAAACTGGAAAGAGATGCTGCTAGGGCAGCCGAACAGGCTTAAGCCATCCAATAAATAACCGGTTTTGATACCGGTTATTTCTTATAAATAATAGGTAATTGGGAGGCATATATGTCGAAGAAGTCAACCACTAGCTTTAATCTCGATAAAGCAATTAGTCGAATTGCTAAACCTTCAGTCTTTGATAGGATTGTGAAGGAAGTCGAAGCAAAGGAGATTCCTGCAAAATATATCGAGCAGGTTTTGGTACAATATTATGATGGAAGCGTAGTGGAGCTCAGTGGTAATGAACTTACTCATCCCATCCCTCTAAATAAAAATCTATCATGGGAGGATATGGAAGAATCCTTTAAAAAGATGAGAGATGTAAAAGTCTTCATTAATACCGATAGATTAGAAAAAGATGTCAATGAATTAGTAGAAAAGCTATTGAGTAATTACTGCTAATTCCGCACAGACTTCTGTTGAACCTCCGTTAAAATGCGTGTATAATGCATTTATCGGAGGTTTCTCATGAAGTTTTTAGTTTCAGCACTGTTGGTTCTTTCATGCGGTCTTGCATCGGCCCAATCCTATAATGGCTGGAAACTTGTTGAAATCACTGATCCCGACAGTAACTCAAAAGTCGGATATATCTACCATACCTATGCGGTAGGTAAGAAGGTAACCGGTGATAAGGTTGAAAAGGCTATCACAGGATTGCGCCTGGTATGCACTGTGGTAGGAAAAGATGATCCTGTCATCGCGGTTTTCTGGGAAGGAGTAAATCCGGAATCTTCTATCCGTCCTAACATTCAGATTGACGGGAAATTGCTTCAAGGCAACGAAGGTAATTGGTCACAAGATGGGAATCTTGTCTACCGAACCATTACTTCATCCACTAATCTTATGAAGGCACTCCATTTGGGTAAAACTATCACAGTAGCCTGGACGGGGTCGGATGGAAAAAGATATATCACTTCGTTTGATCTTACGAAATACAAGGATGAACTCGCCTCTTTCTACAGCCAATGTAAGATGAATATATAAATAGGGGTATAATCACAAACTCCATGAAAAAACTTGCCACCCGGCCTCTCCTATATACCGCATTATTTGCAGCTATTTTTTCTGTCCTAACCATGAATTGGTTAGTGAATGAGGATCCTTTAGTATCTTTCCTCCGACCGCAAACTATTCGTGAATTCCAAAATCCGAGTATTGAAAATGTAGATGTTGAGTTTAGAGATAGATCCATTCATCTACACGTTACGTTAAAGAATCCACTAACCTGTCGTGAAGTATTTGAAAAATTAGGAATACAACCTATTCCTATAAAGCACAAGAAGTTTGTACCCTCCTGTGAAATTATTGATATCCGAAGAGTAGATATTATCTATCACGAAGTCATTGATGTATGAAGGAATTTGTCTACGTTGAATTCTTGATTGAACCATCAAGACGAGAAGAGGTTGAAAAAATACTTCTTCAGTTCGGCGACGACTTTATACGAACAAAACACGAACTCGAGTATGATATCGATAATATGGGATATGCAATGGACGTATTCTATCGCATAGGTGGTTCGATAAATTCATCTATCGCATCTATTCTAAAACTCCAAAATGCGTATCTTGCAGATCGTATGGTTATATCCTATATTAGTGATGAACTAAAGAACAAATATAGGAAATGAAATACTATTGGATCTACGAGGATGCCGGCAAAGATAATATCAGAGCAATAGGCGCAAATCACATTCACCGAACCTATTGGGAATGGCATCTCGGTATGTCCAGGCACGACACTGATAAATTTGCCAAGAAGGGATTTATATTCAAGGCAGACGAGGGATTTGAATTATTCTGTGAGCTCAGGACTAAGCACTCGCCTTTAGAGATTTCTGAGAGACAATATAATCGCATCGTTAGGGGCGATTATGTAAAATTCAATGAGAAGTTGATAATGGCAGTCTCTGAACGAATTTATCGTTACGCACAACCCATGTCATGAAATACTATTGGTTTGATGATTTCTCCAGACAGGAACTGGAATTCGCAGGTGCTTCAAAAATAACCGCCTGTTATTGGGATTGGTCTCATAGAACGCTAAGATTGGGACATAAAGAATTTGCATCCTCCGGGCATGCATTTGAGGCAGACGAATCTATCGTTAGTTTTATCTTTCTGCAAAAGTCATTAAAACCTGTTGAATTATCAGAGAATGATTTCAATGCCCTAATAAACTATCGTGAATTGAAGTGTTCTCAGTCGCAGATGCGTCCCTTTATTGACTTAACCAACGAAACACTAAATTTCTAATCCAGATAAATACTGGATGGCAACAATCATTACCGAAATCTACGGATTACCTAGTAGTCCCTTTCAAGGAACAGGTACAGTCGGCATAGTTATCACTAGCGGCGTTCCCAGCTATTTCCGATTATCGGGCGTCGAACTTGATCGAATTGTAAATATCAACTGGTTTCCCACCAATCCTGCTTCGGTACTTTTTGATACACGCCAACTCATCCTTGTGGATTCTACACAGGGGACATTCATGATAAAGGTCCTCAACAATTATCTAAGCACCACCGATCGTGGCGGGAAGCTAGGTTTTAGATTGGACACAGGTGAAACATTAGCATTTCCTGTCAAGACATATGGCCCTGTATCAGCCGGTCCATTATGGACTGCCCCATCACAGGGATTAATTACGGGTTAGAAAGTGTACGAAGTTAGTATTCTTCTGAAAGATTCGCGTATAATAACGCCAGAGGAATTTAAGGCACTGGCACGTTATTCATCTTTCGGAAAAGTCTGGACTGTAATTGAGCGGCCCGGATATAATCAGGATCACACAATAAGAAAACAGCTTTCCTCCGAATATATTTTTGAACCGGAGGCACTTCTTGTTTTCAAGCTAATCTCACAAAATATACTTGCACAATGGTACACCGATAATACAAGGCATCTCCTTCCACATCAGGAATTCCAGATCCATGACACCTTATGGATAAGGGCGGTAAGATAATCCTTGCAAATCTATTACATCAGTGCTAAAATACATAAATCTATGAAGAAGCTACTCCTCATTGCGTGTATGGCCCTGGCCTTTGCAGGTCATGCCGAGGCACGAAAGAAATCAAGACCTGTTGCACCTGTACCTTTTTCTGCACAGAGCTTCCTCATTGCTGACCGTGATGGTACGGTGCTAAAGGAAAAAGAAAGTGACCAGGTTCGCCCCATTGCATCAATTAGTAAGTTGATGGTGGCTCTTCTTACGGCAGAACAAGATTTGGATGAGTCACTTCCTATTCCCTCTACCCGCTCTGTTCAAAGCAGCATTCCGAAAAAGCTTGATAAGCTATCTCGTCGTGAATTACTGACTCTTGCCCTTGTTAAATCCGACAATTTTGCCGCACAGATTCTTTGTGAGAATCTGCCCAATTGCGTTGAGTCTATGAACGCAAAGGCTGCAGAACTCGGCATGGAACACACCACTTTTGTTGAACCTACTGGCCTGAGCAGGGAAAATACTAGCACCGCGGTTGATCTTCTAAAACTGATGATTGTTGCATCCAATAATGAAGTAATTACCCAACTTTCTAGTCTCCCGAAGGCAGAAATTGCTGCCGAGAAGAAAACAATCAAGGTCAAGAATACTAATCCTCTGACCAACACTTTGCATATTCTTTTATCGAAGACAGGATACACAAATCCAGCCGGTGGCTGTCTTGTTATGTTGGTCGATTCTCCGGCCGGTCAAAGATTCATGATCCTGCTTGGTAGTCGCAATGCCAAGACGCGCATTCCAGACATGGTAAAACTGTATAAAGATCTATGATTGAAGCAAATCTCACTGTTGATAAATCTGAATCTAAATATATCGAAAGTCTGGTTAGTGCCGAGTTTCAAATTATAAGGGATCAGACGGTAGGTTCGGGATATCCAGATAATAGGCTTTATAAGTATTACCATCTAAGAATTTCCGAAGAAGAATACACTCTATTATCATTAAAATTTGGCGACAATATATGGTTACGTTAGATTTCAAATTAGGAAAATTGTCTTTAGCATTAGGCGAATTCATTACAGGATTCTATGGGGCTTATCCCACAGGCCAAATCAAGGACGTGTCTAGCTATTATCCCTATAGCAAGGATTTTAACTATGTGAGCATTACCGCTCCCGAGGATATTGCGGTATTGATAAAATTAAGATTTATTAATGAATATGTTGATCGTCCAAAGATTGAAGAAAATTTAGATTCTAATACAAAGAAAGAGTATATCAGTAAACTCAATAAGAAGTATTACGACCTGGAAGATAGTAAACTATATTACAAACAAGATCTTTACAAGAAAGAATACTATAACAGTTATTCTGATAAAATGAATAGTCAAATTAAAGAGATGGGGCAGGAACTACTTTCTTATTTGAAATCAAAGACGATGGAATAACCTGTTGACTGTCTGAACTAACTCAGGTAAAATAAAGGAATAGTAACTTAACGGATGCTCATATGATTAGGCTTATGTATGATGTAGAAATGGCTCAGGTTGCAGAAGAGATGGAATGGCTTCGAGATTCCAATATCTTTCCTGCTACCGAAGAAACCTTTGTCTGGGACAAGGACAATCAACTCAAGCGTATGATGACATTTGGTATGATCATCAACGAAGAACAACTTCTCTTCATCAAACTTCGCCATTCAAAGCTTAAGAGCACCACGGAATATCGTCAACGGTGAAGATATATTCATTTACCACCGAAGTACCGACAGTATATTTCCTGCAGATTATGCAGGATATTGAAAATCTAAAGAGTGTGAAAATTATGAAGAAGGGGCATAATATTCACAGCAACAATTTGAGACCTCCTGCGATGGATTATTACGGTATCATGTTCTGCGTCATGGATGAACAAGATCGTATCTATCTAAATTTGCGCTATGGTAACCTATTGAAGGAATTGTGACCACTCAAACATTTGTCTACATGGAGGTGTCAGATCCTCAATGCCCAATATTACTTGAGGCCATTGTCGACATGAATTATTTTCCACAATATGTCTACCGAGGTGTAGATTTTCAAATTTATCGAGTTGAGGATTTTTCATCGGAAGAATGTACCTATCTTTCATTAATTGTTCCCGGTGTAAAATTCTGGTCCGAGGAAGATGTAAATCAGGGTCTTCCTTATGAAAAAGAATAATATGATCAAACGATATCTCCTATGTGCCAGATCCGAAGATGTATCGAGATTCATAAAACATCTACAAGATAAAAAGATCTATTATCGGTTTCACTCAGTAAGTGATTTAGGACTTGTCTATTTCATCTACGCCAAAGACAGTGAGATGATATTATTGAAATTAGCATTCAGTCTCAATGCAATCCGGTCGGTGGAAACACCAGAGATGTGCTAGAATGAACTAACGAGAGAGGTTATATGTCTGATACTGAAAATCAACGCACCGAATACACGTTTACCTTTGATCCGTCTGACGAATATAAATTTCGCCAGATTATGGAAAGACTTGATCCGGACGAATTCACCGTCGTGAAGGAAATTGGTCCGTCGAATCCAGAGAAGCCCAAGGAATGCGACCTCGAGACTATCATGGAAATGGATCCGGAGGCTTGCCTGACTTTCCGACTTGGCATGAAGGCATTGAGAATTCGACGCTATCGCAGCGAAGAGGAAGAGGCTGAACGTAAGGCAATGGAAGATCGCCACAAGGTTAAGATTCGCGTCTTCACCGGAACGAACAACAATAGCCCTCTGGCACCATGAAGTCATTATTTGAGGTGTTGAGAGATTTCAACACCTCACGTAAATTAAGGCAAGAGAAAAAGAGGGAAAATTGGTCCAAGTGGTTTGCCTGGCATCCTGTCAGGCTTTCTCACGATCAAAGACAATTACGATGGTTGACTGTCGTTTATAGAAAAATACATTATGAAGGGAACGAATATCATCCCGAATCCTGGTACTATGCAGATAGCCTCTTCTCAATCATCCAACATTTTTCATTTTCATCTGTCCGTAAATAGAGAAGATACTGATGGTGTAATTGCCTATATTCGCATCATCGATCGAAAAATCGGTACCACCATAAACATAAGTGGTTTTGGTGAATGTTTTCATTTCTTCGTCGATATGAGTGAGGAAGAAGCTAATTTCCTTGCATTAAAATTTCCAGTTAAGATAGTTAATGTTACCAATTTTATCAAGGTCACAGGCATATGATACTTGTGGAACTCGACCGTCCTGTAGATCCCGATGATGGCGATTGTGAGCAGATATTAAAAAGACTATATCCATCATGGATTATCCATCCATTTCATATAGAATTTGAGGTGATGTCGAACCATTCAACTGCCTGCTTCAAACTGGAACCACTCTTTCATTATGCAGTGATTGAGAAAGAATTATCTGAGGATATTCTTGCTTTAAAATTGCGCGGATTTAAGATTGCCAATTTTCCTATTTCCTATAATGAGATTGAGAGGAAATATTATTCAACACCGGAGGGTCTAGGATATGCTAAGAGTTTTTGATACCCAGATCTGGACATATACGCCACAGGAACGTCGTAATACAGAAGTCGCTGCCGGATTATCATATATCGAATTTTACCATCTTGATGGTTATCCTACGCATGTTGTTACAGATGCCGACATATCCGACACCGATATGATGTTACTCTCATTTCTTGGCGTCTTCTTTGATGCGGAAAAAACTTCCAGGCTACATCCTAGAAAGAACACCGTGCCGGACGGCACAGCCTTTTATATTCTCTTGGAGAAACCATATGAGGAAATACATAACACTGATACGTCACCACAATAGTGACGAACAAGAAGAAGTCATCCAGACTTATCTACGGCAACAAGGAATTAAATTCACGTTAGAGGCTGATCTCGAAAGTGAAATTGATCCGGCCCATCATTGGAGTCGTGAGATGGGCGCATTTCACTATGACACACGAGACCCCCTCATCTACAAGTATACATTCCTTGGGACTGATGACGATGTAACAGCACTCAACCTAATTTATGGTGACATAAAGCAGGTAGAACCGTCGTCTAATTTCCTGATAAGAAACTGGATTAGAAAAAACTTTTCTATCTTCTTTTCCTAGGCAGACGATAAGTACAAATATGAGAAAACTATTCATAGCACTCCTTCTTATTTGTACTTCGATCTTTTCACAAGCAACACCAAAAGAAACGATGTGGGTGCTTGTTCCTGACGCATCAAAAAATGGAACCAGAAATTATTTCGATTTGAATAGTATAGAAAAATACACCAGAAATAATATTCATTACACAGTTGGTACAATATTGATTGTTCCAGAATCACCGACAGAAGTTACATTGCCGAATGGTCGTAAAGTTCGAGCAACAAGCATGGCTAGGCATTTAATTGTTGATTGTGATAATGCATTAACAACAAATTTCTTCGATGTATTCTTTACTATCCAGTTACCAGCAAGGGGTACGGTACCCCTCGGTGGAATAGATTATTCTAAATCTAGTGACTTTGAGAGTTTATCAAGGTCCTCACCACTCTTCCTCGTAATGTGTCCAACCGAGGTTTGAATCTCGGCCTAATCTCTGTGTCTGATTTTCCACCTCAGATTTGTATCTGAGATTTGGAATTTTGCGCAGGAATCGTGCGCAAAAAACGTGCCTATAGACTTACGTGCATAATCAAGCTATAATTGTCAAATGAACAATGATGATTTTTACGAAGAATTAGCAAAAGATTTTCCACATCTTATGGAGAAATCACAAACCGGTATTCATGTCGACAAAGGCTGGTGGTCTATCCTGCGCGAACTTTTTGCAGCCATATATCAAAAGGTAGATACTGCCGAAGGAAGATTGCGTGCATCTATACAATATCCCAGAGATGATAATGGTGACTACGAAAGAGAGTGTCGAGAAAAACTAAAGATAGTTGTGGATGAATTACCCGAGATTACCGATATTAAAGAAAAATATGGTACATTGCGCGTATACGTGCATAATAGCAACGAAACGGTTGATGCCCTTATATCTTTCGCAGAAGGCATGTCGGGCGTTACCTGCGAAGCATGCGGAAAACCAGGCTTCACAGATGGAGAGGGCTGGGTCAAGACCTATTGCATGGACCACCATCCTCCCGAAGTCACAGGCGTGCGTCGTAACGGAAAGACTCCCGCTGCACCGCCGAGTGAATAAGTTCTTCATCCTGTAATATCTTTGTGGTGTTATGGCAACAGAATCTTGCGTTGGCCTTGGTGAATATAAATTTACATTTAGTTACACCCATCTCAGGATGTTGACTTTGCCCCTATAGGTCAGTAAAATACACTTATGGAAAATGTCGGAACTTATCTTGGCCTATGCAACCGCTCTTCGTGCCGGGCATTGGGTGCCAATTGGTATAATCATTCCACTCAACGGTATTACTGCCGTCAATGTGCCCAACTAATCAATGAGCATAATCCGGAATTCGTTCGTGAATACGGGCATACACTTTGCACAGAAGGCAAAAGAAAAGATGACTAAATTCGACCTAATGATTTTTGGATGGGAAAACGAATTTACCTATCCGGAATTGCTAAAGGTAGCAGAAAGGGAAGGATACATCATTCCTACACCCGCCGAATATGCTAAATTTTGCATTGAACAAGATAGGGAAATCGAAGATTATTTCGAAACAGATTCAATCTTTGATGTAATGCCTATGGACAGTTTTGTAGGAGATGACGAATGATCTTTGAAATTATCATCCTTGGTGTTGCTACACATCTGGTCTTCGGTGACCTTATTGAGGCACAGGCTGAATATAAAAGAGAACTCTCCAGGAAACTTGAAAGGGAGAATGACCTTGCTGAACAAAACAACGGAGAAAAAGATGAACCGATTTGAAACCAAAGACGTTGCGGAAGCACAACAGAAACTCAATGAATTGCAAAAGAATCCTAAGCATGCCATTGATGCCTATGAGCTCGAAGATGGCACGATTCGTCTTACCTGGATTGAACGAAGCAACTATGTCGCCCAGGATGGTAAAGAATACATCGACGAAGTCTGGATGACTAAAGAGGGTGACCTCATCCAGATCCAGGATCTTAGCGAGGCCCATGCCAAGAATATTCTCCGTATGATGCTTCGTACCGAGCGAGAGAATCGAATCATGCGTGAAAATTTCCTGGCACAATTGCAAGATGCCTTCCATGACGCATACGCCACAGAAGAGTTTGCCGACGATGAGATCGGTGAAGCGACCGTAACCGATGTGGAAACCGGTAAGACGGTGACCAGTAATTCCGACCCCATGGAAGGATTTAGCATCAGCGGTGATTCCTTCTATGTGCAAGGTTCCGACAAACTTCAATAACCAGTAGACGCATAAAGGCGTCTACAATAAAATACACACATGACAACAGACCTCGCCATTCGCAAAATCATTCGTAAAGATTATGACGGCAATCTTTACTCCATTCCGGAAAACATGATCGAAGACTTCGCCATCATGAATGAAGCCGTTATGCTCGCCGAATGGGGCGAAGAAGAATGGCATGATGCCGTTGACGCACTGAATTCTACCTACGGTTCTTTCCGAAAGGAATAAAATGAACTTCCCTCTGCGGTTTATTTCTGCCACCACTGTGCTCTCTGCTGTCGGCATTGCGGTTCTTCTGACGGCGTGTGAACCCAGAGTGGATCAGGGTCCTATGATTCCTCAGGACATGGTTCCTGCAGAATTGAAGGATTGTAAATTCTTTACCTTCCGGAATTCTAGTGGTACACCCTACCACATTGTGCGTTGCCCGAATTCTTCGACTTCGGTGACCAAGTCTGGAAAATATCCAGACTACACCTCCACAGTTGAGGCACCTGCATCTGCACCCTCGGGCATCCTCGAAAAAGATTCCGAGCTGGCAAAGGTGGATGTAGAGATTGCACGCACGAAAGTTCTGGAAGCCGAACTAAAGGTGACCAGAGAACTCCTTGAGCGTAAGAGGCTTGTTATCAAGCAACTGCCATGAAGATGCTTCCAGGTCAATATCATATCGTAGGTACCGGAAACGGTTTCCTGCATGTTGTTGCCACTTTCCAGGCTCTGGGCCTTGATTGGCCAGAGGTGCTTGAATATAAATCCAAAATCTATGTATTCGAGTGCAACGAACCAATGGAAGATGGAATGATTGGGCATTACAGTGGTCATGCCAAATACACCGAAAATTCGACTCAATAACAAGAATTCGACGCACTCAGACGCATAAGATAGAAATAACGGAAAAACCGGTTTTTATCTCTTTGATTTTATTAAGAAAAATCATGCCTAACCCCGAAATAGACATCGATCAAGCTCGTAAACTCGTTGGCACGCTGCGCGCCATGAAAGGGCCTAACGACGGCAAAGGGGCCTATCTCGGCGACGGTATCCCGCGAACCGGTGCAGTACCTATTCGTTCCATAGAGATTGCTGATCTTCTTGATGGACTTCTCTCTTTCTACCAAGAGAAGTCATGATAGAAACTATTCTCTTTCTGGCAATTTTTGTAATTGGAACTTATTTCCTTTACAAATTCTATTGCTCTGTCTTTCAAGAAAATCTTGGATCTATCGAGATGACATTTTGGCCTAAGGTAATGTGTTTTATTCTTGCAGCATTTACCATGCCGGCCATCCTCAAGCTGCTGGGATTTATCCTAATCAGCCTGGCTATGATTCCCCTTCTATTCCTTTAATAAATATTTGACCGCTGACACATAGCCTGTTATAATATAGGCAACAAGGAGCAGATATGGACCAGATCATCAAAGACGCTTTCGACCTCATGCTACTGAATTTCCTCTGCCAACATGAACGAATGATCATCATGGTGCAGGTTGCTAGTAGCTTCTTCGGCTAACATGAAGAAGATTTATATCAAAGGGCTGCCGGGCGTACCGGTGTTCTCGTGGCTGAATCCACAGATTCAAGAATTCTTGGTCGTTGCGGAAGGCTTCAGTTCAAGTGATTTCCTCACCGAAATCGGGTACGAATGGGGCACCGATAAAAATTTCGCAGCTGAATATTTTGTCACCGATATCACGGCCGATATGCTGAAGGGGTTGTATCCCGATTTGATATTCCTGGTATCAGAAAGAGACGATCCTGTTCCTGCAGGTTATGCCGACTTCATTCACATGGCTCAACGAAATCATCTGAAACTGTTCAGTAAATAAAGAATAAATCTGGCGTTAGTTCAACGGACAGAACCGCGGACTTCTAATCCGCTGATAGAGGTTCGATTCCTCTACGCCGGACCAATCATTATGCAATTCGAAGATAGATATTGCCTTTTGCCTTCTGGCAATCAAAATGAATTCGACCATCTCAATATTGAGTTGTTTTGTCGTGGTATTCATTTTCGATATTCAGACAATGCTTATGGTCAAAGAATCTATTGTATTCCGGCAACACAATTGCATAAACTCCCGCATGATAGCCAGGGCCCATACCTGGGTGACAATAACAGTGGCCATACCATCTATAAGATAAATGAAGTAGCATGGGCGCGACCAGACATCGATAATGCCGTATGGATTGAGGTTAAACCATGACTGAAGACGATACATTTGAGGCATTAAAGAAGCCTCCCACCGAGGACCAAATTGCCTTTGGGCGCAATGCCTGGATCTACTGTGATCAGCATCTTAGACCACATACAACCGGTTGGTGTACTGTCCCGGTTCGTAATAAAATAAAGCTTGATGCAGATAATTACACCGAGGCGGTGGCCATATGTGTAAAAAATAATTGGACAATTTTCAAAGGTTGAAGATGATTCTTACTCGTAAACAAGCAGTCGAATTTGATCCCACCAATCGCGAGCACCGCGAGGCAGTGCATCATTTCCTCAAGTTCAAATCCTGGGGTCCCGATGCGCCGAAGTTTGCGCATGATCATACCAACAACATGGCACACTTCGTGCAAGAAAAATTGCTTATGTGGTATCTTGATAAAGATGCTGCGAAACCGGCACGTAACCGACCGGCACCTGCAAAGAAGATCCCGAAGACGGTTGATGTGATTCCCGTGCCGAATTTCCTGCGAAAGGTGTCGGGCTAATGGACAAGGTCCTGTCTACGAGAAATCGTATCGATATTACTAATCTGGCTGTGGAGTCGGATGATATCGATACGATCTACGAAACCTGTGATCAGGAATTCAATAGCAGGCAGGACATTCACCTTTCCTTTGAAAGAGCAGCAGGAATCAAGAGTTGGGCACGCTTCTATCTTCTGCAAGAAGTCACGAAGGTGTGCCAACGAGACGGAATTATGCTTCACTACGCATCTCGTTTGGCTGTGGCAATGAAGGTGGCCGAGGATTGGTTTAAAGAAGCACGGATGCAACTTCATTGACATGAATAAATTCATCAAGTATAAAAACACACTGGCACAACGAGGCTCTGCCTTGTATGAAGCCTTACAGAATGGTGATGCTAAGAAAGCTGAAATCCTCTACCAAGAGTCTGAGGTAAAATTCAAAGCACATTGGGATCCTAAGTACAACCACCTCCTTAACTATAAGATTGGAGAAGATAATGATCAGTCGTCACCTGGCTAAGCCTGCACAGGAATTCCTTCAACTTGTCCTTGATGGTAAAATCAAGGATACCTCGGATGCCCTCCAACTTATGGAAAAACATGCACCCGAAGATGGCTTCTGGGGTTATGATGACCTCTGCGAACTGACTAACTTCTTCCTTGAAGCTATTCGTGCTGATAACATTCCGGCCGCGCGGGAACTTGCTTCCAAGCACTGGCTGGACATTGCATACTGATATGGAAGCACCAATCAAAGAACCTAATTGGGACGAGGCGCCCGAATGGGCTGAGTGCTGGGGTCTGTACCGTGGAGAATGGTGCTGGTTCTCCGGTACTGATCCGTGGGGCGTCACAAATAAGGAATATCGCCCGAAGGAAGAAAATAGGACTGCGAGCTAAGTTGGTAATAGCAAACGACTCATAATCGTTAGGACAGGGTTCGACCCCCTGGCGGTCTACCAGAAAGGTGTATGTCCATATACGGATAGTGGTCAGATACTGATCAGCGGGCGTTGGCAGCGACGGGTTGGACCTCGGCGCGCGGCCGCGAAAGATTGGTTACTCTGGCGCGACTATCATTATTGAAAGATTTAGATGAAGTATCATATCAAAAGATTGTATGCTTTTTCTAAAGCATGGGATATCTCGGTCAGGGGACTCCCCAACTGGAATATTTCCCTGACGAATAAGGGTTTTAAGGTATCTGGATTCGAAGATTGGTTTATTAAGGTTCGACTCGGAAGAAATCACATCTATATCGGGAATTTCAAATGATTCTTCTCTACATCTATCTTATCAGCACTATCTGTATGATTCTGCTTTCCATCTACGAATGGAATACTGAGGAGGATCACAAGGGCTGGACCCTGGGTAGATATATCTCTTCATGCTTTGTCCCCGTTGTTAACACCATCTTCTGTATTAGTGCGGTAGTGTATTTCTTCAGATGGCTGAATAAATGAAAACAGATATTAAGCCAATAAAGGGAATTTCCCTCACCGTTCGTTATACAGAATTTGGTAAGAAGTATAAGAAGACTAAAATCTGCACCTCTCTGGATTCTGCTGTAAATTTTTATCTTCAATGCATGAATTGGCAATATTGGCATAATGATCAAAGGTGGAATCAGGCCACTGAAGAAGAATATAATGCCCATGAGATTCGGGAGATGCGGCACGAACGCAGAGTGAAGAAAGTTCTTGAAAAATATTTCTGAGGTAGATATGATAACTCAGCACCAAGGCAACCTCACAATTAAGGAAATTGAAAAAATCTCCAGTCAGGGTGAGGTACTCAGTAATCTGTATTATTCCGATCGCTTTCCTAACTTTCGTGGCTTCTGGTCTGTCAAGGCTGGTGATTCTACACTCGGCCAACAGTTAGAAATGAACTTTAGAATTCACGGTTGCGACATTGCTCAAAAATTCGGGAAGCCGAATTGCCATATGAAGGGCTATGAATCGTATCCGGGTGCCTGGGTCTTCTACGACGATGTTCGAAATCTCAGATGGCTGGTGTTTAGTGACGGTATTCGTAAAAATCACTTTAAGGGAACATCCTACGAAGTCACTATTCCTGAGCATCTCACCGAAGAAGAATTTATTGCGGCAACAAGGGAATTTTTTCAACACTTCGGTCTCGGGATTGTTGACAGGTAAATTCTTAAATAAGGATTAGGTTATTGACCTAAATCCTGTTTAGTCTTATTATAGGAGTATGAGAGCTGTACTCCTATTCCTACCTTTGGCCCTTGTTGCCTGTGATGCTGGCGTGCATATGCCGCATATTGGTAAAGCAAAATCAACGGCCGTCCATTTTGTAGAAGGCGAGGCCGGCGCTGGCCGTGGCTTCATCTCTATCAATGACGCAAAGAAGGCCGACAAGGAAGTTAAGTGTCTGGCCACCATGGTCTACGGTGAGGCTCGTGGCGAACCCGAACACGGAATGATTGCAGTGGCGTGGACTGCTATGAATCGTGCAACGAAGAAGCCTATCTGTGACGTAGTGCTTGCACCCAAACAATACAGTGTCTTCAATGATAATCCCACTCTTCGGATGGCAGCAATGAGCCTGAAGGTCGAGCCGCGACAAAAAAATGTCATTGACCAAGCGGGCTGGCAGCAGTCTCTGCGCGTTGCAAGGGCTGTATACCAGCGTACAATTGCTGATCCTACGCAGGGTGCGACGCATTACGTCGCGGACAAAGTCATGAAAGAAAAAGGATACATTTATCCGCAATGGACTCGACAATATACCCAAGTGGCAATTATCGAGAACCACCGTTTCTTCAAACCATTCTATCCTGGGCGCAAAACATGAAGGTTTGGGTCAGATATACCGTCTATGGATGGGCCGATAGTGATACCTACAAGGAGGAAGTTGCCTTTCGTGTATCACTCCTGGGCCCACAGCATTGGTCTGGAATGAGCATGTCGGGACCACGAAGGGATATTACCTTGCACATCGAGGAAGATCTGGCTATTCTATTCAAGCTAAAATATGCCAATGCTGTCATTGACAAAAAGACAGCAACATCGTAAAATTGTTGGGCAGTGTGAATGCGCTCGGTGCGGGCAGCGTCAATAAGACCCGCATTTTTAGAAAGCAAATCAAATGATTCCAACCATTTATATCCTCTACGCGATTGTGCAGGCCGTGCTGGTTGCTCGATATCTTCTTGAAATCGATGAACACGAAGGGCCTGTGTTTCTGGCCATAGTCATGGCTACCCTGGCACCTTTAGTTTCTATTGCACTTGCTGGATACTTCATTCACTATGCCCTCAATTGGCTCATTACCTACCGACCCAAGAATAAATCATGACTGACGCCCTCGGTAATGAAATTATCATCGGTAGCTGGTACGGCTACTCTCGTAGCGACGGCGGTTTCTCTCATACGACTATCGGTTGTGCTAAAAAAGTCAAAGAAGGTGACGGGCAATATACGCCTGCAAAGGTTCGCCTGGCTGAATGTGTCGTGAAACGATTCCTTTACGGCCAACCTACAGAACCACTTTTCCCGGGGGAAAAATCAAGAGATATCACCATTGCTACCTATATGGTTTTTCCCGTTCCTCATCCTTTGGAGAAATAATATGTGGGCAAGTGGAATTAAAGCCTCCGAACTTATCAAGAAACTGCAAGAAGCAGTCGATAAATATGGAGATAAAGAAGTCTACGCCGGCGGCGGAGATTATCCAGAGGGTGTTGAAGGTGTTTATTACCAGGCACGAAAAGATGATCCCTATGTTCCGCAAGATTCACTAATTATTAGATAACATGTGCCCGGGTGGTGAAATGATTACTGAAAAAGACATTACCGCTGGTCACGTCTACAGAGCCAAGAAACCACGTGCTGTAGGCAGCCTGTTCCAATCATACTACAATGATCGGCATGTCCTCTGGGTTAGTATTGATCGTTCCAAACTTCAATATGACAGTCCGGCTGTGCCGCTGAATGGCAAATATAAGACTGTTACTATGGAGCAATTCCTGAAATGGGCCGATAAGGATGTTAGTGATAGTATTCCTGCAGACTCGTGGGCACCGTGGGGGATATAATGAGAGTAGATACGTTCAAGCGTACACAAGATAACTGGTACGGTAATTACAAAATCACCGGTGATGCCCGTGTCTCTGACCTTGTTGAAGTTTCTTTCCTCAAGCTATTGAACACAGAAGGTAGTGAGCTAAATTGGAGAGTCTGTGTCTGGGGCAATGATGATTTTGGACTCGAACGAGATTTCGAACATGAAGCTGAAGCTTGGGTCACTTTCCTCGAGGTGATTGGGCAAGAATATGTCAATCAACAATATCTTAGAAACAATGGATTTATTGGTGCGTAAGATAATTTTAAGTTAAAATCCGCGCTTACCGATAAATAACATAGGAGGTTCCTATGTTATGTGATTATGGTTGCGGAAATAATGCTTTATTTCAATTTAAGAATAAAAAGTGGTGTTGTTCATCAAACCATTCTAAATGTTCTTCAACAAGGGCCAGGGCAATATCTACACATAGAGGATATGATTACCATTCATTACCAGATGAGATAAAAGATAGAATATCTCATAAGGGGGCAACTACATACACTGAAGAGGAAATTTTTAAAGAAAATACCCATTGGGGTAGCGAATTCCTAAGAAAATATATTCATCATTTTAATATATTAGAATATAAATGTAGTGACGAAGATTGCGGAATCATTGGTTGGAAAAATAAACACCTGGTTCTCGAACTCGATCACATAAATGGTAAAAGAACTGATAATAGAAAAGAAAATTTAAGATGGTTATGCCCTAATTGCCACTCTCAGACAGATACATTCAGGGGTAGAAATAAAAATCCCGGAAAAAAGAAAGTGTCTGACGAGGAACTTTTGACTGCACTGCAATCTCATAGTAATATAAGGCAAGCATTGCAGAGCGTAGGATTAGCAGCAAAAGGTGGTAATTACGAAAGAGCTGTAAAATTGCAGAAAAAATTAACGCCCGGATGGTGAAATGGTATACACAGGGGACTTTGAAAACTGAGCCTTTATAGGGAAACTTATAAAGTGGATTTGGGGATATCGGTGAAACCTTAACAGATAATGCTGATGGCAACACCGAGGGAACTGGTTAACTCCAGAGCGCCGTAGAGACTAGATACCCAAACACCTAAAGCACAAGCAAAGGTGAAGATATAGTCCAGACCACAAACAGAAATGGTGATGAAAGTCATAGTGGTAAGAAAATCCCCCGTCGAAAGACATGCGGGTTCGAGTCCCGCTTCGGGCACCAAGAACTTGCTGGTAGGACAACGGCAATATTCAACAAATGTTGAATTTTTTAAGGGTCACAAGTGGGTGGAAGGCCCACATCAACAGAAAGTCAACATGCTTACAATCTATCTAGTCATTGCTGTATTTGCAGGCGCTTTCGCAACCGCAGGTGGTAGCTTCAGTGATAATCCATTCTTCGGTGCAATCTGGGGCCTACTCTGGCCGTTGATGATTGTGATGATGATCTTCTTCCTCGTCGTGTCTCGACGATAATGCAGATCGATATTCCGGAAAAAGAACCCGGTGATCCCATTGTTCAATGGTTGAAGAAACATGAATTGCTATACCATTATTGTGGATCAACAAGCTACGGTAGTGGGCAAGGATATGTTTATCATTTCATGGTGAATGATGCAACTGCCGAGGATGCTATTGCATTCAAACTCTATTTTCCCAATTGCGAAGTTCACCATTCTGCTCTAAAATAGTTATACTACAGACGGAAATTATGAATGAGGATGATACATATAGAGTTCTGACGAGGACGGATTTCCGTGAATTGAAAAGAATTATGGAATCTTCGCCCACTAAGAATCTAACAGATATTCCTAAAATTCTCAAAAAACATGGATGGACCGCCGACGAGTATTCTAAGAAACTCCTGGAAGATGCAAAAACTCATTCTAAGGCCCTAATTGTCAAAAATGCAAAACCAAAGCACAGAATATACGAAAACTTCGGTATTGATACTACAACAAGATAAACCTATGAAGATTGAGATTTCATACCCCGGCCAACAGGTAATGATCATCGATGCCCCTAAGCATCTCATTGAGCATTATCGTAAATTTGGTAGTCTTCCTCCCTTCAATAGACTGGTGAGCCTATGAAACTTTACATTCCTTCTGTTGGTGATGAACTCAGGCTTCTAGCAGACTGGGAACCTACTATTCAGGACGAGAGCCGAAACTCGACCATCTTCGAATATTTAGAAATTCCGGGCTTTGATCCAAAGCGGTGGAATAATGATATGCCGCCGACAAAAATTCTTATTCCGGCCGGCGAAATCTTGAAAATTGATCGCATCTATATTCGCAAGGGTAAAGATGATTTCGATTCGGTAACATTCCTTTGGAAAAATCGCCGCACGAATCCACGAATCGAACATTACCATAATGGACAAGAATATAGGGTCCCTCGTCAAGCAGTTCGCTTCTGGGCGAAATTAAATGATGTCAACACCATCGAATTCGAACCAGTGCAGGTCTGAAGAGGATACTTTCCTCGCTCTGAAAAGAATGCCCTTTAGGCAACTCTTCATACTCTGTGCCGACAGGACTCCTCTTGGTGGTGCGGTCGCAGCAGGTAATGCTGAGTTGATAGAATCTCATGGTTGGTCTTACATTGACTTCGTTAACGCAATGGATGCCGATCCTGATGTTACATTTAGTTCCAATGATCTTAACAATGAGATCTGGAGATCTAATTTCCTTGGAGGCAAGATCATTAAAGGTGCCTATGGATGATATTACCTTTCGTGTGTTGAAGAGGGAAGTAACCTTTCAAGAGCTGAAAGCTATCCTTCATCGTGAATCAAGGTCATCCGGTTCAGACAGTTATCCGGGAGAGGCTGCAATTGTCCGACGCTATGGATGGGACTATAATGACTTTTTAGATGAACGCTACAAGGCAGGAGACTACAGTTCTTGTAGGGGATTTTAAGGTGGGAAGGCCGGTATCTGTCGTCCTAACAAGAAGGCAGACAAGGGCTCTGTGAAAACATCCTGCAGTCCGTAAGAACCAAACCACAAATGGTGCGATGTATGTCGGAAAATAGATCACTACAATCGGCGACCATTAGTTCTGAAGATGAACTTTTTAGAAGACTCCGACGTGGAACATTCGAACAGGCATGTATTGCATGGAATAGGGTTATAGATAATGGTTTCACGGTGGATGGTGCAATAGAGGCTCTCAAGACCATCGGATGGACGAAAGATGAATTCTATCGGGCATCTACTAAAAATGCTGGATTTGATTGATGGCTAAGATTCCACCAATACCAAAGTATGGCGAACCCGCTAATACACCCGAAGATACTTTTCGTATACTAAAGCGCCTTCCCTTTGATAGGATGCTTGAGATTGTTACAAATTATTACAAAAACACCGGTCCCGGTGCATCAAGGAACGATGTAGAAATCATCCTATCATTCCACGGATGGAGGATGGATGAATATGAAAAAAGTATGATGGCCTATCATCTAAGCAAGAAAAAATAATAATTTCCTGGTTGACCATTATCATAAATACCTACATAATAAGGTATGGCAAAACAAAAACATCAAGGTGGTCTTAAAGAACGTCTCCGTGAACAGGAGGCCATTGAGGCACGAACCAAGGCGATGCTGTCTTCTTCCATCCGAAGCCATGAAGCTAAGAAGCTGGAAGAAGATATGAAAAATTCCCTCGAGAACATTGCACAGAAGCTTATCCTGGACTATGGCGATCGTCGTATCCGTGAGATTAGCACCTTCAATCGTTCCCTTCGAACGAAGGATCGTGGAAAAATTACGCTGGCAGTTGCCACGCATCTCTTCGGTAAGTACAAGGTTCCTTCCTACCTGCAGGAATGCTGGTATCTGGAACAAGAAATTGTCAGTAATACCAATCTACGACAACATTGGTGGGAGCGGCGCCAGGCGCGACAAGATATTGTTCGTGTGTCTGCCGAAGAAATTCGTCTTCGCCGGCAATGGTTTATCACTGCCGCTTCTGGTGGTTCCCTGTACAAAGAGCACACCAAAGGCATTCTTTCTAAACAAGAAACTCACACTTTCCTGAACTGCCCCGTAGATGCCGATTTCAGGGAGGCGATCATCTTCGCCATTGCCACCAATCATACCCAGGACCTGGGAATTCGCACTCGCGTGATGAAGTCTAAGCTTCGAGATTTCCCCGGCATTACCTGGCTGGAACGTAACATCTGGAGAGAAGTTATTCAATTCTTCTGCAGCAACGAAATCCCTCTGCAGGAGATGAATGACCTTATCGACTATTTCATTCACTGCGATAATCGGGCACGTATCCAACAGACGCATTATAGCCTGAGGGGCCGTAACCTCCAATCTCTGCGTCGCCAAATGCAAGATTGGCACTACGAACTCGCCCGCGTGAAAAGGATGGGCGATGCCAGGTGGGAGGGCATTCCTATTGCGGATGATGAGTTCGAGCTCGATGGCATGCCTGGAAACAAATGGTCTTTCACTCAGATCAAGACCAGCAAGGATCTGGCGGCTGAGGGGACGGCTATGCACCACTGTGTCTATAGCTATCAAGAAAAATGCGTTAGTGGCAAATCCAGCATCTGGAGCGTGAAGAGGCATCAACCGAAGAAATCGATTGCTTTTGAACGTGCGCTCACTCTCGAAATCAACGAGAACGGCGAAGTGATACAAATTCGCGGTTTCGCTAACCGGCAGGCACGACCCGAAGAAATGCATGCAGTCAATCATTGGATGAGAAAGAATTATCTCACTGCGCGTCGTTACGCCTATTGACAACCAAACTTACTCAACATAAAATAGTCTCATGGCTAAAGAGACCAAAGAACAAAAAGCTGAAAGGTTGGCTGCTGAACAGGCGGCGGCTGAGCTCGCATTGGCTGAATTTAGGAAAAGTATTCCTAAGAGAATGCTTGAAGCACAGGTACTGGCCGAAAAGCTCGGTGTTTCCTCCCATCTCGTCCTAACCGCTATAGGTCCTAAGCTTGTCTTCAACGATGAACAAAACGGTTTCTACGATGACGAAATTCATTATGAATCTGATGAATGGGAAATTGAAAACATCGAAGGCAAACTAAAAGAAATTCAAGTCGAACAAGATGCTAAGGCAAAAAGATATATTCTAGCTAAAGAAACCTTTGAAAAACTTTCAAAGGAAGAGCGTGTGGCATTGAAGGAATTTATTCACTGTCTCTACATTTAGTATAGCACCAGTTGACCTATCCTTGCTAATACAGCAAAATAAGATTGTTGGGAATTTACAGGGGGCGATAGACAAGGGGATTCGGGTAGATGCAAATGCCACTTTCTCCAAGTTCTGTTGCAATCGGAAGAGAATAGATGGGTTATCCCCAGCGCCGTAGGGTCGGCCCCACTTTTCTTTCTGTCGTACCCTGTAAGTTTCCGTCGTAGATGAACGGGCTGCATCCTGTCATCTAAAGGTTGACGTCGCGCTTCTTAAAATAACGCGATTGGGGTTTCGACTCCCCGTGGGACTTTTCAAATTTGTCTTCTAGGTTGGAACACTTTGATCGTTAATGATGTATCACTGGTAGGTTCAAGGCCTGCAAGAAGACGCCAAATATGCTCACGAATGGGGATGCTTCAGACGAGATTTGACGTAGGGCCCTGCAAGCATGCCTGAAGTCCGTTTGATGTTCGGTTCAAGACCGAAGCGTGAGTTCTAAAGGCTACGCGAAAGCGTATCTCTGCGTCCCACCCAAAAAACGCAGGGAATTTTGCGGGCAGGTAAGTGAAAGGCTTACATCGTTCTTTTGTCGCTGGGTTGAATTCCCAGGCTAAACCGAAGGGTTGAAAAATACTAGACCTCGGATGCTTGCAACTGAGGCAGATTTTTAGTAGTATTTAAGCATTGCACAGCGAGCTTGAGATGATTGCAGCGTATATCCTTTCCGTTATTGTTCTGGCCTTGCTCCTTGCAAAGGAGTATAGAGCCGGGGTGGAAATGGGTTACCCCTTCACCATGAAGGAAAGAATTTTTGCTATGTTCTTGATTCTGTGCCCTGTTCTAAATACTCTTTTTGCTCTTTATCTACTGCTTGAAAATTTGTACAACTGACGAGTTCAGAAGGACGAAACGGTCGGAGAAGATGAGTGCTGATGACATAGAGAAATCTGTGCCCGAAAGGGAAACTCAAATCTCCGGTGAATGGCTTGTAGGATTGTAGTTCGGGAGCTAATCCTCGCCATTCACTGAGCCGTATTGTACTGAGAGGTGCAACCCACTTGGTTTCTGTCCAACAGGGCGGGTGCCGATGGAATTAACGTTACATAAATGATATGATAGATCTTTGACCCGATTTATCGGCTTGAGGAGATATATCCAAAGAAACTTACATTACTTTCATAATTTTTTGTTAGGGGCCTAAGAATCCCGGCCACTTGCTTGCCCGATTTTGCGGGGTGCAATGCATATATTGATTAGAGTATAATTTGGTGATAGACGCAGAGTATACTGGAGGAAAGCTGGATACTCATCCCTGAGGTGAGAGCATCTAGTGAATACATAGAAGGTACTGTGTCGGAGATTGGTACTGCATCCGGTGCCAACAACGGTCATAACGGTGAGCCCTGCTGAGTCCGGAACTGTCCCGGTTGCAGGGCTTTCTCTTTTCCGCTTGACGTTTTTATAGCAGGTGCTATAATTATTGAATCAGGAGTACACATGGGTAACCGCACCGTAGTCATCCTCAATAATGATCTCTGCCATGAATGGGAAAGCGATCCCTTCCTTGGGCAAAAGATTGCCGAGGCCATGAATAAGGCAGGGCAGGACGGAAGTCAATTTCACGGGGGTCGTGTCGTCGAATGCACGCATACCAGTACCCAGACTCTAGCCATCTTCGATTACCTAAGTATGGCCCCGCTGTCACACAGTGATAGTCATAGCAATCACCGGTTGTCACCGGAGCGTGAACTTCGCCTTATGGCATTGGCGGCAGATAAATTGGGTTATAAACTCATCAGGAAACCGCAGCCTCGTAAGCGAGAATTTAAGCAGATTGATAGCACTGGTCAACTTCCCAACCATTACGGATTCAACAAATGAAAAAGCACGTCGACACCAACATTATCACCCATACCAACGGTAAGGGTTATTGGTCACAGGAAGAACGAGAAGTCCACATCAAGAAACTTGATATCGGATTCAATAGTTTGGTAATGTTTCCTGACGATGAATTCTACGGTGAACTGCGTGCTTATTTCGACGATCATGGGTTCACTGTAGGGTCCTGGAATGTGGCCGGCCATGGACTTATCTACACCGATAAGCTCTGGCTTCGTGAATTCAAGAAGGGTCTCCGTGAACTCGGACTTTCGCGCCGGGCCGTTCAGGATGTTGAATATAGCGAACAGGGAATGCAAGGTTCGAACTATGTCAGTCTGGATATTGGTTCGGCATTCTGGGCTTCCTGGAAACGACTCCTGATTCGTAATCAGATTCCTGTAGAAGCCAAAAATGAAAACCCTTGAACAACAACTAGAATATTCAAAATCGGTACTTGCAGGCAAGATCGAAGAATTCTACAAGAATGCATACAATGAACTGAATGGCATTAAGACAGCCACACTTTGGTATCGGTGGTTGAAGAATGCACAAGGTTTCTATTCCTGGGAGTTCAACCATCTCGAGGATGGTCACTGCCCTAATAAGGAACCTACACCGAAATGTGAATATCATAAATCGGCATGGCGAGGAAAATGGGCTAAGGCCCACGTTCAACTTGTCAATGGCAAGGTTTCACATTATCTAATCTACTGAGGACTTATGTTTACCATAATTGTGATTCTTCTGTGGCTGACACTGCTCGGTTGCCTAATCTTTTGGGTATACAATGAGCAATTGCTGATGTCTGTGATATCTGCATTCAGTTTTGGAATCATGACCGCTGTCATCCTTCGAATTCTACTACTGGGGATTGTATGACTCCTTATCTTGCATTCGGCCTTTTCCTCCTTGTCTGTAATCTCGGAATCTTTATCTTCGAGATGATTAAGGCAGAGAATCCTCGATATATTGGTGTCAGTGGCCTTGTCACCGGACTCGTCATCGGCGCTGTCATCCATACCATTAAGCTTGGCATTTAAGTTGACAGGAAGCACTCTCGGCACTACAATACATAAATCAACTAAGGAGCTATTATGGCAAGCCTGAAGAAATGTGTCGAAGCCAAGTGCAAGGATTGCACCTATGACCATGCTGCGCCGGGTTCGTGGCGCGCTCAGGTCGAGGCCTGCAATGTGAAGAGCTGCCCGCTGTGGGAAGTTCGTCCTGTGACGATGGAGACCATCATTGCACGACGCAAGCTGAAAGGCATCAACGTCGATGCCATCATTGCCGACCTGGATGATGAAGACGAAGAGGTCACTGCATGATCAGAAACTGGAGAAGTGTCTTCCATGCCACCTCGAACGAGGATGGCAATGAAGAACTGGCTATCGAATACAATCAGACATTCCTTGATTGGATTCTTCGTCGCCCCGGTAAGAAGAAGGTGTGGGTTCGAATCGAGTCACTCGGATGGCGCGATAAAGACACTGCGGCACCGGTGAGCCTGGATGACTTCTCCATTATTATGGATATGCTAGATCATTTCAAACTGATGGAAATTTATGGCCACCAAGAAGTCACTAACTGAACGAATGAACTGGCTTAACCAGATTCTTCGTCGCCCCGTCCTTCGCTGGGATCCGGGTGCAATGTCGAATCAGATGAATGTCGGTCATCTCTATCTCGATAAGAATGACTGCGGATATATGATCTGTGAGATCATTAGTCCGTCGGGTGGTGAGGTAGAATGGTCTCCTCGCCTGGGAGCAGGGGAGATGAATACATTTATCTCCGGAATCGAAAAAGGTATTTCACTGAAGACGGTGGCATACAATGCCTTTCTGAAGTAGTACCAAAGGAAATAATCATGAGTTTTTTGGGGAAAGAAATCAAACTGCAAGGTATCAGCCAAAAAGGCAAGAATCGAGTTCGTGAACACGGATCCGATTGGCATGTCTTGGCCGAAACCTCCACCGTTCTCTTTTCCCCTAACAAGGCAGGCCCTTGGCTGTTTGTTGCCCCGATTGGTAAGGGACAGGACGACAAGGCTTCGCGGTGGGTTCATGCAACTAATGATAGTGACTTTATTGTGGTTGGCCCCAGAGGTTGACACTGCGGATGGACTGCGCTAAAGTAGCACTGCGTTGGTTGGGATAGCCCAGACAATGATCGTAAACGTAAACACACACTCACTGGAGAAAACACATGACTCAAGTTCAAGTTGAAAATACCGCCCCGGCTCAAGAAGCCACCCAAGCCGCTGCCGCTCCGAAGGCCCCTTCGAAGAAGTCGCTGGCTGTTGCAATCTTCGTTGCTGCGCTGGCTGACCGCGCTGCTGGCAAGTTCGCCACCAACAAGGAATTCCGTGCTGCCGTTCTGACCAAGATCCAAGCTGATCTGGGCGTGTCGGTTGCTTCCGCTGCGACGATGTACAACGCCGCGAAGAAGGACGCCGAGACCGCTGACGCCACCGTCAAGCTGGGCCGTGATCCGAAGAAGGAAAAGGTCAAGACTGGCACCGGCAAGCGTGGCCGTCCGGCTGGTTCGAAGAACAAGGACAAGGCTCCGGTTGCTGAAGCTGCCCCGGTTGTGGTCGTGAACACCGAGACCCCGGCTGCCGAAGTTCCGGCTGCTCCGGCCGAAGCTGCTGCCTAATCCAGGCGCGCACTGAGACACAGGGCCCACAGGGCCCTGTTCTTCTATCTATACCTTTACCTTGACCATTATGTAGGCCTACTCTATAATAGGTGTAAGGAGATACATATGCGATACATTATTCCTGCGCTTCTGTTGTCGGTTGCTTCTGTTGCACACGCCGATGAGTTGGTATTTCACACCTTCTCGATTCATAGTAAATCGGAACACGAGCACCGTACACGAACCCTTTATGTGTATGACGACCCTTCCTTGAATTACACCAAGGTTGATGTCACTATGCAATCCTATAACAACAATAATTTCGGACTAGGGTATAAGTTCAACAATGGTTGGGAAGTAGGTGGATACCATAACTCCTATAATCGCCCCACTTTCTATTTGGCCAAGGAATGGATGATCACTGATAGCTTTGGTGTTGTGGCTGGTGCCGGTACAGGATATTCCATGATCCATGACGGTAGAAAAATTAGCTTTATCGGTGCGCTGGAATACAAATACAAACTAGATGATAAATGGACTGCGGTGGCACAATTTGTTCCTCCGGTAAAATCTATGGATATGGTGGGTGTTGCACATCTTGCATTCACTCGTTCTTTCAAGGGGCTCGGTAATGAATAAACTTTCGGATATGCGCTATATTGAGCGCATGAGGGATCATTATTGGCAAATGTTACAAGAGCTAGATATGTTTGCTAGTGAGCTGGACGATAAGACTATGAAGGTATCAGTTGAAGAATGGTATGCCTTCTGGAACAGTGCCACCGGTGATCACAAAGTTCCATCCTGGAAAAAAGAGCTCAAACCCTGCTTGCCGGTACCTTCACCAGTGCTTAGTAATTCAACTGGTGCGCCGCCACTTATCGAACAACTCAATAATCAACGTCTAGGCCACCCAATCTTCCTCATGGATAGACTCAACACCGCGGCCATCCCAAAATACCAGCAGGTATTGTCCGGCATACAAGGGCCAGAAGACAATGGCGATTAAACACCGGATTTACGCATTTTGCGCCCTTTTTTTAGGGCAACTAGGGTCAACATAACAAGACACTAAACAAATACAAGGACCTATCACGAATGAAAAATATCTATGTTGTCATGTACGACACTGGTTCCTATGACGATGCACAGACCTGCGCTGTCCAAAGTTCATTTGATAAGAATAAATTAGAAGTCTACGTTGAAGGGCGGCGCCGCCTGTTTGCTAGAGGCCAGGAAGTTCGACAAATTATCGAAGATAGAATGAAAATTTGGGGAGAATCTAATCCAAAGCCTGCGATAAAACCACACAAGCCACATAAGATTCCGAGCTTTGATGGAATCAAGGAAAAAGACATCACACAAGAAATGCGTGATGAAAGAAAAAGACTTCGGGCAGAAAATGATAAAATGCAGTCTGATGCACTCCAGCCGGTTGTTGCTTGGGGCAAAACCCGAATGGCCCATTATAACGCTGAGAAATCTACCTTCACATCCGAAGAACAGGAATGGATGTATGCCGACTCGCATTCGAACTGGCGAATTGAGGAAGTCCCTTTCCTGGAATAAGACACCTTATTACAAATTAGCGGCTCGCAACCGTGTAAAATTACACGATTCGCACTACAATGCAACAGTCAACTAAACACAATATCGAGAAAGGTTTATAATGGATAAGAGACTGTCGGATTCGTTACTTGGTACACTGAAGCAAGCCTGCATCCTTTGTGGCGCGCTGGCTGGCGGCTGCCTTGTGGGTGTGATTATCGGTAGCATCCTCGGTGTGCTATATGTCTTCTTCGGTGCAGCAATTTTCTGGGTGCTCGTCGGAATTTCTATTCTGTTTATCTTTGTACTTGCCTGGAATCTACACCACAGTAAAGAATGAGAGAATATACAGAAGATGACACATTCAGGGCGCTTTTGCGCCCTTCCATTCTTCGTATGAGGGAAATGGTAATGAATAGGTTCGGCACATCTTATGCCGGAATACTTTCCATGCCAGATCTAAGAGATTTTCTAAAGACACACAATTGGAAATTGTCCGAATATATTCAAGAATCCAAAAAGGTGAACTATGACTGAAGAAGACACCTTCAAGACACTATCACGCATACCATATAACCAGCTTATTGAAAAGCTTGGTGGCTGGCATGAAATGACTGTCGTGGATACTCGACAAAGATTTCTAGATAATGTAGCCAATAGAAAAGAAATCAAAAAAAGCGAAATTATGAATAAGTGCAGGATCTTCGGTTTTGTGGAGCCTATACTTATCAATCTCTCATTTTCCCGAGAAAATCGTCTTGCCTCATTGAATTCAAATATCAGGTTCAATGGCACAGGATGGGATCCAGAGGATTACCTCAAAAAGGTCGAATCAGAATGTGCTAAGGATCTAGCCATGGCTGAAAAAATTAAAAGAGGTAGAAAAAATATCTCTCGTGCCATTTTTGCACTGTGTACCGGCCTCGGTGGAGTAGCAGGTTACTTTATCGGCGCACTCAATATCTATCTATTCGTGGTGCCACTGATCATTGTCATTGCCGGAATGATTATTAGTTCTATCCTACAGAATCACTATTTTGAGTCTACGCAAAATACCAAGGATTTTGAAAAAGTTTTGTGATGATAACATTAAAGGTAGATACGATACACCTTGCCACTCAATTGGTGAAGGATCTGTTGGCCGAAGGAGTATATCCCGAATCTGTGGAGCATGCCTTCTCTCCTGTGGATAGTTCTGAAAGCACCGGATATGTTTTGGTCAGGGCAAATATAAAGGAAGACTTTTTGTCTTTCTTGCGTGTCAAGTATGGCACGGAATTTACCTTAAGATAGCTGTGGAAAATAGACACTTTATGCTGCACTTTAAAACGATGGCAGACCGTAAAAGGGCGGAGGAATATTTGCGGGAATTAGGCAAAATGTATACCACATTCGGGTCTTCCGTGTACTGCCTTGTAGACGAGATTGACCTACTACCCTTGCGGCTTAATATCGAATTAATGAGAATTCAGAGGTATAATGAAGTATTTCTTCAAGTACGGTAGTGAGGATGCTGAGAGGGGAGAATCCTTTCTCATCTATATAAAATCAATGCACGCCGATACACTGAAGATAGTTAATTTCGATGGCATGTGTTATATTTACGAAATCGATCTTACCGAAGAAGAACTATTAGATCTCAAACTTAGATTTCAAAACCTATGCATAAAACAAACGATAAAAGACCTCATCGATGCCGTTTTGCAATCAGTAAATTTGAATTTGTTCGATTCATGAAGATTCTTGATGGCATGAAAGAACATCGCAAATCTTTACGATACGGTCTTTACGATGTTCGATTAGAAGCCGATTATATCGACGCATATCTAAACAATGAAGAAGTAACAATCCTGAAGCTTGCTGGTGCCAAGTTTGAAAAGATTGAAAAGCATGAAAGAGTATTCAATTCTTCTCAGTGGTGATACCGATATGCATTCCTTTAAGGATGCTGTAGGGAATTCGGCAGAATTCATAAGACTTACCTTTGTGGAGAACGGCAAGGGAACTCTGGATATGAATTATGTATTTAAGATATATTCAGAGGAAGATGAATTTATCCTACTCTCTTTAAAATTTAAGATTATAAGACATGAAGAGATATAGATTCTGTTTTTCAGATCTTTTGGAAGCGCAGCGCATGCGCTCCTGGGCGTCTCATTTACCATATACCACAGACATATGGCATGTCGCTTCTTCGAGAACTAATAATTCATACATCGATATATTACTACACGATGATGACCTTGAATATGCAATCTTAGCATTTGGCACATATGAAACATTCAACAAAAATATATCAAATAAGGTTTGATTATACCGATGATCTCTTCGGTCAGATTAGTGCCATTGTGAAGGATAAGATTCACTCAACTGAATTAATTTCCAAACCCTTTGCAAAGGATGGACCAGAATTCAGACTCGATATAATGTCGCCACTAACTGATGAAGAAGTGGTATTCCTAAAGTTAATTCCCGGTGTGGAATTAAAGCATGAAATGACATTCAATCCATAGGCCTAATTTGGAAATCTAATTTTCAATCTCAGATTTGGAATTTTATCTCCAAATCCTGCGGGAAAATCCTACACAGAAAACGCGCTTGCATATGCATACGGAAAACAAAGATTCAGAATTAAAACTATATTCAATGGTGTTTAATTCTAAAGATAAGGAAAGATTTTTCGATATGCTCAGAAATCTTGACCGAACAAGAGAAAAACTCAAATTCATTCTTCCGGGTGGTTATGGCGGTGAAGATATCTTTATGGTAGAAGTAGAGTTGACTGAATCGGAGTGTGCTATTATGAAATTAGCATTTGATTTCTTTTCAGTGAATAAGATAGATAATATAAAATGACTACATCGAACAAACCTTATTCACGAATTATTCAAATTCCGGCAGAGCATTATTTGCAGTTTATGAATGCCTTGGTGGCCATAAATCGAAAAGAATTTATCAGTCAGATTAAAGGCGACGGTAAGGGATATCGCATCAGGGCAAAACTTAAGGAAGAGGAAGTGATATTACTCAAACTTAAATTTCCCATTGATGTGAAAATGACGCGGCGGAACCGCGGCTTCAGCAAAAAATTTCAATAGACCTTCTATTCTTTTTCTGTTACATTTCGTTACTGTTGTAAGTTTCGTAACGAAGATACATTTCGTTACATCTTTTACATTTCGTAACAATTCTTACGCACAGATTTTCTATGCCGTCACGCAGGCGCACAGACCCTGTTTGACCTTGGTGAAAAGAGGTGAATACCTCAGCTGGAAAATTTAACCGGAGGCAACCTCTGGGCCCAACAAACTTGAGATTGGGTGATGTGATCTTCATTGGACCGTGAACCAGCCATGGGGCCACCATCCCCAGATACGCTGTTCGAACCGTCGGCTAATTATAACATAGGATGAGTGACTACGGGATACTTTGATCGATGGTTGTTACATTTAGTTACAACTGTTACACTGAAGAGGTAGAGGTTTCCGGTGTCATAGCGTCATACTTGTAAAACAGTAGAGACTATCGGAAGGATCTACTGTTTTACAAGTATGACGCTATGAGTAGGAAGGCTTTCTTTTACCGGTCGACACAGGATTACTATGTGTTAAAGTAGAGGCTCAGCGGAACACATAGTCCTGCATGGTGCAGCCCGGAAGGTGCGGGCAGAAGACCAACCGATTTTGGTGAATGAACGAACCTGGTTCAATGCCATTTTCGGAACTGTTTCCACGCAGATGCAGGACTATGTGCTCCAACGAATTCATTGCACCCCGCAAGCCTCTCGTGAAGGGGGCTTACAATACAGGAATTAACCTGCAGGTTTCACGGCCTGGATATCCCTTAAGGATATATAGCTCGAATTAACGGGGCGGGGCGCAATGAGTTTACCGAAAGGCATAAAATGGATTTTGTGGTGATTTCGCGTGAAGATCTAGCCTGGCTGATGGTTTGTGCCAGTATCCACGTCGAGGATGGAAAGCAGCATGGCGCCGGTGATTCCATCAGCCCGGCTGCCCATGAGAAGGCCAACAAATACTGGTCTGATGAAGAGAAGAAGTTGAAGGAACTTCAGCAGAAGTATTCGGTGCAACTGTGAAAAATATCTACCACGTCCTCTCATTCGAGCATCTGACTGCGCTGATGCTCGGTGCTCGTGTGGAAATGTATTTCACCGTCTTTCCTGGCAGTAAGGTTAGCCACAAGGATGACGGATGGATGAGTGTTCATCTCCTCGATAGTGGTTCCACGCGGGATGAATTCCGTATTCATCCGGATGATGAGCACCTGCTGCCGGCGATCTGGAAATTCATTGCCGATAACTTCTATATCCTGAATTACAAGGGTTATGAATTCATGGTACCTAACCATGCACGCACCACCGGTGTCGTTCATCTTCCCTACGGCTTCGGCGTCTTTGTGGATGCAGACGGAAACGAACTCGCTGTTCAAAGTCTAATTTCAGATGACTACAAAGGTGAAATTCCTGCCAAGCATCTCAAGTTCCAGGAACTGCGAGAAAAACCCTACGTGGCTGCGAAACTTGTTTCTCAAGAGGTTGACGAGCAGGAATAGGCTGCTACAATAGAGGCATAGTAACAAAGCGAGTTCGAAATGCAATACATCTTCCTCGGTGCGCAAGATCGTCGTCACACCGGTGGTCTGTGGTTTGAGATCCCGCAGGATTTTCAATCCCTGATGCGCGATTACCTTCTGTCCAAGGTGCGCGAAATCGAAGATATGGAGAGTAGAAAGGCTGCACGCTATCTGCTCAGCAAGGCATATCTTAAGTCGTGCGCCAAGGATTACAGTGCCGACATCTTCGCTTACTGCAAGGTCGGCGGAAAACAACACTTCCGTTTCTATACCAATTGCGGCCAATGGCGCGTCGGATACACTGAAGACCAGGCCGTCTCCCTGATGGAACGGGTTAAGTTCGAAATCATGGCGGACATCGTTGTTTATCGTGAGCGCCAACAGGCTGCTGCGGCTGCACCGAAAGTCCTTCTGGAGGAAGCATGAGCATCTACGTCATCAAGGCCAGGCCCCTATCAGGTATGTATTGCATGCCGAATACCTTGTCGGGTAAACTCCGCATGGCTATGGACAAGGTTGGGCTCAAGGGTCCTTACAGCTATGAGATCTTCACCCAGGTCCGCAAGAATGGCACGCGGCGCCTGAAGCTCTGGCGCGCCGACAATGTCTTCTATGCTTCCCAAGAAGTACAGAAGAAGATGGAGTCTCTTCTGAAGGAATACTTCGGGGAAACCTATATCGGCGGCTATTTTGCCAAGAATGGGCCCTGGACGGGCTCTGAGTACCAACTCTGCATCATCCTGAAGGCCTAACCATCCTAAGCCTTCTTTAGTGCTTGACCAACTTGGTCAAGTTCGCTATACTAATGGCTCAACACACAACAAAGGAGTCTCGTTTGAGCGCAATCCAAGTTCAAATCACCAAGGGTCATTATCGTGGCAAAGAGATCAGTGGCACTTTCCATCTGATCAAGGGCTACGTCGAAGGTGCGCGTGGTGGCTACGTTACCATTCGCAATCCGAATCCGGACCCTGGTACTCCGCCGGTGCAGCGCATCCAGGTCGAGAAAGATCACTTCAAGCTGGTGGATGCTACCGGCGCCGATCTTCCCGCCCACGTCGTGGTTCCTGGTCAAGAAAAGCTTGATGACAGCGCAACCGATTCCACGGACTACGAGCGTCTCTTCATGGAGACCGAGACCGAAGACGAGGCAATGGAGCGCATTCGCGAGACGTTCCTGATGCTCGACCGCATCGCTGATGCTGTTGCGCGAGGTGTCGTGCGCGGCTTGGTGGTGTCGGGTCCCCCGGGCATCGGTAAGTCGTTCGGCGTCGAAAAGCAGCTCGAGGCTGCCAATATGTTCCTCACGATGAAGGGTCAAAATCCCAAATACGAAATCGTGACGGGCGGCGTCTCTTCGCTGGGCCTCTACCAGAAACTGTACTACAATCGTCATCCCGGCCAGGTGCTGGTGTTCGATGACTGTGACGGTGTGCTGTTCGAGGAGGAGTCGCTCTCCCTGCTGAAGGGTGCGCTCAACTCCGGTGACAAGCGCCGCATCTGCTGGAACAAGGAGTCCAAGGTGCTGCAAGGCATGGACATTGACAGCCAATTCGACTTCGAAGGTGGCATCATGTTCCTGTCCAACATCGACTTCGAACGCACGATTGCACGTGGTTCGCGTATCAGTGCGCACCTCGAAGCCATCATGTCTCGCTGTCACTACCTGGATCTGGAGATCACTTCCACTCGCGATAAGATCCTGCGCATCAAGCAGGTCATTTCCGATGGCATGTTCAACAACTATGCCTTCGAGAATGGCGAGGAGAAGATGATCCAGAACTTCATCATCGACAACCAGGAGTACCTGCGCGAACTGTCGCTGCGTCAGGCGAAGAAGATTGCTGACTTCGTGAAGGCAGATCCCAAGCACTGGCTCGAGATGGCCGAGGCTACCTGTCTCACCAAGGAGGCCAAGTTCAAGCGCCTGCTGGAGAAGAAGAAGGCTGAGGCTGCACGTCGCGGTGTAGATGTGCAGGCCTAATCATTCCAGAAAGGAAAATCATGCAAGGTACTCAACAGGAAATCGACAAGGCATACGAAGATCTCAACCGTGCGGAGACCGCACTGGTACGGGCCAGGCTTCGCCTGCGTGCCCTTAAGGGCGAGGGGCTGATGCAGACCGGTGATTCTTTCAATGCTCAGGCTGTTAGTGTGGTAATGGCCGAGCTGGAGAAAGAATTCGGTAGTCGCAATCTTCGAGTCTTCTAATGTGAAGGTGTAGAGGTGAATTACATCCTTGTTATCTGGACATTGGTTGCCAGTCCGATACATGCACGGTATCCTTATGACTGGCGACCCATTGGTGATTTTGCAACCGAAAAAACCTGTGTGGCCGCTGCCAAGGAGATGAAGATTCCCGACGATCGATATCTCTGCCTCAGCAAATATGGAAAATAAATTATGAAAAAATTTTTCATCTCAATCGCAGCACTGGCATTCATCCAGGCTGCATCTGCTGCACCAATCGATGATCGCCCCGATAACTGGAATAGTGGTGACAAGCGTGCCCACGGAGAAGAATACCAAAAGATGGTAGAAGAGGCAGCGCGTCAATTTCTACTCTCCACTGAAAAATCTATAAGGGTGTAAGAATGGCTCATTACGTTTATTTCGTTGATCGTCCCTGTGTCCGTGCAAAACTCGAGGTTTTGGATGGAGAATATTCCGAATGGACAGTTGAATACCGTTCCGACTGGAATACAGATGATTGGCAGATGTACTCCGGTATTCATATGTCCATGAAGGACATTGAAGATCGGGTCTACAACGGCTTCTTCGAAAAAGAAGTCCGCTAAGGGGTAATCAGAGAAACTATCCCTAATCTGTAGGCTGGGATGAATCCTACAGAGTGGTTTATTGGGGGCGCTCAAAAAGAGGAGCCCGGCAGATGGTCATATTCTGCACAATTTCAACCGACCTTTGGTGCCCTACGGGGCACTTTCTTTTTCCTGTTGACTAAATCCACAGCATGCCACATAATAATGACACTGCGGAACACAAACACCGCAGTCCAAAAGGAACAAAATGGAAAGTGATATAGAACTGTAAATAAGGCTTAGGTCCGCTGAGTGGACGCATTCATGGCCGAAGCAACCAAACCCGAGTTGGGCCCAACAAAAGGTTTGGATCAAAGGAAAAACTAACGTGGTAAGACGGAAACCGGGTGGCTAGAAACTGGCCCCCGGTTTTCCTATTTGTGCAATAAAACCGGTTGACACCGTGGTTGACATTCGTTAGGACTTCATGTAAAGTTACGAAACTTTATAAGGAGTCCTATAATGGCATTTACAACATTGACAACCACACAAGTGGCTTTCTTGGAACAGTACCTACGCGGTACAGGTAAGGAACTTTCCGCAGCTCAAGCTCGTGAAACCTTTGGCATTCAAAATCTTCGTGCTCGCATGACAGATCTTCGCCAAAACGGTTTGAAGGTTCGTAAGTCTGTGAACACAAAGGGCAAGACCGCATATGCCGTATCGCGTCGTGACGTGTTCGGTTATCAGGGCAAGTTGTTTGCGTAAGCACTAACTTACTGGTTTCACCAAGACCAAAAGCCTACGGCGTAAAACCCGTAGGCTTTTTCTATGATATGTAGCCATTTTACAACAGGAACTGTTACATCTAATCCACCAAAAACCCATTGACGCAAAACCTCCCTAGCCTTATAGTAACGACATGCGCTGCAAACAAGGACGCACGCATAACAACCCCAACCAACCGCGCTATGTGCGCAGAAAGAGAGACTCAAATGACCCAAGGTATCCGCGCTTACGTCAACGCTCGCTTCGCCAAGTACCTCGCCCTGTTCGCTGCCGGCGAACTGGACGGCACCGCGTTCCGCGCCAAGGTGATGGATGGCGCCGTGCAGAAGTTCGGCATCAGCGTCGCGTCGGCGGCCACGCACTACAACCACGCGCTGAAGATGCAGCGTGTGGCTGACCCGAAGTCCGTCGAGGGCCTGGGCCGTCCGGAAGACAAGAAGGGTGGTCGTCCGGTGGAAAACCCGGTGACGGTGATCAACACCCGTTCGGGTCGTGTGGTTGCCGAAGGCATCAGCAAGGGCGCCGCCCAGCTGCTGATCCTGAAGGCCGGCGAGCTGAAGAACGGCGACAAGCGCCTGTCGATCGCGGCTGAAGAAGTCGCGGCCTAAGGCGGCCGTTCGGGCAGGGAGTCACAGGAAGGGTCGTCCTTCCACTGCCCTCATAGTGTTTAGTGGTGTGTGGTGATGCCCAGCAAGTTCTGGCCCGCGTAGAAGTCCGGTATATAAATCTACCGTACACCACATCGAACAAGGGACCCCTGGGTCCCTTTTCGACTGAAAGAATCATCATGAACGTCCGCGAACTTATCGAACTACTGCAACAGGAAGACCACGATAAGGAAGTAAAGATTCCAAGCCCCACTGGTGGATACAAACCGGTAAACGATGTGAGTTCGGAAATTGAACGAGATCCCTTCGATGGTGATTGGGATAAATCTATCGTAGTAGTCAACTAATCAAAAAGCGGTAGACATTAAGCCTGCCCAACAGCATAATAGACACATGTCAAAGGCAAATCAAATCATGAGAATCTGCTGTAACGTCCACGCCGCCAGTTTCGTTAAGAACGACCCCGAGCGCGGTGAATGGGATGATGTGTCTGAGCTTCAAAATCCCCTGGGGCTGTCAGGCGAATACACGTTCGTCTACGATTATCCTTTGTCACGTGTGGCATCTTTCAAGCACCTTCTGATGCCCGAGTTTACCGGCGAAGACATTCTAGTGCTGGCGCGTTCCGACTACGAATACATCTACGAGAAAGAGGAACAGACTGCCGGTAATCCGGGTCATATTCCGGGCATGCTCAACCGCCAAAGTTCCGATGGCCCGTATGGCATCTGGGGCCACGATTTCAGCGACCTGTACTTCGAAGTCATCAACATCGATGCGACACAAATGAGAATCACTTTTGGAATGGGTAGCTAAATGAAAATCAAAGCTGGCTTTGTCGAAGTCTCCAGAGACGCTAACATCAAAAATGCCACTGTTTCTCTGGAGTCGGGAGATACGATTTCAGTGGCATACACTGACCCGAATGGTAAACCGCACATCCTGAATATCACTGCCCAGCATCTTGTGCTGATAGTGGTTCACGAACAGACTGACGCCGCAATGATTATGCGGCCTTCGGTCGGCGTGCAATTCAACCAACCCTCCAAGTAAGGATTCAACATGGATGTTAGGCTTCTTGATACTGATTCGAAGCAAATCATCAAGGCTACCAATAAGCCTTTTCTTGCAGTCGATGCTCGTCCCGGGGAACGTATCGAAATCGTGCTCGGCGAATCCTTTGATCACTACGGTACCGTGAAGATGTCACTGGATACACATGGTACCATCATCACCCTGGATAACGGTGATGAAATCTTCATCCGGAAGAATGGTCGCGTTGTCTATATGCCCGCCGAAAAGCCACTTCGTATTTCCGGTTCCGTGGAGACCCGGTCTTCTCCTGGCCGTTGACAGAACAAGCCCATCCTGCAATAATAAAACCATTGTCCAACCAACCGTAACTATGCAGATCAGGTTCCAATTCCAAGGCGTCGAACATACTGCCACCTTCGAAGAATTCAATTCGTGGATGAGCACGCCGTGGCGGGCATCCAAGCCCATTGACCTCCATAACCTAGATGTGCAAGAAGCGCTCTTCGATATGGTGTCGTCAATCGATCTGCTGGATCCGAAGCAAATCTCCCTGCTGGAGCAGATGCCTCACAAGAAGTTCGCAGAACTTTTCTCTGTGGTGGAAGAAGCCGATGTCGAATAGCATACCGACCAAACCGTGTTTCAAGTGTGGGAAACCTACAAATGAAACACAGTCGGTATTCGGTGTAGGTCACGATTCGTGCTACCGGAAAGCACAACTGCCTCTTCCGATGGCACAATTTCTTCATTCCCATCCCATGTGGGGCAAGGGGATTCGTGCCCTCTATCACATCGTGAATGGAAAATGCACCTACATGGTCTATTTGCCTGACCAACAAGCATGATCGAAATCGAGTCTGTTCAGCATTCCAACATCGAAGAATCTGAGATGGGGCAATTGCACGCCCTCCATCTCAACGATAATGCAATTGCCCGAGTTCGCGCTGCCATGCCCACGGGCCTTAGCTTGGAGGAATGCGTCGACTGCGGGGATAAAATCCCCTTAGCGCGGCGCGAGGCAGTGCAGGGGTGCAGACGCTGCATACACTGCCAGGGGCTGTCTGAACTTCAAAAGTAGGTCGACTAATTCCATCCTCTGTCGCATAATAGAGTCATTGCAACACACCACATGCACATGAAAGACATTCTTGTAGGCCTGTCCATCTTTGCCGACACGCTGGATTTTCGTAATCCGCAAACGGTAGCGTTGGTACTCACCGGTCATTTCGACGACATCCTTCTGAAGACTTTCTTCTGGACCGGTCACCATCGAGAACCGGTCGGCGAAGAATACAAGACCGATGCGCGTACCGTTTCCAACTTGGCTTACGCCAAGGAACGAATTCGCAGCGACCTTCAATTCATCTTCCGTATGGCTGAGCAGGAAGAAGTAATGGCGCAAAAGCAGAAGTTCGAGAAGATTCGACAAGAATTGCGCCAATCCAACAAGCCCCACGAGATGGGTACGGTGGATGAAATTGCTGCCAAATTCAAGATCTCCAAGAGCGAAGTGCGGCGCCGGAAGGCGGCGGGCACTCTGCATGAACTCCTCGTCAACCAACCCACCTGAAAGGCAATCATGGTTTATTTTATCGGCTTCCTTCTGTTCATGGTCGGCAGCATCCTCAGTTCCATCTACGGCGGCTTCGTTCTGTCGGTGCTCTGGGGATGGTTCGTGTCTCCGATTTTCGGTCTGCCGGCGATTACCTTCCTGCAAGGCATCGGGCTGAGCATCGTGACTCACTTCCTCACTGTGCAATATGTCAAGCAAGAATTCGAGAGTCCGTCTGAGGCGATGCTCAATGCGCTGATCTTCAGTCTGACCTACTCCACTATGGCTCTTGCCAGTGGTTGGGTGCTCCATCTGTTCATGTAAGGTGTAACAGAGGCTGACAGGAGCAATCCTGTCAGCTAATATAGCACTACTGCAACACAGGAATTGATATGGAACTGAATCGTCGTGATTTTCTCCGGATAACCCTGGTTACCGCGGCAGCAGCTTCCATGCCGGCACTGGCTTCGATCTCTCCGTTGCCGGAAAGTAATCCGAATGATTACCTGCAAGAAGCTATTCGCCTCTATGATGAGGTGATTGCTGCTGTCAGGAACCGGCGCCGGTATTACGAGATTACCGGTAAGAACAATCCCTCAATGAATGATGCAATCGACAAAGCAACCGATGCATTATTCACTCATGTTTTCAAGACCTTCCAATACCAGGAAGACGAAGAAACTTTCAACGCGGTGCAGGTCATCCTTGATGATAAAGACGGCGATGCATTGGAAGCAAAAATTCGAAAAATTCCTCCCGTGATTCTTGAGAGTGCCTGGCCGGTGGCTGCCATGAAGACACTACTCAGGAAACATGAAGCCCCCATCAACCACCGCCGAATCAACACCTTCGGTACTTTTGTAAGTCGTTATGGTGAAATGATTCTTGCGGATAGATGGGAATCTCTTCTCTATCAACGGCAGCGTCGAGCTGAAAATTTCGCTGCAAAAGTGTAACAATGGTTGACAGGATTATCCCTGTCAGTTAATATAGCACTATTGCAACACAGAGACCAGGAATCATGTACTTCCAAGACTTCCATTCGTTTTCTGCTGCGGAGCAGAAGGAACACACCGAGAAATTTGGTGGCTCCAATGACTTTCCGCCGGGCTGGCGTGAACTCTCGGAAAAGGAATTTGCGAAGAGCATGTTCTTCACCTACCATGCCCGTGCATACCAATTCCGCCAAATGCGCGATCCCGCTGACCCGCTTTCCCCGGTGGTCAGCGCCACACTCTTCTTCATGCACGATGGCACCGGTTATTCGATGATCAGTGACTATTGGGGCGGCAAGCTTCGTTTCTACACCTTCGGGTGCGACCACAAATGGGGAGATGCATCCGAAGAGCTGAAGAAAAGGGGCATC